GGGAAAGTGCCTGAAACAGTGTGCATGATGTGATGATGACGGATGTCTGAAAACCTGATGAATCCTTGTCTCATAAGGGTTTCAGGTGTGCGAAGTTTGAGTAATTAAGTTTCCGCCTGAAACAAGGTTTCAGGCAACCCTTATTCTTACAGGCGTGGCCACTTCGCCTCTACCGTATAAGCCGTCTAAGACTACAACGCTACTTTTCTTGAGAATATTCAATGCCCCGTTGACATCGGCGTTCAAAGTTTTGCCTGTCGCCGTTCGATACAGCCCCCGCTGAACCCGCCGTCCGCTGAATTCGTACTGCTGCGGGGTGTCAGCATTGTAAATGGGGATTTTGTCTTCGTCCCAGAAGCTCGCTTTGGAGGTATAACTTTCCTCCTGCTCGGTGTAGGCAATGCCGTGCAGTTCGCATAAATAAGCCAGCTTGCCGCGGAGCTGTCCGAAAGGTAAATTTACAAAATTCTGATTGTTGATCTTGCCAAGGTCTGAACTCTGCTGGAATGTCACATTGTATCCGCAGACCAAGTTGCCAATATTGTGAGCGAGGCAGTACTTGACGATTATCTTCGCCGCCTTGGAAATGTAATCATTGACACGGTTGTTCCGTCTGTGAAGGATACGTTTCTGCTGTTCTGTTTTGCCGTAACCGAACTGCTGCCTATCCTTGATACTTTGCAAACGGGCATTCTGTTTGTTGTACCACTGGTTGATGGACTTCAAACGTCTGCCGTCAATAATGAACGAATCGCCTTCGGAGGTGACACAAGTAGCAAGGTTATCCACGCCCAAGTCAATCGTCAGTGCTTTTGATTTGTCTAATTCTTTGGACTCTATGGCACTTTCGTAAGTGTATTGGATTTCAAAGAACCTGGCGTTATTTTTGGGGATTATTCGGATTTCCTTGACCTTTCTGCCCTCCAGAATGAGAGGGACTTTGATTTTTACCTTCGAGTGGTCTTTATTATAGGCTCTGGAGTATGGCAATACAAAAATACCGTCACGAATGGCAAATTCTTGTACAACAAGTGTTGCAAACCCATCTTTCGGCAGGTAGTGAGGGATTTTTGCCGCACTTGCGGGGTACCCCTTCTCTTTGACCAGCTTCAGCAGAGCGAAGAAACTCTTGAATGAGCCATCCACTTCTTTGAGAAGCTGCTGGCTCATGTTTGCAGCAATCAGCTTGTAATTGTCGCAAATCTTCAATTCCGCATAAACTTTTTCGTAGCCGAGATATTTATGTTCGTTGAAGAAATACTGACGAACGCAGTAAATCGCCTGATTCGTAAGGTCTTTTGCCGTATGACAAAGCCCCCGAAGGTTTTCGTAGTCTTCTTTTGACAAGTGTTTGAGCTGTTGTTTGATAGTCAGATACATTATTTCACCTCCTTTTACATTTCTACTGGTATTGTATAAATTTAGTAGAAAATAGTCAAGAAAAAGTGCCATTCACCACCCGCCTATAGAGGCGGGCGTACTCTGGCACAAGATGATAGACTCAGCCGGATAATAACCAGTAGCCCTGTAGTTCATATACATACTCTCTTTAATAGCCCCGTTCTCATCATAATGAACAGAACTACCAAGAGAAGCCTTGTACCTACCATTCTCGTCTACAGAATAACGCATACGAGAAACAGACTCCGTACCATCTGCATAAGCAGTCTTTACCCATACAGAGACATTGCCGTCGTCATAACGGACGCCTACGTTCTTGTCTACGTATACAGAGCACTGGGCATCACTGTATACCCAATACCAATCGGCCCACTGATCTTCTTCTTTCATGTTGCTGGCATTACAGACAGCAAAAGAAGAGAACATCATAACTACCATAGCAAGAACCAGCAACATCTTTTTCATTTTCATCTATCCCTTTATGTAAGTACAATTTAATTTAACAAAAGCTATTAGCGCGCATAACCATCCCACGCGCCATTCTGATAATCCTCGAAGTCTCCTTCTCCGTAAAGATCATCATCCTTGCATGCTGCTACGCCTCTTATGGGCGCATCCATGTCAAGTTCATCCATTTCGTCTGCGCCCTTGTTTTCTTCTTCCTCATCGTCATCATAAGAAAGAGTGTCGACATTTGGCTCATCCTCTTCATAGTCTTCGTCATCATCGAAATAGCCAGTATTGTTGTAGAACTCTTGACGCTTCTGGATTTTTACAACATAGTCCTCCATCTCATCCATCATCTGAATAAGCTCGACGATACTGATGTCGTTGCTGACAAAGATTTCATCGACGGCGATCATATGCGCATCCTGCAGAATTACAAAATCGCCATAGATGTTGCCCTTGCTATCCTTCATCGGATAGTTGGTGACAGAGCACCCCTTTCTGTTGAGCATCATCTTTGCCGACGCCTCTTCGACGAGATGCGCCATCAGCTCTCTATCGGTGAGAGAAATCTGAATGCCCGGTACATAGTGTACCTTCGTATTCAGAAACATCCCTTTGACAATATTGATCATTCTCTTCATGCTGCTTACGTTTCTCATGGTCATATCCTCCTCAGTTCTTTTCTTCGATCATGTAATTCTTTGTAACAGACTCCATGCCTTTCATGATGCCGCTCATCGAACCGCCGCCCCGTCTCTAGTGTTGTCATATCTCTACCTACTTACTTAGCAGCTATTAGAGAGCACAAGACTCTTCTTCAAAGAAAGCAATATCTTCTTCTACATTCTGTTTAGCAATAAGAGCTTCTACAAGCTCTACAGCCACTTCTTTACCAGCGGCCGCCTGCTCCTCGAGATACGTAATCCTCTCTTCTAAACTATTGAGCTCTTTATAAGCTAATGTAAGATCATACATGATAAGATCACTACTCCTTTTTTCTTTTACTGTATATATAAAATATTCAGACTTATCCAAGTCTGAATTAATCTGACAATTCTCCTCTCTCTTAATAGCAGATCCATGAGTTCGGGAACATCTTTTTCAAGAGTTCTTGGCCGCGCTTCATCATCTGGCTTTGTCCTCTTAAGAAACTACCATATCCTACAGCAACGACATGGTACTCGCCGCCATATCTCTTCTCATAGTGCATCTTCTTTAACTCATGTCTACGCATAATTCTTCTTACGTAGAGAGCTACAGCAAGGTCTTTTTCTTCATAAGAAGAGTTAATCCACTCCTCTGTATTATTTAGAACCTCTTCCGGCTCTACGCTATCAAGCCATTCCCACTCATCTTTCGTTGGCTCATATACTTCAACAAACCCATTGATTTCATCAAAGTATACCTGATCATATATCTTGTTATATTCCTCTATAGCATCTTCAAAGAGATTCGTCAGCTTTGCAATTTTTCTCATAACGTTCATCATTTTATATTCCTCCTATTGTGTAGAACAATGTGTATATCCCCATATTGTTCTTAGTAACATATTTTCCTCGAACTATTTTCTCGTCATTCGCTCGCTCCACTCGTCTAGAATGTCCACGAGCCCCCGATATATCTAGCAGAATGCCCCTGATGATACCTTGAGATATAACGACAACAAGAAGAAAAGCAAAAACGGAACTGTAATGTTGGTGCTATATCGTCAAAAATGCCATCAAGAATAAAATTAACTAGGGCTTTACACCATCAAGAATGCCATAAAAATAAATTTAACTACCTAAAAACACCATGGTATATGAACCTAACCATAGCAAAAAAGGTACTATATAGCTTTAACCATCTAAAATACCACTATATAGCATTTTAACCAGGTTCATCGACAAAATTATATATACCACATTATGTTTCACGAGAGCGGCATATTTTAACATCACAGCACTATTTAGCTTTCCATAGGCAGCAGAACAAAAGGTAGAAAGGAAGAAAGCCCTCTGTCCCGCTGTCTATGCAAAACTAAATAAATTCCAATAAATTCGTATAAATTAGAATAAATTCAAATCAATACAACAGCGCTGCCTTTTTCGATGACAGCGCCGCCATATTTATTTTTTATTTTATTTCACCTCCACTTTATAGAATTTGATTTCCATATTCTCAGGCAGCTTCGTACAGCCCTCAGGCAGGCGTCTGCCTACTACCTGTGCTACGATAGCTGTCTCTCCTTTATCAATATGACCAAATCGTCTATTACATTCTACTTGAATACCTAAGATATTAGATACAACTACTGCTGTATCTGCATGACCAATATAGGAATCCACGCTATTAGAGAGCAAGCGGGCGGCTTTCTCTTTATTAATAGCTTCAAACTGCACATTGGCCATAATATCGATGTCAATCATCTGAAGTGAAAAAGCATTAAATAGCTTCATTGTAATTTTTCTCCTTACATTAATCAAAAAATGCAAAAAATATCTAGAAATTCAAAATAAATGTATCTCATGAAAGAGCGGCCTTTTGCAAGGCTTACCCTTTCACAAGTTACATTATACATGAGAATGGCCTTTTATGCAATATAAACGACAGCACTGCGTGCCATCATCCAATTTGCTGCCTCTACCGTCGTATTCTTCAGGCGCTTCATCCACGCTTTCTTAATGACGCCATCATTCCTAATAGCCTTAGCTGGTAATTCGTACACGACATGATTGGATGCCGTATATTTAATGCCAGAAAAACCCGTATGTGCCATTACCGAAAACATGTTATTGCGCGTACCAACGTTCATCATGATGTATTCCTCCTGAATAAAAATACAGAGTTGTGTCAAAATTTACGAGGGGTGCTGCATACCGTATGCAGCAATTCTGTATAAAACCTAAAAATAAGCAAAAAGTTCCTAGTTATAAACTAAAAAAGAGCACCACCCTTTCGGGCGGCACTCTCTTAATAGCTTAGTTCTCTGCAGTATCCTCCATCTCATCGACGGATTCTTCGACTTCATCAACTTCCTCGACATCTTCCATCGAATCGATGTCATCTTCCTCATTGAAGAGGCCGAGCGTCTTCTCCCAGAGCTTCTGAATATTCTTCAGTCTCTGAGATTCACCGATACGCTCGATGGCATAGACCATCTTTGCGCTGCCGTCAGAGTTACGGCCATCAGCTGCCAAGACAACCTTATGTTTGCCAACATAGGACTGCCCATTGGTCTCAAGCGTGACTTCGCCATCCATAGCAACGACATTATCATCACTATCTTTGACGAATTCAAGCTCCTGACCTTCCTTCAACTCTACATCATCAGAGACACGAAGTCTCCAGTGACGAAGATTGAAGGCGTCGTATTCACGGACGGAGATATTATTATCTTCATCCATGAAATACTCCATGACCTCAGCGAAGTCTGCAATAGCCTCTTTCTGAGAGTCTGACATCGTGTAATACTCGCTTACACGATCTGCAAGGATGTCAGCGATGTCTTCAGCATCGTTGCCCGCATTAAGCAAGCCACGAATGCTATGAACTCTGATTGCTGCATTCTTCGGAAGTACCAGGGCAATATGGCCTGCCCAAGCTTCCTGTTCATACGCATCTGCATACTGAGCCAGAGTACGGGTTGCAATCTGCAGTGCTACGCTTTCGCCAGCACCTTCGACTGCAAAACCAGTGGTATCGTCGTAGCAGGCATGCCGAAGCATACCCTTACGAGCTTTACCATCGTCATCTTTGTAACGCTTGTTCGGCAGATACAGATAACGTACACCATAGTCCTGTGCGCCGGCAATTGCTGCGATGACTGCATTTTTGCTGTTGTTGAACATAATGTCCTCACTTTCTGGGAGTTCCTCCCAATACGCATCACCACTATAGCGAACATCGTTCAACTACTGTGCTGATGCTAAATTATTATTTTCTGCGGACTTGCGTGCTGCCCGCTATTAAAATTGTTGTGGGGCGGCGAGCTTGCGAGCCGCACGGTAGGTGCGGATGAGAGGAGAGACCAGCTGGTAAGGGGGATGCCCGCCAGGATTGCTCTCTAATAGCTCGCGGAGCTCGTAGAAAGTCCCGCTTGATTAAAGGTTGAGGGAATGGGGGCGAAACAGCAAAGAAAGACAGAGAAGCACTACCTTATCGGCAGCACCTCTTTGTCTTCTTTATTCTTTCGCCCTCTCGTCCTTGAAGCTCATACAGCCTCCTTTTGAATCACAGATAGCAGCACTATGGAGGATGTCCATCGATACCCGTCAGGGTCAGACTACACTCCTCGCCGTCTGCTACAACCTTATAATTGCTGTAGTATCCGACGGTAGATACCGGATTTGACCAGAACTTGCTGGTTCTATCCTTCTCTGTCTCTTTCTTTTCTTCTTCGTAGATTCTGATAATTTCTATTGCAATTTCTTTCGTCATGACGATCCTCCTTTCTTGTCGACGAATTAGCTTTGTTCGTACGGTCTCCCGCTATTAAAATGAGTGTGGGAGCGGCGAGCCTGCGAGCCGCACGATAGATATAGATGGATTGGATGAGAGAACGGTATCGCGCATCCAACAAAAACCCGTAGGGTCTAGATATCCGTAGGCGCACGGATCCCCGTAGGGGCAATAATATCAGCTTGTTCATAATAACCATCTCCTTCCTAAAAATGAGCATAAAAATAGCCCGGCCATTTCTGACCGGGCATCGGAACCATCAAGCGTGTTTATGTTTAGGACGCACGCGTTTGAATCTTGATAACTGTTCATCTGTCATCTCTGGGCAGTCATCATCGAATTCAATCGGCATGTCGCGCCGCCGCTTCAACTCTTTAATCTGGACAGCGACACGTTTCTTTGTGAGATACTTATCGATCTCACTTTTAGTAAAAGTTACCATTGCCATAATACATGCACCTCTCTTTCTTCGTAGCAAGTCTTGCCGAAATGATACGAACTGTATCATTCGGCCTCTCTGTGTAGACCACAAAAAGAACGTCATCAACACGTCCAATGACATCATAGCGGTCTTCGTCATCGCTATGCTTCTCATCGAACAGCTCCAGTCTATCTTCATCATCAAAGACCCTGGTTGCATACGGAAAGGAAATGCCATGCTTCCGAACGTTGATCTCATTCTTTTCTAGATCCCACTCAAACCTCATATCTCTCACCTCCATTATAAATTAAAAGAGACGGCCCGTAAAGACCGCCTCTAATAGCTTACTCAGTATGATCTGGCATATTGTCCAGATCCTCCTCTTCCAGAGGAGCATCGGCGTCAGAAGGAACTGGAGGAGCATCAAAAGAATACTCTGCGCCGACGACTTCGTCATCGTATGCCTCCTCGTCTGCCGTCGCACAATGAACGTACGTGATGATCTTGTCATAATCAACCTCACCTCCTTCTGCAAGATAGAGATTGATATATTTGACCGTCTCGGCGACAGAAAGATCAAACTCTTCCTTTGCCGCTGCAATAACACGGCCATAAATAACCGTATTGTTATTTTCCATTTGTTTTACCTCCTTCTGCTGCTGAGTTCCTTCACCCAGTTTCCATTTGATATATTCAATAATTTGACCCTTATTGACTTTTTGCTTGTTTCTATCTTGGTCGGTATAACCAAAGATAGGATTCCCGTATTTTTTATCCCAACGAAACCAGCCGAAATACTGCGATTTGTCTTGCTCATTAAGAGCATAGATGAAGCCAGAGACAACACCTCCTTTATTCTCCTTGACCTTCAGGCCCGTAACCTGGTATTGAAATTTTCCGACAACAACCTTTACCGTAGACATACTAATCTTCCTTTCTATAGACAATAAACATTAGTGGATCGGACATTTATACGCGCCGCCGATCCTTCGGCGCAGAAATCAGCTATTAGAAGATGATGGAGTCATCACCCTTATTAATAGGGCGATGTTTGAACCCTGCCTTCTTCTTCGGCTTAGCTTTAACCTCCGCCTTTGGTTTCTCTGCCTTTGCTACCTTTTTAGGAGCAGCTTTTGCCGGTTCGTCACCAAGGAAAGCTTTGCCGACCGCTTTGGCTTTAAAACCGCCGCGTTTGCGAGACTTTTCTTCTTTTGCCGGCGTCTCTACAATGAGAGATTTACTGATCTTGACTTCGGAATCATCGTATTTCTCGACGTTCTCGAGGCAGACGATGGCCTGAAGACCGTTGCCAGCCGCCTTGAAGTCGAAGAATTTCACGACGCCCTTCTTGCGATACAGCTTGCTGAGCAGCTTGTTCGTTGCCGCATTGCTCTTCGCAACGGCTCCCTTGTCAGAGTGCTTGCCCACAGAGCACTTGAATTCGCCAACGACAACGCCATCTACCACGATAGCATCGTGATAGTCCGTACCTTTGAGATACGGGACAAGGTAAACCGTCTTGCCGCGCATGCCATCGATCATCTCCTTTGCGTTCTTCATCGTCTTTGGATTCATCTTCGTGGTGAAGACGAGCTCGTTCGACTGCTCAGGAACGTCGATGAGATTGAGGAAGTTGCGGCGTGCAACCCAACGGCCATTTTCCTTCTTGGTAATCGTGAAATCACCATTCAGGTCTTTGACCGATTTGACCCAGCGGTCCTCATTGTCGAAATCCACGTAAGAACCGAGATTAAGCTCAACGACCTCGCCTTCCTCGATATCGTCGCCAACCATTACCGGATCTTCCGTCATGGTATCGACCTCATCTGTAAAGAAGTCCATGACATAGAGGAAGAATTCCTCGCTGAGATTACGGCTCGCGAATGCCGAAACCTCCATGTCGTTGGACCTTTTGCCCTGCGCTTTCTTCTGCATAGCCGCCCAAAGAGCGATCATGCCGACCTCTTCTGGCTCCAGGTCAGCAGCGACCTCGCGGAGCATCGAAGAGATGGCCGGATAGACGAGATTGTACTCATCCGTCACAGCGCGGCGGAAATCATCGCGCTTCTGCTGTGCCTGGCGGCTCTTACCATTAAAGCGCTCATTGAACGCCTTGATGGTGCGGCTCTTTGCCGACTGGAGATCCATGCTAAGATCGCGTACGAAGTTAAATACACCGGCGATATCGGCGTATTCTTTGGCAGCGGCATTGGCTTCCTCCACCATACCTTTGGGGAGGGGCTGTTTCACCTGCGAAAGCACAGTGGCTGCAGCATCCACGTACTTGAGGACCGAGCTCATTGCCTTGTTAGCATCATCGGTGATCCAATACTGTTTCACCTCCTTCTTCCCAAACTTCTGCGCATGATAACCGCCTTTGATAGGCGCCGGCATAGTTTTCGTGCCTGCTACCCAATCAAACTTGATCTGGGCAGCCGCCTCATACACTTTGCGACTTACAGCTTTGATCGCCTTCAATCCCTCGATGCGGGGGATTTCAATACGATCGCCACTCTTTGTGGCGTCGATCGTGAGTTCTTGAAAAAAGCGCGCTGCCTCAACCATATCAGCACAAATCTTTGCCACATTGGTCGGGCAAAAGAACGCATACCGCGCGCGACGGAACACTTCTTTCACCTGTTTCGAAGATACTTTGCGATATGGAATATATGATTCGCCCAATGCATCTTCTTCAGATATACCGAGCGGAGACTCATACATCTCCGTACCATTCTCGCCAGTACTCTCAAAGACAATTTTGAACACCTCCTTTGCATCTTTGAGAAGTTCGTCCATCTTTTTAAGATGGGCTTTTCGGATCGCCCCGCTAGAATGGGCCGCGCAGTCCTCCTGTGCCTTTGCCGCTACAGCTTTGTTCCTCAGGTCATGGAAGACCTGAAACATCAGCGTGACGGAACCAACATCCTCGTTTGCATTGAGAACGTAATTCCTCCAATTTTGGAGGCCAACATTGAGGCCAATCCTAGCCTCAGGGATCGCCTTTTCAGCATATTCGAGAGCATCGTTTACAACGGCTTTTACTTTTGGATCCATGACTTTCTTGCTATACATACAAATACTTCCTTTCTTAATAACAATGCCCCCTCTAATAGCTAGAAGGGGCACATCCAATACAATTTATTTATCTTTAACCGACTCATAAAGAGCACGGAAATCTTTGATCATCTGCTCGTTTTCCTTCTTTGTGTACTTTTTGGGTGCAATCTCTGTCTCAGAGTCATCAGAGATAACAGTCGCCTGGAAATAAAAGCTCTTAAGGAGCTTAGCCACGATTTCGGCATTCTTGATCAACATGAAGTGATCACCATCGTTATCATAGCCTGCGAGCAGGTAAGTCAGAATTTGGCACGCTGCGACATTCATCGCACCCGAGGAGAGGTGCGTTGCCGTCAGATACATCAGATAGATGTCTACCGGTTTCATGCCATGAGCAACAGCACGAAGAACAACCTCTTTCCAGCCGATGGCGTGGACAATCATATATTCATGATCGCCCATCTTCGGATATTTGATGGCGAGCGCATCAACATCCTCACCAAGATCCTTACAGAGGCACTCGACTTTCGTCTTCGTAGCCTTGAGGATCTGCTTGCCCGTAAGGAATACGGACGGATCCGGCGAAGCATACTCGTGCTCGCCTTCAATACCAATGCGGAGACGAGCAGCATCGTTAACGATACCGTTTAACTTCGTCTCGACAGCACGACGGTACTCCGGCTGGTAATGGTCGCGGATGAATCGCGGCATTACCGTCTGCAGAATATCGCTGCAGTTAATGCCGCTCGGACGCGTGAAGTCCTCATACGAAGGTGCATGCCCCTCCGCGCTGAGGAACTTACGCGTTACCGTCTCTGCGATCTCGAACCCCTTACGATCAAAAAAGTCGAGAGCCCACTCCGTATCAGCAGACATAAGAGTGGCTGCGAGCTGCCCAGACGTATGGGCCTTACCGTCGCTGTGGCCCATCAACATCATGTTGATGCAGGAGTCTTTTGTGACATCGAACGTCGTTTTCATACCGTTAAGGTCAGAGAAGCACTCCGCATCATCAACAGTATACCCATCGTTCGGGCAAATAACGATGAGCTTATTTTTGTACGGATTCTGTGTGCCGGCAGGAAGGGCAGCAAGAGCTTCCCATTCCTTAATTGCATCTGGGTCTGTAAGCTCGTCGCGGAGCTTATCAAGGCCATCCTGCCAATTCAGCGTATCAAGCAAATACTGCTTGTGGATCAGCGTATCAAGCAAATACTGCTTGACAGCATTTTTCGCTACACCATCCTCACGGTAGATGTAGCAGATACGGCTCTTGTCACCACCGACAAGTTTATCCATGCCGCGAATGAGATAGAGCGGGTCGACCACACGTTTTTTCTCCTTTGCCATCCAATGGCGACCCTGGTAATGCTCTTCCAGAGCAGCATCTGGGAGAACATAATATTTTGGACAGCCGTTCGGCAGAACAAACCCTTGGTTCATGAGGGCTTCGTTGCAGGCATCGGCAAAGAACGTCGACGTCGTGAAGCCTTCGCCGTCCCCGTATTCATACGGCTTTCCATCCATACCAATACTGCCTTTGACTTTGCCGCCATACAGCACGAGGGTTTTAACCTCTGCCACATCGGCCTGAGCTGCACGCCACTGTGCCCAACGTGTGCTGAGCTGGGCCACCATCTTGAGGGACGCATTTTCCTCATCGATGAGCCCCATATCGATGAGGTGTTGTACGCGATCGATTCCACCGTACGTCAGCTCTGTCATGACGGCTGCCATATCGAAGCCTGGGAGATTGGAAGCCGGGAACGTAGCCTCCCAGTGTTTGATCTGTCCAGGCGTTGTAGTCGTGTAACCAAAGTCTGTGTTATACCACAGAATGTCCTCCTTCCAGCTCCCGTCCTCATTGCAGACGCCGTGGTTTTTCTCCACGACCTTACCCGAGATGAGGTTCAGATATTTATCTTCAAGGCCCAGATCTAAGATCCAAGTCTCAAAGACGCGACCGGTAGCTGCATCGATGCGGTTGATGCGACCAATAGGTCTGCTATTAAGGAGTTCAAGGGCTGCAGCGTCCTTAACCTCAATATTCACGAGACCGCGGAAGAAGCGGCGATGGTGCTCCGGCTTACCGAATGTCACCTCCTTTCCATTTGTATCTTTAAAGGTCTCTTTCTGGACATAGCTTGCGATGTCCAACGGACCAACAAGATGCTCAACATATTTGTTGAGGCGCCCTGCTGGCTGGACAACCGTCGAGGGCGTGCAGACAATACCCTTTCTCTCGTCGACTGAGACTTCGAGCGAAGTGATCTCGAAGCCCTCGCCGTTCTTCTTTTGGATAAGCGGTTTGAAGTTGTTGAACGCCTCTTTCGAGGCAACAACAATCGTGCCTTTCTTCTGAAGCTCCTTTGCGAGCTCATAACGCTCGCTTTGGTGCTCTCGATGGGAACGATCCCAATAAAGAATCTTCTCTACGAGATCCTCATTTTTAATCATTTCTTCAAACCATTTTTTATCACTCTTACGCATATTAATCTTCCTTTCTGTACGTATGCAGCAGTTTACAGCTTTTGAGACATAATAAAATCACGTAGTCCCTGCCGGTGTATAATAGATTCACCACAAACCAAACACGAGAGGTGCTACGTGATGTCTCAATTATACACCAGTCAGCCGACAGTTAACAGACTCCTGACGATTTTTTCTTCTTTGTTGACCTCCCCACAGAAATTCTGTATAATAAAGTTACGGAACCTGTGGGGAGGTGATTTGCATGAGTATGGATGAGCTGCTTAAGAAACACAGGATCATTTCAAACGATCCATATATTCCTTTGCAGTCCAGCGAATCCGCCCCTGAAAGTCTTCTGGATGGGCCAAAACCCAGGAGACGTTCCGCAGAAGAATCTGTTGTACAGATTCCTCCTTGGATGCGGGAAGAAGTTCGCGCAAAAGGCAAACATCATCCTTCCCGCTGAAAGCGAATCTCTCGGCGTCGAGTTCGATCGCCGAGAATACATACTGTGCGGCGGCCAGCATATCGCGACCGTCGCACTTTTCTTGTGCTTCGGTCTGCCAATCCCGCCACCACTCCGTCAGATCTCTATTAAAATAGAGCTGCCAGACGTGACGGAACTCGTGTCTGCACTGATGAATCATCTCCATATTCGTGCGAGACCGCCCAATGTTGATGCAGACAGCTATGTTGCCCGTCTCAACATTGATGCCGGTAAAACCGCCCGACAGATGCTCTTCATCATTTTCGATGAAGATATCGATAGCGGATTTTACACCATACGCCTGCGCGAGATCCGTAATGACCTTTTTGCAGGCATCCTCCAATGAATAATATTTCATTGTTTTATCCTCCTTTCTTTTATATGCCTTCTTTGTGCTCTTAATAGCTGGGGAAGGACTAGACCCATAATGTATATCGTGGTAAAATGTCTGTAAGAAAGGAAGGCGAAAGAAAACCATGAAGCTATTAGATAGAATCATAGACACCTTCTTCCTTACAGACACCGAAGAAGAAATTACTGGCGGGCGGCCTTGCGAACCTTTTCCAGAACCGCCTCATGGTATTCTGGAGAAAATACGCTGGGTCTACCGTGGCTTCCCCGAGACACGGCAAACTCTACGGCATCAACCTCAAGAGCATTCTCAGGATGATGCTTGAGTTCTGGCTTCAACCATCTGAAATACCAGATCGGGTGATGCCAGAACTGCCAGCAATGCCGGAATTCATGTAGAGTCGTCCGTCTCACCTCTTCATATGAGCGACCATTTATCGCGACAAAAATGGCCACTCCGAAAAACGCTGCACCTTTGCGGGCAGCGGAAGCGGTGAAAAAATTCGGCATGGGGACAACGACGGGTGGAAACGCTTTGTCCCGGACAGCCAAGGCCAAAACCATAGCTTGGCAGGCCGCCCAGAGACGGAGAAATTGAATAACGGCAGTGATGGTCTTAATCATCTTGACCACTCCTTTCTTAACAGATAACCCCCTTCTTTTTACGGAAGGGGTTTTATTATGCGGCTATTAGAGGTCAAGTTTAACCTCCTTTCTGTTGACCTTTACCTTGTGGCTCTTGAAGGCCACCGAGACGACGTCGTCCTGGCCGTTCTCCCCATAAGAGGAGAACTTAATGTACGCCGTCTTTACAACGACGTTACTGAGGCTCTTTGTAGAGACCTCTTGGAAGTGGCGGATAATTTTATCCAGCCACTCGCCATGATCGTGCACGGCTTCTTCAAGGGCCATATCAGCTTTGGGATTAGAGGAGTACGGCTCCTTCTTTCCCTCGGCTTTAGCTACTTCAGTCTTGGTCTCTTTCTTGGCCGCCTCTTTTACAGGAACAGCCTTTTTAGAGGATTTCTCCGTCTTAGCCGGCTCAGTCTTGGCAGTCTTGGTCTTTGCGGCCTTCTTGGCACGAGCAGCTTCGAGAGCAGCTTTCATGCTGTTCTCCTCCTTAGCCTCTTCCGTCTTGGTCTCAGCCTTGACGGTCTCCTTGGCAGGAGCGGCGGCCTTCTTTGCAGGAGCAGCTGCTTTCTTAACAGGCTTCTTTGCCGGCTTCTCAGCCTTTGCTGGAGGAACAATGACGGAGAATGTCTTCTGCGCCATATCCGCAAAGATGGAGCAAAGAGTGCCGTCTGCACGGCGGATAGCATCAAACGCCGTAACGACGCCCTTGACACTTCCTTCGGCGCGGAAGCTTACTTTCGTAAACTCCTTACTGATGGCAACGGCAGCATTTGCGAACTCGTTGTGCTGCGCAACGAAGTCCGCGAGGGTCCAAGTCTTGTTGAACTGCTGCTTCGGGGCCTCGACCTTGGTCTCCTTCTTGGCCGGCTCTTCGCCTTTCAGCTTGGCAGCCTCGGCGAGGAATTCCTTGCCCTTTTCCGTGCAAGCCTCGCCAGCTGCGCGGGTGGCATCGACCACTTTCTGGCCAATATCAGCTGCCGTGTCGAGCACGGAGCCGATATTGCACAGGCCAGTGCCTGCCACCGTATAAGCACCTGATTTAAGGGCTGCTACTACAGAATTTCCTTTTACGGCTACATTTACAATTGTCGTTTTCATGATAAAGACCTCCTTCTTTGGTCGCCCCTTCTCTTATCCTCCTATGTGATAAGTTCATCAGGGAGCAGGCCCATGACAACCTGCAAATCAGGACGTACGTATTTGTCCTGTCCTCTGCATTTCTCATACGGGCTTGGAACCGTCAATGGCTGCATTACAGGAAAGGCGACTCTTTTGAGAGTCGCCTAAATATCACCTCCAATAATGATTGATGTTTTGTTGCTGGCGTGATAAAATGAGTATAGGTGTTAGCGATTCGTGTGATGAATCTCCCTAACGCTCACATCACGTACCAGGTCTCCCTTGTACAGGCGCAACTTGCCTAATACTTGGTTTCGAGCTGAGTTGCTGTCAGCTGCTTCAACCTGGACGCTGAAGCGGTGCGGCGTGTCATAGCGATCCACGACACAACCAGCAACTTCATACGTTGTTGTCTTCACGATACTCACCTCCCTGTTTGTTACAACTTGGTGGAGGGTGATCGTGGCATACAATTCAGTATGCGCACTGCTTTCCCCTGATTAAGAATCAGGGGTTTTTCTTTAGGTGTTTCAACCTGTCCTCTGCGTTTTTCAAGTGGGCTTGGAACCACCTTAGGCCGCATTACAGGAAAAATTTTGAATGTAGTTGACCCCGGGGGCGAGATTTTTCACCTCCCCTTTTTCTCATACATACCTAGTACGTCTCAAAATTTTTTATAAATTCGATTTCCATATAGGGAATTTTCTGACAATTTGCGTTCTGAAAATATATTTTTTATAATTTTTGAAATCCCTATAGGCGTCTTCATTCTGTAAAAGCCCTTTATCCGTGCAAAATCCCTCCCTACGTTCTGCAATACAAGTTTTGCGACTCGTAATAGTGAACATAAGGAGGGATTTGTTGTAATGTCTAAAATTCGTATTAATGACACAGACACGGTAAACGGCTCGTTTTCATTCCGCGTCTCTCTTGATAAGAGCGGCAAGATACCTGTTCTTGTGATCGAGGGCGTGCTTGAGTCACCAGATTATGTTTCTTCTGTTACCATGTTAGAGAATGATCGATATAAGCTTACTGGAGTCAAGCTCCAGAGTGAATCATATGGTTCAGAAGAAGATAAAGTGGTCTACGAGTTTATTGCGAGCAATTATGAGATCAAAATACGGAGATGATATAATTTGGCAGATACAGAAGATATGGATATTTCAGCAGATCTATTAGAGGATGAAGTATCTGAACGTGCCATAGCAAAGAGCGATCGAGAACGCTTTGAAAAAAGTCTGCTTGCTCGTGGTCCTTGGGGATATACTGAAAAAGCTCTCGAAGCGAAACGGGCGGCTATGACAATGCTTTCAACAAAAACAGGCATGTTCGCGAGAATTCCGATTCTCTGTAAAGCGGATTCGTGCCCGTATAATGAGACTTGTCCACTTCTTCCCTATGATCTTGCTCCGTTAGGCGAGAAATGTCCGATCGAGACGGCGCAGCTTGAAACGAACGCTGCAAAATATGCAGAAGAAATTGGATATGATGATTCTAGCTGGACAGATATCCAGCTTCTTAATAGCATTCTTGGTTACGATATCATGCTAGAACGCTGCCGTGCTCTTATGGCAAAAGAAGGTACTCCTGTCATCGAGATCGTAGCTGGTGTATCAGATAACGGCGATGAGATCAAGCAACCGGCTGTTTCGAAAGCATGGGAAGCCTACGAGAAGATTGTAAAGAAGCGTAATGAAGCGTATCAGCTCATGATGATGACACGCAAAGACAAGAAGAAGGATGGAGATGACGAAGCAGACAGTTTGCAGGAGATGCTTTCAAATGTCCTGAATTCAGATGACTTCCGAGAAGTGTCTGCAGAAGAATAATCACAATGTAGAATACAGAAGGTAGGTATAGACATGGGATCATTAGCTGAAATTGGAAACATTATCAAATCAAATATCCCGATCGGGAAAATTGGTAGAGGAATAAGAAGTAAGATCGATGAACGAATGGTCAGCTCCGGCGGTATTCGAAAGGCAATGGGCTTCAAGACAATTCATGCCGGCGAGGGTGTGTACGAACGAGGCGGCAAAATGTTGGATATGGGCGGTACAGGCAGCTTCGGAAGTGATGTATCCAATTTCGATCGTGCAAAATCGCTCTATTACAACAAAGATGGTTCGTATAACAAGACAATGATTGGCGGTACGATTGCCGGTGCATATATGGGCGTTTCGGCTGCTGGCAGAATTGCAACGGGCGGCGGCCTTTATAAAGATTCTGATGGCAATACCGATATTATTGGCGTTCCATTTATTTAATAGAAAGGATGACTTGTAAATGGCTGGATTAGCTTTAAAAGCACTCGCGATGGCAGATCGCGCAATTCAAAAAACGTACAACTCTATTGCTGGCTCAACATGGGGAAAGGCAGCTGTCAACGACATAAAAAATGTTACTTCTTATATCGGTGATGAAACTAACGGTGCATATAATAATGCAAAAAATATAGCCTCAAAGAGCAATCTTGTTGGGCTTGCTGCAGATGGAGCCCAAGGCATTGCAGAAGACGTTAGCAAGCGGGCAAATGAGCTCAAAGCTTATCGCACGGCCAAACAAAAAGCTGGCGATTTCTTTGACACACTTGGCGGCTCTGAAGAAATATTCAAGTCGAATGAGAATGTCTATAGGACTAGAATGGTGTTGCAGCAGCAAGCAATGAGAGACAATAAGTGGCTTTCTCCCCAAGATGCTCTTGCTGCAGCAAATGTAACAATCGACGAAGCAGCTCGCGCGGGTGAGAAAACTATTGACATGACGCTCCAAAATCGTCTTGATTGGAGATATCGTCGTCTCAATGGTAAGCTCAATACACATCGTATTGTCGCAGATGCAATTACTGGCACAGCTGCCGCAGGAGCCGTAGGCGCAGCTGGTTATGGAGCCGTATCCTATTTCGGAGATGAGTAAGCGTGGCTAACAATCCATATCCTAATCTTCGTCATGAATCAACCCGTATCAGTGATGCTTATAATAATGCAGAAGAAAAAGTAGTAGCTGGCGCGGCGAGTGCTGGATTATGGCTTGGAAAGAAAGCTGTGAATGGAGCATGGGGGCTGACAAAAGCGTCTGCCCCTATTGCTTTACGCGGAGCTTCTTTAATAGGATCAGCTGGCTATAATACAGCAAGTCTGTTAGGAGGAGCAGCCTATACTTCTCTGAACTCATCGAATCCAATATTGAATCCAGTTGGAACAGCCGTAAAAGGCATGTACAAGCTCGGACAAAAAATGGTGGATTATAGTCCAGGGGAACGTGTCTATAATACGACTAGAAAAAAGGTTGTCAATAAGGCGCCCAGCATGAAGCTTTCTAGATTTGGTGCAGGTGTTATCCTCGGTGCTTCTGTCTTATCTGGCGCTTCTGCTGCTTATGATAAATTCATGATGCAGAGACTTGGTACAGTCGATACACAAGCAACAACAAGTACTCCTGACTATACGCCGCAAGAATACACGCGGCAATTCGCTCCAGTAGATGACGGCGGTGCAACAGGAGATCTTGTTTTTGCATTATTTAAGAATCGTAGAGGGGGGTCACTGTTGTGACAGCATCAGGATCAATTGGGAAATTCCTGTTAAAGAATAAAGGCTCTGTCTTTAATGGCGTACTTGGCGTTACTAACGCTATGTCTACCTATCAGGACGAACGAGAACAAGGGGCTGGAGCATTATCAGCTACGGCATCTGCTGGTATGGATCTTGCTCTTCCTATGATGATGAGTGCCAAAAAATATATTGGCCTCCAGATTCTTCCAGAACTTCCTGGATTGGCTATGGACGCCTATACGACTGCGCAAAAATATCGCAGACAGCTCGCTCGCGAGAGAAATGGGCAAGCATTCGTCAATGCAAAGTTTGAAGACTCGGAACAAGCATATACGATGCGGCAAGCAGGTATGGCTATCGCAAAGCGTAGTAAATATAACACACAGCAAGCGATGCTCGGCAATGAAGCAAAATATATGATGAAATGAGGTGAAAGAATATGTCAAAAAGAAGCAAAAAGAAACTCGTTAAAGCTATCAAAAAAAGAAGAGCTGCTGCGGAAAAAGCATCATTGTCAAAAAAAACTCAAGGTCCTCTGTCTGCTCAAATAAAAGAAAAAGAAAGGCAGCCTACAGGTAAACCAACTGAAAATCAAGAGGTCGTCGGCGCTTCGCAGAGCGATTCCCAGACTGGAAATCAAAAGAAAGCTGGAACAACAACAGGTGGTGGTGCAACATCAAATCAAAAAAAAGCTGGCGTGCAAGCTAATGATTCTTATGATGCTAAATTAGCAGCACTCCGCAAGAAGGGACGCGCCGACAATTATGCAGCTGATCGTATTGAGCAAGAAAGAAAACAAGTCATTGATATGATCAATGAAGGCAACTACAAAGACGCCGCAAGCGCCATGGGTTATACTGGTGAATATACAGCAGAAAATGCGAACAAACTTCGTCAAGCTGCTGAAAAACATGCTATGGATGCTGTGAATGAAGGTGCTGGCATCATGGACTATGTTAATGCTTATCATGTTCCGGGAGCAATCGGTGGTGCAGCAATATTAGCGGGTACTGGTTCGGCTCTTATGAAAGATAATGGAAGAAAATCCAATGAAGAGCTGTATAGTAGCCCATTCTAAAGCAGGTGATAGATAATATATGGCCAAACAGTTATCGCCAGTAGAACAAGCAAAATTAGCAAAAATTATGGCCGACCCTGTTTATTGGGCAAAAGCATTCCTGATGACGAACAACCCAAAGACAAAACACTTAGAGCATTGGTCGGCCCGTGATTATCAAATGGAGATGCTTCGAGATAGCCATACCCGCGTCGTATACCGATGTGGTCGTCGTATCGGTAAAACAGAGACGATGGTCGTAGGCGGACTTCATAAAGCGGCCACAAATAAGAATTATCGTATTCTTTATGTTACTCCTTATGAAAACCAGGTTAATCTCATATTCATGCGTATGCGAGAACTTATTCAAGATTCTCCGCTATTAAAGAAACAAATCAAACGCATGAAGAACAGTCCGTATACGATTGAATTCACGAATGGATCTATCATTATGGGATTCACGACAGGTGCATCGTCTGGATCGGGCGCTGCATCCGTGCGTGGACAAAGGGCTGATTGAAATTGCAGTCCACCAAATATGGTGAATGAAGGTTAATTGCGGGAACCCCCTTAGAGCCTTATGTACCAACTGACGATGGCGACATACGTTAGGGCTGAACTAATTACTCAGGTATGGTAAAAAGCATAAGGATTGGGCAATCGACGCAGCAAAGCATCTTTTTAAGATGTGTGTTCAACGACTATCCCCACGGCTCGGCCCTTTAAAACATACGAGCAACAGGAGTACGGCCTAAGTAGGCGGGTGAAATCCCCTTAATCGGAAAAACCTTCCATTTTTGAATGAAGATATAGTCTGGCCTTGCAAGAAATTGCAAGAAGAGTGAAGTAACGAATCGCTTGTAACATAACGTGGATCTACCTTGACGAGGTGGACTATATGGGTGAGAACGATTATTCTACCGTCGCTGCTATTGCCGGCGAACGTGCGGAAATCGGAATCACAGCCTCCTCTACTCCAACAGGAAAACGTGGTACATTTTACAGAATGTGCAAAGATGAATCTTTTGGATAAGTAAAATCGTTTTTGAATAGCTTTTCCATCATTTCCATGCTATAATGTATCAAAAAGGAGACAATTAGTATGGAAAAGTACAAAGATAAACAATGGCTTCAAGAACACATGAAAAACAATACTGTATCTGAAATAGCAAAAGAAATTGGATGCGGAGAAATAACTATATATCGATGGATCGACAAGTTGGGGCTAAAAAAGACTCCTCCAAAATATAAAGACTCTCAATGGCTTATGTCTAAGTTAAAAATTTACGATGCAGAAGAGATTGCTAGACAAGAAGGCGTTTCATCTGCCACTATACGCCGTTGGGCAAAAAGATTCCGCCTTAATAGCAATGACAAGCTTGTAAATGATCGCCAATGGGTAGAAGAACAGTTAAAAATACATAAAGGATCATTAACGGAAATATGCAAGGAATATGGAATCAATAGATACACAATTGATGAACATTGTCGAAAATGGGGGTTAACAGCTTCTGTCAGAAAGCGCAGATATGCGTTAAATGAAAATTATTTTCATGATATCGACAATGAAGAAAAAGCTTACTTTTTAGGCTTACTAATGGCTGATGGATATGTTACTAGGAATCTAAATACGGTTACTATCACGTTACAAGAAAGCGACGTAAGTGTTCTAAGAAAACTTGCTGACGTATTAAACTATCAGAGAAATCTAAGCTACCGCAATAATGAAGATAAAAAATCTACATACAGTATTTCAATTTCTTCAAAAAGAATATGCCAAGATCTAGTGTACCATGGCGTGTCGCCTAAAAAATCAGGAAAAGAAATCCTGCCTGAAACAATCCCATCAAAATTAATAAAACATTTTATTAGAGGCTTTATGGATGGCGATGGACATTTAAGCTATATCAGATCTAATGAATTTACTCTTTGTAGTAAATCGATTAATATTCTATATTCAATTAGAGACTATCTTGAAGATGTCTTGAGTATACCCCATAAAGAAATATTAATATGGACCAATAAGAATACTAATCACAAACTGTTTTATTATAAATTATTTTCACAGAATGCTTATTTGACTTGTGAACACCTATATAACGAAGCCACGATTTATTTACCAAGAAAATATGAAATCTATTCAAAAATGAGTTGTCCCATGTCACAGAAATGTGGCAACGAAAAATCAACCTAACTGCGGGAACCCCCTTAGAGCCTTAACTACCACCTCGACATGGTGACATAGTCGAATGCAATGAGTAACGTCAAAGGAACGGTAAAAACGTTAAGGATTGGGAAATCGGCGCAGCGAAGCGTCTTGCTAAGACGTGAGTTCAACGACTATTCGAAAATTGTATTTATGCAATGAGTAGCCTAATAGGCAATAGAAGTACGGCCCAAGCGGGCGGGTGAGATTCCCTTAATTGGAAAAGGTTGATGTCTAAACCGTAAAAAGCAAAGATATTATCTTTGCCCATTTATATTGGTTCGGTAGACAGTGATATAGTCTGGTCTTGTAGGAAACTACAAGAAGGGCGTACATAAAAGCGTGTACGTTCGTAACACAAACGATAAAGAGCACTTTCACCCGAGCATGCATAACCCTAACTGGTGCAAGGAAATGGAAGATCGTTTCCATTCTGAATTCAGCGATATCCAGTATGAACACGAGATCCTCGCAGAATTCGGAACAGAAGAAGCTGGTGTATTCAATAAAGACCGTGTCGATGCTGCTATGCATCAGGAATTCTACGCTTACACACCTCTTAATAGCATACAGGAGAGAAATCTGGAAGGCGACCGCTTGCCGGCGATGTATCTTTATGATGAAGAGAATCGCGCCCCAGGCAATCCCTTCCGTTGTGTCGGAGTTGACTTCGATAAATATACGCTTTATTGCAATGCAGCATAAAGCAATGTCCTATCATTCAGAAATGAATGACTGAATCTGTGCTAATTGCGGGGAAATCCTTAGAGCTTGACATACTAAACGATAACGGTGACGTATATCGCGGCCAACGTAATAAACTGGGTATAGTAACAAGTGTCAAGATTGGATCATCGAACGCAGCAAAACATCTCTCTGAGATGCGAGTTCAACGACTATCCGAAAACTAGGTCTCCGTCATCAAAACCTAGTGAGTAGCCTTCAGAAGGCAACAGGAGTACGGCCCAAGCGTTTGGGGTGGGTGAGATTCCCTTAATTGGAAATGCCGCAGCTTAACAGTATGAAAGCTGATGATATAGTCTCGACTTCTAGTGAAAGCTAGAGCAGTTCCTATGAGAACGGGCGCAAATTAGCGACTTGCGCCGAAGATAACGAAATTCCAAGCTTCTTCTTCTATTGTAGTACTGGACTACGATATAAATAGACGTAAGTTTAAGGTAATGAAACGAATAGAGGTTCCCCGTAGCGAGTATACACTCGATAATGCGGTGAACTGGATCATTAAAGTCAATGAGATTTATAACCCGTCATGGATATTCTGTGACCGCGGCTATGGAGATTATCAGCTAGAAAGACTCCATATTTACGGTGATGAACATCCATTTACAGGTTTGAAGAATAAAGTCGTTGGTTGGCAATTCAAGAATACGATTGAGATAATGGATCCGGTCGAGAAGACTGCCGTGAAAGAACCGATGAAGCCATTTATGGTAAATCAGCTTGCTCTGGCATTCGAGCGCGACCGCATTATCCTCTCTCCTTTTGACGAAACGCTCCATAAGCAGCTGATTGACTACTGCGTCGATCACGTTTCTCAGAGCGGCCAGCCTGTCTATACCTCTAAAGACGAGCATTTTGTCGATGCACTCGGCCTTGCTTATTTGGCCTTCGTATTGAAGTTCCCAGATATCACGAAAGGCATCAAGCGTGTCGAAAATAGCTCCCGCATCGAGCACAGCTCTGCCCAGTTGGGCAATGCGCGTGCAAATGCGGCCCTTCGTGAAATCTCTATGACATCTTCCATGAATCCCTGGAAGAACCTGAAACAGATTGGAAAAGCCCCTGGTGAGCGTAAAGGAGACTACCAGAAATGGGTCAAGGTTCCGATGAAGGCCAATTTCGGCGGCAGCGTACGAAGTACCTGGGGCAGTCGAACAGGAAGAGGATTCACTGGACGATCTATGTGGTAATACCGGGTCTTTCTCCCGCCCGATATTATATATCCCCTACGGACGCCGAGTCTCCCCTCCTCTCGGCGTCCTATTTTTGTATAGAGGAAGAATAATGGCAGATAATAAAGAACATATTTTATATCGCCCTGTACTTGAACCGGAACGCAATTATCGTTCTGAAGCCGTATTCCAGGACAATAGCATCACGAATCCAGATCCTCCTACTCTACTAGACCAGAGTAAGGGATTGATTGATGATTTTGAAGAACTAAAGAATATCATCTCGATTGCGCCGCCCGCAATCCATCCTATTATACAGACGATAAATAAACTGATTCGCCGCCTGCAGGTTGCCTTCCCAAACGGGTACTATGGAGATGAGCCGGAGGCTCAGAAAGAGATTGTCTATAAGGGCGGCACGAATACCAAGAAGATTGATTCCATCAATTCTACGACTTACAAGAGTGTAAACAACTTTGGCGGTCTTCCTAATCTCTTCCCGAAACCGACAAATATTGCTATCGATGTTGTGAAGCCGCGCTCGATTGTCAATATTGCAATTGACAAGTATCGCAAAGATACGATCGATCTCCAGAAATATTATCTGAGCCAGCTCCAGACGGCTCTGCAGACCTATTTCCATCAGATGCTGATGATCATGGCTGAAGTGAATCTCCCCAACGTAGATTCCTTGACGTTCGACTTTGACGGCAAGGCTGTTAAGATCCCAGCCGGTCAAAATCTCGAACATCTCCGCGACTATATCGTCCGCTCACAGATTGTGCGTGAACAGAAGAGCCGGCTGTTCCGAAAGACGCATAATGTAGACCAGACGGTCATGCACATGCGTGCCTGGCATGTATCCGAGAAAGAGCGTGAACGATATTATACAGAACAATATGGTTCTAGCGCCACATATCTTGACTCTGAAGGTAACGCGATACTTCGCGAATGCCGCTCTACCTATGATAAGCAATACGCTCAGTCCCTTTACGATATGTACAAATATTTGAATTCATCCGTAATAGTGGTTAGTGACATACTGGATATGTCTCTGAAAGAAGCGAAAGCGAAAGGTGCGCTCTTAAAAGCGGGCGTTGACATTTTTGCTGTAACGGAGAAAAAGGTCGTCGTCAACGATGATGTGGCAAGTGCAGTCGGAAGTGGTAAGCTCGATGAGCCTACTGATACACAATCTGCAGATAACAAAGAGAAGACTACGACAGATACATCTAGCGGAAACAATTCTGAGAGCGAAGAAAAGACCGGCAGCTTCTTTGATATCTTCAAACCAGATAATTCTAAGAGTATCGAACAGATCAAAAAGGACGGAGAGGAACGCAAGAAACAGCAGAATGAAGCCAAGAAGAATGCCGAAACAGAAAAGAAGATTCAGAATCTCCGTAAGAAGAAATACAAGGTCGATGAACTTTGGAAGCGTTATGTGAAGCGCTGGAGAAAAGAAAAGACTTATGACGGTATTGATGGCCATTGGGTTCAGCTTAAAAATCTCGGCAAGCTCTCCGAAAAAGAGTATCAAGAATATATATCTGCAGAAAATGACTATACTGCTTATTCCAATCAGCTTAAGAATGAAGGCATTGATACTAGCAGCGTTAATTAATAATACGAACTAGGTGAAACATAGTGAAACTTTCCGACTTGATGTTCTGGCGCCCAAAACGTCGAACCAGCACACCGATAAAAGAAGCTGGTGGTTCGTCGGGCGGTCAGATCACGCAGGCGAACATGAATAATTTCGTTGTGAAAGCTGTAGGCTTTCAAGGCGACGGCTCTGATAACGACTTTTCATCACCTGATGTAGACTTCTCTGAGATTAAAGATGCGATCAACGGAGATTCCTACATTAAGATGGCGATCGCAAAATATAGCCAGCTGATCTTCAAAGCTGGATACAACATTGTCGGCTCGAACGATGCGGCGGCAGAATATCTGCGCGGAAGGCTTCGTATGATGTCGTTCATGACCAGCATTCCGATGGATGTCCTGTTCCAGCAAACAACAGATGATCTTGTCGCCTACTCCAACGCCTTTTGGGTCAAGAGCCGGCAACCAATGACAAATATCGGCGGCCTGCAGGCAAAAGGCGTGCTTGATACGAATCCCGTGTGCGGTTATTTCCGCATGGATCCGGCTACTGTCACGATCAAGCGAGATAAGAACGGTACGATCAAGCAGTATCAGCAGGAATCTGGCAACAACAAGAAAACGTTCAAGCCGACCGATGTCGTTCATTTCTATATCGACAAGGCGGGCGGCGCTGCTTTCGGTACGCCGCGCATCACAGCAGCACTTGAAGATGTTAAGTTGCTCCGCAAAATCGAGGGCAATGTCCTTAATCTGATCTACCGTTTTGCCATCCCGATCTATCAGATGAAAATCGGTATCCCGCAGGCAGGCTTCATGGCGACAGACAAGGAAATCAAAGAAGCCAAGACAGAAGTCGAGAAGATGGCAAGCGATGGCGTCCTTGTCACGAATGAACGCACGGACTTCAAGGCAATCGGCGCAGAAGGACAGGCACTCGATGCAACTGGCTATCTCTCCTACTTCGAGAAGCGCGTCTTCTCTGCTCTTAATATGAGTGAAGCAATGATGGGCCGCGGCGGCAGCAAGCAGGATGCCGATTCGATGGAAGAGCAGGTACATGATACCGTCAAGTACATCCAAAGCCGTTTCTCGATCTTCATGCGTGAGATGATCTTCAACGAACTGCTGTTAGAAGGTGGATATAACCCTATCATGAATGAAGCGGATATTGTTGAATTCCAGTTCAATGAGATCAATAACGAAACGCGCGTCAAGATGGAGACGCATGCGCTCAATCAGTTCCAGGGCAACACAATCACCTTTGAAGAGATGCGCCAGCGTATCGGTATGCGTGCAGATAACGTGGATGAGTCGAGACTCTACACGAATATGATCCAGCATACAGATGAGAAGATGCAGATGATAACAAGCGGCGTCAGTGGAACAGGTGGCAGTGCATCTTCCTCTTCTTCCGCAGCAAAGAACCCTAAAGATAATAGCGGCACGGTAAAAAATACGATGCAGCCGCAGAACCAAAACGGAAAAAGTTCGGCCCACATCAAGGAAATGACAGAATCTGCAGCAGATAAGCCCACAACTCAGCATATTGCAGATTACAAAAAAAAATTCCCGAAAGTGTACAAACGGTATAGTACGGTACGTAATGATGTATGTGAGCGAAACGGCAAATCCGCTTCAGTCCTGCCTTTGGCAAGAGACGGGATCATGAAAGACTTGAAGCAGTACGTTATCGCAGAATCGCAGGAAGGCATCCTGAAAGCTATTAAAGACAGCAAACAGCAGGATGTATCCTTGCGAAAGATCTCTCTCGTGCAGATCAATAATGAGATTGATAAAGTCGTGAAAGGGATTTTTAAAGACATTCACCGCAAACTCAAGGATGTGGAGAGTCGTCAAGAAAAAGAAGCGATATTTGATGCAATAGAATACCGTTTGCGGTTTCTGACGGAGCATATCGTTGCTAAGTCCTATAGTTTTGGCTATGCAAAGACCTGTCAGCAGCTCGGCATCCAGAAGATATACGTAGATTTCGGGAAGAGCGAGGACCGTAAAGAGCACGCTTCGATCATTGACACCTCTAAGTTTTCATTGGACGACCTCCCTCCTTTTCATGCATATTGTACATGTAAGGTGAATCAGACCGGAAAGGCAGGAGGTGAATAGTTAAGAAATGGCATTGGAAATCCAGGAATATGTCGGCGGCAGCTTCTCTGCAGAGCTTGTAGAGGATGATCATCTTCTTAATAGCATAAATCTGACAGAAGATGACTACGACAATACTCCGATTGCCCCCAATTCCCTGATGGTTGATGTAGAAGGCATCCATGCTTTCCCACATGCCACGCGGAATTTTACCCGCTATATGCCGAAGTGCTTGAAAAACAGCGTGCCGACATGGACGCATCCATACAACCGCCCGCTGATCAAGCACCACAATGAGAAGAACGGTAAAATCATTGGGCGTATTCTGAACGCAGAATATAAGACGAAGGGTACGTTTTCCAACACTCCTGCCTTACTCTTTACTGTCAACGTCCCTGGTGAGGACGCAAAAGAAGATATTTTGAATGGCACAGAGAGCACGGTATCTATTGGCGTAATTGCCAACGACGTGCGATGCAGCATCTGTGGCCAGCAGCTTGCTGGTGGAGAATCCTGCGGACACGAACGCGGTGTTGAATATGATGGCGAGACATGCTACTGGGATATCTATAGCATGGAAGCCAAAGAATTAAGCTATGTAGTCGTTCCGAGCGATATCTATGCGAAGAACCGCAAGATCTATCCAGCTACGGAAACGAAGTCGGGAGATAAAACTCAGATTACTGAAAGCCTCGACGAAACAATCAAAAAAGGAGAACAGCAAATGGCAGAAGACAATCAGAAAGAATTGACGGAAGCTAAAGCTACGATTTCGGATCTCGAAGCGAAAGTATCTGAGCTCACTGAAGCAAAGACGGCGTCCGAGAAGAAGGTAGCTGAGCTGACGGAAGCAAATCAGGCTCTTGAAGCACAGGTCACTGAGCTTACAGAAGCCAAAGCTACTCTTGAGGAGCAGGCCAAGCAAGAGACGGCTCTTAAAGAGGGGCTTGAGAGCGCTCTTGAAGAAGCCAAGGTTGCCCGCAAAGACAGCCTGATCGAAGCGATGCAGGCACTGCGCAAGGCTGCCGGCAAGCATGAGCTTTCCGCAGACGATGTGAAGAACCGCTGCGAAGAGTCGATCAGCGACGCAATCTTCGATCTCAAGGAAGAGCTTTCCGAGAAAGCTGCTGCAACACCAGTTGCAGAAACTCTCTCGCCGGGATCGGTACAAGATCCTTCCCTCTCAGAAGGTGAAGGAGAGGCCAAAGGCACGAAAAAGGTCAAAGAGTCGAACGAGTTCGACCACATCGACCTTCAAGCTGGCCTGAGTAATCTGTTCCAGAGCGTCGTCTCATATCATAAGTAATTCAGGAGGATGAATCCATAATGGCTTTACAACCAAGCAATACTTCTATGCAGGATCGCCTGCAGCCGGGTGCTCGCGGTGAGATTTTCAACGCTAATCTCCCTGGCTATCGTGATGGTGCTGACCGCATCAACCGTACCAATAACTTCATGAATGTCTCGGAGCACGACGTTCCGAACATTAAGTACGAGTTCGACTATCGTCTGCCGGTACTCTTCCGTTACGGCTTTGACTTCGGTTTCAACCAGCTCGTCGTACCGAAAGGCCGCCTCGTTGCTGCTGACCCTAACATGAATCTCGTTGATTTCGAGTCGCAGAAGGAGTTCAACACACTGACCCTCGCAAATGGTGGTGTCCCGGTTCGTCTCCGTAAGGATACGGATAAGTATAAGGATTCGAAGGGTTCTGCTACGGCTCTCGTCTCGACGGAAGCTCAGGGCAAGACGGTCGCGAACATTGGCAAAGACTGGGTTCCGGTCCGCGGCATGGAAGATGCTTATGCTGATGGCTGCTATCGTCCGTTCGCAAAGGCAGTTGCTGGTGTCGATACTGGCACGGCTGAGTTCTACGGCGCAGCAAAGCAGCTGACGGATGCAGGTTATGCGATTGATGCTACTAATACTGGTAAGGTCACGAAGGATGGTGCAACGGTCAAGGATGTCCGTCCGGGCAATATTCCGCTTGGTGTCCTGCAGCGTAACGAGTATACGCGCGATGATGATGCATTCAATGGCATCATGCCTGGCCCGATCCTCACGGATTCCATGATTGAGCTTCCGTGGTTCGCATATAAGGATAAGGCCGAGGAGAATATGTGGGGTAGCGCATACGGTGCTCTCACGGTCGGTTCTCTCGTCAAGTCGGATGAGAATGGCCGTTTCACGATTTCTCCGCTCTCTTCTGAGGCTGCTATCGCAACGATGAGCCCGGCAGAGATCGAGATCGAGCGTCAGCAGGTTGTTGGCCAGATCTACAGCGTCAATAAAGAGCTCGTACCGGAAGGTGCTGCTCGTTGGGCAGAGTGGGCTCTTGAAGATAAGCTCAATTATGAGGGCTTCAATCCGAGCGTTTACAGCCAGACGAACCGCCGTGGTGAGGATGCTGTCAGCAGCTCGCCGTTCAACAGCGAGGGCAAGTATCCGGGTTATCCGTATGACAAGAACTACCTCAACCATGACCTCCACATGCTTGCTTCGACGGGCCGTGGCGACAACTATGATCCGCGCATGAATCCGGAGTTCCGCCTTGGTGAGCTTGGCATTCCGGGCCTGACAGATGGTAAGAATGTTGCTATCCGCACGATCGAGCCGCAGAAGGCTGGTGTCATCCATGCTACGAGCAAGGAGTATGTTGAGCAGTTCTTCCGTACGCTGGATGTCGATATCGAGCCGAACTCGCTGCAGATTGCGATCGGCGACGATGCTTTCACGAACTGTGTTGAGGGTGCTGTCCTCCACGATGCATTCCGCGTTAAGTATGCTTCTGAGCTCCAGGGCATCGTAGTCGTTGAAGTCGTCGACAAGAAGAAAGCCGACGAGTTCCTTAAGAGCTACACGAGCGGTGCTGCTGTTAAGTTCAAGTATCAGAAGCGCGGCCTCACGGGCGTCCCGACGTTCATGGATTGGGATGGCTGCTGTGGTAGCGTCAAGATCCTGATGACGAAGTAATCAGGGGCTGTGAGAGAGGAGTTCATCTCCTCTCCTGCCTTAACCATATAAATTGTAGGAGGATTTAGAATGTCCGTTAGTATGACAGAAACCCTTAATAATATCGCAAAGCTGCGCGAAGCGGCTATTGCTCAGAAGAAGAAGTTTGAGGAAGGCGCTGAGGGCGCAAAGGCTCCGGCTGTTGCTCCTGAGACGTTCGACCTGATGGAGAAGATGGTTCGCAACATCAACGGTGATTATAGCGCAGGCCGTACAAGCATCCAGGAGTCCCTGATGTCGACGGATACGATCAAGCTGATCCCGAAAGTCATCGAGGGCCAGCTTCGTGAGGCTGCTGAGCCGGAGTATCTGGCTACGCGCTTCATGAACACGATCCATGTAGAGGGCGGCACGTCTTCTGTTTATGTTATCCCGGTTGTCGGTGAGCTCCGCGCCAGCGAAGTATCCGAGGGCGGCCGCTACAATGAGGACAGCGTAGATTTCAATACGCTGGAGAATGGTACGCTTGAGGTCCGTGTCAAGAAGATCGGTCTCAAGGTATCCATCACGGAAGAAGCAATTTCCGACTCCAGCTGGGATATCTACGGCATCAACGTCCGCAAGATGGGCCAGGCTATGGCACGCTATAAGGAAGAGTGGTGCTTTAACAGCTTCTCGAACCACGGCCATGTTATTTTCGATAACAACCTCCGCGAGCAGCTGCCGGAAGCCGGCACGACGGGCCGCGCACAGGATGGCTCGTTCAACGATACGCTTTCGATTGAAGACTTCCTCGATCTCGTCCTCGCTCTGATGGCGAACGACATGACGCCGACCGACATCATCATGCATCCGTTGACTTGGGTCATCTTTGCTCGTAACTCGATGATTGGTAACGGCATGACGTACGGCGCTTTCGGTGCTCAGCATGTTCATCCGTGGGGCGCTACGCAGGGTACGCCGGGCTTCGCCGGTCTCGCTGCTGATGAGGGTCCGCAGCAGTTCATCATGCGCCCGGAGCAGGTCCAGAACCGTCTCCCGATGCCGCTCACGATGAACTTCTCCCCGTTCGTCAACTTCGACAAGGTCAACAAGAAGTTCGACATGTACTGCGTCGATCGCGCAAACGTTGGTGTCATTGTCGAAAAAGAAGGTCTGTCCACGGACAACTGGACGGATCCGGAACGCGATATCCGTCTGCTCAAGGTCAAAGAGCGTTATGGCGTTGGTATCCTGAACAATGGTCGTGGCATTACGGTTGCCCGTAACCTTGCTGTCGCTCCGACGTACCCGGTTCCGCCGACGGTCAATATCCAGACTGCCATTCCTAATGCAAGACCGTAATTGAATTCTTAAGGGCGGCTTTCCCAAGCCGTCCTTTTATTTTTAAAAAATTGCAAAAAGTCCAGTTCTGGACTTTTCTAGATAGGAGAACAATTTATGAGTAAAAACGTTATTGCCGTTGTACGTCTTCAGCCGGGCGAAGCTGGTTATTATGATGAACTGAGTCGCATCCATCTGACAATCGGACATCCTGAAGCACGTATCTACGCTGGCACAAACTGTGAACAGCTGCGCCGCAGTGTCCAGTCTGGCCGTCTCCGTCTCGTCTCTGGTTCGTTTGGCGAGCCCGTGCAACCCTTCAAATTTGTTCGTAAAGGAGACTATCTTGTTCTGGCCCATAATACGGAAGCTGTAAAAGAAGAATCCGTAAAGGAAACAGAAGAGACTAAAAAGGTTGCAGAAGCTGTTAAAGAGGAAGTTCCTGCAGAAGAAGTCGTAGAAGAAACTGCAGAGGCAGAGACAGAAGAAGCTGTAGAAGAGGCCCAAGCAGAAGCAGAAAAAATTTCTGTAGAAGAGAAAAAGCCGACTCGCAAGAGACGCTCGCGTAAGACTGCTGCGAAAGAGTAAGGTGATCCATCATGGCAGAGATGCAATTCTCCGTCTTAGCGGTCTCCACTAGTCTAAAAACAAAAAGCATCTTCATTGAATGCAACTTTGACGTCGATGAAAACACAGTATCGAATTCCAGTATCGTTCTTCTGAATAAGACAGCCAACACGATCGAGCTATTTGAATCAGAAGTTGATGGTCATATTATTCAGGTCAAATTAAAGAGTGATCCTCAGCCAGGAGATTCGTACAGTATTCTGATTCAGAATGGCATCGAATCTGTTGTCGGCGACAAGCTCGACGGAGCAATGATGCGTAATCTCGTTTTCGAAAGTGAAGTTGTATCAGAAATTGAAATCATCTCCCCTGCTAATTTTGAAAAGATTGGAAAGCTGAAGCTCTCCTGGAAAGAAACTGGCAACTCTCTTACAAATAAATCGGAATGGCAGATTGCAAAAGAGAATGGCTTCTACAATATCTGCTATCAGACCAAAGTCCAAGATGCTACGTCTATAGAACTTCCACATCTTGAAGATGGCCAATATTATTTTCGAGGACGCGCTATTAAGGGTGAAGACTATGGCAGATGGAGTGAGGTTCGTACTTTCCTCTATCATGCGGAAGATGATATCTGTCCAGTGCTGCCCGGAGAGACAACGGATCCTGTCGATAAGGACCCGACAAAGATCGAAACGCCGATCGATAATGGCGATCCTCTTATCATTGTTGAGCAGGAAGATTTGACACTAGATGATTTTCCTAAAAGCGGCGTTACTCCAAAAGAAGCTTTTGCATTTGCATTCAATGAAGATATCGATCTTTCCAATGCAGAGATTCGTATGTATAGGAGTGATTTCTGAGTGGAAAAACTGACTGTAGAATCTACTGCTGTCGGCAATATCTTAGAGGTCAAGCCGACAGACGGTATTCTTGATAATTCAAAATACGTGATTCGTATCAAAGGCGTCACGAATCTTGATGGCACAAAGACATTCCCAGAACAAGTCTTTACCATAACGACAGCAATTTCTCCAATGTATTGCACATTGGACAGCTTAAAAGCGCTTGTCGATTCATTCGGCATTCCTGAACTCAACTTAATGTCGTATATCCGCAACGCTAGTAAGGAAGCAGATTTTATTGCGGGCGGGACTGCCGTAAAAGACGGTGCTGCGCCTAGCTACGAAGTAGAGCAATTCGTTCGAACAAAAGCGACGCTCGACTGCATGATTCGTGCTTGTATGGATCGTACAATGGATGGCGGCGGTACGTATAAACTTGGCGATGCAGAACTTACCGATTCAACGAACAGCACAATGTTCAAAAACATGATCAAGCTCTTGCAGGATGATCTTAAGAAATGGCAGGATGCAATCCGCGGTTACTACAACGAAGGTCGTGCCAAGCCGAAAGCTACGCGTATCGGTCTTAAGAGCTCTTCGAACTCGGATGTTAGTCAGATCACCGTCGATACGATCCTCAACGATCTCACTCGTACACCGCCACAATGGAGTTGATGACCTATGGAAAAATTCGACAATGCAATACGAAGAGATATCCAGAAATGGTCTTATCCGATATGGTTTGTCATCAAGGACAACGATATCGACTGTCCTTGTCGCGATGCAACGACGCATCAACCGGATCCGGACTGCAAGAAATGTTTTGGTACGGGAAAGAAAGTCAAAATCCGTCGCATGAACGCCGCGCATCAGAACAATCGTGTCTCTGTGCGCGGCGACAGCATGGCAATGGGCGAAATCGATGTCATCAGCGTTTACTATACCTTAAAAGATGTAGAAGCGACTGAAGAAGATCTTGTGCTGGATGGAGATACGCTTGACTCCATCCAGCACTACTATCCTATGCGTTCGGATCACTCTGATTCGATTTACTATAAATACGAGACAGCGCCTTTAAAAACAAATCGTGCGTTGATCCTCAAGAATTTGAAATCCGTATTGAGAGGAGCTGGTTATCACGTCTGATGTCGTAATCGATATCGAAGTCGATAAGCATTCGAATCTGCTATTAATCGGGCAGGCAGCCACAAATTACTCTCTGAAAAAGATTTCTTACGAAACAGACGTTAATGAGGTCTTGGAACGGTACGGCGACTCAGATATCTATCGCGCTTTCTCTCTTGCAAAAGAAATGGGCGTGCAAGACATCTTTGTCATGAATCTTCGTAATAGTTATGACTATTTCGATATCGCCGAGACAATCAAGCAGAATGATTTTACCTATATCGTTCCTGTCAGCGTCTACATGTCCGATACTTTTACGGACTCTCTCCGCAACGGCGCAAAGATATCGTATATCGCCTATCTCCTTTCTCTTGTCAGCGTTGATGATAATGAGTCCGTCATCATCACGACAGACAAGCATGCTTCTCTTTACGAAGATGTAGATGCTTTCATGGAAGGTATGAATTCTGCAGAAAGCCTATTCCGTCGTTCTTGTGGCGGCGGCATGAATATGGAGAACCTTATTTTTGTTGCCAATAACTTAGCAAAGAACGAGCTTGCTCATGTCGCACTCGCCAGTGCTCTCTGCGTCGTAGATATCCCAGAATACCCGACAGGAGACTTCGGGAAGGCTATTTTTGACATCGATCCTTTTGATAATCCAGGCAACTGGGCGTACTTCCGTAATCACACAGATGCAGAGACGAGTGTCGAGAATCTGATCAATTTCTTGCCGCGCAGCTCTGAAAAACTTGTGACGGTCAGCCGTATCTTGAAAATGATCAAACGCGAGATCGACTTCTCTGAGTTCTGCGGAAAATTCTATTCTGAATATCAGCGTATGCGCGTTGAGCAGAAATTGGATCTTTATTTATCTGGCCTCATGGATTATGTCATCTACAAATACAAGATCAATTCAGTCCAAGGGTTCCGCGATAAAGCTCATAAAGGTACAGTCGTGATCCGCTCTCTTTTTGATGTCTGGCCCGTGAACTGCTTAGATCGCTGCCATCTCGAGAAAGGATTAGAAGTATGAAGATTGATACCCTTGATGCCCTTCTCCAACAGAGACAGGATGCATATAATCGCGTTCTTCCTAACAGATACGAGACAGAGAAACCATCATATCCGCCAACAACGGCTGTTAAGAGTGCAACGCTTGATAGCTTCATGGAAATGGTTGGCATGCTTGTAGCCAAGACGATGAAGAAAATGAAGGTTGAATTTGTGCCAGATGAAGGTGCACGTATCGAAATGGATATGTCCGTACCGATTGATCATCCTTATGTCTACTATGAGGTCATTTCTCGCAAGCCTAAAGGCGAATTGAAACCACGTCCTCGTGAAGAAATTCATGAAATGACAGCAGACGACGGAAGCCGCAGACAAGGACGTGTCTGGGGGCAGAAATTTGAGTGTCATGTGCAATTTCACATCATTGCTAGTGATTATAGGCAGGCCAATAAAGTAATGAATGATTTTGAAAGCTTAATTTTCAACTACACAGCCTTCTTCAAGAAGAATGGTGTGGCTGAGATTCTTTTCGAAAAACATTTTACTGACCGTAATCTGGATCCGTTCCGGCAAAACTTGTCTATCCGCTCACTTCAGTACTATGTAGAGATTGAACGTCTCTTTACTGAGTTTGTGGCATCGGATATTGAGAAAGTCTCGATTGGTTAATTAAGCAAATTCTTTCTATAGGAGGAAAACACACAATGAGTACCGTTTTTAGTAACGAAGACAATCTGCCTGGCGTTATTACAGAAGTGGAAAACGACTACTCCCTTGGTTATGATACATCTGAGTTCGGAACGACTGATAGTGTCATGATCATCGGTACTGCATTCGACGGACCGGTCGGCACTCCGATGCCGGTATACAGCCCGGAGCATGCAAGCTACGTCTTTGGCAAGACGTATGACAGCACGAAGCGTCAGGAAGCAACCCTCGTAGCAGGTGTTCAGGACGCTTGGAACCGCGGTTGTCGCACGATTTACGCAGTCCGCGTTGGCGGTAAGGACCTCTATAAGGACTTCAAGCTCGCCATCGAGAACGGCTACCGTCTGCGCGTATCGTCTCGTTATCCGTCCAACCTTGGCAAGCAGGTCTACCTGCGTTATGACAACACGGTCGGCAATGAGACATTCACGCTTTATAAGCCGGCTGCTCGTGCAACGATCCAGCAGAAGAAGCGCGGTGAGGTTGTCAGCAGTAATGCCGTCATGAAAAAGGATCTGCACCTTGCACTGGACCTCGGTCTTGGCCGTGATGCAAACCTCGTCGATGTTATCTCGAAGTTCAATGAGATGGACGGCAACAACGTCCTTGAACTCTCGATCGTCGATGAGAATGGCGTAGATGTCACAAACTCCACGGAAGCTTATGCAATCCCGCTGGGTGCAATCTTTCCGGGTGTTTACTATATCGGCCGCGATAAGTCGAAATGCGAAGAGATCACGAAGTCGAAGATTGTTGTTGCGGATGGCGAAGCTGTTGCTCCGTATTCCAATTTCGATCATAAGTACTTCCGTCGCCTCGAACTCAATACGGATGTTGCACAGCCGTACCCAATCTTCTTCCAGGCAAAGGATAAAAAGAACTTTGCTGATATTCTGAAGAACGTCGGCATCACGATGGCTAAGGATTGGGACTTCCTCGAGACTGCAAAAGTTTCGGATCGTGCATTCGCTACGGATAAGGTTGACTATGAAGAGACGAAGCTCTCCTCGTTTGAGATGTACAAGCGTCTCGGTAACGGCTATGCTATCACGGCTAAGGCTGTTAATCGTGGCGAAGGCAAAGCTCCGCGTATTACGGAAACGCCGATGGAAGACGAAGAGAACCGCATCGTTCCGCTCCTTGGTGGACTGTATGACGCAATCCAGGATGCAGAGGTCAAGTACCGCGTCCTAACGTGCGTATCGGCTGATGATACGATCTCCAGCAAGCTTCCGCGCGCAAATGATTTCAAAACAACGGTTGCTAAGACATACCCTGTTCTTAAGGACACGATCGCTCTCACGACTAAAGTTGACGAGAATGATCGTACAGCTGCCCGCAAGTTCGACATTAAGTTTGATGAAGTCAAAGATGGCGTTTCGGATGCTCTCACGGATGTTTATACAGACGAGGTGTTCCCGGTTATTGCCAAGGCTGATAATGCTGATGCTGTTAAGAGCGCAAATGTTGCGGCTGGCACGTACATCATGATTGAAGACAATGGCAAGACCATGCTTCATCGTGTCAATGCTTCTGGCGACGTAGATATGATCACGGGTAGCGATTATATCGGTAAGCATTACATTGTCGGCGATCAGATCTATGTCGGCGCTGCAGATGTAGATAATGCAACGAAAGTTGTTTTTGCTCCAGTAGAGTTCACGACAACGGGCGAAAGTGATAAAGCTGTTACTAAGTTCAATGATAAGGAATATGTCCTTGGCGAGTCCATGAACGAAGTCTTTGTTTTCCAGCCGAAGGCAGATAACAAGGTAGAGTGTCTTGGCGATCTCAATACGATGGTTGGTGATACGCAGGACGAAAGTGCGGCACTCCTCGTTGTTGCTGCTCAGGATCTTCCGTTCGGCATGAACCATGTCGTTGTCAGCTCTTCCGCTTTCGACAGCATGACGGTTGGCGAACTCGTTGATGCCCTGAATGCTCATCCGGTTACGGGTCAACTCTTCACGGCAGCCCTTACGGAGTCTGGTGCTCAGTTCCGTGATTACATGGTTACTGACGCCATGACAGAAATCAAGGAAGAGACGAAGACGAAGGGTCTTGGTGAGCTTACGGAAATGGGTGACGATCGTGAGATTGCTTACGATTACAGCCGTTACATCCCGTACCGCACGACGGATAATTTTGCTCGTCAGCTTGCACAGCATTGCACGTACACGGAGCTCAAAACGGCCCCGACGCACGGTTTTATCGGTTGCGCACGCCAAACGGATGTCAGCCTCACGGCTATTGCAAGACGTGTAGCAGAACTGCAGGAAGTCAATTTTGACCTCTATGCAAAGAACAATTACGGTCGCAACATCCTCGACCGCAACAATTATCCGTATGCAATCGGCAAGAATATCTCGATTACCTTCGGCCAGTATTTCGTCAACATGGAGAATGAGAACTATCAGTTCCTCTCCAAGGGTGAAGCTGGTTATGCTGGCATGGTCTCGCTTCTGCCGCTCGATCAGAGCTCCACGAGTCAGACAATCGATCTCGATGCTATCACGTTCCGCCTTACGCCGTCGCAGCTCGTCAAGATGACGAAGGCAGGTATCGTTACGTTTAAGCAGTCCTTCACAAAGGGAATTGTCGTAACGGACGGTATCACGATGGCTCCGATTGATTCTGCATTCCGTCGCCTTGCTGCATGGCGCATCATGGGTGCGGTTGAGGACCTGATCCGTCAGGCTGCAGAGCCGTTCATCGGTAAGCAGAACCATGTGACGAACCGCAATTCTCTCTACACGGCTATTAAGAGTCGCCTGGAGAAGATCAAGGGTACGCTCATCGAGGCTTATGAGTTCAACATGATTGTTGATCCAAAGCTCCTGAAGTTCTCTTACATCAACATCGAGTACACGATTGTCCCGGTTTACGAGATCCGTGAGATCCGTAACCAGATTTCTGTCAAGGATTCCCTTGACGAAACAACGGCTGTCGTTGCTTAAGTTCATTAAGATTGGGGCGGCCATAAACCGCCCTTATCTTTAATAGACAATAAAATAGGAGTGATAGTAGATGGCAGTAGGTACTGTTGCTACTGAGTACACGAAAACCTACACAAGTTTTAGTGGCTGCGATATTGTTTGCACGTTTGGCGGAACCGTCATCGGCGAGCTGCAGGCCATTACTTATTCCGTACAACGTGAAAAAGCACCGCTTAACTAAAAAGGTATAGGGCGGTGTAAAATCTTGCTCAAATCGGTGAACGGTAGTACCCAACGCCGAGGGTAAATTTTACTATTGACTTTTTGACTTTTTGACTTTTTAAGTGTTAAAATAGTAAAGTAAAGCCTGTAGAGACTCGACCTAAAAAGGTCCTGGCAGTTTTTCCATTCCGTAATGCGGAAGTAAAGGAGCGACAAATGAATAAAGATTTTGCATGGTTACTTGGTTATTTGCTCTCAGACGGATATATTTCTAGACCAAAATATAGAGGTAAAGGAGACGAACGTCATCTTTCCTTTATCTGTAAATATGATGACCGAGAAATTCTTTACAAAGTAAAAACAATTCTTGGAACTAAATCAAATGTTTTAGAGTATCCTCAATACAAATCACCACAAGCAAGACTCGATGTGTACAAAGTAATTCCATTAATCGAAGAATACGATGACATAAAAACTAAAATACCAGACACAATAAAAGGTTTTGAACGTCATTTTATTCGTGGATTGTTCGATGGTGATGGTACTCTTTCCTCTCGTGTGCGAAAAGGGAAAACAAAAACCTTTAGGATCGGATTTATTGATGAGTATCAGCATATTACAGAATGGGTTGCGAACACAATCGTAGATACGTTGATGTTAGACAAAAAAATACCTCGGTTTGTTCCACAGAGCAATGTGTGGGAAGTTATGTGGGAAGGCAATATTGCTAGGCTAATAGCATTTTGGCTTTATCATGGCGACATAAAAACATGTTGTCTAGAAAGAAAAAGACAAAAATATGCTATAGATGTTCTAGATGGTGTTGAATTCAGTAGTAAAATCAGTGAGCTGCTTTATGCAGTAAAAGCTACTCTTGTGGATAATACGATTGAATTCAAGTTGCCAAATATTAGTACCCTACCGTGGTGTCATAGATTGCAAAACTTGTTACCATTTAATACAATTCCAGTGTTTCATAACAAAGGAAGACGTAAATACTATAATCTTTATATTCCTCCAAAAAGTCGTACTGCCAATATGCAAGACATCTCTGACGATATTCAGAGTAAAGGCATAGTCCAATAATGCTATACGATGGGCAGCGCAGAACCGCGTTCCTTCTCGAGAGGTAAGCGCGGTATCGCCGGCACGCTCGTATTCACGATCTTTGACCGCGATGCTCTTATCGCTGGTCTGAAAGAGCACGTTGAGCAGGAGAAGTCCTTCCAACGTATCGGTAAGAATCTTAACATGGAAGCTATGACGCTCGATGATTGGGATCAGAAGATGACGGCGCGCGCTATTAATGGCGTATCTGGCGTCGCATCCAAAGAGTCGGACAAGATCACGCAGAACGTTGCGGAGAAGGCAGATCTGCAGTATGCAGATGAAATTCCACCGTTCGACATCACGATTTCGTTTGCCAACGAGTATGGCCAGAAGGCTACACTCGTTATCTATGGCGTTGAAATCCTGAACGAGGGTTCCGGCTTCTCGATCGACAATGTAACAAGCGAGAAGGCTTGTACGTTCGTCGCTCGCAAGGTTGACTATATGCGCCCAGTCAAGTCCAATACGGACGCTGCCTAAGCATATACAAACTGAATAACCTCGGTAATAGGGAAGTTGAGATTTCGGTCTCAACTTCCCTATTTTTTATAATATTGAAAAAAGTCCAGAACTGGACTTTTTGGAAAGGAACCGATATGGCAGACGAAAAGAAGCAGCCTACCATGCGGGATATATATCGAGAACGATCCAAGCTCCTTGACAAAGAAGTCCAGGAACATATCAAGAATTCCGAGAAGAGCGGAAACACGCTGGACAGCAAGCACTTCGATACGTATCTCCGTGATACGGTTAATAGCATTATGAGTGCGCCGACCGGCCTCCCAGAAAACGATAACACAGTTGTCACGAATACGCTCTACAACCACGCGCAAATTGAATTGAAGAGCGACTATAAGGATTCTCTGCGTTTCAATCCTCGCACGCCAAACAACAAGATGCCAGTTGCTGTCAGCAAAGATTGGGAGAAAACAGCAAAAAATGAACTCAAAGAAGTGCGCGGTGGCATCCGTAAACGTGCAAGAGAGATTTTATCTCAGAGTGTCGATACTGGCCGTACACCATCCCAGCAGCAATATAAAGACTACTTAAAAGGGCAGCTTGGTCAAGTCATTTCTGCTATGCCGCAGGAATACCAAGATTACGTCCGCGCTTATACAGAAGAATGGATCGACACGACTGCGGGCGACATGTACGATACGGATCTCAAACTGAATCCACGTAATGTCACCAATGATTTCCCTTGGACGAAGCAGGAAGATAAACCGTCCAATAAAAGTAGCGGATTATCTTCTGCTATGGAAAAACAGGTCCTCGCCAAGGCTCTCTCTCAACCGATGACAGAGTACGGCGATACCTACCGTTCATTCTCAGGCCATGATATGGTCTGCACGATCGACATGCCGATGCCAGATGGAAGCAACATCGTGAAAGTCATCGGTGCTCTCCAGACTGTCACCTATTCCATCCATGACGAGAAAGTACCGATTCGTTGTATCGGCGACATGAATGCCAAAGGGTACGTATTTGGCCCGCGCACGATCGCCGGTACACTTATCTTCAGTGTCTTTGATAAACATTGGGCACATTTCATCATGAAGGAGTATCTGGCGAATAAGAGGCTTGCTGCTCACTTCCTTGCAGACGAGCTTCCACCATTCAACATGACGATTTCCTGTGCCAACGAATATGGCTATAATGCAAGACTTGCCATCTACGGAATTACGCTAGTAAATGAAGGACAGGTTATGTCCATCAATGATGTGTACACAGAAAATACTTACCAGTTCTATGCCCTGGATGTCGACTATCTTTCTGATGTTGTAAGCAAAGCTTCAAACAAAATAAGCAAGAGTGAGAATCTTCCTGTCACGACAAAAGATGGCAGTACTGGAAACAAGGTCATTTATCTGGATGCACTTGGAGATATGTCTGGCGATGTAAAGCCATCTGATAAAGTCAGCCAAAGTACCGACCCTGACAAACCTGTCATAAAAGATTCGAACTATTACTTCAAAACGCCAAAAGAGCTTATGTATTCTCAGATCGCTGAATCAAGAAATCAGACGAATGACGAGCTGTTAGAGAAATATAACTCTGATAAAATCGATGAGGCAGAATTCCGTCGTTTGATGACTAAGAATGAAGAGAACTACAAGAAGCGTATGGAAGATGCTGCCGCCTATTATGAAAAGAATTCCAAGAAAGACAACAAGGATAAAGATAAGAAAGGAGATGAGAAGAAAAAATGATATTGAATCCAATCTGCATGATTCGTCAATTCGGCCACACCTTGCAGATGCATGTCAACTCCTTTAATAGCGGCCATGATGTGATTTACTGGCAGTATGATGGTGAAGATACGATAAATCAGGCCAATATCCCCTCGGCTATGTTATATCTCGATGTATTCGAACGCGAAGGCGTCTACTGGCTCTGGACGAGCGGCAGTGATGGCGAATCAAGGAAGATGCGTGTCTATTTCCGTGCCGATGAGCCGTCGGCAATCATTGACCGTATTCTTGGTTATACGAATGTCGAGCAGAAGAAGAACTGGGCAAGAATCATCTTGACACGCCTGCGCCGTGACTTTGAGACAGATCCGAAAACGCCGATCATCGAATATCTGTATCGCTACATGATGGAGACAGTAAATCTGCAGGATTACGAGAGAGACTTCTTCTACGAACTCATCTTCATGGCAGAGCGTTACCAGAACCGCATGAATATTGCCATGAACAGCAGTCTCGAGGCGTTCCCCTCGCTAATATACGGCGGGCGGCTTCAACTTAAGACAGAGAAGAAGCTGACTTCTATACGTATCCTTCCAGTTGACACTACAGGAGAAATCCAACCATTCCCTACTATCTATAAAGACATCACGGATGACTCGGATACTTGCGTCTCGCTTCCAGAGGAGACGTTTGGCTATATCATACCGATGGCCGCCGAGCACGACTGGTTGAATTATTTCGTCCACTATCAGTTTGAGTATGATTACGCCTCTGAGTTCTGGGGAAAGACTGTAAATGAACTGGAACAGATCGATCATGTTATTGCTGACGATATCGAAATGACAACAAACGGCTCTGAGCTTACGGAAGACGATAAAGATATCTGGAAACTTGCTAAAGCAAAAACACCTTATGATTTTATCGTGCCACGTCCAATCTTCGAAGATACAGAGCCACTTTCTTACTGTATAGTATCAATCCCTGGCTGGAAGCTATTAGAAGCAACAAATCAGCAGTTCTATATCTCAACGCGAGAAGATGATCTCCTGCTGCATGATGATTTCGATACTCTGACTCCTATCGATAAAGAAACCGTAGTCGTCGATCGTATCCGTAAATATGTTGATGGCAAGCAGTTCTTCTACATCCAAGACAATAAGGGAAAGATTGTCAGCCGCCTTTCCTATCATAATTTCCAAGATGTATTCTCAGAAGAATACCGAGAGAAAGACCGGCAGCTCTACTTTGATCTCTATGAGAAGCGAATACGGAATGCACTTCGATATTATCTGCCGGCAGCAGAGCAATATGTCATGGACTTAATAGCCCGCTTCCGTACGATGCCAGAAGTCAATGTCGATGAGCTTTATAAATACATTCTTACAGAGGCCGTACGTTCCTATGCAGATCACGAGAACGTAGACAAGCTGATGTTTGTCATCCTGGAAGACTGGCACTCGAATTTCAATCAGGATGCCAACTTCTTCACAGATTCGATCTACTATTATTATGCAGAGAATCGATTCACATTCCCGCCGAGCGACGAAGATGAATATCTCCTCTGCGTTGAGACGATCAACTTTGACTCGCAAGATATGACGCCTAAAGTAGAATATTATCACTCTAATAGCAGTAGAGCGATCTCTTTCTATATCCGCAACATGAAGTACTACAGCATCTATGCGATCAATCTGACTACTTATCATCGCTCTGGCTTCCTCTTTATCGACACTTATGACCATGTAGATCCTATTATCTATCGAAACGGCATCACTTATGAAAGGGTGGTATAACGCATGTCATCGAAACCATTAGACCAGCGCCCGATTCATACGCCGTATCAGACAAGCTATCATCGTACGAAAACAGCAGATGGATTCAAGATTGATGGCGCATTCCTGAAACGATATTATTCCGTCATCGACGCAGAAGTCTTCTTCGGTAACGAATTCGTGGAAGATATCGCCTACATCGATTGGAACGTCAACCAAAATGTCTTGCCGCTCTTCGGCTACAACAGCTACACATACGATGAGCTTGCAAGAGGGAACCGTATCATCCAAGGCGTATTCGATATCAATTTTACGTCTCCGAACTACCTGTTCCAGATCTTGAAAGCCGCAAAAGACGATTCCATTACGACAATGAAATCTTATACGGTACATGTCCCGCAAGATTCTGTTGCAGCTATTAACACAAGTCTTCAGGGAAAAGGTATCGACGGCAATAATCGAGGGCCAATCTGGCCGGAGACATTCGATATTGATATTATCTATGGGCAGAACACGGGCATAGGCGATCCTGTCCATATCTTCCTGCAAGGCGTTGCGATTCAGTCTTGCCAACAAATGCTCTCTGGCAGCGCAACAGACAGCCCGCCGAGCATCCGTGAACGTTATACCTTCCTTGCAAAAGACATCAAGACTGTTGGTTAATAGCCTTACATCTTGTAATATACCGATTGTAAAATGCAATAAAAATCTACTACATAATGGGGGAAACTAATTATGGCTAACCAGGATACAGATATTCAGAAACAGGCAGCAGGTGCAGTCACTGCTGCTCAGATTGAGACATGGAAAGACAAATATCGTCACATCTATAAGACAACAATTGGCGATATCTCTGTCATCTGGCGCAAGCTCCGTCGTAAGGAATACGTTGAGACGATGACCGAGCAGATTGAGTCACAAGATACGAAAATCTTTGATCGTCAAGATGAAATTTGCCGTCTCTGTGTGCTTTTCCCGGAAAACATCAATGATGTCATCGAAGAGAATGGCGGCATCTCTGGTGCAATCGCTGATGAAATCCTTCTGAAATCCGGTTTCGACGTCTCTGAGACAGAAGAATTGTAAGGTGGTGACTTCATGATAAAGGTTTCCGAAGATCGGCCTATGCATGTCGATGATATCTTCGAGCTCATCATGGAGTTCAAGAAATCCTACCGAAATGTTTTTGTCTATCAGGTCGACGAGCAAGTATTCATCTATCGTACATTGTCGCGCAAGGAATACAAAGATATCTTGAACGATAAGCGATTTAATGATTTCGAGAAAGAAGAGATTATCTGTGATACCTGTCTCCTCTACCCTCATCCCGATAAGATTGACTGGGATGAGATAGATGCAGGAGTTCCTACGGAGCTCATGAAGCAGATCCGCAAGAATTCCTATCTCGATGGCAAGAAATCGCGGCAGCATATCCTGGATTACTATCGTTCTGAGATGTTCGATCTGGACAACCAGATTGTCTGTATCATCAACGAGGCATTCCCGCAGTTCGATATCGAAGAGATCGAGGATTGGGATGTCGACAAAATGACAAAATACTTGACACGGGCAGAGTGGAAACTTGTCAATCTGCGCGGCCTGGAATTTGTTGATCCAAAAGGTGAGATGTATGACGACAATCGAGAGGACGAAATGGACATGGCAGATTACCAAGCCCAAGAAAAAATCGTCCCAAAAACCGAAGAAATCAACGTGGACCGTTCAACAACTATTCGGGGCGGTTCGCGAGCGGATAAGCTCACCCCGGACAAGATAAAAGAACGCGAAGAATTCTTGAAGAAATTCCCGCAGTTTGCCAACGATGACGGCATGCGTGGAATTGACGGCCTGGAGCAGAGTGGCGTAGACGTTACTTCTCCGGCTCTCCGCCCAGGGTGGGGCTAAGAGTTTGAATTTTGAAAAAAGTCCAGTTCTGGACTTTTTCGTTTGAGGTGAAAACTTTTGACAGAAGAAGAGAAAAGACAACAAGCGAATAATCAGGACCGGACTGCCAGCCTGATAAGCCGAAAAAGCTTATTGGAAGGCACAGGAGTGGCTGCTGCAGCATTAGGCTCAGCAGCCATTTTGTATAGAACGGGTTCTGTCTCTCGATTTGCGAAATCCCTCGATAAAGGGTATCGCTTCGCAAAGAACACAGGAAAAACCTTTGGCAAGCTGTTGGGGACAGAGAACATGACGATTGATGATGTTCACCTGGCCGCTCACAAGATCAAGAAAGACTGGCGTACCATATCGAGAGAGGCAAGCAAGAAGCCTATCTCCTTAAGAGCGAATAATCCTGATACCATGTTTGCTCTGATCCATTCCATGGAAAGTGCCAAGACAAGTAGCGGGCATATTGCAAATAAATTATTCCAGGATAATGAGCTTGTCATGCCTGCCAAGGATATGTATTATCGGAATTATCATGATGGCAATCTGAATACAGAGCGCCGTTTCATGAAATTCATTCGAGAAGTATCGCAAGGTGTACACGATGAGGAAACTGTCCAGACAGCATACAAACGCGCTGGCTTCAACGAGAAGCAGATGCAGAATGCTGGCAAGCTTGTCAATCTTATGTGTGCCAACGATAATCAGACGGCTCGACAGAATTTCAATAAATCAGTACAGGAAGCTGCAAATTCTGCTTACGAGAAGCTGCATGATATTGCTTATCTTGAGAAGAGATGGGGCAATCAATCGCTTCTTAGCAAAGGATTCAGTGCGGTAACTGGTGATCAAGGAGCATCCGTACGAGACATTCTTGCAAATCGCGCAAAGATCCGTAAGAGCTCTACAAGTCTGCGGAAAAAACAAGACGGCATATATAGTCAGAATGAGACGTTGGATCTTCTTGAAGAACTTCGGCAGCATTATGCAAAACAAGGTAAAGAGTTTGAAGAGCGTTTCTTGAATCTGCGCCCTGACTCTGGAGCGCTTCGCGTAAATTCTAAAGGAGAACTCTATAGCTTCAACGTTCCGTCTGAGATTATGCAGGACGCCCTGCAGCTGGGCGCCCTTACGATTCCCGGTAAGATACTAAAGCTCCGTGACCTTGAGCAGGCCAAGAAAGCTCCTGTTATGAGTTTCATCGGAAGCGGAATCAAAGATCCGTCTCTTGCTGCTATCGTAAATCCTATTCATAAAGATGGAACAAAGAACAGGACGGTTGAAGGCAACTACGTCCGCATTCTTGATGAAGTCTACAGAATCGGAGATGACGGGCTTGAAGACAGCCCAGTTGCAACCGGTATCCGTGCGATGTCTTCTCGCTTTGGCTGGGCACAGCGTATGCAGCATCAGCTTGCTGGAGACACAGGATTCGAAGAAAGTTCCAACATTGCTTTTCGCATACTGGATATTGGTCAAGATCGCGATCATTTTTCTGGCAGCCCCTTCTCTGGAGTCACTGGCGTCGTCAAGAAATTCACAGACAAGAATTGGAGACAGAATGTCTTCAATCGGCTTCTTGATCCGAACGAAGAAGAACTGAAAGCTTTTAAGGAAGCAGCTACCGATGAGCAAGCAAATGTTGGCTACGCAATCTCATATCTTGACAATGCGAAGCGTGCGCAGAAATTCCTGAAAGAGAATACTTACTCTTTGACAGAAGACTCTCTCGTTCAGTTAGAAAAGAATTCAGATGGCCGCGCAAAAGATCTTTTTGTATCTCTCCGCAGGAAAGACGATCAGGAACTCTTGAGTGAGATCCTGAAAATGGAGCCAGAGGATTTTCAAAATCAGGATCTCAAACATCTCATAAGCCGCTACATCCATGATCCGATTGGTACACAGAATAATATGATGTACCTCCGCACAGATCGGTCAAGACTCAGTACAGGTGGCGGCAGCGTTGGAAATCTCTTTACGCAGGACTACGGCACAGAGTCTGCTGATTTCTGGGAGCTTCTCCGCACAGAAGTTGGAAAAGAAGCCTTTTTGCAGCACGCCGCAGAAAAGGGTGACAACAGCGTTCTTTCTCTTGTTGAGAGTGCTTCCTCGATTCTCCCTCAAAAAGAAGCAACAGAAACAAAACGTCTGGCGCAACTTGCGTTATTCCAGAAGCGGACAGGGCTTAATGACGAGATGCATGCGGCTGCCCGTTCCACAGATGAAATCTGGAATAAGGTACGTCGTATTGAAGGTGTCATGAACACCAATGTCGATATAGTTGATCAGGAATTCCGCAAAGAATTTCGCAACATGATGAACGAGAATATCTCAGTCACAGAAGCGCGTGAGGTTGATGAAGATATTTTCGCGCCAGAAGCCTACAATACTGTCATTCATACAAAAAAGATGGCTACGCCATTCGATATTATCCGTGGCTTAAATGAATCCATTAAGAGTGGCAGTACAAAACCTGTTGAAGATGCTACTTCGCTCTTCTTCAAACAGTTTGTAGCAGGCCGCGACGATATGGAGAATGTCACGTCTGCTACCTATATGCCATACTTCCTGCTCTCTCGTCTGTCGGATGATATGAATACATTCGGCCTCGGGTTCTCCCGTGAATCAATGGGCAGCGTTGGACAACTGGCAACCAGTATCTTCACGAAACGCATCCTTCCTGTAGTGATTGGTGCAACTTATCTTGAATGGGCCGATGATACATCTCAGGAAGTCACCGGCACATCCATAAGTGGCGCGCTCGCAAATGGTGTCGCGAATGTTGATCTTGCCGCACGTAAAACATTGGATTCTTTCGGTATAACGCCTTGGCTGAATGAGTTAAAGAGTGTCAACCCAATCATGCAGTACTGGGGCGACAAGACCAACTTCATGGGCTACGATGAGCGCAAGAAGTATTATGAATCCGGCTACGATCCGCAGCGCAAAGCTCCATGGTGGACATTCGGCGGCGTACAAGAAGCGCGCGGTGGAGAAATCGAGTACTGGACACCTTCTTTTGCTCGTCGTATTAATAGCGACTATAAAGACAAAGCCCTCTATGATGGTTATTTCGATAAGTGGTCACACAGTTGGCTCCCGACTCCATCTAATCCACTCTCTCCTATAAAGGCGCTCTTGGATCCATATTGGTTGGAAGAGAAGCATGCAGATGATCGTCCTTATGTGCTCAGTGCGCCAATGTTTGCAGAAGGTACTCCTTGGGGAGCTGTCCTGAATCCAACAGTCGGTGCAATCCTTAAACCACAGAAAGAACTGTATCCAGATCGTCTTCGCAACGGTGTCGACATCAAATCTGCTTTGCATGCTTTGAATGAAAACATCAAGGCAAGAGCTCGTGACCTTAGTGAAACAAACATGATCGAAGTCAAAGGCGATTCCGCAATCCCAGTACGTTTTACATCATTCGACGCGCCAACAGAAGATACGAAAGCGATGTCTGTACAATATAATCCATCTGCAGGTGGACTATATAAAAGCTCCGACACGTATGGCGTCTATAGTCCGCAAGAAAATATATCTGCTGGCTTTACGAAATTCTCATCTAGTGGCGGATCTAGTGGCGGATCTAGCAGCGGATCCGGTGGAGGATCTGGTTCCGGTTCTGGAAACAACGGCGGATCTGCTGCTAAAACGCTTCTTGACGATTATGGACCTATCAGCTTGTCAGCACTCGTTAAAAATGCTTTATTCTCCAATGAGAAATTCCATCGAGATGGCGAAATTATGCAGACCTCAGATGGCCAGCTCGGTGTTTATCACGCACCTACGAATAAAGCAAGAACAACACGAGAATTAAAGAAGACATCTGACCTCTCTCTTGAAGAGAGCCTGAAACTCGATGCTTATATCAATGGTGACGATGGCTCAAAACTGGAACTTGCTAATCTTATCCACAGTTTCAACCCAAAGAATCTGTTGCGTCAACAGAATGAAGCAATCAAGGGCAAGGCGCAAAACTCAGATTCCTTTGATGAATCAGAAGGTATTATAACACCAGAGCGACTTGCACATTTTCGCCCATCACAAGGTATGGAATTACTGAGTGATCCGGATACCATCCAGGAACTCATTCACGCTGGCAAAGGTGCAGACTTTGTAAAAGAAGCAACAACTTCGGCTCGCCTAATCACAGGTATCTATGGTTATATGGGGTCGGAAGCATTCGATTTTGGCAACTACAACGAGAAATTCCTTGCCAATGCATCTGACATGACGAGTCTTTCTCGTGCTTTCTGGGATTCCAGTATTGGTGGCGCTGGTGGTGAAACGGCTGATATCATCCGTCGCTTTATCCCAGACTATAAACGCGGCAATCGATTGAATCCGCTCATGAACAATATGCCTGACTGGCTCCCTGATCGCTTCAGATATGGAGACCCTTTCACAATTGTAAAAAATGGAGAAATGCGTCTGCCAGGTAAAGGATGGGAATCCTTGAATGAATTGCACCCTGATCAGTACGATGATTATGGTGCGTTTGACCGTTTCAAGATCCTTGCCGACATCGCGCCATTCTCTCCTGAATATAAGATGTGGCGCGAAATCGCTAAAAAGACTGTCACGGATCCAGCTCTTAAAGAAGAAATGGCCGAGATCCGCAGCCGTGTCTCTCAGCAGGGGCGCAAGCATGATTTCTACAACTACAATGTCGTCGGCAAGAGCTTGGATTATGAGAATGTAACTGTGTCCGAGGTACTTGGCTACGGTAAATTCCGTTCAGGCTCTACAATCTACAAGATTGCCGGCGCACGAGTCCTCTCGAATGAAAACCAGTCTATGTCGGATGTCTTGGGCAAATATCTTCACGAGGGCATGACGGTTACGATTGCAAAAGACAGCGATGAAGCATACCAGACCAACAACGATGCTGACCATACAACAAACGTTGCGGTCTACATTGATGGTAACAATCTTGCGGAAGAGATGATTCAGAACGGTGACGCTGCTCGAAAGAAAGGCGACACATCTGCACCAGCTGTCCTTGGACGGCTCTCGACAACGCAACGCATGATTGGCTATCTTTCAGAACTTGTAGCACATGCCGATCTTCCGTGGATCTCAGACCAGTGGCTGCGTGTCCGCACTCCTCTGGAATCTTATCAAGCAGAGCAGGTATATGGTACGCCATACCAAAGCTGGGATCATCCGATTGATTCTTTCTTACTGCCAGCATGGGAACGCGCAATTCATCAGACTGGATACGTAAAGACAGCGATGCGTATGCTGTTTGAGAACGTCAAGGATATGGATGGTATCAGCAAGACGAAGAAACATATGGCTATGATGGGCTATGTATTCGCAGATCGTGGCGCGTTCATTGGAGGTGCTATTGCTAACTTAATAGCGCCTGGCAAAGCAAAGCTCGCTTATCCAGCTATGCGTATTGCAAGTCATCTGTCTACAGCGGCTCACTTCATGACAGGCGGCAACGACATGTTCGATGAAGTGACAAGTGGTGCTTCGATCGGTATGGAAGTTGCTCGTTTCTTCAAGAAAGAACGCGCTGTTGGAGTAGCAGCAGGTGCAGCTGTCGGTGCAGCCTACCGATTGCTTTTTGGCGATAAAGGGGATTGGATCCCTGAACGTACGAAAAAGAAATGGGAGATGGAAGATTACTTTGACCGTCTCACCTATCTCAAGTACATGGGGCTCTATCATGAAGCCGCCCGTCGTGCAAAAGATGAAGAAGGCGTCGATGTTGAAGACCTTTCCGACCGTCTAGAAGAAAAAGAGAGCAAGATCCAACAAGCTGTTGAAAGACTGAAGAAACTCAAGGACGCCCTTCGTTCGTCAAATGACCATATCATGAATGACGACAAGAAGGGCTTGATGAAAGCGCTCAACAAGAAGATCAATGCGCTTGGTGATAATACAACTATCATTGAAGGTGGCAAATGGACGCATACTGCATTGATCTATAAGCAAGCTGCTGAAAGTACAATGTATGGCATCGGACAGAACTCTTCCTGGGCGCAAATCATCACGGCTCTTCCGACATCCGACAAAGAGTACTTCATGGAGTTTGTCAAAGAACGCGATCCAGGCAAGCGTGAAGAGATCCTGCGCTTTGCTTCGCCAGCACTTCAGAAGGCACTCTCTCTTGCATGGGGGACAGACGCGCCGAAGACAGAAAGTAATCAGGAGTATTTCAAGAAGCATAATCTGCCAACATCGGATTGGACAGGCTGGGCGCCAAACGTTGATCTGAAGAATGTTGAGATCAAAACCATTAATAATGAAGGCATGCTGCTTTCAGACTTTGGTTATTATGAATCACAGCTCCGCGATCCCGACGTAGCTAACGCTCCAGATCTTAATATTCGCAGTCAAAAAAATACATCTTCTGTTAAAAGCAACATTGAGAAGATCTTGAAAGGGCGCGGCCTGAGAGATATTGATATTAACGTAACTAGCAACACAGATACCGATACGCATCGCATCATCTCAGATATCGCTATTTATACAGGCTCGAAAAGACTACAAAGGATGGTTGATGACTCGATCGATCAACAGACAAGCTGATCTATTAATAGCCCCATACCATGCGGGGCTTTTTATTATCTTTGGATTTCTCGGTAATTCTGATATTAGTAGATTACAAATTGCAAAAAGTCCAGAACTGGACTAATCTGACAATTCTCGGAAATAGATAAGGATGGATAGATAAATGGCATTACCATACGACGAGAGCGGGCGCAATATCAATCAGCAGGGCATCCGCGAACGGATGAAAAAAGTCGCGGAATATTATGCAGAAGAAAAAGCAAGGATATATCTCCAAGACAATTCTGTTCATGGTCTGACAGCCAGAGAAAGAGAATCGCGCAAACAGGAATATCTTGAAAAGCAGAAAAAGTATTTTCAGCATACAGTAGCTCTTGCAGAATGGAATCGTATCAATAATTTCCAGACAAGCGCATCTTCTTCTCGTGTGCTATTAAGCTATAACGGCTTACGTTCTGCTAGGCAGCGCGTTCAATATCCAGAATTGGAACGCCAAGTCGCGCAGGTGTACCAAAGAGCAGGAACAAAGCTTTTCCATGGTATCACGATCAATAATCAAAAGGGGAGCCAATTTTTCGGCAGCAAAGAGGAATCCACAGATCTTCGCTATCAGCGTTCTGATACACCGCAGATCATGCAGAGCACAGAAGACATGACTGCCGCCTACAGGAATATCAAGAAGCAAGGAAAATTTGTTTACTGGGATACCGAGACATTTTCTGGCAACAACCGTTATGGTCAGATGCAGACAGATGCCCTGACTGAGTTCAACTTCCGTATTGTATCCCGTAAGAGCAATGGAACCTGGGATCTTGATAAGAGTACGGATCGCACGAGGATTCATAAATCTGTCATCGGTAGTTCACAGAGAGAATACGATAAGAGCATGAATCTTATTGCCAGATACCGTGCTGGTGATAAAACACTCTCGGAAGGTGAACGAGTTCAGGTCCAGCGTCTTGCTCTCACAGGTCACGAAAAAACAACATATGAGATCGGCAAGGATGGCGTCATCAACTTCAAGACATTTGCTGGCAAAGAAGATGTTCGCAGCAATGTGGCAAAACTTGCTGAAGTAGGCGCGCGTCGTATGCGCGAATTCGGCATTGCACAGGAAACTGCTCCTCTCGTTGATTATAATGGCTTCAGGATGAAAGGCTGGGAACGTGAAATGCTTTCCGGTCTTAAGCCAATCCTTGAACAAGGCGTAACAGCAGTTGGTTATAACACAGCAGGATTCGACTGGCCAACACTTGCCACCTTCTTGAAACGCGCTGATACGACTGATGGGTTCAAAGCGGCTCTTAAGAAAATAACGGGCGGCAATAATTCTGTCTTGCCAAAGCATCAACTTGATACTTTAGCAGCTATCCGTAATGCAAACATCAATCGTCGTGATCTCTATACAGATGAAGAATGGGGCGAGCTCAGTAAAGACGGGCTCACTTCTCTGCAGCAGGAAGCGTTGACATTTCGTCACGGCGGCAGAGCGGCGCATGATAAGATCTATGCGGGTCTTGAAGCTCACATGGCTGATACAGATACATATGTCGGTGCGCATCTTCTCATTAATTCCGACATGATGGATCTCATCGATCTGCCGGAACAAGAAGCAAGAGCTGGTAAGGCAATCGCTCTCAAGGGCGGCGATCAGCAGCTTTTTATGTCGAGCACGGGTCGTCACGTCAGCGGTTTCGGTCTTTGGGGCTTCCGCAAAGATAACTTTACAGGAGAATATCGTACAACAGATGGCTATGCGATTTCTCGGACGGATGACGGTGAAACGAAAGTCCGCAAAGAGATCATGGATCAATGGCTCTTCAAAAAAGAAGCCGCATACTCCATCTCTAGCATCAAGAAATTCAATGAAGATGACGAGTTTGGCAATCTCCTCGGTGACATTAACCCAGACTGGAATAAAAATGGTCTGTATTCTGTTACATTTAACCCTGTTGTCAACAAAGGACAGGAAACGATCATGTCACAGTCTCCTATCACGATTGTTGGCTCGAAAGACAAACTGCAGCAGTATATCTCTTCCACAATGTACCATGTGGCCGATAAAGATGCTCAAGATGAATGGCAACTTGCAGACGATGAAAAGATGCGTCATGATCTTGGCGTTGTAGCAATTGATGAAACAGACTCCGATGATGTCGTAGAAGCTTTTACAAAAAACACAGAGAAAGATAAGAAAGCTCAGCTGCAATATATCCTCAACAATGCAACACTTCGCATGAAGTACGAATCTGCCGCCCGCGATTCTCGTGAATTCAGCTACAAGAAAGACACTGGCATCATGTCGTACCTCAATGACAGGAACGCTTATGCGACAGACAGCAAGGGCAACTTCAGCGAGAAAAAAGCTCGGGAATTTGACAAGATGGTCAACGAGAACTCTCGCAAGCTAGAAAAGAAGCTGTTAAACATGAAGCCGGGCGACACGATAAGCGACGCCGACAAAGATCTCACATATCACAGTTATTTCGGCTATACGGATTTCTCGGACAAGAACCGTCCGAATGTCTTCTCGGAAACCATCTCCAAGCAGCTCGCCCGCATTGAGCAAGTTGGCAAGAACCGTTACTTCTATGAGACAGCCATGCGGCATGCTCGTATCCGTGCCGGCCTCACTGCCGTACCAGAGAAATTGGTTCAAGGCCAGAATTCTTATATGGAAGATGTACCGAACAGTAAACGTACGGTCGTAGAGTCTTACTATAAGCACTATCTGCAAGCAATGGAAAACGCTGCTATCGAGAAACATGGCGAACACATTGCTCGCAATATGCAGAATCTCGGTGCATATCGTTATACGAAAGACGGATTCGAAGTCAACTTGAAAGGATATCGCGGGATAGAAGAAGACAAGTTTGTCCGCTTCAATCTTAATAGCTCTGGTCTTGGTTATGCCAACCAGATTTATCGTGCTCTCGGTATCGACCCGGATATTCGTCATTATAGTGACCATGACAAGACTGGCGAACTCAAGAATTTTCAGCAATGGTTCCTCGCGCAAGGAAGAGTTCAAGGTGCTGATGGTACTGTTAATGACAAGCCAATATATGAACGCATCAAGTCTACGCATAGTAGCGAAGAAGCAGCACAGATCCTAGTCAGCAATTTCAAGACAGCTCGTGCAGCAAATCCATATGCTGGTATGTCAAAAGACACATATCGCTATAACATCACGTCTGGCTTGATGAATCAAGGTGTCCTCTCGGTTGCAGATGTCGATGAGATTGCCAAAAAAGCAGACACAACGATCCCTGAGATCATGATCAAACGCGGCGATGATCTTAAACAGCATGCACAGAATATTTCCGATAAGATCCTCTTTGGTGGCCAGAGCGAAAAAGAAGTTCGGAAAACGCTTTCAAAAGCTGGCTATAATAAAGAGCAGATCGACCTGCAGATGATGGCACGCCGTCAAAGATATGCTGATACTGTTGACTTCATGACAGACTACTTATCTGCTTCTTTAAAAGCTGGTGCAGATATTGGCTATGATGAGTCTGCAGGTAAGGTGTGGTTTGCATATCAGGGCAAAACACTCATGCTCGACAAATTCTTGCCGAAAGATTCTTTTGAAAATGGCATGTTCTTCACAGAGCTTGGCAAAACGAAGACGGCAACACCGATTGGCCTTTATGATGTCAACGGAAAGCTCCAGTACTCAAGCTTGATTCGCAAAGCTGCTCCGTCAAGAGGATTCATGCAAAGTGTCATTCGACGCGGCCTCGAGGGAAGTGACCTTCTTGGTCAGCTGGAATATCTCGGTAAAAAATTCGCCGGCACACTTCGAGAAAGTGCTTCTGTAGCAGGTCTTGATGCGCAAGATCGTAAAGCTGGCATGTATTTCAACTTTGCCGATGTTATCCAACATCTTAACGAGATTGGCTTAGATGATTTCTCTACTGGCAATGAAGCAATCGACAGTATCCTTAACGAGTTGATCCATCGAGATAGATCTGAGGATATGCCAACTGGCGATACCGTCACAACAGCACAGCGTATTGCTGTTAATGAAGAACGTCAGAAAATCTTGAAGACAGCGATTGCAGCTGTCAATGCGCCAAAAGATGTACAGGAGCAGGTTGGTAAACTTCAGTTTAGTACAAAGCATGCAGGTGAATTCGTTGCGACAATGGATCCAATGCTGGATGCTTTTGAATCGCTTACATCAACAAAACGCGGTATTCACAACCAAGCTTCTCGCGCAATCCACTTCAACCTTGACTTGGCAAAGCAATATCTCTCTGGAGATGATGTAAAGTTCGGTCAAATGATTTCATCTGCAGCACGCTCGTATGCCAGTACGAATCTTACGAGTGACGTTGGTTATGAAGTTGAAACAGCTGCCCGCATCAATCGATTGGCAATGTCGACGAAAGACGTTCGCCGTGTCGTCAATGATTATGTTGCCGAAAATGATGCAAATCCTTACGTTGTTGATCTTCTTTCATCAATTCATACAGATGAAGGTGCTGGAGCATTTGATCCGAAAGTCGCCGACCGCCTCTTCTCATATCGCACATCGATGCAGAAGGTTTCTTATGATAATGTTTATTCTCGTAATCCTGGCATCGGGAATGTTATTGAAAACCTATCTAGAAGAGATGTAAATATCATTGACAACGAAGCAGCTGCAGCATTCCGGTTCATTCAAGACGGCGATCATCTAAAAGTCCAATATGGTATGGGCCGCTATGTTGAAGCAGGATCTGCTTTCCTTTTAAAAGCCGCTTCTGACAATGAAGATGAACCTTCTGCCATCATCGCAAAAGAGTCTGGTGTCCTGCGCCTTGGCGTATTCAGTAAAGATGGCAAGCATCTTGCTACGGAACAGGCGATTGCTGAAGCGATCAAGAGCGTACAGGTGAGGCCAAATGCCACAGAAGAAGAGCTCCAGCGGGCAAAAGAAACCGCAATGGATATTCTTCAGAAGAAATTCGATATCAGCTACTACATTAAGGGAGCGAATGCAGCTACCAACTTGAAGCTCGCAGAAATGGGCGTCGAGAAAGGTATGATGCGTTCGATGGCAGCATCGATCGGCTCGATCGATAAACGCGTCAATGATTTCCTTGATGATGTTGGACTCAGCCATATCAAAGGCAGAGTCCTGGATATCGAATATCTGGATTCTTTGCAATCGGCTCGCCCTTTTGAAGAGACAATGTTTGGTCAGTTTGCCATGCATGAATCTGGTTATTCTGCCGGTAAGATCGAACAAAACATTGCCAAACATTTTGGCACCGTCTCCGCATTCCACGATGCCCTTGTTGAAGAGCGTTATAAACCATGGCAGGTCCTGCAAGAAGGATTGAAAGCTGCCGGATTGCAGAATAATGGCGAAAAAGTCCATATGATTTCCAACGCTTTTAAAGCGGAGAAGAAACATCAGGACGCAAAAGCCCTTTTCAATCGAGTCGCTAACGCTCTCATGGACAAGTACGACGATGACGTGACAAAAGTCAAAGATATCATGTCGAAGAGCGTTTCCGGTCTTGAGATTCGTGATGGTCATATCGTTATCAGTAATGATGACTATCAAGCGTCTCTTGGAGCATTGAAAGAGATCAGCGATTCACTTGGAACAACGCGCCGCGCCGGAAAAGATGGCATCGAAGCTGATTTTGCACGTACCGACGTAGAACTTGAGCCGAATGTTGACCGTGGACGTATCTATGTATCTGGCGGTTCTATGCAGAAAGCAATTAAGCTGAATCATCGTGCACAGGCAATCCTCGGCAGTCAGCGTATGAGTGATAATCGCAAACAGCGTATCCAGAAAGCGTTGACCAGTTCTCTTGGCGAAGAACGAGGCAATGAGATCTATCAGAACTATATTGACCCATACAAGGAAGGGGATGTTGTCTCGAGCGCTGCTCAGCAGTTCATCAAGGATAATATCTATACACGCCCCGGCGATGAGATGGATCCGATGCTCGAAGGTGCTGCAGAGCATAACAAGGCTCATATTGCCACAATGGATGGCGGAAATATCCATATCAGCGACGAGATGCGGGAAGGTCTTGCACAAGACGGCATCAAAGACGAGAAAATCGTCAACAGTATCGTTGCGACTGCTGCAGACCGTGGTGCTCGCAAGATCAGCCGCCGCGTCATTGAAGAGCGTTATGCCGCACAGTCTTCGGCTCAAGCCATGCGCTTCAATAAAAAGGGCGGCGGCACAGAAGACATGGCTAATATTGTCCTCGAAAAGTTGCCTGATATGCAGCGCCTCAGCATCGAAGAAGTCACGATGCCGAAGAATGGCAAATCTGCGGTAGAATTCATGGATGCTCCGTACGGTAAAGAGATCATGCTCGATACGCATCTGAGCTTCATGGACGACCAGATTTATTCGACATCGACTGGCGAAGGTCGTTTTGTCTACGTACCGTATGCGCCGCCAAAAGTCATGCCGAATGGCGAACTTGCTCTAACTTCTTCACAGAAGACGCTCGGACGCATCCATAATCTCGTTCAGCGCCATCAAGAAGACATTGCAGCTGGCAGGGCATCGAGCTCCGACAAAGAAGAGTTCATGACGCAGTATAAGTTGGCAATCGATCAGCTGCAGCAGGATATCCGCGTCGATCTCACTTCAAAGACTGGCTATCTTGCAAATCTTTCACGTGCTCATATCGAAGACTCCGGTATTTTTACTGCTTACGGTAACTCGCTGTTTGGCGGTGAGAAATCACAATTCTTCAGCCAGCTAAACTTCCAGGGAATCAATCTCTCGGAACAAGCAAAGAAAGCCGGCCTGGATTTCGACTACACGATCCTGAGTCGCGAGGCCATGCATGATTTCTACGACACCAAGGCAGATGAGATCTTCCAGTCTCTCGGCATCCAAGGAGATAAGACACAATTCAAACAGGGGCTGTATGACCGCTTGAGCACAGATGGTACTCTTGCGCTCAATATCCGTGAGCCGCAAGGGTATGCAAAATCAACATCGATCAGTGCAACTTATTTCTCGGACGTTGTCCGAGGCGACGAAGCGATCGTCGGTGCAGTACAACACAATTCTAAGAAAGGTGACTATGACTCCGATAAAGTAGAAGCCGCTCTCTTAAAAGCGCGTGCTGTCATCACAGGAGACAATGGCAATACGATTGAACGCGAGATTGACTATGCCATGTTCAATCAGCTGCAGTCAGCTGCTCAGAGTAAAGGAAGTGGCATCACTTCTGTTTCATGGGCAAATGAAGACGAAGCGGCAAAGATGGAAAACCACATCGCTTCACTGTATGTCAATGCCGAAAGCAACAAGCTCTGGCGTGTAAAGAACAACATGCTGTTAGACAACGTAGATTCGTTCTCTGGCCAGCATCTTGCAAATTACACAATTGAAGGTCGCGCAGATGGCACGCTTGCCAGCCGCATGCATGTCACAGATCCTGATGAGATAAATGGACTTCGCGGACGCTACAACACACTTGAGGCTGCTGCCCGTCAGAAATATGGCGACGCTTTCGATACAGTGACAGCAGAAGAAGATAAGATCGGCATCGGCAAAGAGGCACATCAGCGTAGCATGATCGTGCAAATGCTGGAAGGAGACAGTAGTGGCATCCAGGCAGATGACTGGAAAGCCATGCGTTTCCATCTTTCTGAAAAGCTCAATACAATGGAAGCAACAACAGACAGCTTAAAGCTCGGTGCTGGTGAAATGAACTATAACCTGTTCGGCTATTTGAAAGTCGCACAGGAAGCAGATGGTCTCGGCAAGGATGACTTCGCCAAGGTCATGCAGGTCCATACAGCGTTGGGTGAGGCATTCCTCTCTCCGAAGAACGAGACGGGTCTTGATCCGAAGCAGATCGATAAGCTTGGCGACGCTATGCGCAATGCCTACAAAGCAATGCAGGGACGTTATGATCGCGAGCAGGCCGCTACTGAATTCGCGGATGTCATCAAAGATACGCTCCACAGCCGACTTAGCAAAGAAATGTCGGCACTCCCTGGCGTCCTTGATGAAGAGAACTGGGCAACGATGGAAAGCGGCGATAAGGCAGCAACCAATAAGATGCTGACCAGTCTCACGGACGATGCGATCGAAACGTATACGAAGAAAGTCATTATGACAACAAATCTTCGCGGTACAGATCCGAAGATGCTCGACATCGGTGTCACGAAAGGCTTGACGAACGAGAACCGCAATCTTGAGACCGATATGAAAAGTTCAGACATGCTCCAAGAAACCATGCAGGATATCAACAAGCAGGCAAAACTTCAGGGTGTTGAAGCGCCTGTCGCAGAAAGTCGCGGTATCCGCTCAATCAAGTATACTCCTAACGAAGCGCCAACTCCTTCTACGAAACTCCTGAGCGATCGTGAAGAAATGAAGCTGGATTCTGATGATATTCGTATCAATGCAACTAGTATTGGAAAGGATCTTGCCAATGCACTTGAGCACATGCATCTCCCAAAAAGCGGTGCTGCTGGCACAATTGCAGCTGTTGCGGGTGGATTACTTGTTTCTGGTTATGCAAGTAATCCAACGCAGCCTGCTCCTGCAGCAACGCAAGCCGACGGCGCGCAGCAAGAATACGCAGATATGTATTCCGAAGCAGAAGTTCCTAGTTTCTCAGATACTGGCATGAACACGATGCGCGGCGGCCCGAAGCAGGGATACGTCATCAATATCAGTGCTCGTACAGAAGATGGACGCCAGCATGCTGTTGATGCTATTAATAGCGTGATCGGCTCTGCTGTGCCGGCTGCTTCTTCTATCAACGTAGCTATGAATACAAGCTACCAGGACAAAATCTCTCAATTCCAGATCGATAAGATGGTCCAGAACGCATTCTGATCATCAAAAAAGCAAGAGTCTCACAACCATTTTCTACGGTTTTGACTCTTGCTTTTTTTGTGTGCAAGCAATCCCATACGTCTTAGTACAAAAATAGAACCGTAGTCCATCGTTGTGACGGCAACATGATGTAAAGTTGCTGTGGATAACTAAGAAAAATAATCCACAATGTTATCCACACACTCTGTGGATTCTGTGGATTGTACAACCTTTTTCTACGGTTCTCACAACCATCTCCTACGGTTTAGGATAAAACGCACAACCATCTCCTACGGTTTAGGGTGTCACGTTTTTTCGTCTCAATGTGCCGTGAAGTCGCGTCGTTACTAGGTTTTTACTTTGAAAAATAGTCTACTACGGTTTCACGTTTTACCTCTACAACTGTGACCTACGGTTTTATGTTTTGCGTTTATTCACGTTTTCTTAGGAATATCAAGGCTTCACGGTTTTTCGCCTCACAACGATTCCCTACGGTTTTCAACCAAGACCTACGGTTTCGCTGATCTTGATGTCTTATGCAAATCCTCGCGAAGCCCCGTTACACAAAGGGTTTCGGCGTCCACAACCATCTCCTACGGTTCCGTGGCTACTATATAGTACTTATACTAAATATATAGCAAGCATAGAAACGTAAAACCGTAGGAGAAAGTTGTGAAACTCCCTTGCACTTTGAAATCGAGCAATCGTATAATAAGAACAGGTATAAACAGGAAGAGGAGACGCCATCATGTCGGAGAATAACACGTTACCGCAAAAATACATATACGCAAGAGACAACGGCATGTTGAAGATCGCTCAAGAATTTGCAGCTGCTCAGTACCGCCTTACTGTGAACGAGCTGAAAGCATGGATTCTCTTCATTGCCTCTGTCGATCAGCCTGTTGAAGAGGGTGTTGATTGCATCTACGTCTTCGATGCATTGGATTTTGCAGATAAGCTAGGAATCGACCCTAGGAAAGCACGAGGCAAGATCATAGCTGACTTGTTTATTCGCCTATCCAAAAATTCAGTCGATATGCGTTCGCGGACGAAAGAGAATGGAGAACAAGATATCTTTCATTCAAACTTCATCAGCTACGTTGAATATCGCTCTGACACTTACCGGCTGGAGATCGGTATCCCTAAAAAACTTAAACCATATCTCTCCGCTCTTAAGGCAGGCACATTCATCAATCTCGATGTTCAGGATATTCTGGCACTCGACTCGGCCTCATCCATGCGCATTTTCATCTACTGCAAAAACTTAGAACGTCTCGGGACAAGCACAGTTGAAATCAAGAAGTTCCGTCAAGATCTCGGTTTTGACAAGGTGTACTCAGAGTATTATGAATTCAAGCGTAACATTCTGAAACCAGCAATCCGTGAAATCCGTAAGCATACGGACTACAAAGAATTCTATATCGAAGACAATGGGCGGCGTGGTGTTCCTGCAACATATCTTCATTTTGGCTTCCAGAAGACATTTGACGCAGACAACGTTGTATTCAAGACGGACTCGGCCACGGCAGAGCTTATGCGACAGAAGTTTTCCCCACAGGTCCAGGTTGTTATCAGTATTGCAACGGACAACGGATTCAATCCTCGTTATATCCGTGACGCTTTTGACAATGTACCGGATGAAGTCATCATCGCCAATTTCCGATACGTCTTCGACATCATCCATCGGGAAGAGAAGACAGCAGAAAAGAAAGACAAGAGTGTGTATGGCAGATATTTCCTCAAGGCGGTCAAGGAGAACTGGGCCGGCAAGAATCATGCAACAGATAAGATGCTGAAGAAGCAGAAGGACTACGAGAATAATCAGAAATTACAGCAGCAGATGCAAGATATTCAAGATCGTGAGCGAATGGCTCTAAAGACTGAAGACTATCGTCAGAAGGCCATAAAATATCTTGCTGAGATGGACTTCACTGAGCTTGACCACTTCATCCAGAAGAATCAGGCGGCACTTGACCGCCTGGCTGGCAAGAGGCCGTTCGACGTGAATCATGCGCTTACGAAGAAGCGGAACTACCGTGAGTACCGCTTCTTGCTGCAGATCGTTACAGGACAGATGATCTCGGGTATCATCGACGTACCGCGCTCTCCGACTCTTTTCGGCTGACAGCCGCATATCCTTTTCTCGGTTCGTAATATACAGATAGTATATTTTACAGATTACGAGGAAGGGGATAGCCGCTTGGCAACGACCGAAACTTTGACTGATACACAGAAAGAACAACAAGCAGCTGCTGACGATGCCAAACAGCATGCCCAGCAGGATGACCGCATCGACTTCCTGGTGGATCCAGAGCGATTTGCAACGCCGACAATGGGAGACTTTTATCTCGGCGCAGTCGATGGCGTCTACCTGAAGATGATTGATAAACTTGCCAACACGAAAGAGGAAGGCAAAGAAGATGATAGAGACGCGGCTTTCTATACAGAAGAGCCGCCTGTAAAAGAATCCAGTCACGAGGAAGGCATCTACGCTTTAAAAGCCCATGTCTCTATCAGCGATGACGATATTGACCAGGGCTTTGCGGATGGCCGCACCCTCAATATCAACATCACGGATGTTTCAGGAAAAGATGAAGCCGTGGCTGATCTCAAGAAACAGCTTACCGAGACAATGAACAACTACGGCTCTCTTGCAGACAATGCAGAGGGGAATACGTATTTCACGCTTCGCCTTGTCGGTCTCGGCTGTCCGGCTACACCGAAATGGGCCTTTGAATATGGCTATAAGAACAACATGCTGAACCAGAAGACTGTCAAGGTCAGTGAAGCTGCAGAAAGTTCTCAGTATGTGTTCGTGAGTGGTCTCCATGATGAAGAAGAAGAACTCAACTTCGTGAAAATTGCTGGCAAGTGGAGAGAAGTCACGTTTTACGATCAAGGAGAAGAGACTTCTTCTTTTCGTTGGCTCATGGATCCCGGTGACGAAGCGAACGAGAAGGCACGGCAGGCAGCAAAGAATCTTCAGGCGCTGTTAAACAAGAACGGCAACGAGATCTACTTCCTAGCCGACGACAAGGCTATCAGCCGTGATAGCGCTATGTCGGCGGCAGAAATGGGTAGCGCCGCGTCTGATGCATCCATTATGGGAGAGCTTAGCTATTCCGTCAAGAATGCGCCGGCAGGCTGCGCTTACAAGACAGGTTATGCCCGCACACACCAAGAAGCGTATCGTCGTTTCAGTGGCACGGCATACGTCAAGGTAGATGGTAAGTACTGCAACCTCGCAAAGCTTGCTCTGACAGATTCGACAAACGAAGAACTTTACCCGGACAAAAATTATGATGGCAAGCACTCAGATGTTTTTAAACCGAATCATTACGACAAAGAAAAGCAGAAATTTGCAGATGCCTATTTCGAAGTCTTGTCTGAACTCGATGACCGTCGCAAGATCCAGAAGGAGCTCTTCAATCAGGAATGGACGGATCTCCATAAATGGACTGTGACGATCGGCGACGTGACTTGTTTTGTGCCTCCGACAAATATCACGTGTATTTCTGCTGTGCAGAACGAGTCGCAACCGATGATTCGCACAAAAGGCAGCGCGACAAAGGGTGGCCACCGTGTCACACGCCGACTTCAACTTGAGCTCTATTTCAACGAAGATCGTGGCATCAACGGTTTCAAGAAGGATATCAAGCTGCCGAACGACGCAACGCTTACATACAAGCTAAACGGTCTCCGCCAGATGGTGGCGCAGTTCAAATTTACGCCATTCCTGCCAATCGAGAATGACTATATCAACGACACGCTCGGTATCGAAGCAGTCCTTTTTGAGTCCATGCAGATCGGGCATGTCGTTAATTATCCGAAACTCTATCGGGTACAGCTTACGCTTGCAGAATTCGATTATGCTGCATATATGCCAGAACTTATCACGTTTGCCATGGAAAGTGGATACGAAGGGAATATCTTTTCTAGCAGCATCAACTGGGCAGTCATGCGCTATTACTATCAGCGCTGCATCCGTAAGGGCGATATGGTGGCAGCAAGCGGCTATAAGTTCAATACGGACGAATACAACAGTCTGCTCACTGGAAACCGCACGACGCTCATCCCGATGGCTTTCAACAGTAATGAGATCAAATTCTATCTTGCGAACCGTGAATATCTTGACCAGATGGTAGCTGCCCGTATGGAAATGCTGAACGGTAGTGGTAAATCTGCAATTGATTTTGGCAAAGATGAACTTTCTGCTATGAAGAAGCTTGGTGTACTCTCGAAAGCTATTAAAGAAGCAGCCGGTTCTGAAGACTTCTTATCTGCATTGAAGAATGCTAATGAAAACAGTCAGGGCGACATCAATCTCTTGATGATCGGTGATCCAAATAATACGTATCGTTACTTTGCTGGCCGCATCGAGAAAGGCGACTCTGCTCCTTCTGCTAATAGCTTCTACGGTACAGGTGTCACATACGGTATCGGCAATAAGATCGACAAAGACAAGAATTTTGATTACTACATCAACGCTCCGGTCTCCGCGATCCAGAACTACGTCGATGCTGTCAATGAGACGCTTGGCGACCAGGGGTATCTTGTCGGCGATACAAAACTTTCCTTTGATACAAAAGACGCAGGAGACGGCAAAGATGTATATGTCGGTATCTCTATTGAGGTTAGTACGGATTATCTTTCAAAAGATGACAACTTCCAGGATCTCAAACAGGATGCCAGCAATTATATTGGCGTCGACAAAGATGAGTTCTTCAAGGACTACCATATCAATATCCCCTTAAAAGCACATTTCACTAGAGACTCAAATGCTATCTATCATAACACGACCGGCTTTGAACTCGATAAAGACAGTCCTGACATGAAGTTCCTCGAGTTCTGCGAACAGGCAGAGGAACTTGAGAAAGAAGCGAAGGATGTAAAGAAGCGCAAAAGCGGCACGGATTTGAACGCTCTTGACAATATTGTCTATGATGAGTATAAGATTGGTACATCTTATATTCAAGATTTCAATGCTGTCCTCTCAAATCATGTCTCTGCAGTCTTTGTCAATAATATCAGCGGCACTTCTTCCCAGTATCTTGGTGGCGAGGATACGTCTTTCACATTCGTCATCCGTACAACAAGTCGAGAAGCTGCAGCAAAACTCAGTGCTCTGCCGAAGATTGCTGCGAAGTATGCGCGCGATTATCACGCTATCCTGCCATACTATCCCCTTCGTGTTGATAGCGAGTTCACTAACTTCCTTGGTGTCAATGAGATTGTCATTGAATCTGCTCAAGTTGATACGAGCAATGATGCGACGGGCGTCTATACAGTGCAACTTGCAATGCGTTCTGTGGACCGTACGCTTCGTGATCGTGAATCTATGCAGCGGGCGGAACTCCATAATGATGGCTACAACCGTGGCGAAGCTCGTGTCAAGAATCACATCAAGACATTCTTCGAGATTCAAGACATCTTAAACAAGGCAGAGCTTTACCCAGACCTTGAACTTCCGACTCTTAAGGAAATGAAAAAAGTCGGCTATGAATTCGTTCGCTACAAATTCCAGGATGGCCGCCAGTATGTAGACCCTGATTTCTATTTCGTTTATCCACAAGTCCTGATGTCTCAGGTCATTCGTGAGCTTGTCGTCAATGGTGTCAACGCTGGACTTGGCGATCGCAAACTTACGGATAAGACCGGTGCACAGATTAATATCACACCGGCAGAGAAGAAGGGCTTTACAGTAAGCAACGGTAACGATCTCTACACGAACCAGAAAGAGATCATTAAGAAGACAAGTTCTGCTTCAGAGAGTCAGCAGCGCAAGGTCTCAAAAGAGAACCTTCGCGAAGGCGATCTTCTTGTTCTGCATGGTGAACGTGAACAGTGGGCGGTATGCGACGACATCACGCCGATGTTCTTAGAGCAGAACTACCGTAAAGAATATGAAGCCTTTGAGGCACACTGCTCCAATCAAGGGCTCAGCATGGAAGATGGCATTGCTAAGGCAGAAGAAGAACAGGCTAAAGAAGAAGCAGCAAAAGAGACAGAAGGCGAAGGTGCACCAGCTGAAACTGTCGATAAAAAAGATCCCGCAGAAAAGAAAGCTAATAACACATCTACCGATGCTGCAGAAAATAAGCAGGGTGATAATACCTCCTCTAATAGCGCACAAGATTCTTCATCTACTTCGCAGCAGTCTAGCACGGATTCACAAGAAGAGAAAAAAGACGATCAATCTTCTTCTGATGCAGAAAACAAATCTGGAGAAGAAAAGAAAGCTGCTGATCCAACGTCAGATGTACAAGCTCAGAAAAATGCCAAGGAATTGGCACAAGAAGGCCAGTGGGTTGCAACCAAGATGCAAGATGCTCGCGATGCTTCTAGTTTGATTATGCAGTACCTTGCTCAAAAGCCTATCAATAAAGATGCCACTAAATCAACAAAAGAAAAACAACAGCAAAAAGAAGATGCAAAATCTTTTACTAACTCTGACGGACAAAGTACGCCAAAGAACCAAAGTACGGGAATGACAAGTGGCGGCCTCAATCAAGATAAAGACAAAGATATGGATTCTACAGAAGTAGAACTTAAGTCTGTAATCAATAAGTTCCTTGATGATGGAGATATCCAAGAAATATTTTCAAAACTCGATATCGATTATTCGAATGAACAATTCAAAGATGTCTTCAAAGATATAGTTTACGCTGCAGCATGCGCATCCACTGGAGAAAAAGAGTATGCTGGCAAAAAGTCGCAAAAAGACTGGCGACCAGATAAAACGTATATCGCTACAATCAACCACAACGAAGGACAAGACATTACTGGCAATGATCTTGCGACTTCTATTGATGAAGGCGTTGAAAAAGGAATCCGTTTTGGCATATATAACATTCGTATGTACACGCGCTCAGAACTTCTTCGTTTAACTAATGAAGATGTTGAAGATAAAAATGGCGAAACGATCAATGAAAAGCTGTATCTTCTTGATCCATATTATCGTATTGATCCAGAGCGTATTGAAGAATACAAACGAAATTGTATCAACAGCAATGAATATTGTGCTTGGGCATTCCTCCGCATCATGCTTTATTGGATGAGCCGACTCATCGATGAGAAGGCTATTCCAACTGTCACGAACGATGTCTTGAGAGGCGCTGTTAAAAACGAAATCAATATTCAATACAAACAAGCTGAAGCCGGCGCAGCGGATTATAGCAAGACGACACAGACACTGAATGACAATATCACATTCTTCAATAAGCGTACTTATGCTATCGATTCTGGCAAGATTTTTTCGTCAACCATTATGGCCCTTACGGATGGCAACGGGATGCTTCTTGGCTATATCAAGAAAAATAACTACCGCGCTCTGAACGCCTATATTCAGAGCTGTTCAAGTCCAAAGACACTCGTTAAGCCATCAGAGACAAATATCATGCCGACCCGTAAGCTGGTTCTTGCTCTTGTCGGTACAGGACGCATTACGGATATGAGTGCAATCGGAAGCAGTCCTGTCACGCCGGCAACAAAATATTATCAGCAGATGATGGAGCGTAAATATATCGCGGCAGCAGAAGATCCGAAACAGTTCATCCCGCATTCTTGTCACGATATGGTTGTTGCAGACGCACGAGGACGAATGCTTCGTGCCTTCCCTACGTTCTATATGGTCTTTGTTGACGAAGGACGGGAGATCGGACAATGGCGCTTGCACGACAACTTCTATACAACATCAGCGCTATTAGATATGCAGATCGTCAAGTCGCGTAAGATTGCTGCCGATACTGCGACTATCACGATGTCGAACTTTTATCAGTCTTATACAACTGAGACTGATGATTACCAAAAACAGATGGGCGCTGAGAAATCATCACAAGGCGGCGATGGATTCTTTGAGACAGTCTTCGATGATAATATTGTCAGCTCCATTTTCAGCCCGAACGAATACGCACAGAAAGTTGAAGCACAGCGTCGAGCAACACCGAAGCAGACGCGTATAAGGCTTCGTGAAGGTGCTCGCATGCATATTCGTCTTGGGTATGGTGCAAGTGCAAATATGCTGCCGATTGTATTCAATGGCATTGTTACAGAAGTCAGCGCAGAAGATACAGTAAAATTAATTGCCCAAGGCGATGGTATCGAACTCTTAAATCCAATCACAGACCTTGAAGAAGCCCATGAGGCCAATCCAGGTTGGAGCTTTAAAGATTTTGACATCTTTCGTAATGCCGCAACGACAAAAGAAATTATGACGTGGATCCTTACTCGCAAAGGCGGATGGATGAGCGATCTTGCTTCTGGAACAAAGCTGGAGGGTATTATAAACTGTAATCCATATGGCTTATATCACTTCGGTAGTCCAGATTTAAAACAGATTCATAAGTCTGGCGAAATTTGTCAAAATATCTTTGATTCATGGGATACTCCAATCTGGGGCGATCTGCAGCAAGCAGATAACGATACGCCACGTATCAACATTCAGATGTTCCAGAAGACTGTATGGGATGTTGCTAATATTTGCAAAAGTGTAAAACCGGACTATATCTGCGGTGTTGCTCCTTTTAGTTTTCGTTCGACTCTTTTTATTGGTGATCCTCGTTACTATTATGCTTACGACTATGACCAGGCTTCAGGCGGTAGCATAGTGGAAAAACGCAAACCATATCAACAGTATCATATCTACACATCGTATTCTGATATCATTGGTAACGGCATGCGCGCTTCTTCTCGTAAAATGAAAACAAATGCCATTGGACTATATTCAGTCGATCTTGGTACTGGAAGCAGTCAACAAAAAACAGATCCAATCATGGCCGATATCGACATCTACCCAGAATATCAAAAAACTATGATAGTCGATACAAGACTGTTTGCAAAAGGTGTTCCTATCATTTCTGGTGTCGAGGCTTATGCTGCAGATTTATTTGACCGAACTACGAAGATAGGCGATGAAAAAGGGCATATTGTCAATAACGAGAAGATAGCTCGTTCAATGGCACTCAGCGCCTTAATAGACAGCATGCGCGACATGTATTGCGGCGACATCATTGTCTTAGGCGATGCGTCGGTCAAACCGCATGACCGTATCTATATCAATGATACTTATGAAGGATTCAAAGGGCAGGCTACTGTCAAGGAAGTCGTGCATAGCTTCAATGTCAACGACGGCTTTACGACAGCAATCTCGCCAGACTGTATTGTTAAAGCAGACGGTCGATTTGAATCTGTCGTCAACGGTGCGTTTAACTCCATGGCTACGGCAGCCACAGCTATCGCAGCAGTTGGTGTTTACAATGCCGGTGCGATGATGATGAAGAATGTGCCGAGCATCAGCGGCCTTTATAAAAACTTGATGGATACGGACCTCGCCAAAAAGGCGGCAGGTAAAGTCGGCGACTTGAAGGGGAATGCAAAAGACCTTATCGGGAAATACACGCCAGACAAGATCAAAGGTAGTTCCGCTGCAAAGTTGGCTGGCAAAGCACTTTCAAAGGGCAAGGCTATTAAGAATGGCATTACAGCCGCCCGCTTTGCTCTCAGTTCTACCGGCTGGGGTCTTGTACTTGTTGCCACAGAAATGGCTATCAGCTACGTAGTAACATCGGCTGTCAGTTCTATTGTTGAAGAGAAACTCAAGAACATGAATGCCGTCAAAGTATATCCTGTTGAGCGTTTCTGCATTCCTTACACAGCTGGTATTGCCGGCAGCAAAGGTCTGGTTATCAGTGAGCACTCCAGGCCAGACGGTACTGGAATCAAAGCTGCTCTTGCGAAATTGCTCACAGGTGGCCCCGTTATGTCCGTGCTTTCAGATCTTATGCTCAGTGATGAAGCAAAGGCGGCAGTCGAAAAGATGAAACGAGACGTTGGCATCATCGATAGCTCTGGAAATCCAACAACAACCATGACTCGCTTCGGACAAAAGTATATGACAACCGTCGGCAACACGATGGATGAAAGCGACTATCGCTCCATGATGATCACGCCGCGTGTCGATCTCGGCAAAGCCTGGGATTATGCGAATACGGATGCAAGCTCTTTGGATGAAGAAAAGACTGCAGAGCGCGACACATTGGCAAGCGATATTAAAGCATCATACGACAAATACGCTATGCTGGATACTGAACGCTGGTTTACAAATCCAAAGCTCAAGAACAATGTCAACGTCAGTGACGATGATCGCCTAAAGCCATATATGGATGAACAGTTCTTCTATATCATTCATGAGCAGCCGACTCTCAATAAGCAAGAAAAGCGTGTCGAGACGCAAGTCATCACGACTACTTCCGGCGACGAAGACTACGTCAAGACGATCGTCGAGAATACAGCAAACGGCCCTGTCTATGATGTCGCTATGCTGAATCCTGATGCGATGAATGTCCTCTACGAGATTGTTCGTCGCGCTAAGAACCGCATGCCAGCAGCAAAAGCAAGCGACCAAGTCGAAGCGTATGAGAAAACAAAGGGAAGTTATATCATCCTGAAATCAGCTCTGCGCATCGGAGATAAGACTTCTTATGCGCCGACTGGCTTCAGCTTTATTCTGCAGGGTACTGGCGATGCTTATGAGCCAATCATCAAGGCTGCCGAAGAGCTGACGCAGGAAACAAAGGAAGACCACGACAGCAGTGATGGCTTCACGAACGAGACCATCTTCTCCTATACGTATGGTGCAGATCAAGGAATCGAGAATAATGAAGTTCTTTTTACGGTATACATGCCGAAGGCGACGGTTGAGAATACAGGTGACGACACATCGGGTGAATAATAATGTATGATTTCAAAGCGCAGATGCGCAATACGTTGATCAACTCTGTGGCCCGTCTGACAGACCGTATTGTTACCATCGGAAAAGTCACGAAATCCGATGAGATAAACAACATGGTCAGTGTACAATATGTAGACAAAAACGGGAAGAGTCGTAATAAAGATAATGTACCTGTGAGACTATACGGCAACGGCGGGGACTGGTTTCCTTCCGTTGGCGATTTAGTCATCATAGAAGAATCAAATGATGACATGTCCGTCATTGCGCGCCATGTCGGTAACTATAACATGGATGTCCGTTCCAAAATGCTGTTAAAGCAAGATATCTATTCAGACAGCGGGGGTGGCACATCGGGAGGATATATCTTCTAATAGCCGGAGGGAAATATGGCCAAAGAAGAAAAGCAAGAAGAACAAACGGTATCATCGGAAACTTCATCCGACACATCAGCAGGATCATCTACTGATGCTTCCGCAGAAAACGAGAAGAAGAAAGACGAGAGCTCGTCTGTATCAAATGATACCATTAACATGAAGCTGGAGCCTGATGAGCCAGAAAGCAATAATCCGACTCTCAAGGAACTCCAGAAGAAAAGTGAGCATATCAGCCGCATGACAGACAAAGCTCTGATCAACGAAAAATCGGGTGCTTCTGTATCTGTCCGTGAAAACGGACAGATTAATCTGTCTGCCGGTATGTATGCGCAATACAAATTGAATCCGTCGGGTAAATCCATTGAACATTCAATGGAGAGCATTACAATGACAAATCGTAAACGCATCTTAGCCGATGAGATTGTCATTAATGAACATAAACTGAATCCGCGCCTCTATGAGTTTACGGATTTCAAGAAGGTAGAGTTAACAACGAATCAAGAAGCTCTTGTCGGCAACTTTTGTGTATACGGGAGCGTACTGGTAAAAGCGTGGGAGAATGACTTGAAACGTTATGTCATGATTCGCCGCCCGGCCCGTATGCCGATGTTCTCGCCACTTTTGAATCTTCCGAAGATCATGCCGGAACTCGGTATCACAGATCCGCTGGAGTTCGAGGAAGATATTTTGGCGAAGTCGGATAAGGGTTATCAGGTCAATGCGCTTATCTCAGATGCGAAGAGTCTTATTGGCAAAGAAGGCGTCGACCGTCCTGGAATCGATCGAAAGCATAAGATCGTTATCGGTAGCGCATCTTTCTCAAGTGGAAGCACTAGTGCTTCTGGAAAGCAAGGCTCTGGTACAGCAAGTTCTGAGATTGTAGAAAAGGGCATTCAGATCGCTCTGCAGATTGCTAACGATGATTCACATGGGTATTCGCAAGCAAATCGTACAGGCAACCCTGATTACGACTGTACATCCTTTATTTCATTGTCTCTCGACAAAGCAGGACTTGGATGCGGCTGTCTCGGAGGAAGCTCATTTGATAGTGACCTGCAAGGCTATGGTTTTGAATTGATTCCTTGGAGCGATGGACGCATGGCTGAACTTCAACGCGGTGACATCTTATCGAATCCTGATCATGTCGAGTGGTATATCGGCGGCGGCCAGGTAGTTGGTGCTCATTCTGCAAGCAAGCCACAAGCAGATCAGATTTGTGTAGAAGCTTACTACGATTATAATTGGAGTAACATTCTCAGATGTACACAAACATCAAATAAAAATCAGGACAATAGTAAGAGCGACAATAAAAAATAAAGAATAAAAAGTCCAGAACTGGATTAATCCAATAATTTCGAGGTGAGACATGTTTGATTTAAAAAGGGCGTATCAGAAAGAGAAAAATCGAGTGACCGGAAAAATAAAGAACAATTTCAGTTCTTCTACTTTGAAGGCTCGATATACGCCAAATTCTATTAAAAACAAGGCTGACACGTCCACCATGAAATTCTCAATTCCTACGGTGGACAAATCTAGAAATGTGCTTAAAACTCTTGGCAAGCAGATGTTTGAGAATTCTGGGATTAAACAGTCTGCTGCAGCGAAGAAGGAAAAGATGCAGCGCGATAAGGATATGAAGACGACAAAAGAGAAGGGGTATCCTATTGCTCCAAATGGTCTTCCATATGAATCGAATGACATCAAATATCTAACAAAGCATGGCTATACGCTGGAAGCTGCATTCACAGAACTCTCGAAGCAGCAAAAATATACGCGCACGATTGTATACGCCCCAAATGGTATTCCTTATACTGATAACGATATCAAGTATCTTACAGATCATGGTTACACAAGAGATCAGGCACTCGACTATCTTTCCAAATGTCCTAAATATAAAAAAGTGACGCCTGGAGATATCAAAGCTCAGAATAAGAAAGTCATCCATGATGCAGCAAAAGATTTTGTCGAAGGACAGACAGAGGCTCTATTGGCAACCGACGTTGCTGGCATTGCTGCTCATTATGGGATCAAGACTCGTTGGGATGAAGAGACAAAAGAGAAAATCCGCGCCATTATTCGCGGTGATCAGAATGTCGTCTTTGCAAATGATAAGATCATCAAGAACGCAGTCTTGGCTACAGAGAAAGAGATAACCAGGTTCTTCGATAAGCGTGTAGCTGTTAAAACAGCAGAAACGTTTGATCAGGGCGATAGCCTTTTATCAGACGGTATACAATATATCAAACGGTTTGATACACAGCGTATGCTCCTGACAGAAGAAGATATTTCCAAGGCACTTGTCGGTGATGTCGAAAAAACACTTAAGACAAGGGTGAAAGGCATCAATAAGGTTGGCAACAAGCTTGCGAATCTCGACAACAAGATGGGGAAATTTGGCATGAGCCTTGGTCTTGGCGAGCAATACAATGGCATGCTCAAGAATATATCGCAAGCGATTAGCGACGATTTGGCTAGACGTTTAAAGCCCAAGCTCACGAAACAGTATAAGATCACAGAGAATATCTCAAAGCGTCTGAAGTACTATCAGGATAACCTGAAGATCATGAAGCAAAAAGCTTTGGCCCGCGTCGAAGAGTGGAAAGAGGAAGCCAAGAAGAAGATTGCTAAAGAAGAGCAGAAGCTGATTAAAAACGCTCTTGGCTCTCTTACGAAGAATCTCAACAAGATTAAGTTCAAATTCTAAATATTACAAAAAGTCCAGTTCTGGACTTTTTCGTCTATTGGAGGTCAAAACATGATTGATTTCAAGATCAGCAATAGCGGCGATCTTGTTCTCCATAACAGCGAAGTATTCCCGAGGATGAAAGTCAGCTTTGCCGCTTCTGAATATCCTGTTGCCCGTGTCACGTTCCTGCAAGAGGGCGAGGCGCGAGACCCAAAAACTGTCGGCACGCAACTGCTGATTCGATTCCATACGCGGGAAAAAGCATTCTCGGATGGCAAGAGTGTATCGATCATCAATGAGGTAGAAGAAATACGTCAGCGTATCATGCTTGCTTTGCGTACAGAGTATGGCGATATCATCACGAAAAAGGATTTCGGCAGCGAAGTGTTTCGGGCAAAACATCTGGACATCAATTCTGCTGCCGTGCAGAAGCAGATTGAAGATGCTGTCTTAATAGCGATCAACGGTATTCTTGAAGAGCCGAACGTTATCGTGAAACCAGAGTACTATGATGGCACATTCTTCTGCCAGAATATCAATATCTATGTCTTAGACGGGAACAGTATTGTCTATGACTTCAATATAACGGGGTGAAATAATTGAGATCTGCTGCAGAAATCTTTGCGGACCTAAAGGAGCGGTTCGAGAAACGCATCCAGGATACTATCGCATCTGGTACAGTCCTGGATTTCTTCATGACATCTACGAGTGAGACGCTTGGCGATGTCTACAAAGAGATTGAAGCGAACAAGAATCCGCACCTATGGTCCAGCCTTTATGGAGATAAGCTTGACGACATGGGTGTCATGCTGAATATCCCACGCAAGACAAATGAAGACGACAATTCTTACAGATATCGCATCATGAACTGGGTCCTGGCGAATGAAGCAAGCAATCGTACAGCAATCAATGATGCCTTGCTGAATCCAACGTATGCTTCGAATATCGACTTCCAGGAATTTACAAAGGGCAGTGGCACAGCTACTTGCTACATCATCCCGAACGATTACAGCCTTGATACGATTGAGAAAGCTGTTAATGAAGCAAAAGAAATCATCAACCGTGTCGCTGACCCGATGGGGTACGTCGAATACGTCATCCCGACGGTACGCGCGGTACAGCTGCAGATCTATATCTCGGTCTCAGATGATGCAGATCTTGATCTCATCGAATCTAATATCCGTTCTGCTGTTATGGAATACATCAATAGGATTCCACCGAAGCAGTATCTAGAAGTCGGCGAGATCAACCGTATCGGCATCACGCAGCCGAACGTCAAATACTTCAATGTACTCTCAATGATGATTGATGGTGAAGTGGATGACAGCATCCGTCTGGTGCAGGGGCTTGATTCGAAGTTCCTATTCGATGAGATTATCTGGACTACAGAAGAGGATTAATAAATGGATACAGCAAGAATTGCTTTTCTGAAAGCGATAAAGAACTTCCCGCGCTGGATGGATATTCGGAAGCGTCCGCAGAAGGCGACGGGAAGCAAGCTGCTCCAAGCCATCATGGACGAGCAGGATAATTTCAAGGTCGCTCTGGATAAATTCAAGAGCGACTTCTTTTTACTCAGCTATGTTGGACGTGAAGATACGATCCTGAGTGAAGTCTATGTCTACCAGGTCGGTGAAGTCGATGCATCTACAATCGAGATGGTCGAGCCTGCACTTCCTGTCACAGAAGAACCGCGCACATTCATGGATAAGCCGGATGCCTATGTTTTCTATCAGGACGGTTACATCATGCTGTCAACAAAAGCAAAAGGCAAGCTCAAGAATGTACTGCTGACGATCAACGACTATCGGTATGGTGGCAAGCTGACGCGCATGCCGGTCTGGAATATCTTTGATGAATTTGCGATGTTCCTGAGCCTCGAACGTTTTGATGAAGAATCGAACAAAGAGCTCATGCATCGCTGCTTTGCGGCATTCAAGAATCCGACAAATAGCACAGAGCAGGGGCTCAAGAATGCGATCATTAATACGGTCACGAATATCTACCCGCTTTCGACAGATGATATTTCCATTGAGAAGCCGTCTCTTCAGAATGTCTATGAGCAGGATTCGACTGGTGAAGAGATCTATGAGAAGCTGGCGCAGCTCAACCAGGATATCTTCCGTACAAAGAAATGGGATATGGATACCTGGGAGCATGGCTTCAAGCAACTGGATTTTTTCCCACATGTATGGGACGCGCCGATTGAGATTTATCAGGATGGCGTCGGCCAGATGGATGATCTCAAGGTCACGATGTCAAACGACCTTGCTGATACGGAAAAGACAGACGTTGAAGTCACAGGATATGAAGCCGATACAGTTGCTATCAACAGTTATATCCTCGGCCAGAACATCAAGAAAGAGATTCCTCTGAAACTCGAAAAATATAAGAATGAGCTCAAGCCGAAGAAGGTACAGTACAAGATCACGGCGACGCCGGTCAAGAAAATTGAGAAGCCACAGAGTGTCTATCTTAAGAGCATGTCGATGACAAACGGCGAGTCAGAGCAATATCTTGAAGATATCGTGACATCCCCAGAGAAAGCGACAATTATAGACCGCGGCAAACTGGTAGATGGGCATTCTTATAAATTGACGTTCCACGCCCGCACACCATATTCGGATATGACGATCGACCGCATCAGCTTGACTTCGGGCGGTAAGGAACAGGATCTCATCAAAGAGACTGAAGGATTCAAGAAAGTAGACGGTACGCTTAAGAGCGTAGATGTTCTCTGCCATGTCGATGAAATCAAGGAACTGCATTCCTCTACAAATATCATCAACAACCGTAATGGTCTGCAGCTTGATACAGCTCAGCCAGTCGGCGACATGTATGTTGACGTGACAGGTATGGGCGGCAACTATGTCACGATCGGTCACTCCTGCGATACAGAAGACATCACGTTGAATCGAAGCTGCGTCAAGTCGAATGGCTTTGTAAGTACAGCAAGCGGCACGCTGTTAGATCAGACAAACAGTACAGCCAGCACAATCCAGATTGATGTTGAAGGCTGTTATCTTTCTTTTGATTATCGCAACCCTACCAATATGGGAAGCTGTGCTGTGCAGATTCTTGTAAATGGTAAGCCGGATCTCGTGAACTCGGGCCTTTGGACGAGTGCCCGTTCTTTCGCGGCAGAATATGATCGCTTCTCAAAGATCAGCGTCCGCATCGCAAAAGCCGGTATTCATCCTATTGAGATCGCCAATGTAAAAGCCAAGCGTTATAAGATCGAGACAGATCTCCAGAATAACGAGAACCAGACAGAGCTTATCTATTCGACTTACGGCACGATTCTTCCGAGTCTCAATAAGGATACGAAGAATCTCCTGCATGTACGTTTGACGAATCTCGGCACGAAGACGCCGGTCATCAATTATATCCATGTCGGTTCTCCGATGGATTATGTCTCGTATACAGTCGATCCTATCCAAGCAGGTGCAAATACCTCTCTTGATATCCGTACGAATTGCCGCGTCGAATTATACGATAAGACAGATGAACGCATCGTAAACGATGACTATACGACAAGAGCTCTGTACCGGAACAACACGTCTGAAGATGTCTACATCGGCATCGACACGAGCAATTTTGTCAGCATCAAAGGTTCTAGCCGCAAGATCGAAAATACGACGAAGAATGGCCGGAGCATCAAATGCATCCGTTTGCGCCCCGGCGAAGAAGCAGAGTCTATCGTCATCACAGGCACGGCATACAAGCTCATAAGCGCGGCAAAACTTTCCGTCCTTCTGAACCTCAAGAGCACAGATGAAGTATATGCGTGTCGCAGTGCGAAAGGTTTTGTTGTCCGTAATACTTCTACAAAGGAAGAGAAGCTTGTCACGATTCCGAGAAATAAATTCTCTAGCGCATCTGAGACGATCGTGTGGGAAGGTCTTTCGTCAGATCTTACTGGCGTATTTGTGATTGACGAAGCTGCCGGCAAGCTTGCAACTGGTTCACGCTTCGATCGTAACTTTGAGTGTTTATATGCTGTCGTTAATAGCGATGAAGAATATACGGCTTACAACGATGTGACGATGTTTCAGAATACACTCCAGCATGTCGAGCTAATCAACACATTTGCACCGCTTCTTGATATCACAAAGCTCATGTACTACGAAATCGCAGATGTCGTGAAGGGGAATGACAAAAGCACGTCCGTCAAATTCATGAAACCAGTAGGAGAGCCGACAAACTGGTCTCTCGGCATCAAGTCGGAAGGATTACAGATTCAGACGGATATGGGGTATGACAATAGCGCAAGTTACGGCACAGACATGAGCCGTTTGAATGAAGCCTTCACGATCTCGAATCATATCGACCTCCCGCATGCGGTACTCATCAATGGAGAAGAGATGGATCTCGCCCGTTACATCGTAACGCCGCCCGACGATATGGATATCATCTACGAGGATGAAATCGCTGGCGAGAACGGAGTCATCATTGAAACAGACGGGTTCAACAAGCTTTACTATTCCAATGTAAAGCGAATTGAAGACGTGCGGCAGAATGGTGTCTCGCTATTAAAAGGCAAATATAAGCTTCTCATGGATGATACGAGTGGCATCAGCAAAGAAGGTATCATTTTATGGCTTGATCCTACGCTCAAAGGGCAGAGCGTTGATATCATCTATACCTATAAGCGGCCCATCGCCATAACCTACAAATCCTTGTCGTCACTCTATGATCTTGTCGGCTATAGCGTTGATGCATACCGCAAGATTAACAGTGTGCCGCTTCATCTTCTGGATCTCCACGACGGTGACAAGAAGCGCATCGAGTTCGGCGACCACAAGGGCAAAGTCGATAAAATCCTGGTGCGCTGCAGCAATCCGAACTTTCAGGCTGTTATCGAGAGTAATGATTCCAGCTATTCCATCAAGGTGAAACGTGTCTCAAAGGATAATGTAGCAATTGTCAATACGGGTTACTACTATGATGATGGCACGGAATATTATTTCTTCAATAATCTCCACACGGAGAATATCGACCGCATGAGCGGTGTCGAGCTCTTCCACGTCAAACGCTATGGTGATACTTTAGTATTCACACGTCGTTCGACGAACTATCTGAAAGACAGCGCTTTCAGCGGTAAGAGAGAAGAGATCCTTTGTGACATAGAGTGTAAAAACAATCTACGTATCGACGGCGTCAGTCAGCTGCAATCTATCACAGCATGCGATTCTTATAACATGTGGCAGGCATTCAATATGAAAGTCGAGCTCAAGGATAGCGTTCATAATCTCGGCATTCATTTCGAACCGACAAATGAGCCGGCCTATGCGATCATGGATATTTCTTCTATCGTATATCCTGGCGCGCAGCTCTCGTTTGCTGCTACAAGTTCTCTCAAGACTTTCATTATGAAAGAGCATCTTGCGGATGGCGACTCTCTGCAAAAATCAACGTTTGCAGATCCAGTAGAAGAAATCAAGGGCAGTGATGGCTATCGCTCTTATCGTTTTCCTGACAAAGTTGATGATGTACGATACTACTTGATGGCGCAGGGGGCTGGCCTTATTGATGATATCGTAGCAAGACCATATGACGAGGATACCCGCGTCTCAGATCTTCACAAGAAGAATATCGAAGCGATTGGTTTCTCGATTGATGAGCCGATGGAACCGAAGACGAAAGTCTACATGGGCTTTGATACGCTCGGCAACGTCCTTAATGGACTGGATATCACGAAAGCCGGCAACATCATTACAGGCTCCAACGTTGATTGGGGACTCACCAAGATTTATGATGTCTCGGATGATATGGAGCGCTGCTGGACGAAGAACGTAAAACTGCAGCATGGTGCGTTCTATTCAGAAGAGAAAACTGGTACGGTACGCACACTCCCGATATTCATCGAGAATCAGACTGCTCTGCGTGACCTCTACATCAAGGTGAATGATGTTCTGATCGATAAGATGACGGACTACACGATCCGCGCCTATACCGCCTCTAATAGCGTGAGTGCTTATCAGCAGGTACAGGAAGAGTACAAGACAAATCTCATGATGATATCAGGCGCAAGATTGACTCCCTATCTACAAATTGAAGTAGATATTCCAGTGGGCAGCGTAATAAACACAATAGAGATTTACGCAAGGTATGCCGAGACCGAGGATACCACGCCGCGCGTCATCCCGAACAACCGCGGTACGATCATCACGAAGGTATACGACACCGCTTATGCTGCCAACTATAAGCTTGCCCAGATCGATGGCTCCATCTCCAGCCTGGAAGATGTCGAGCTCTATGTGCGTGGCTGCCGCCGTGACACATCCCATGAAGTCTGGACCAAGTGGTATCAGGAGAAGCTGAACGAAGATCTCACGGCAGATATGCCGCACCTCTTCGAGAACTATCAGCTCTTCCAATTCAAGTTCATATTGAAAGACAGCAAAGCAGAATGCTCAATCAAGAATTTTGTATTAGAGGTGGTCTGATTGCTTTTTGAACCGAACAGCAGAATTGAGAAAATCGATAGTGGCATACGGTTCTATGAGCAGGACATCATCTTTTCGGACTATGTTTTTGAAGGGGATGCGGAAGTCAATCTTCATCTTGACTATCTGCATCCTGGCTTCGGCATTGTGATTGCTGAGAAGTATAAAGGTGGGCCTCGCAACTCGGAGAAGGCCCACCTTTTTAAACTGGGACGATATGTATTCCAGGTTATAGAGAAAACGCTATTAGCACAAGCAGTCCGCAAAGAGAATTCCTGTGTGTTGGCTCCCGATATCCAGCATGAGAATATCAATCTGGTCTTCCATATCGAAGGCCGCAATGTAAAGCTGCTGCTTCGAACAAAAGAAGGCAGCACAGAACGGGCCGATAATGAAGAACTTGGCACATACAAGTTCCAAAAAGACCTTGGCGAATACTACATCGGTTTCTATTCGAACTACGGCAATATCATCCGCTCTGCAAAGTATATCCAGGGCGTACCGGAGAACTGGGTGACGAGCATCCATAACACAAATGGTGGCCGTATTTCCTTCATCAAAGATGGCTTCCGCTTCGAGAAGTGCGAGCATGATGCAGAACTGGAACAGGACAACATCATCCTGGATGCTGGCACATATTATGTGAAATTCGATACGGAAGAAGTCAATGGACGATTCGACATCGACTGTTATGTTTTTCCATCTGATATCCAGAAGTACGTCGACAAGAACCTTGAGGACGAAGCGAAGAATATCCTCCATGATGGCAGATTTACGCTCAAAGAGAAGACTTCTGTAGACATGAAGTTCAACGGCACAGATGGCATTGTCAAGAATGTCTGCATCATCGATGACCCGGAAAGCTCTTTTGTTGAGACCTTCGACGAGCCGGTTACGATTGACGGAAGCTATATCCGCATCGATCTCAGCAACGTATCGAAGATTGACTGGGATGGTGTCATCACTTCTGTACCAGCATGGGAAGATTTTACAAAACCATGTCCGTATGCGATCATCGAGACGATGCAAAAAAAACTGATTCTTGAAGATCTCGGTGTCCATATCGGCGATTCCTGCCGCTATGTATTTGACGCCTCCACAAAGAAGATTGCTGTCTTTAATAGCAAAGAACAAGTTGGTTCGTATACTATACCATTCATACAGGAAGACCAGAACAAGATCACGATCTTTCGCAACATGAATGCCCGCATCACACGTTTGATCATCACAGACCGTCAGGGTAAGGAAATCGACGTAATCCATCAGAAAACATTCAAGGCTTACGTTACGAATGAAATATCCGGTCCGATCCTTGTGCGTACAGCAGAAGGCGAACCGTTAGATCTTTCTCCTTCCTACCGTGAAGTTGTAGAGCAGCAGCCTGTGATTGAATTCTTCAAGAAAGATTATGAAATCGCTTTGAAATCCCGTCCTGTCGATGAAGATATTCGTGTCTACGGTATCCCGTTCGGTGCGACCATCAAGAGGAAAGAGACGGAAATCAAAGAGTACGCTACGAATTATGTAGAGATTGCCGCCCGCTCTTATACGATCAAAGGGCGCGTCGTAACAGTCGACCCGGCTGTTAAAGAGAAATATCAGGGCGTTGCTATTCGATATCTCAGTGCAGAAGATTATTCCTATTACTTCACGAACTATGAACGAGAGTATTTTGAAGCAGGAGAGCGCATCGTTCTGGATAAGCCGATTGCTGATGTCAGCGGTGGCGTCCTTGTCTATGGCTGCCTAGAGAAACCGGATCTTGATTATCTTTATCGCGTGCCGTCCGAGATGATGGCAAACAGCATCGACATCTGCTGCGGGCTCTATGATATCATCCCAGAAACATCTATGGAGATCACGACAAGCGAAGTCAAACTTTCAGACGATCTTCGCAAACGTTATCCATATATTATTGTAGATTATCTCAAATCCAACAGCTATGCGATCAACTACCGCCCGGATCTCGTGCAGTATGAAATCGATATCTCGATGGAGTCATCGATTGCAGAACTTGGCTATGAGATGAATGAGGACGGCTCGATGGATGACCGCATCCGTACAACGATCGTCCCAGACCACAGCAAATATATCATCCTGCAAAGAAAGGCTGGTGAATTCGCTTGAAGATCTATGCACAGAAACATAGGATACGAGAGACCGAAAGTATCGGCCTGAAAGATATCCCATTGGCATTCCTGGATACTGAAGACAACGAGTACGATGTCTCGGTCCAGTTGAATCCAGCTTTTGCCTGTGAGACAAGCAAGCGTGTCTGGCCTTACGATATCTTCTTGGATGATAATCCGTACTTCTTCACGAAGGATGGAGAGATCCTTAATGATATCCAGCTGAAGCGCAAGAATGGTCGCTTCATCTATGAGCCGCACTCGATGCATGAATACGCTCTTAACGAAGCAAATTCAACCTTTGGCTGTACGGTGCTTATCAAGCGCACGATGAAGTACAATAACCGCACGCCGTATAATCTCCGTATCGGCGTAGCAGAAGAAGGAAACGATCTCGCTTTCAGCAACAAGCTGATCTCGATTTTCGGCGATGCGAACAAGCGTGGCAAATGCCCGGCTAATATCACGGTAAACAACGGCAACCTTCTACCGCAGTCCTTGATCGCGAACAGTATGAAGAATAATGACTTCTTTATTGCTCATTCAATCGATGGTACGCACATCGTAAAAGATGGCAGTCAGGCTGATCTGCAAATTGATGCTCTGCTGGACCAGCATATCAATATCTGGCTCAGTGTAGACTCCTTTGGAGAGCTATTAAAGTCAGAGCCATTCGAAAGCGGCGTCAATACGTATGTGCATGAGCTGATGGATCCACAGCTCTATACGAAGAAAGCTTATGAGCTTGACGGCAAGACGTACTATTCTTTCGATACAACAAAAGAGCATCCGTCTTTCCCGAAGAGTAAATATCGCTACAGTCAGCTGCATGCATCGATCCTTCTCCTGGAAAAGCCGAACGCCGGCTACATTATTGTGACCCCCGCTGCCTTCTTTAATAGCTTCGATAATATTCGCAACAATGCATCACTCATCTACGAAGTCTTGATGAAGGTTTACCTGCAGTCCTACTATGAATCACCAGAAGTCACATCCTGGATCACGGATGAACCGGTAGATTATATTGCCGGCCAGCAGAATAAAGCCCGCATTCGTCATAAGCGCATCAACCTCGATGCGATGCTTGCAGGCTCCAATTCTGGTATGGACTATACGATTGCTGCTGTCAATACAACGAACCCCTATGTCATGTTCGGTGGCCTTACGGAGACGCGCGATATGCTCTTCTATAAGATCGCGAACCATACGGATATCCCAAAAGAAGAGAATGAGATCGCATATCTTACGACTAGCATGACCGTCGTGAATTATATAGAGGAAAATGTATGGACAGGAACGAGTAAGGTCAAGATCGATACGACCGTGCTCAATAATGAGATCCATGTCACGCTTCATCCATTCCATAGCTCAGACTACAAGATCCATATTGCATCGGACTGGAATTTCCGTCTGCCGGACAATACGAAGAGCTACTGTCTCTGCACAAAAGAGAGTTCTCCTGATATACAGAATGTCATCTCTCTAATAGCTCTCGAGGAGTACGAGATCGATTCGTCTCAGTATGGTACACGTATCGCAACGATACAGCCTATCGTAAAACCGGCTGTTAAGACGTGTGACATCCGTGTGGGCGGCGGCGGTCTTCCGACTGACCAACCAGATAATTATGATATGGTGGATATCGGGCATGTAGATGGACGCCCTTACCGAGTCGGCGGCAGCATGGTCGTAAGGCTTCCGAAAGCCCTGAAGCCACACGAAGACAAGATCATGTTCACACTCAAGCAGCATGTCACAGCCGGTACATACCCCGTGCTGTTATTCAAATGATGGGAGAGAACTAAATGGAAATCCAGATGCTGAAAGACCTGAACTTCGCGCCAGGTATCAAGGCAAAAGATATCAACGACAATTTCAATCTGATCCATGACTGGCTTCGCCGTGAACGTCTGCGTACAGGCGGCTGGGGTCTTGTCGAAGGATTTGACCTCCATGCAGAAATCCCTGATGATTCGAAGCAGATGATGCGTGTAACGGTTGGCAATGGCATCATGGTCAATCAGGATGGCGAAGAAGTGACGGTTCCAGGCAAAGAATTTGAAGTGCCAGCAATCGACATCATCAAAGTAGAGGATACTGTAACGGAGCTACAGGAAGGCGGTTACATCAAGCTGAAGCATCGCCCGTATTCCGTGTCGCAACGCGGCTTCTTCCAGTTCACGCAGAACGTCGATACGTTGTATCCGAAGAAAGAAGAGTTTCTGATCACCAGCACTGTAGACGGCCATCGTCATCATGTTGTACAGATCGATGGAGATAAAGTATATGTCAACGTAGAAGAAGCACAGGGCAAGGAGCTTGTCATCTCATACTATACGGCAGCAGACCGTGTAGACTCCATCATGCTCTATAAAGATGGCGCATACAAATACGAAGTCAGCATTAATTCTACTTCGCCGTCACATGTCGAGCTTGGTGACTATGATTCCTGCTATATGATCGGTGTTGTCTATTGGCATATCGATACAGAGACAGAAGCGCAATTCTTTACAGATCATCGCACCTATCGTAAAGTATATGTCGATGAACAGAATCGCCTCTGGTTAAATGGTAAGCTCTACAAAGAGGCACAGATCATCTATATGGAAGAGCCCGAAGATCCGCAGCCAAATGATATCTGGTACGATGGCAAGAACAACTGTCTGATGATTTGGCGTGAAAAAGACGGTATCTATGGTTGGGTGCTCATGAATCAAGATGCGTCAATCGAAGAGCGCCAAGTAAAGATCTTCTATCCAGGCACAAAAGAATATCCGGCAGACAATCAGCACTTCCGTTTCCGCGAAGATGAAATGAATTTCCATTTTGTTCCGGGCCAGCATGCTCTGGAGATCGTTATCGACAATGTGCCGGTCATGCGTGATCAGTTTGATGAATATGTACCTGCTGCAACAGATAAGCGATATATGGCTTTAGGAAAAGGCTTTGATTTAAAAGATCCGCTTGACCGTGCAACGCCAGTTGAGGTATTGGTTCGCCACACTGTTAAGGAAGCACCGGTGCGTGAGACATTCCAGCGGGCGGCAATTTTTATCGTAGAAGGTTACGACCATTATGTGCCGACAAATACGAAGAAGATCTTCGAGACTACCTCTGCATATGTTATCAATGACAATCAGCTGGAAGTCTTCCTCGATGGCCGCCGCCTCACGAAAGGCGTAGACTATGTCGAGATGAAAGACGATAAAGTAGATGCAGCTGCCGGCGACAAAGGAAGCATGTCGACACACTTCCGTGTCTTAATAGCGGTTGCGAATGGACAGCTTGTCACACATAAGATCAGCAAGCATGTCTGGAGCTTCGACCAGGTTAACCAAATGATGAAAGACATCGAAGGCAAAGCAGACCAGGCGCTGTTAAAGACAGCACAGCTTCAGACCGACCTTGATACGCTAAATCATAATACGACTGAGCAAATCCAGACAACGAAGACGAGTGTGGCGAATCTCGAGCGTAAGATCGGCGATCCGAGTACTTACGTCAAGAAGACAGATACGATCGCCTACGATAAGCTACCACAGGAACTTAAGGACCGTTTGATGGGTGAGCAGATCAATATGACCGCACCGGCAAAAGGGACAATCACGATCCCGAATACGAAGATCACGGATTTCTTCATCGTGAACTACGTCAGCGCCAATATGAACCGCGCCCTCATAAAAGGCTCGGAATATACGCCGGTGCAGGTAGGCAACAATATACGTATTGACCTCAAGCCGAATTATGCAGTATCTGAAGCAAGTGTTTATATCACGGGCATCAAGATGGGAGTGTAAGATATGGAAGACGCAAAAATTGAATGGTATTCAAAAGTCGGCTCCGATGAAAAGTTTGCCCTGGATAACGACATCTATGCCGGCACGTATACGGACGGACACCCGATCGTCGTGACGCTGCAGCTCTGGAACAACCGCTGGGGTACAGCAGATGTCCTGCCTTTAAAAGATTTCTTCGTGAACATGTACTTCAAGGACAGAGAAGATAAGAACCTCTTTGAATACTGCTCTGTACGCATGGGCAATGAGATTCTGAGCTTTATCGACAACGGAGCATATGTTACCTTGGAATTTCCAAAAGCAGTTGAAATCAGCGGTATCAAGAACAACGGTATTGCAAAAGACAATCCGAAGAATTTTATTGAACTGGAATTTACATTTCGCGCAGACGGAATAAATCTCAAGGAACACGACCTTAAGTCACTGTTTTTCGAGATCAAAAAAAACAGCTAACATATTCTTATAGACCTTCTGACAAGGTAATCTGTAGTTGAGATCCTTCATTAGAAGGTCTATATTTTTTATTTTTTTACAGCAGAGTTTTGTTACGTCGATTTCAGAACTCCAACGACAAATATAATCTGTTGGATATTGCTGATATATTGAAAACGTACAAACAGAATTGAATCTGTTTGTATAGGTAGTTATTCTTAGGAGGCCAATCTATGGCAAGAGTGCTGCATTTTACACTTGACGAAAAAACCAAAAACCAGGCTCATGAAATTATTCAGAAGGTATACTTGAGTAGCGGTTCTTTGAAGACAGGCCGTGCAGATAGCCTTCCTGACAGTGAGTCAGAGAGTACGTTTATCTTCACAGAAGATACAAATGAGCTCTTTATGGGCGGCGGCAGTGGAAAAAAGCTCCAGAAGGTGTCAGATGTCATCAGTGTCGCAACGGAGACAGAGTTGCCAGCAAAAGGCGTAGTCGATCGTCTTTATACTGTCCTTGACACGAAAGCTCTTAAGATTTGGAACGGTAGTGAATATGTTGTACTCAGTCAAGGTGTCGAAGAAGCTGCTGTTACGGCAGCTGTCGATAAGGCATTGACTGAGAAAAATGTCCCAACTGCAGAGTCATTTAAAGAGCTTCATGATCTCCTCCTTGATGGCAATAGTAGTGAGCGTTATGTCAGCCGTAGCGATCTTGATAAAAAGTTTGCTGAGATCGATACGACAGATAAGAATATCGAGGTTAAGCTTGAAGGTTATGCTACAAAGACAGAAGTTAGCAATAAGGCTGAAAAATCGTATGTTGATGAAGAGCTCGCGAAGAAAGCTAATATCGATGCCATCTACACAAAAGAAGAAGTAGAAAACAAGATTGCAGCTGTTCAGACTATTAAGGGTGACAAAGGCGATAAGGGTGATACTGGTGCTGTTGGCCCGCAGGGTCCGAAGGGCGACACTGGCGCCACTGGCACGAACGGTAAATCTGCTTACGAAATCGCTGTTGCCAATGGATTCTCAGGTAAAGAATCTGCATGGCTCGCATCACTCAAGGGTGAAAAAGGCGAGCAGGGTCCTCAAGGCATTCAGGGCGTAGCCGGAACAAACGGTGCGGATGGCACTCCTGGCAAAGACGGTGCTAATGGTAAATCAGCATATGAGCTTGCCAAAGAAGCCGATTCCAGCATTGGCACGCTGCAAGAATGGCTTGCTTCCCTTAAAGGTGCAGACGGAAAGGCTGGCCCGCAAGGTCTGAAAGGAGATACTGGCGAAAAAGGTGAAACAGGAGAGACGGGTCCACAAGGTCCGGCTGGTAAGAATGGTAAAGATGCCGATATCAGCAATCTTGTAACGCTTGAAGCATTTAATGCACTTGTGAAACGAGTCGAGGCACTTGAGGGCGGTAGCGCAGCTACTGCTACGAATGCCGACAACCTCAAGCAATAAAATGATTTTTATCCTCCTCTTTATGAGGAGGATTTTTTATTACTTAGAGCCACGCAGCTTTACGCCGTTTGAACACTTTGTAAAAGTGTACGACTTGTGTTCTACATCGTAATAAATCTAACAGATTTTTATTGCATAGGTAGAGGTGATGTATATTGGATATCCTGAAACCGATGATGGCTGCCGTTGGTTCGATGGAGCCCATGCAGATGATCGTCATGGTCATCATCCTCGCCGCCATTATGATGGGCTGGTATTATCTTACAAAGATACGCCCACGTGAAATGGATCGACAGGAAGCGCATGACACCCGTATGCTTGAGATTGAAGACCGTAGAAGTCAAGATCAAGAAAGCACGAATATGTATCTACGTAAAGCATCTAACAACCAACAAGTGCTCTTAACGCAGAATACGGAGGCTGTTAAAGACTTGAAAGAAATCATGCGGATCATGTCTGAAACCTTCAAAGAAGTATCTGAGAAGCTGTCAAAACATGATGCGCATAGTCAAGAAGCTAACCAGACAGTCAAAGAGATTTATCATGATATGTCGACAAAAGATGATGTTAGCGAAGTACATCAAGATGTGCGCACAATCTTTAACGACATGGCCAGCAAGGAAGATTCCCATGCTATCATAGAGAGGCTGGATGATCTGAAAGCGGATATGATTATTGTTAAAGCAAGAATCGATCAGCTTTGATCTGTCTGGCAGCCGCCCGTAATCTGGGCGGCTTTTCTATTAGAGCAGAGATTTGCACCGTAATATACAGATTGAAAATAGTGCACAACAGAAGGAGCGGCGCTTGCTGCTTCATTAAGAATCATAGTAGCGAGAGGCAGGAATATCAATATGACACAAACTCGCGGCGTCAAGAAAGTTAATGAGAACGTCCTCTCTCCGGGGCGTGCGATTATCGTCACAGAGAAGGACAAGAACCAGTACAAGTGGAGTGAGATCCCTGTCGGTTCAAAATTCATTGATACGAAGACGGGCATCGAGCTAGTCAAACTTGAAGGAGAGACCGACTGGGTTCCCGCAGGCACGAAGAATGACGGTACAGTCTGTATCGCTAAAGACGCCATCCTGGCAGTTGAGATTTTCACGATCAAGAACCTCGATGACGGGGACGGTAAATTCACATACGAGACGGCAGACGGGCAACTCCGTCATCTCCCGAAGACAGAAGAAGGTTATGTCTTTGAACTGGAAAAAGGCACATATGCCATTGCCCGCAATCATCTGGAAGTCTACATCGACGATGTGCTTCGCCGTACAGCAAGCACGGGCGGTGTGATCGAGCTCTCTGACCGACGTTTCATCCTCCAGGACAAGCTGAAAGTTGGTCAGGAGATCACGGCTTCTTATTACAAAGTCTTCCGCATTGGCAATCCGTATCCGCGTATCTTCATCAATTCGAATGACCCAGAAGAGTCTGAAACTGGTGATATTTGGATTGACATGAATGCGACGCTTGCCGAGAGTGACTATCTCGGTGAAGGTGACTTTGAGACGAACAAGATGCTTCCTTGGGATCGCATCTCCGGCAAACCGACAACGACGACAGAATATAAGATCTACGATGAGATCAAGGAAATGATCGATCAGCATCGCGTCGATGCAAGCATGATCGACAATCTTCCGAAGCTGCCGGACCATATTGATGCATATTCCATTCAAGGGAAGGTTCCGGGTACGCAACCGAACAATCTCTTCGTCGTACCGGCGAATGGCCGCATTCCTAATAGCATGCTGCCGATGAATACGCCAACTCGTTCGGAGATTCCGGACATTCGTATCGGATCTGCAACACCGAGTAATCCGGTAGAGGGCAAGACTGTCTGGCTCTGCACTGCGTATGGCGATACATGCGTCAAAGCATATGTCGGTGGTAAATGGATGAAGTTTGGAGCAGTTTGGAGTTAACCATGGCAAAACAGATAAAAATGATCAACGAGGACGTTATCGAGCCGAATCTCTTATCGAAGATCCTTGGCTACAAGAACGTTACACAGAAAGAATTCGTCGATCAAGTGAACAACAGGCTCACAACGCTCGACAATAAAAAGCAGAACGCTGCTGACATGAAGAAGTATTTCTCAAAATCAGACATCGTGCCGAAGGCGAATCTCGATCAGACGTACGTTCAGCAGCTGGATGCCCATCTGGCTCACAAGATTGAGTTTGCGGATCTTGGCTCTACGCTCTCCAGTCGTATTTCAGGGTATGAGAATGACGCAAGAGAAGCAACATCGAACGTCAAGAACCTGAATACGCTCGTCACGAATATGGATGCTGGTTTGACAAATGCAAAGACAGATATTTCGAATATCTACAATCAACTTGCAACGCTTCAGACATTCTCAAATTCTAGTGGCGGCGGCAATGGCGGCTCAGGCGACAATGACACAAATGTACAAAATCAAATCACCTCTCTCACGAATCGTGTTGCATCTCTCGACAATACAATCAATGCGATGAGTGCGCAGCTTACCGGTTTTGCAACTCAGAACGATATTATCGGCATGCAGACATCTGTCTCTACATTGACAAAAAGAGTTGACAGCATCAATGTCGACCCGCCTGCAGGTATCCAGGGCGAGTCCGTTGTACTTGGCGATAATGCTTTTGTCGCTTCTCGTATGCTATTAACGGGTCATGTCATTAACGGAAATGGTCAGGCATCCACGACTTGTGAAGCAGAGATTGCAAAGAATGCACAAAATTCGTATTTTGATTTTGTAAACAATATCGCATATGTCTTGAAGACAAGCTCTAGTGGTGACTCTTATTACGAGAAGTGGATGGATCCAGCAATAGCTAGTACGAAACAGCTGAACGGCAGCACTTATGCGATCGTTCAGAACGCTTTCACGACTTGGTTCGGTAACAATAAGTTTGTCATCGACTATTCAACAGGCATCTTCGGTATTTCCGTTGATGGTGAGTATACAGAAGTGTCACGTAGTACGACAACAACATCTCTTGAACGGTTGACAACAGACTTGAATGCTGCAAACGAAAAAATCGTCACGGCAAACAACACGATTGCGGATCTTGTCGCACGTGTGAAAGCAGCAGAAGTAAACATCGCTTCGCTTCAAAAGAAAGTCATAGCTCTTGAATCGAAGCCTACTACACCTCCCACTGATGAAATGAGGACTTCATAATATGGCATTTATCAAATTCAAGCGCGGCGAAGGTAAATGGGAAACGCTTTACGTCGAAGCGATTCGCAATCGCTTGCGCCGCGATAAGCATCTGTCTGACCTTATTGATATTGCGGCTGCACGCGAGACGCTTGGCCTGACAGGCGATAACAATAAGACGCATTACCATGATGACCGCTATCTCCCAAAGATTGATGCGATCAAGAATACAGTCAACAACACGTTTGCAACATCAAAGTTCGCGATTAATGGACGAGGTACAGCAGATGCTGTTTCTTTTCAGAATGGCGACACGACAACGCTGAATATCAAGAACATCCATGCAGATGATGTTGTTATTGGACGTACGACTGGCGCAAATAATATGCTTCTTACTAGCGACAAGCTCGGCAACGCCGTTCCACTTGCTACAGAGAAATGTTATTTCGATGCAACAAAGAATGCAATCCATCTGCCAGCTATCCTTGCTGACTCAGTAGCTGCAACAAAAGAAATTACTGCTGATACGGTTCGCGCAAACCGCGTCTACAATGCAGTCTGGAATGATTATGCAGAACTCTTCCCGCGTGGCGAAGAGACAGAGCCGGGTGATGTGATTGCCCTAGATCTCAACTCAATCGAAGAGCGTTATGTCAAAGCTGGCGGGATGAATCCGCCCGTCGGTGTTCACACGGAAGAGTTTGGCATTCTGATTGGTGGCGAACAGCCGCCTAAAGGTAAATCTGTTCTTGAACATAATATCAAGAATTATATCCCTGTTTCACTTGCTGGCCGTGTTCACGTTAAATTTGTCGGTCCGTCTTCGAAAGGATCCTGGGTAGTCCCCAGCGATATCCGCGGCGTCGCTCGTATATACGATCCAAAGATCGATTCAAGAGACCGCGTCATCGGCATGCTAGTAGAAGAGGACGACAAAAAGGATATCCGCAAACTGAAGATCAAGCTCAAGAACTGTTAAGAAAGAAGGTATTCCATGGATCTGATCATCAAGCCAACACAAGCCTGCAATTTTGCCTGTAGCTTCTGCTCATCTAGCAATATTGATACATCGCATGCGTCTCTCCCTTTGAAGAAGCTGTTTACATTCTTAGATCAGAATCCTGTTGATACCATCATTGTAAATGGCGGCGATCCCTTGATGATGCCGCCATCTTACTATGAATCGATCCTTCAATATATAGAGGAGCATGGGCAGAAGACATCACTGTCTTTCACAACAAACCTCTGGGACTTCTATCAGCATCCAGAGAAATGGGAAACACTTTTCAAGCAGCCGAATGTCTACGTTATGACATCCTTCCAGTACGGCGGCGAACGGAAACTCCGCAATGGCCGCCCGCTGGATGAATCCTTGTTCTGCAATATCATGGATTACTTTAAGGGAAAAATCGGCTATATGCCGATGTTCATCAGCGTCATCACAAAGAAAAATGAGAAAGACGTACTCAAGACAGTAGAGCTTGCAAAGAAACTCCATACAACATGCAAGATCAATCCGGCTCTGCAGTCTGGCAGAAGCAAGATCTTCTATCCACTCTATAAAGCGATTAAGTGGTATCTCGATATCATCGATGCAGGTTTATCTCAATATGAGCATAATGCATCTATTCTTTCTGACGTGATGCATGATCGCCACACGATCTGTCCGATGAATCGTGATTGCTATCGCACGATCCGTTGTATGGGGCCGCAAGGAGAACTCTATACTTGCGGAGCACTCCATGACAATCACATCGTGCGAGAAGAAGAAGGTAAGAAGACCTATGATTTAGCCGTCTATCCGCAACGTGAAATCCGTAAGGATTATGGCGTGTTGAAGGCAGAATGCTTTGCCTGCAGTATGTTCAAGATCTGTAATGGCTGCTACAAGACAATCATGGATATCAAAGACAGCAACTCTGTAGAAAAACATTGCGCTGGTATGCAAGGATTAAAGGAGAGACTGCAAGCATTATGATTGACACGATGTATTTGAAGATCACAGAGAACTGTAATCTCTCTTGTCCATTCTGCTATGTAAAGCAGAAGCAGAATGTTATATCTTTCGAGACCGCTGTTAGTGCAATAGAAGCATACCAGCCAAAGGAAGTCATCTTTCATGGCGGCGAGCCTTTATTGCATCCAAAACGCACTTTAGAGATCATAGATCGTTTTCCGAGTCAGGTATTCTCGATCACGAGTAACCTGACTTTGCCGCTCACGGATGAACGTATGGAGATCCTAGAACGCTGTTATGTAGCGACAAGTTACTCGGCAGACCGTTTCTCTAATAGCGAGCTGGAGCAAATCTTCAAAAAGAATGTTGCAAAAGTACGAGAGACAGAAGACGTTACGCTTCTCGTGACATTATCGGAAAAGCAGCTGGAGATGCCGCCCGTAGAGCTCATTAGGAAACTCGACGAGATCGGCTATGATAGCATCCTGTTCGAGCGCATGTATGCTGCCGGCTTGGATAAAGCATTTGCCGAAAAGATGGACATGTATCTTTTAGAGCTCATGAAAGCACTGCCTGATGCAAGGAAGAATTATCTGTATGACCAGATGATGGAATCCATCATCTCGTACACCTACCTATTCCCGCTCACATGTGATCGCAATGTTGTTACGGTGAATCCAGATGGCAGTATCCTAAGCTGTCCCAATCTATGTCATCGTGCAGAACGGAAGAAGCGCCGCGAATGCCTGGAGTGTAATTTCTATCAGTATTGTCGCGGTGACTGCTTATCCTTCCAGGATTGCTGCATGTTCCCGAAGAAGACCATAACATACCTCAAGGAGGAAATTTTAGGATGGCAATAAAAGAGAACGACATCGTCGTTATCCAAGATGTCGTGAATTATATTAACTCATACCTGAAACAGAAGATCGAGAGTAAGATTCAGTGGAACAAGGAGAACTTGCCGCCGAACTTCGATCCGATTGATGCTGTTTATTTTGCTTCCGGCAATTCACTCCCGAATATGCCGACACCGAACAGCAAAGGCAAGATCATTGATCTGCAAGCGCTCTACAACAGTATCAATGCGATCTTTGTGTCGTGGGGCATGGTTCGCAAAGTAACGTTCCATTATCGTAGTGCTGGCTATAACAATGGCGGCCCGATTCCTTGGACAGATCAGTATTTCGAAGGCTATGGCTATCTGTCCTTCATCTCTCCGAACAATGTGCAGGGTATCATGGACAATACAGCATCGACCGGTGATATCATCCGCCCACTTACGCTGCAGCAGATCTGTGACAGGCTCTATTCGAAATGGGAGGAGTGGAGTTCACAGTTTGAATACCAGCCGTACCGCGCCGTCTGCCACAAGAACTGCCATGGAAGCTGCCATGGTTCTGGCGGTCGCCGTTAACTGATTATCTAAGGAGAGGGGAACCAACATGGAGCTGAAACATATCAAGACAACACTACCGTTCACAGATGAAGAACTCGATACCTACTTCGACGATATCGAATCTTATTTCTTCCATGTCCATCTGGACAACAGTAAGTATGGCGGTCGTCAGTTGCTTACCTACATCTATAATTCCGGCATGAAAGCCAACATCGAATCAGATCATTTCTCGGAGAAACTGGAAGAGCTTCTTATTGAATATATCAAGACCAGCAAGCTCGTGAATATCCAGTCGCTGAATGACATCTGGGTCACGATCCTCCTGAACCGTCTTGGCGTCCAGGAGTACAACGGCAAAGACGCTGACTATATCTCCTTCATCCGTTCGTTCATCGAAAAACATGCAAGTATCGTTGATGAACTTCTGAAGGATTTTACGGCGCTCAAGAAATTCCTCATGATTACTGTTATTTCAGACGAGGAAGATCTTCCGAATGAAGAAGAATGTACGTATACTTTTAATGAGATCGGCCAGAATATCGTTTCCCTGCGGAACTCAGTTTTGTTCTGGGACTTCTTCGCAAAGCTTAAAGACACAGATGAATACTACTACGAAGAGTTCGTAACGAATTCATTTGACGGTAGGAAGATTGCTTATTTCTTTTTCAGTGAGTTCAATCCTCTTGGTATTCTCTATATGGCAAAGCGTGCTCCTAAAGAAATTGAGATAAGCGAATGATCGTATACATCAAGACCACAGAACGCTGCAACTTTCATTGTACGCACTGCTATAATCCGCCAGCCAAACAAGATCTTGATTTCAAAGCAGCAAAGAAATTCCTGCAGGAAGTCAGAGAGATCGATCCGCACCCCACTTTTGTCTTACACGGTGGGGAACCGCTTCTTGGCGATACAAATAAGATTCTGGCTTTTATCGAAGCATTCTCGGATGTGTACTGGCGCATCTCTACGAATCTTGGCTATGAGCTGACGGAAGAGCGCAAGAAGATTCTCCTGCACATGCAGGAGATCCGCGTCTCTTTCGATGTCGGCATCCGCTTCCATACGATGCAGAATCTCCTGCGCTGGAGACGCAATATGGAATGGCTCACGAAACAGCGCACGGTATTCTGCAATATCTGTCTTTCTAAGAGCCTGCTTCGCCATCCGGTACATCAGCTGTTGAAGATGCTCGATCACTTCCACATCAAGGAATATGCTTTCGAGCGCATCGCTCTTGCCGGTAACGCAAAGCTCCATGAAGAAATCGTGCCGACTTATGAAGATGTCGATAAATGGCTCTGTAAGATCCATGCCCTGGAAGAGCAGGATGTATATGCATGCCGCTGCAAAGATATCCTGAGCGTCAAGCTCGGTATGCAGGGACATCATGAACAGTGCTATGGGAAACAGTGCTGCATGGCTGCCATGACGATCAACGCAGATGGCTCGATCGGCAACTGTCCGAATGATGCCAGAGTGAATCCTGTTGCCCGGATGGAAGACGGCGCAAGAGAAGCTATCAGGAGAATCCATCAGAAGAAGCATACGCCGAAGAAGGAATGTCTTCTCTGTAAATGGTTCCCTTACTGCCGCAGTGGATGTGAACAGCTGGAATGGCAAGGCAATACATGCCCATATCCGAAACAACTCGCAGAAATCATCTGGAGGAATATGAATGAGTAACAAAACAATCAAGATCCAAGAGATACTGGTTGATAGATCGCTGTTAGAGTGGGCGCCTTTCTGCCTGGTCACAGGCCTCCATGAGCATTCCGGCTACTATGTCGTTGCAGCGAATGGCCAGGTATTCGTTGAGAAGTCCTGGTGGGATAATAAAGACGAGACAGAGACGCTGGCGCTCGTGAACGATACCGACCTGAATCGTGAAGCGAAGAGAAAAACAACGATCTCTTTTGATGTTGATAAGGTAGAAGAGAAAGACATCCCTGTCTTCGGTATCACGATTGATGACAACTATAGTATCCAGCAGTTCAATCTGTCCGCCGAAGCGATCGCAGATGACGCAGCACTCAATTCCCTTTTTAACAGCGCACAGAAGCCTGTCTACTGGGATATCAACAAGAACCTGCATGTCGGGCAGAACCAATACTCGGAAAAACAATTCAAAAAATACATCGACGCCGTGAAGACGCAGGGATATGCGAACCCGGTCGTTCTCTACGTTGACAGTAGCTTTGTTCGCACATACTATTATGATCTCATCCCGTATCTCTATCACTTCCTCGGTTGCAAGACGCTGCCGATCCGTGTGATTACGTACAAGGATTTCAAATACGTAGAAGCAATTAGTCCGGCCATCTATAATGCTATTAAGAGTGTACCGGCCAATCCATATTATGCGCCAGAGAATAAAGAGGATGTCTCTTCGTTCATGGTTAGCAACTTCAGCGATAAGCGTGATATCATCAAATCGTTCATGAAGAATGATGTGCTTGATATGAATCAAAAGATTATCTTGATGGATATAGACAAACTCGATGAAATCTTGCCGTATCTTTTTGCCGGGAACATGGCAAGTAAGAATAAAGAATTTATCGAAAAGCTCTTTGCTCACAAATATCCAACAGCAAATGCTTTTGAAGAAGATCATTTTATGGACAGCATGTCAATCAACGAAAGTCTATATCATTATATGAATGGCTATGCTGCTATCAAAGAATCAGTCGGTACAGAAAATGTGGATTTTGCGTCTTGTAAGATCATCGAAGAGAAAGACTTTGATCCTTCCTTATATCCATTTGATTCATTTGATTATCTTGACTATGCTGATGCCGATATACAGAAGATCGTTAAAATAGTATCAGATAAGTTTGGTCCTCTTTGCGTCCATAAAGATTGTCCTACGCAAATCATTGATGTTCATAACATTCATGAAGCCATCAAAGATAAAAATGCAAAAGTAAGGGTATTGGGAGAAAAATAATATGACAATCGTACCAACATATGAATGCAATTTTCATTGCGATTTTTGTTTTTTTAATATGTATCGCGAAAAAAAAGACAAAAAAAATCTACTGTTAGACCTAAATGCATTCAAAGAATTTTTAGATACGACGGATAATATCACAGACTTAGTTGTCATCGGGGGAGAGCCATTTATGCTCCCCCCTGGTTATCTGAAACGTCTTGTAGACATCTGCTATGATCATGTCAAAGAAAAGATTGATGTTTATACCAATTTCACGTTACCAATACCGCCAGATCTTGATTTCTCGAAGATGCGCCTGATTGTCAGTTACGATCCATGCAACCGCATCTTACAATCGAAAGTCTTAAATCGTATGCTGGAGTTTCAAGAAGATTTTGCAATTTTTATGATTGTCACGAAAGAACTTATCCATGATTGGGGCGCGCAGAAAGTCATTGCTTTTGCCAATAAGATCAAAAAGAAAATATATATGTGCAATTACGAGCTTGTTCCTGGGAATGAGTGGTCGCACCGTCCCGAACCAGAAGAATTAGCTGCTTTTACAATTGCTCTTGCTAAGAGCGAAAATCCATATTTTGCATTCAAAGAAATTAACGCATATAAAAAAATTTGCTTTGAGGACGAAAAAGAACATCGTTTTGAGACCCACGTTGTTATGACTCCACAGATGACATTTTCTTATCAAACTGCTGGCGTCAACAAATTACATCGTTTCGGAAATACGTACGAGGAAGCACGGAAAGGCTTCCATAGCACATATAAGAACAATAACATTTGCCTTGGCTGCGAGTACAATGATTTTTGCGGAAAAATGTACGCCAAGAACAATAAGTGCGAATACGACAAAATTGTCATGGATTTGTTTGAAGAAGAACATAGGAGATGTGCCAATGGATATCATACCAACATATAAATGCAATCTGCGCTGCCCATTCTGCTTCAATAAAGATAATTGGAAGACGCAGGGTCTTCTTGATCTAGAAGTCTTGAGGAAGGAACTTAGGGAAAACCCGGAGATCCGAGAGCTCGCCATCATCGGTGGCGAGCCTTCGCTTCTCCCAAAAGACTATCTACTGGAGCTCATCAAGATCTGCAGAGAGTATCTTAACAGCGGCAAACCTGATTTTTATACAAATCTGACAATCATCCCTGACAAAGAAATCCTCGACAGTATCGAGCTTCATGTAAGTTATGATCCTTGTGATCGTGAATTACAGGATAAGGTGCTCGGTAATATGATGTTGCTTGACTGTGATTTCTCGGTCAATATGATCATCACGAAGAAGCTTGTGACAGACTATGGCGTGCCGAAGATCGTGCGCCTTGCGAATCGTCTGCGTAAACCGCTGTATCTCTCGAAAATCAATGTCGTCACGACAAACGGCATCAAGTATATGCAGCCAACGCCTCAGGAGCTCGTGGATTTCACGCTGGAACTTGCGAAGTATCAGAATCCATATATCAGGAGTTCCTTACTGCGCGTTTTAGCTGGGACCTATCAGCATAACAAGCCGACGGTAGAACGTTTTGATTACAACGTCTCTATCAATCCGGACGGACGCTTCCAGACATCTGGCCTGCATGGCATCGAGAAGATCTATCGTGATACATACAAAGAATGTCTTGAAGCATACAAAGAAGTATTCCATACGCCAGAGAAATGCCAGTCCTGCAAATTCAATGATTACTGCATCGACGAATATCGCCACGGTGACGACTGCGCCGATGATTATGCAATCATGGAAAGTTTTGAGCAATATCATAGATGAATCTATATGCAAGTTATCTGTGTAACTTCCATTGTCGGTTCTGCTCGATCCGGCAGGATGAGAGTCCAATGCTTGATCTCGCATGGGTAAGGGAAGAGCTTGCCGCACATCCTGAATTATGTTCAAATATCAACATTCTAGGCGGCGAGCCATCTATCCTTCCACTGCCTTATCAAGAAGAACTGATCGATATCTGCACAAGAGCTGCGGATGAAAAGCCGTATTATATCACCAACTTATTCAAGATGTCTTCGCTGTTAGAGAAATGCCGGCCCATCGTGAGTTATGACTTCAGCTTGCGAGAACATCATCAGGCGGTATTTCAGAACATGCTGAACCTCGAGATAGACTTCAGCATATCGACAGTTCTAACGAGACATCTCGTAGAAGAAGTAGGGGCGAAGAAATATCTACGACTTATTCGTTCTCTCAAGAATTGTAAGCGGGCCGATCTCGATCTCTATTATAAAGGGAAACAAGATAAAGAAGATCATACCCCAGACAATGCTTCCTTAATAGCGTTCGTCAAAGAAATCATGATCGAAGAGAAAGTGAATCTAGCACCTCTTTCGGCCATGCGTCATCATATCGACGCTTCATTTGATAACGTCAGTGATTACTTCGCTTTCATGCCTGGGAATAAATATGGCGTACGCCTTGATTACGAGAATGGGCCGTATAAGATATTTGATACTTATGATGAAGCGTATGGATACTTCAAGAGCAGAATAGAGAATAACAGATGCAAATCCTGCGAATTCTTGAATACATGTTGGTATCCTTGTTCGGATGATATCTGCAGAGGGAATCGTCCTATGCTGGAGGAGTTTAAGAAGTATGTTCTTTCATCTCGCGGATAAGCTTTATATCGTAAATCTCTTATCTATGCCGACAAAAGAGTCAGATGGAATTAAGCACGCCTATTATAATGAGAACACATTCAAGGAAGATCTTGAGGCATATCCGACATTCAGCCATTACGTGAAAGCAATGGTAGACCGATACGTCAAGAATCGTATGGTGACACTACTCTGTGTCGAAGAATGGATCCTTCAGGATCTCATGCGTCTCTGGTGCGGGCGGCTTGGCCTTGGCGAAGATGGATTCCAGAAACTCGTAGAGCATGCCAGCTTCTGTGAAACCTATATTGAAGATGTACAAAGCACAATCAGCTTCACCTTCGATCCGAGAATGCCACATTATAAGCCTGAGAGAAAAGAAAAGATCCGCTTCAAGGAAATGTGGCCAGCAGAGCTCTGCATCAATCAATTAGACGAAGACTGGGCACGCGAGAAGTATGAATACTTTCGCATGTATGATCTTTATGCAAGGATCAAAGAAAACCAATATAAACTGTATCGCAAGGGAATCATCAAAGAATCCTTGATTAAAGAGAATGATCAGGCTATTAAAGGATTATATCGCGATGCCGACTTCTTAAAAGCAGTTGGTAAAGAGATCGACCTTTCTTTTCTTGATGTGGATATCAAGGATTATGTGCTGGAGAATCCAACGCTTGGATATAATCGGTTCAACACATGGAAATTCAACTGGGCGCTCGCGCATCACATACAAGAGACAGGATATAAGTTAGGGGGATAACGGTGAAAAAGATACGGGAGATTATGGAATTCAATATGCGTGCACTTGGCGCGCCAGATCTTGTTGATAAAAATTGTTTAGGAGATACTTTCTTCTACGATAACAACAAAGATCACATTGTTGAATATGCAGTAAGTTATTTCAGTGAAGAGCCAGAACGATGGAGCATGCCGGCAAAGAACTACTTCGTACGTATCTGTCTGGCATATTATCTATCCAAGAAATTCAACTGTGATTTTGAGCGGCTGATGGACTCAAATGACATTCTTCCGTATGATGACCAATTCTCTCCTGCCTATTCAAAAGACAAAGAGATATACGATCGTATCTTGTCTGCTGCCTCTAGCGACCATCCGTATTGGGAAGAGCCTGGATATCTCAAGACGATCGAGGTGTTTGGCTATCTCTATGAACCAGTACTCAAGCCAGTAACGATTGGCTACAACGGAGATGGACAAGCATTCTTCGACTTGATCTCATTCAAGAAGAAACATATTATCGAATACTATATGTCACTCTTCCACAAGATGCGCCAAATGCCTCTTGATCCGAAAGAAGAGCTCCGGACGCTTGCCTCTTGCAACACATACGGGATTCCTGCTAACCTTCTCTTGAACACGCCGTACGAGAATAAGCAGGCGATCTCCTTGGTTCGAAAAGTAAAAGAAACAATTAATCTTCGCTCGGTATCCGTTCTTTCTTTCAAGGAAGCTCGAGCTATTAAGGAAAAATATCCTGAGCTCATTGTCCATCTTTCGACACATGGGTCATTCAATTTACGCCCAGAAGATTATGCTTCTGGCTATATCGATGTATTGAATGTATCCGAGCCGTGGTATCTTAAACAGAAAGAGATCATCGCAGCAGCAAAAGAAAATGGGGTCAAGATCAAGTATATCGTGAATCGTGGATGTCTCATCAATAAGTGGGAGAACATGAGCGAACTTATTGGTAAGACAATCCACTGCAACGATTTTGGTACAGGAGACGGAACTGGCGGCAGTCTCTCTGGATGCGAGCATGTCTGTTACAAGCTCATGGAGAAATACCCTTGGCTGGCCCTGTCCTATGTGAATCTGCAGAAAGAGCACCTCCTCTTCAATAAGGATATCGACATCATCAAGATCTCGACGCGTGACAACCCGCTGCAGGAAGTAAAAGATCTTCTGGATTACTGGACGACATACAAGCCGACCGAAAAGATCATCGGCTTGCCGATCAAGGACTATGCTGAATTCATAAAGTGGTGCAAGATCCGCATGGAGATCTGTATCGGCAGCTGCCGCGACTGCAAATTATGCAAGGTGCTCTATCATAAAATCATTGCTTAATAGCTTGAGAGGGGATACACAATGGAGAACTATATAACAGGATACGATCTGAAGAGATACGACTATGTACCGTATCGTACAAGAGTGGAGGACCGCAACGAGAATTTCTTCTCGACGAAAAACGAGCCATGGTTTGTCAACAACGAATATGGCTGGTATCCAGATATGGCAAAGATGTATGACGACTTCTCGAAAGCATTCAATATCGAGAAGAAGAATTTCATCCTGACGAACGGCTGCGAGAATGCGATGCGCCTTGCGTTGGAGTTCTACAACTTCAAGTTCGGCAATCAGATCCTCTATACGGAGAATCCTGGCTGGAAGATGGCAGATGTCCTGGGCGCAGCTCTCGGGTATGAAGTCCACCACTATGATTATCTGTATGATGGCTACAGCAGGGAATTCTACCCAGAACAATCATTTGATCCGCAGAGCGATCTCGTCTACACGACAGACATCTATAACAATCTCTTCAAGCATGGCAACCTTAATATGGACGCATTCTATATCCTTGATGAGACCTACACGATGCACCAGCTCATGAGCGGATACGAGAAACCGGATCAAGATATTATCGTGATTGGTTCTTTCTCAAAAGCGTATGGCCCTGGGTATCGTCTTGGCTATATTCTTTTCCATGAGGATCATAATGATATTTTCCAGCTGCTCCGCGAACAATATCTAAGCCCAGCAGCAGGCAAGCTCCTGAAACAGTTTCGTCGTGATGATTTTGCGATAGACCCCCTTGGATCAGGAATTTATTCTACAGAGATAAGCGATGAATATGACGGGCCGCCGATTGTTACGGCACACCCTGTCTATACGACATTTCAGGCAGATGCCGTTCCGATGCCGCATAAGAAATTCGAAATATCAGGCATACCATTCTGCCGTGTCGGCAATACACCGAATTTCCTGAAGATGATTCATGGAGGTATGGCTTGAGCTATCTTGAGGAAATAAAACAAGTAACGGTTCCTAAAAAGATTCGTCATGAATTAGACTGCCTAACCACAATATCTTTGAATGTCGGCGACTATTGCAATAAGTCTTGTTCTTATTGTCCACATGGGCAGGGATATAAACCTGCTCTTAATAGCGTGATGAGTACGGCAACAGCAAAAAAGATCCGCGACAGGTTGCAAGAACTGAAAGATAAAGGTGTTACGCCACGTCTCACGATATCTGGGATGGGAGAGCCGTTTCTGAATCCAGACCTGCAAGAGATCCTATTCATCCTGAAAGACTTCCATCCAACCATACTGACAAATGGTACGGTACAGCCAGCCTGGGCAAAAGAGCTTCCTGTCATCATATCCGTACATGACAAGAAGGAAGAATCAGAACTGCGGGCGGCATGGCCGAATGCGAGGTTCCGTGATCATGATCCAGAATCTCCTGGCTTTGAGCTTCATGTTACGAATCGCAATGATTACAAAGGCGACTTCGCCATCTACACAGGGACATGCTACTGTCCATTCTACAAGATGATCATTGACTGGGATGGCAGTTACCTGAAATGCGCTGAAGACTGGTTACGTGAAAGTAAAGCAATGTATCACGATGTCTACTATGAATCTATAGAGAACTGGTTCTGTCATCGCCTTGCTGAGCTTAAGAAGACATTTGTGAAGTTCGGCAGAGAGTGCGAGCCGACTTGCTGCCACTGTAATATCGAGGGAACTATGATGGGAGGAGAAGCATATGACTGGTATGCCAAGCACTGTAAAGGCTAGAGTAGATGCTATTGCAAAAAATGACTGCATCACGATGGAGACGCAGCCGACAACCGTAAAGCTGGAACTTACTGGCTGCTGCACACTGGATTGCATATTCTGCGCGCATCATGAGATGGCTGAGAAGAAGATCCGCCAGAAGCTGTTAACGCAGGAAGAATTCGACCTGGCGTATGCTTACATCAAGAGCTTTCCTTCTATTAAAGAGATCGGGCTCTTCTATATGGGTGAGTCCAGTCTGCATCCAAGACTTGCTGAGTTCTACAAGACGATCAAGGAAGACGGCTATTTCACGTACCTGACGACGAATGCAACGAAAATCGATACGGTTATCCAGGCCATCCCGTATATCGACAGTCTCAAGGTGTCTTGGAACTACAAAAGTCCTGAAGATTTTGCAGAGAAGACGCGCCACCCGAAAGAACTTTATTATAGATACTTCGACAACATTATCACGCTTGTTGGAATCTGCCATTTAAACGGGAAGAAACTTGCCGTCTCCACTGTATTGGATGATGCAAGAGAAGCTTATGCTGAAGCAAGATCTATGATGCTTGCCATTGCGGATGAGCATTATTTCATCCCGTTACAGACGCAGGGTGGTACATTCGATAACGGATCGGATGGTGTAATCGGCGAAGCAGACAATCCCGTAAAGCCGATGCCATGCTGGAGCCTTTTTAAGGGTCTCTATATCGACTGCGACCTTAATGTACGTGCCTGCTGCTATGGGCATGATGACCGTCATATCATCTTGAACCTAAAAGATAAGACAGTAGACAATAGAGCCTTGTTCTTAAAAACAAAGGACGCCCAGCTGCAGGGCATCGTTCCTTCCATGTGTCAAAATTGCATACGAAGTTAAGAAGAAGCCGTGCCGACGAGCATGGCTTTCCTTATCTGCAGGCCGTAATAAGAGAGTAGTGAATTTTACAGGGTGGTGGAATTTTGTCCAAGAAGAACTTAGGTGTTCGCAAGGTCAACGAGAACATCTTCAAGATAGGCCGCTCTCTTATCTATACAGAGCAGGACCTTAACAACATAAATTACGCACAAGTGCCAGATGGTTCGCTTTGGGTCAACACGACAACCGGCGAGATCCGTATTAAACTGGCCGGCTCATCTGCCTGGTCAAAGATCCCGGTGCAAGGATCATATGAAGCAGTTGACACGAAGCAATTCGAGAAGGCGCTCTCAGATCTTTCTTCAAGCATCACAGCAGCGACAGCAGACCTTAATGCTCTGGCGAGCAAGTCAGACGCGCATGTAAAAGATGCCAGCAAAGTAAAGCAGGATCTTCAAGAACTGCAGGATAGCATCAAGCTCATCAAGATGGATGTGCAGGAACAGCTTTTCACGATGGAGAACCGCATCGGCAGCTTGCGCGATTTGATTCTCAATGAACCGGTCAAAGTCATCAACGAAGATTTCTCGTTAGATCCTGGCGACTTTCACTCGTATGCACCGAACGGCATTAACTTCATGAATTATGATATCAAGCTCTTAGTCTATGATTCCAAGCAGGACTCTCTTACCTACAATAATTATATCGATGCGATGGCTGTCGGCTATATGCGCATCAGTCCCGACAACATCACTGTCGGCAACGACGCAGACGAGCGATTGAAGTTCCGCATCCAGATAACAACGAAGCGAGAGCGCCGCTATTAATAGAGGAGGAAATACATTTTGAGATCCCTTACCCTATCGTCTATCCTCAAGGATCTTCTGAACAGCATGAAGCTTGCGCTGGATTCCATCAAGAACCATACTGCCGCAATTGCTTCGCAGGAAGAAGTCGTGACGAAGCTGCAGAACTACCAAAACGGTATCGACAAGAAATTGGAAGATGCGAAGACGCAGGCCGCTACTGCATTGAACCAGCACAATTCTTCTACGAGTGCTCACCAAGATATCCGCAATCAGATGGCTACACTCAACCAGAAGTATACAGATGATATGGTAGCCCTGAGACAAGACCTCTCTACGGTCTATCATTATAAGAGCTCCGTTAATTCCTATAACGATCTCCCTAAGAGCGGGATGAAAGTTGGCGACACTTACAACATCCAGACGAAAGATGATATGCACGGAATCCGACCAGGTGATAACGTAAGTTGGAACGGCACGGATTGGGATAACCTTTCAGGTATCGTAGACCTTAGTCGGCTCCTTCCGAAGTCGGGCGGCGTCATTACAGGCGATTTGAGTGTGCAAGGTAAACTTCACGCCAATGCTGATACTGCCACAAAAGTAACAGCAACTGCTCCTGTAAATGGGAGCGCAGATCTTGTATATGGAACGATGGCTGGTACGGACGCAGCACGTATCCATATTTCCGACGCAAATGATAGGGGTGAGCTGGAACTTGCGACGAGTGATAATGGTGATGAGACGATCGTTGTACGTCAGTATTATCATGGCGGCGCAGGTACTTTTACGGATGTAGCAAGAGAAGCTTATATCCTTAATAGCGAAGGCAATACTTCTTTTCCAGGAACCGTGACTGCACCACGTTTTTCTGGTGTTCTTAATGGCAACGCTGCTACTGCATCGAAACTGGCAACACCGAGAACGATCACTCTGGCGGGCGGCGTAACAGGAAGCACGACATTTGACGGCAGTTCCAACGTAATAATCAATGCTACAATCACGCAGTCTGCAAATGCAGCTACAGCAGATGCCGCTACCACGATCAAAAATTTTGAGCAAGGTACAGCAAATGCCTTCCGTAATGTATGGTTCTCGGATAATACGAATAATGCAAAGCCAGTATATAACGAAAGCATCCAGTACAACCCGTCAACGAATGTCCTGAAGGCCGGCACATTCCAGGGTGCGTTAAATGGAAATGCAGATACTGCGACCGACGCGGACAAGCTGGATGGATATCATGAAAATGCTTTCTTGAGAGCACGAGAAGATGCTAGTAGTAATCAAGAGAATACTCTCTGGGATCAGATCGGCATCAAACAGTATGCGAATAAACTTCCTGATAGTCTTGCCGATGTTTATAATTATGGTGCTACAGTTTCGTTCCCTGCCGTTAATGCGCGTTTTGATCTTTGGTACAGTAATGCTTCTGAAGCATCGAAGGATGGAATTCGCTATAGAACTGGCTGGGATGACCGGAAAAATGAATGGCGCGAAATTTTGGATTCCATAACCTACAACAAATATGCTCCGAAACTTGACGGTACGGGCGCAAAAGGAACATGGAATATCAATATCTCTGGCACTTCTGAAAGAAGCAACCATATCAATACGCAGGAAGTCGAACATACAGATAACACTGAGCGTCGCGTATTTGTATCTGGCAGTGGAGATAATACGATACAGTGCTATGATCCAAGTATGACTTATAACTCTGCTACTCAGACTCTGACAGTTAAGGCTATTAATGGCACAGCTGCAAAGGCAGCGCAGGATGCTGCCGGCAACGTGATTGCTGATACCTATGAGACTAAAGCTAACGTAAATGAGTTCATGGATAACTGTACAGAAGACGAAATTAAAAAGTTGTGGGTAGTTATGCTTCCTACGCCAGATCCAGAACCAGAACCTCCTGTTCCAGAACCAGAACCTCCTGTATCTACTAAAATCGTAAAAACATTTGATGCTAACGTATTCTTGTCTGAAGACAGAATCATAATTTCTAACGAGACAACAGATCAATACATCAATGACGCAGCGTTTAAAGTTGCTTTCTTAGATGATCGAGATTCATTTTATAAAAAAAATCTATATAGAATATTAGAAAAAGATAATTTTTATGATATTGGAGATAACACATATAAAGTAAGCATAAAGATCGGAAATCCACCTTCAACTCATGATACGGAAATGGCATTTTCTAATACTTTAAATAGTGCATCTCGATTTATATCTGAAAACTATCCGTGGTCAGACTATAAAGAAAGAAATATTTTAAGTTTGTTATTCAACGGCAATCCGACATTCAAAAGTATTAATAATTCAAAAGTCTTGTCAGATGAATGTATTGACGATGTGTTTACCGCATTAGGCGTTTTTATTGACTATACGCCATATTACATTGGTTCTTCAGAATCAAATAAAATTAGTTATTCAACGTTTGTTGATAATTTAGAGAAAAATATCAGTAGCGACATACAAACTAACTTCCAATATTTTTCTTCATTGCATAATGAATATTATACAATCATAGATACATTGACCAATAGTAATACAATACAAGCATTTGATTTCATGAGCCTATTCAATAAAAATAAACCTATTTTAGGTCAAGACGGACTTGATTATGCGTTTCATGATATTGTTGAAACTAAATATCATACAGTTGGTAGTATGGACCCAAAATTCTTTCCTATTATTGAAAATACTAGCAATATTGACTATACCAAAATCAATTCGCCAATGGGCGTATGGCTGATATATCTGATGGATTTTTATATGTACTACAATCATATTGATTTTGAAACCACGCCGTTGGCTATAAATACAATACCTGTTACTGTTACCCTTAAACCAGTTGATTCGGATACAACAGCATAACAAATGCTATACGGAGGTAAAAAATGAGCTTTACTACAAAGTTGCTTGATATACTTTCTATCAATGCAACAGCAGCAAAAGATTATATCGATAAGCTTTTAGAAACAAAGCAAAATAAACTGACCTTTGATGACGCGCCAAAAAAAGGTTCTACGAATCCTGTAACATCAGATGGTATCCGTAAAGCTATAGATACAGCCACTCCTAATGTAGACTTCTCAAACTATCCCACTAAGAATGGCACGGGTGCTACAGGTACTTGGCCGATTAGTATCAGTGGTGCAGCAACAAAAGCATCACAAGATAGCAACGGCAAAGTCATTACAGACACATATCTTAAAAAGATGGGGGATACGGCTACGGGTGATATTACTGCACCTAATTTCATTGGCCATCTAAAAGGAAATGCGGACACTGCCACAAAAGCAACGCAGGATGCCGATGGTAATGCTATTGCAGACACTTATCTTAAGAAAAGTGGCGGAACCATGACTGGCGAAATCATTTTTAGTAATGAGAAAGGCATTGCTTCTGCGAATGGTAACGCTCTTATTGAGTTTTTTGACGATAGTCAAGCTGCTATAATTATAGGAACAAGTAATGGTGCGCCTATTTATTTTGCTGGGGATAGCTCCTTTAGTTACATTGACACATCGGCAGGTGCATTTCATGGCGATGTCGTTGGTACGGCTACTAAAGCGAAACAAGATGCTTCCGGCAATGTTATTGCAGATACGTACGCAACGAAAACAGAGCTGTCAGGGAAGCAGGATAAGCTCATCTTTGATACAAATCCTACAGCTAATAGTACAAACCCAGTTACTTCAGATGGTATTAAGAAAGCGATCGATGCAAAGACAGTCGATCTCTCTGGTTATCAGACCAAGTTAACGTTTGACTCGACGCCGACAGTTAATTCTACCAATCCTATTACAAGTGGCGGAGTAAAGACTTATGTCGATAATGCTCTTGCTTCTCTCATAGATGGCGATACTAAAAGCTATTGATGAATCGAAAAGGAGGATATCAGTTTGAGTAAAATAATCGTATCCGAGAATTATTTAACGGATATCGCTAATAGTATCCGAAATAAGAATGGAGCATCAACAACAAAATACAAACCATCTGAGATGTCACCAGCTATCGATGCATTACAGATGAAAGACGACAGTCAGCTCATCGGGTTATTAAACGGTTCATTAACGACATTTACTGTCCCGGACTCTGTAACAAGCATCCGTAGTAATGCCTTTATAAATATGTCGAATTTAAAGACAATCAATATCAACAAAGATTATAACGGTATATCCGGTATAAATTGGGGTGCTACGAATGCTACCGTCAATTGGTTGAAAGGCACGAAATATCCGATTACGATTATACAATCTCCTAATGAAACTATCACCGTTACGGTAGACGGGAAGAGCTACACATCTTCTTTCGAGTATTATAAAGGGGCAACTCTTACGGCTACGGTAACTGCTGATAAGTGGTATAAAGCAGGCGCACTTTCCGCTTCCTCTGTCACGGTATCCGGTCCCGTCACATTCACGGTCGGAGAGGCTACTAAAGAAGAGCGGGGTACAAAATTTACGTTTAATAAGAATAATAATATGGGGCCGATTGGCTTAATTGTAGACAGTACGACCTATATCCTAAACGGATATAATGCATCTAGTTATCCATTATTCGCTGTTATTTCTAGTACTGGAATTTTTAATATTATCGCAAAATATGATTCATCTGTTACTCCGGCTATCACCACTGATTTATTTAGTAGTGACGGAGCATTATATAATTTCTTTAATAACCATGAAATAAAATTAACGATAGAAAGTAGCGGTTTTGGCCTTCTTTGGTCCTCTCCGAACGACGTCGCCGGCGGCGCCGTCTATGGTCGCGCGTACTGGCGTCGGCTGAGCGCTTCCGCGGCGTCCATGATTGGCGATTGGACAACTACATCGTCTAATTCTGCAGATATAATAGCAACATGGAATAAACTTGTGACGGCATACAGTAATGGCGACAATCTTGTTGTTGAATTCCTTCCTAAATCTTGATTTTATCCACTTATAAATCATAAGGAGTGAAATAGTCTTTGAAACTTTTTGATATATTAACAACAAATGCCGTATTCGCAGTTACGGTGAATACGCAAAGCTCACGAAAGCTGCCGCCCGCTATGATTCTGGTGTTGATGTAGCTACGATTGTTGTGCAGACGTTTGGCATCGGACGCTCCAGTGTCTTCTTCTATCAGCGTCTTAACAATCTCATCGATCCTATTCTTGACATGTACTGCGAAGGTAAGATCCGCCGCGTGGATGTACAAGAAATCTGTATCCTTTCAAAAGAGCTGCAGGATTATCTTTACCAGGGCGGCTACATCGAAGACTTTGATGAAGCGCAATTTAAAGCGCTGCGTCACGCAAAAACAAAAGAAGATCTCGACAATATTTATCTTGACGCAAAGGAAGCAGAGATTCCTGTGCGTAAGTATACCGTCAAAATCCCGATCAAGAAACCAGATGATGCAGAGGTCGTTGGATTGTGCGTCCCATCAGAACAGAAAGAGATTTGTCAAGAGTTCATCCGCAAGGCATTCGAGAATAGCAGTATCGACGAAAAGACGAAAGCTTTCATCCTGTCTCAGTTCAACCAGGGATAAGCAACGTAATATCCTTCCTAGAAGGATGTGATATCACGTGTCAATTTTAGACGTAAAGAAATTAGCAGAAGCGGATGGCCGCTCTAAACGTAATGAGACACTGGTCCAGGACTGCTACGATAAGACAGAGCAGTATGCGGAGTCTGTCAATCTTGCCATCGAAACTTATAAAGAAGTACGCGAGCTCCTGCAGGGGTTCCGCGAGACGCTGTTAACGGAAACGAATAACCGCAAGCTGAATATCGGCAAGCTGGAAGATAAGTTCAACGTGCTGCAGCAGCGTTTCGAGAATTTTGGGCGCGAGTTCGATAAGCTTACGATCAACAACGATCGTTTCGAAGAATTGCAGGAGCAAGTTCGTGAGATCGCTACCCGTGTGCCAGCTAATATTCCACAACAGATTCATAATGAGCTCCTGGAACAGCTTTCCATCATCAACAATAATACAAAGAGTATTGAGCAATTAAGCGCACGCATCGAGCAGATTGCGAATCTCGTCACCTCTCATTAACAGCAAGAGCAGTCAAATATGGCTGCTCTTCTTTTGTTTACAGACATACCCTGCGTAATATACATCAAGAAGAAAAATCTTAAAGAAAGTTGGTGTACTCCTTGACGTTACCGTATAGTCGCAAATTCAATGCAGGACGGCAGTCTGAGCAGTTCTACAATGAAGAGCTCCATAAGATATACGAGTCAACTAAGCACCTGACCGATACACCTCCTCTGCATGAGGAGCCTGTCGCGAAGATGCATCGGTCGATCTGGCACGATGAGCAAAATAATCAGCTCAAGTGGTGGGATCAGCCGGCGCATAAATGGCGACGCTATTACGAGAATGAATTCAAGATCACTGAGAGTATCACCTCGATCTTGCCGCCTGATGATCCTGTACAGGGTCAGCTCTGGATCCATAACGGTGTTCTCTGCTACTTCGATGGTACAGCATGGCAGCCGATTAAGGCTCTCCTACAAGACGGCAGCCAGTTCTCGCTTGACGTATTCAAGAACTACCTTCTCCTGAGTCCGCTTTGGAAAATCGGTAATACGGTCGTTGACGACTTAGACATCGAAGCTTTTAAAGAAGAGGAACGCAAATATCTGCAGGGTAAGCTCGATGCGCATACTGATTCAGATGTCACAGGCGACGGCACGAAATATGAGATCGACGTGCATCAGTGCTTGCAGGAGCCGCCGCAGCTTCCGACGCTGCCGAATGATTCCAAGGCACAGCTCCTGATTCCGAATCTGGATACTGCCCGCATCTTCCTCAACCACGAGCTCGATACAGAGAAGTACGAGGAAGTCTCGAAGGTCTGTATTCAGTACAAGCGCAACGATCTCTTGAATGCTGTCCCGAGTCTCATCCATATCAATCCGGGACGCCTGACACAGATCACGAAGCGCATCGTCAAGATCGATCGCAACAACCCGCGCATCCAGATCTCTGCCGCCAATACGGAGTTCTACGGATTTCATAAGGACAGCTACCTTGGCGACTTCCTCCTGCCGGATCAGGAAAAGCAGACAGACGATGGTTCATATGCCGCCCAGATCGAAGATTATACGATCGTAGAAGATGGTATTCTTCTCTCGTACAACGCATCGCAGAACTATGATTTCGTCCTGGCTATCACGTATGAGTTCAGCTGGATGAAGTCAACAGGTAAACTGGACACCTCTTCGACGCAGGACGCAACGAACGCCTACTACGTCGATAAGTTTAGCGGCCCATTCAATATCTTTGTCGATGGCTACAACTACGAGGATCCGTATTATTCAACAGATGGTATCTCACAGACTATCACGACAAAGGAAGACACGAGCAGTTACGATGTCACGCTCATGCATGTACCAAAGCGTGAATATGGTTACATCCGCCAGATCGATATCAACGGACGCGGTATCATCCGTACGCTCCGTGATTATAAGAATCCGCTCGTCTTCGTCAATGGTGAAGCGATGAGTGAGCTTAATGGTGATGTCACGCTGGATCCGAATGGCCTTATCTACGTACAGAATGCCAAGCAGGATATGGCATGGTGCGTCATCGATCTCCACGAAGAGCCGAATGACCGCAACAACTATACGGCTTATGATGCCCAGCTGTTAAACGGAACGGTGGGGCAGGACAACCTCATTAATTATTCATCCAAGAATATTGACAGTGACGAATCTGTTGTTCTTTTTGTCGACGGTCTCCTCGTTAAGAAAGAAGATCTTATCTTCGACCGTGCTAACAAGAAGCTCAATGTTGCAGGCGGTCTTGCTGCCGGTCAGTCTTTTACGCTTGTCGAGGATAAGTATAATTGGCTCTATGATGAAACAGCTTTGCAGCCAGCTCTTTCTGTCGGTAAATTCTCAGAGTCTCTTGTCTATTTCAACCGTCACCTCATCTGCAATAGCACGGCAATCGATACGCTCGATGACCCGTATACCGTTCGCATCAACCCGGACAGCTCAACGACGAATGTTCCGTATGAAGGCGTATTCAACGAAGTCAAGAACTTCAAGGTTGTCTACGACGAAGTACAAGAGCTGCCGAATATGCAAGCGCTCGAGCAGCTGATCCAGCAGAACCGTGGCAAACGTACGTCAGACCTCGAAAAAGAGATCGACAAGGCATATCGTCAGCAGCATGCAGATGATATTGCATCGGGCCGCATCACAGAGGACGCAGCTGCTCTTGCAATCTCGAAAGAGCAGCGCAAACGCATCGTCCGAGATGGTGTTCTTTACTACATCACAGATACGAAGAACGGCTACGTCGGCAAGAAGGATGACAATGCCAATGGCTACCCGTGCTCATATGAGCCGGCATTTCTTGCCAATGACAAGACGACGATCCGCGACTTCCATCGTGATAATGCCGGTACGCTCGTACAGGTCACGAATAATGCTTACCGCATCTACGACAATGTGCAGGAACTTTGGGCTCCGATGACGGAAGCGGATATCAAGGGCGTTCAGTTCTTCAGCTATTCTTACGAGAACATGCCGCGTAGTATCCGTTTGCTGCTCCCGTACACGAAAGAGGATGTCATCCGCACGTATGCGTTCAATATGGCAAATGCGATCGAGCACCCTCTTGCTATTAATAGTGTGGATGTACAGGAGAGCGATACAGTACAGGTATCCGGCCAGTATCTCTACGGAGCCAACACACTCCGTGTCTGGTGCAACGGTATCCGCCAGTATCCCAATACTGCTCCAGAAGGAGAACCGCTGAATGGCATCCAGGAATCCATCGATGGCAAATCCTTCAAGTTGCCAGAAGTATTTACGGGCAAAGTTACATACGTCATAGAACTGCCTGAAAATAACCAGTCGCAGGCATGTTCGATGGAAGTGCTCGGTGAATCCAATATCTTGAGCGGCTACATCAATATGTATCATACAACGCAGCCGATGTTCCCAGGACGTGTCACAGTATATGTGAACGGTATCCGTCAACCGGCAGATGCTTTCACTGTATTCGATAATTACACGCTCCTCATCAATGGCGATACGCCGCTCATCGGCAGTACGACGAATTTCCCGACTGAGCGTACACTGGTCGGCGATAAGATCTACGAGCGTCATCATTCTGTTGCTGATAAGATTCTCGTTGAAGTACGGCAAGATGATCGCCAAGAAAAGACAATCAAGCTTTCTGGCCACCCGACCTACGAGATCAGTGTCGACAAATACAATCTGCCGATCGACATCCTTGAGGCATCGGATGAAATCATGATTTTTGCAGACGGCCTTTATTATGGCGGCACATTGAATGGTGACAAGTTGAATGGCGGCTACACGAAGAATCCGGCACGCGGCTGCATCACGATCAACCAGGAAGAGATCTTGGATGCTATTAACCAGGATGAAGAATATCTTTTCCTGACGGCGAGCCCGACTGAGAATATTCGCTATCTCAAGAACCATGAGAACCAGCCGTATGAACGATATAATGCAACCCTTACGTTTGAATGGAGATAACAATAGATGAGTCTGATCAAACCGGGCCATACGAGCCTGAATATGGAAGATGTTTCGGATGACCTCGTTGTCGTCCGTCATCACCTGAAAAAACTGCCGCCCGAGAAGCGCATCGATAGCAGCATGGATAAGCCAGTACAGGTCAAGTACTACGGCGAGATCATGAAAGCTGATGATACGGATCTCGTTGCAGGTGTCGAAGCGAAACGCACAGCTATCGCTGTTGATCCGCAGAACCGTGAGACTGTCAAGAATGCGATCACGATCAACGGTCACCAGTGGGATGAGATTATGACGAAGCAGGGTGGCAACAGCTTGAAAGAGAGCACGAATGATGCCATTTTGAATTATCGTCAGGATATTAAAGAGCTTCGCGATGAAGTCTACCAGCTCCGTGCTGAGATGGCAAAGAATGGTATGGCTACGGCATACAAGCCGTATGCTGGATTCTATGATGTGTTCCGCGCACAGCAGCCGCGTCATGAAGACAAGCCGCTTGCGGTTGCGTTCAAAGACTCGGACGATAAGAATAACAGCACGATCTACCTGAATGACGAAGAGCTCAAGCAATTCCAGGTCGGCGATCATGTCTTTGTCAAGTCGTTGGAGAGCGAGCAGTCTTTCCTTGCAACGATTCTCGATAAGAAGGTATCTTCTATCGTCCTTGATACGAGTTCCAGCTTCCGTCTGGATAAAGATAAGGCTGCTGTCTATAAGTCCAAGGGCAATATCATCAACAACACATTCACCTTCGGCGAGATCACGCCGGAGCGTCCGGGTCAGAAAGAATTCTATTCTTCTCTCGATGACGATACGTACCGCATCACGCGTGACATTAAGAAGAGCCATACAGGATTTGCGTATACGTTCCGCATCCCAGAACGTCTGCAGAAGAATTACCTTGCCCGTTTGGATATCATGGTTCACAAAATCGGCAACCCGGGCAAGCTCATGTGCTACATCATCGATGAGCGTGATATCCCGCGTTGGCGCAATGCTGCTCAGGCTATTAGCGATAACGAGAAGGACAGCTTGATCAAGTACAACTTCTTCGCAAAATCGCAGCCTCTCGATGTCGATCCGGCAAAAGATTTCTACATGGCAGAGTTCTCGTTCTACGATCCGACTGCTGTTGATATGGATACCACAAATGAGAATCCTGATTCTACAGCTTATAAGAGCAACCAGAATTCTTATCCGCTCCTTCGTGAGACGGATGGCGACGGCCATGTCATCCGTTACTGCATGATCATCGAAGCGTCTGACGCCGATGAAGCAAACTACTACCAGATGAAGTTCCTGCAGACAAGACGTGAAGATGGTTCTTATGACGACCTGCAGCTCAACAACACAACGTATCTCTACGAAGAGAAGGACACGGATTCTTCTGAGAGCCCGTTCACGACGGACAAGAAGATCGATTCTGCAGATCTCTACTATGGCGTCATGCTAATTGAAGCCGTGCATGAAGCTTTCACGCCGTACGATGATGGTCTTTATTCTGCACGCTTCCAGCTGCATGAGCCGATCCGCGCAAATACCGCCCGCCTGATGCTCCGCATCTCACGTGAAGGCATGTTCAAGCTCCCAACTAATACGGTAGAAAAAGACGTACAGAATGGCACAATGCTGTTAGTGAAAGGCGTTACCCATGATGATGTGGACGGCTTCGTAACGGACGGCACGGTAGTCATCGGCACAGAGATCCGTCAGACTGGCAAGGTCAGCGGTGAGAATATCCAGGTCACGAAGGGTCTGCATATTGCGCCGGATGATATCGTCTACCCGGTTGGCTACACAGTACGCCTGAATGCCCGCCTCAAGAAGTGGAATGCAGATGCCTGCCAGACGGAGTACTCGAACGAGATGAGTTTCGACCTTCCGCTTGTCACGATTATGCCGGATCAGTATAAGGTCAGCAATAAGATCTCGGACCGCCTAATCTTCGAAGCCGACCTCCGTAACATCAAGGACAAGCTGGATGAGTTCAATGACTTCGAGCTGCAGATCAGCTGGAAGAAAACGTGCGCACATATGGCAACGAACTTTGCAGGCCGTATCTTCGACCTTGCTCTGAGCTTCGACCGTGCAGCAGATCTCGCGAAGGACGCTTGACTCTCCTTGTTTCCTGAAGTATAATAGAGACAAGAAAAGACCACCGATAGACGGTTCTTATCCTCGCTCGATGGTTAACTCAATAAGAGATTTAACCGCCGGAGCTGGATACTAGGGCGGTTATTTCTTTTTGACTTCAATGAGAATGAGAAGAATCAACAAAAATTGAATCGTATCATGATCCATTGACATCACTCGCTTTCAGGTGTATTTCGACCTTTCTGCGAGGAAAGAACCGCCTACCGTTTTAGGGTGGCCTTCCACCATTATAGCACGACCTGTACTGCAAGAAAAGCAGCTGGGCCGTGCTATTTTTATATTCTCGTGCGTAATATGGTCTACGAGGTGTTATCTACAAAATGATAAAAACATCAGAAGACATGCAGGCCGCACTGGAGCTCTTAACAGCGGATACCGAGATCGAATTCTCAGGTGCGAAACGAGCCATGGACTCGCAAGAGTTCAATGCGATCCTGTATCAGATAGAGACAGACCTGAATAAGCTATACGAGAATATCCGTCTCCTCAATGATGTCTATGACTATAGCAAGAACTATATCGTGACAAGCGTAGAGGAACGCCGGCAGAAGTTCATCGAGAAACTGAAGGTCATCGAACAGCTTACGGACAGCTATAGGGACAAGAGCTATGTGACGCAGCTCGTCCCGTTCCAGATGAATCAGGAACATGTCACGAACCGCAGCGGAAAAGAAGTCCCGGTCATGCAGATCAACAGCGGCGCACTGGAGATGAATAGCGCAACCGTGCATGCTGCAACAATCGATACAATATTTCAGAAGACATCGAACGGACAGTACGGCTGCACGGCAGAGAACCTATCGAAAGGCGAACCGAGCCGGTCCATCTATGAATCGGAAGAACCGATTGATCAGGGTGTGCAGGAAGAATACGAAGTCCGTTTCAAGCAGCCGGCCTCTTTCAATTATGTCGATATCGATACAGTCGGTTGCGATCTTAAAGAAGTACAAGCTATTAATACAGAAGGAGAGGTTGTCGGCATGGAGACCGTTGGCGCTTTCCTTAAGCCAATGGAACTTTCCGGCATCCGCTTCCGCGTGCAGGATAAAGATTTCCGTCCTGTGCTTGCGCCAGACTATATGCTCTCCACAACAAAGACCTTGACGGTAACGAAAGACGGGCATAGAGATAATGCGGCAACACTTGAAAAAGACGAGCAGCAGCTTCGCAGTCTGAAACAGTTGGCGAACCTTGGTGTATACCGTGGCAATTATGCAAAATGGTCTGACGCGGCAGACAAAGTCGCACAACAGAATGCATTGAATGATGAGAATGCTGTAGAGTCGTACAGCTCATCCATTGAGTCCCGAGACTTTGATGCAGATTCCATTCGTCTGCCGGATGGTTCTGTCCTTGAGACATTATCGGAAACAGGCTATCGCTATACGCCGAGCAGTGAAGTGGCTGTCGAGAACGTAGCCTATGATGGTAAATATGTAACAGAGAGCAAGCCTTCTCTTAATAGCGTCGCGTCTGAGTCAAGATACTATATCTATCAGTATGAGCTCGGTATCGACCACATCACGGTAGAGCAGAGAGAGATGCAGGAAGAGAGTGGCTACGTCTCTGACCCGGTCACAGTAAAAGACTGCAGCTATATCGAGCTCTCGTCCGTCGAAGTTGGCAATAATCCAGTCGAATATTATATCCTGGATGGCATCCGTGAGATTCCGCTCCTTCCTGTCGAGAAGACGCAAGTCGAGCATGAGGAACTGCTATATCAGATGAATACGCGCTTTGCTATATCCGATAGTTTTCCTGCCACGGTTTACGAAGATGGTGTTGAGACGAACCTTTCGCTCTCGGATAAAGATTCATTTGATTATACAGAGCACGATTACACTGTGTCATACACGCCGGCTGCTCCGTATCAGTATGTACCGCAGAATCAGACCGTACGCGTGAAGATCCTGCAGAAGAAAGCGACGCTGCCGACGACGATCAAGGCAGTCAGTATCCGTAAACATGGAGGTGGAGTCGATTGGACTATATTGGACTGAGCAGCATGAAGAATGCTTACATTGAAGAACTGACAGCGGGCGGTGAGATTGACCGTGCAGCAGAAGCGCTGGATTCAAAGATCACGGATCCGATCTTTGCCGGCTATACGGTGCACCCAGAAGCAGAACCTGATATCACGGCAATCGATGAAGCTCTCCGCGATATCGCAATCGATATCTATGCCGCCCGTAACGAGCTCTCGAATGCAGCGACTTCATACAGCACGCTCATGCAATCAGTCAATTCTGTGCTTAATGGCGCGGATGAAGTCCTGACGATGGAAGAGGACCGTATCAAGGACATGAATATCGTCTGCGGAAATTATCCAGAATTTACGATGGTCAAGACGTTAAAGCAGGATGACTTCGCCGGCACGTTCAGCATCAGCAGGAATGATATCAGCACGTTCACCTGCCCGACTGCTGCTTCGGAGAATGCAGATCTTACGGTCCTCGCTATTAGCGGGAATGGTTATGAAGGGAACGCCTACGTCAAGAATGGCGCAGATTCCTACCTCTCGGAAAGCGTTTATGCTTCTGAGCGCAATAATATGATTGATGGCAGTGCGTACACGTACTATGAATATTCTCGGCTCACGGCGACGGAAGAGAAGGAATATCCGTCCGATGTCAATTTTGATAAAGAAGAAGCGTCTTGCAGCATCACACTCTTAGGGAGCACTCCGTTCTCTGCCATCAAGATCAACAGCGCGCAAGATAATCTCAAGATCATCGACGTTCTGACATCAAGTGACAACGGCGCATCTTTCCAGTCGCACATGAGCCGCTCACTTGCTATCAATAATCGTGACGACAAGTACACGAACAGCGAGTATATCTATAATTCCGGCGTCCTGGCATTCCCGGCAACGCAGATCGTCCGCATCGTCCTGCAGTCGGGCGGCACGACATCTGAGAAGCTGGCTTATACGAAAGTCGATACGAGTGATGAGAATAACCCGAAAGACCAGATGATCGAGCTTGAGAGCACGAAACGCCATGTGATCCGCATCAACGAGATTGAGGCGATCAGTGATACATATAGCAGTACGGCGCAGATGCGCACGGGTGAGTTGATCTCTGATCCTGTTAATAGCATCGCAATATTCGCCAGTGAGTATATCCCGGAATACTACCCAGATGAGGAAGGCTATATCCAGTACATCCTCACGGTCAATGGCGTAGACTATGAAGTCGTTCCTATCAATACATGGAAGTCGGGGACAAAAATCATCCGCTTCACAGAGCACAGCGTCATGGATCATTATGTCCAGAAGATATCGGAGAACATCAAGTCAGCAAAACTTACGGTCATTATGAAAACACCGGAGGAGAATTCGACGCCGTATATCTCGAACCTTAAGATTTGTCTCGGAAAGGCGGAGCTGAAACCATGAGCCAATACATCGACGAGATCGCCAAAATCCGCTATTATAAGCAGCGCATCATGCAGGAGCTGACACGCGTCGGCATTTATCCGAATACGGTTGCCGTCAACGAGAGGCTGGAAGATTTTGACGCCAAGCTCGCACTCTTCACGCATGCCTATATCGCCGCCGGCGAGACATTCGACACAGACCAGTTCAATGAAGAGTTCCAGTTGATCCGTGAAGACCTCAAGATCATCTATCAATTGGTCTACGAGCTTGCTGTTGAGCGGTATGAAGAGCTGCGGAAGTATGCCAACACGCATATGGCAGAGTTCAATAACATGGCAAACAAATATCTCTACAAGACAAAGCTCGAGATCGATTCGACTGCCCTCGGCGATACGGCATACTTTCAGACGAGTGGCTACGACATCACAACAGAGAAGTCGACAGCACATATCGATCTCGGCCCCCTGGAAGTCCACAGCGGCTCGCGCCTTGCCTGCATCTTTGATGCAGATAGTATCGAACCGCAGAACGTTGTCTTCAGTTTCGATAAACAGAACTGCTCTCCGTATAGTTTGAACCACGACTTTCTGACGGTTCCGGGTGCTATTAAGTACAACAAGTATACCTACGATATGCCGGACGAGGAGACTGTGAATGCCATGCGCATCATGAACCTCACAGGTTTCACGCCGAGCATTGAGAACCGCTACATCATCTATGGCGGCCGCAATCAGATTGCCACAGACTCTTCCTATTACGAGAAAGAGAACGGCGTAGCCTTATCATTCTCGGATGCAGGACGCATCACATTCTACGTCGTGGGCGGTACGTTCATCAACTTCACGTTCAACAAGAAGCCGCTCAGTCAGAATTTCACGGGCACGTCGATCGAACAGATTGACAAGCACCAGAAATTCACGATGGAGTATGATGTTGGATTCGTCATAGATTTTGCGACAGACGGCGTGGTCTATGCGACACGTGAGAATGGTATCGTCCGTAACGGCATGCTCTATTATCCGACAAGCAGCTCAGTGCAGACCTTCTATATCGAGGAATACCTGATGGAGAACAAGACATCATACAAAGATGTATCTGTCACGATCAGCAACCTCAAAGACAACAGGCCGCTCATGATCAATACGATCGCAATAAAAGAACTGACTTCTCTGGAGGTGGCCGGTTTATGAGCATGATTCTTTACAATATCCGGCATCGCGGGCCATATGAATACGACAAGTTCGTCTTGAACATCCTGCAGGCATCGAATGAAGTAAAGCGTCTCCTGAAGACGTTCCGCTCTGAGTCTAATAGCGAAATCATCCAGAAGAAGGAGAGCCTGCGTAGTTATATCGACGCCCTCTCGAACGAAGATGGCGTCCTCGAGAATATCCTGCTTGCACAGAAGCAGTTCGATTGATAAGGGGAGACATAATGATTCAGAAGATGAATTCCAAGCAGCTGATGGACGTGCTCCATAATTCCGAGCAGTCTATCCGCGACCTGGAAGACGAAATCAACATCATGAACAACGAGCTGGTGCAGCATCTGGAAGTCGTATCGAACGCTCAGGAATTCGCCCTGCGCCAGACTAACGAGCTGCAGCAATTCGTTAAAGACGGATACGACAACAACGCCAAGGCAAAGATTGTGTTCTCGCGCTCCGATATTGTGGGCGGCACGTTCGATGTCTATGGCAGTATCATTCATCCGGCCTTCATCAAGGAGCCGACCAATATCTTCAACTTCAGCACGACATCGGGTAAGGTATTCAAGAATAACGCCAATGTCTATATCAACGATGTGCCGAAGGAGAGCTACAAGAACATGCTCATGGACGACACTATCCTTGATAAGGGGATCATGTTCGAAGAATTTGATGACCCGTCCCTCACGCTGACGGTAGAGATCAACCCGGACAATCTGTTAGGAGCAACGGAATTCAATGTCATTGAGATGCTTCCATACCTTCCTGGCAGTTTCGATATCTCGCAGGTCCGCATCTACACCATGCAGGACTATCATCAGCAGTCCCTCTCGCCGAGTTTCCTGTTCTTTCCCGAGACAGGAGACAGCTCGGCAGCCATCGAGGATTTCGGCGCGAGCCGCATCTTCATGAACAAGACGCGCAAGCTTTGGAAGGCAGAGTTTGATATCACGCTGAAATTCATGAACTCTGCCGGTAAGTTCCCGTTCGGCCTCAAACACCTCTACTTCTTAAAAGCAAACTACGATTCCGATTCCCATGCTATCGTGAGAGTGAGCCGTGACAAGTTTGTAGACTGGATCAGCGAAGACATCATCATTCATAATCAGGCTGGTGTCTTCCAGACAACCTGTAAGGAGATGGGGATCAAGCTCTACATGTCCTACATAGGAGATGTCCTAAGCCTTGAGATCGCGACCTCTCTGGGGCTCGGGCAAAATCCGCTCCCGAAGAACCTCAAGGAGTTCTACGTCAGAGTGCCGCTCTCTGTCAGCATGCTGAGCATGAAATTCGACCATATCGAAGACCGCTGAGTACAACCGCCCACTTCCGGGCGGCTTTTTCTTTTGCAACTTTTATATAACTTATAAAAGAAAATCGTTGACTTTAATGACTTATGATGATACAATCATGGTGAATTAGCACGCATTGAGGTGATTTTACACATGAGCAGCATCGACTTTGTAGATTTTTACTACAGCAACGTCTGCGGCTATACGCCGGATGAAGACGAGCAGCGTGTCACAGCAAGTACTATTGCTTACCTGAAGGATAACGGCTATACAGATAAAGAGATCGCGCGCATCCTACTGGAATGTGGCGAAGCGCCTACGCTGTTCCCATCAGGTCTTCCTGTTTCTTTGTGGGAGCCATACCTGACGAAACCAGGGCAGTTCTACTATCATCATGTCTTGCAGATGACTTCAAAGCCTCCGCACTACGACATGAAGCTCAAGAAAGAGATCATGGAGCCATACTACATGGAGATGAAGATCCGCTTCGGCATGGATGACCTCATTGCTTACTTCTATCGAGAGCTTGCGATTGACTTAGAACTCATAGATAAGAGACGTGACTCGGTCCGCTTCGCATCGCTCTTAAAGAAGTACGAGAGGTTGTCTTTTGTCGACAGCCTGGATTTCGTTCTTTCTCTCATCGACTTTGCCAAGTTTGCACATCAGCGCATCATGAGCGTCTTCGATATCGAGAGGAATGAGGCTGATGTCTTTGAAGAGTTGAAACGGAAGGCGGCAGAAGCCAGCTTCCACGGAAAGAACAGGATCGTATGGCGGCAGTAACTCTGGACGGTTTCATCACGGAGTTCGGCGGCGTCCGCAATGGGTATTTCCATCGCAAGGAATACTACAGACGTGACGACTCCTTCGTTAACAACGTCCTGCACTTCATTGACTTGCACAACAACACAGACATTTACTACTGTGTCTACAACTACGAGAACGATGATATCAATCATTGCAAAATGCTCGGATCTCCTTACCTGGACTTCGACGGTTCCCTTGATTCCGAAGAGAGCTTCGACGAGGTCAGGAAGGAAGTGCGCATGGCGATTCATTATTTTAGCACCTACTGGGGCATCCCGGTCGACATGATCGAGATCTTCTTCAGCGGGAGCAAAGGATTCCATGTCATCATACCCTACGAGATACTGGGGCTCAAGCCGGACAGCGAGCTCAACCTGAAGTTCAAGCAGATTGCCCAGCTTGTCGCGAAGCAGTGCAACGCGATGCATATCGACATGGGTATCTATGACCGCAAGCGTCTCTTCCGTATCCCGGGTTCGATTAACCATAAGAGCGGCCTCTATAAAGTACCTCTCACGTATCAGCAGCTTACAGAGTATTCTTTGGCAGAGATACGTGAGTGGGCATCAGAAGACCGGGATTATCCATTCGCAGAGCCAACATACGTCAAGAAGAGCGCAGATCACTATCATGAACTGTTCTTGAAAAAGAAGCCCAAGAATCTGGCTATTAAGAAGAGAGAGGTAATTATCCCGAACAAGAGGAAGCCGCTCCTCCCTTGTGCGCTGCGCGTCCTGAAAGAAGACGTTATGCAGGGCAGCCGCAACAACACGACGGTCGCTCTGGCGTCCAGCCTGATGCAATCTGGAGTATCCCGCAAGGATACAGAAACTATTCTGATGGACTGGAATGAGAGCAATACGCCTCCGCTGAGCGAATTAGAGCTCATTACGACAGTATCCAGTGCATACCGTTCATTAGAGAGCGGCCTCACGTATGGATGCTCGAGCTTCCGAGACCTAGGATATTGTGTCGGCAAAGAATGCCGTGTTTTGAAGAAATAGGAGGAATCATGTCGGTATATTACGATCAGCCGTATGACCACAAATTTGATGCATCCAGTGATGTGAAGGTCGTATTCTTCGACAAGACTCTGTATGAAGGAACGGTCTGGAATGTGACGCCTTATGATGCAGATGGCAATATCATCCCTGAGCCGCCCGAGAAAGAGTGCACAGAGCCTGGCTCGAAAGGAGCTATCACGAAATGGAACTGGCTCAAAAAAGCAGCCGTACTGAAACTGGAGTTGCACAAGACTGAGGAGAAGTGATCGAGATGGCCGAAGAGAAGAAATCTGCAAAAGAGAAACTGTTGGAAGAAAACGAGCTTATTGAACGTCAGTACAGTGTCGAGATGGAAGACTTCTTCGGTACGACAGATGCGCAGTACGATGAGTTCGATGATGCAGCCTGGGCAACCGGCCACGGTTATGAGAGCCCTGGATTCCCGATATTCGATGAATACATGGAAGGTCTTACATCCGGTTTGTACTTCATCGCCGGAGAATCCAATTCTGGTAAGTCTGCCCTGCTCATGAATCTCATCTTCGACTTCTGCACGCATACAGACAATAATCTCTTCGGCATCTACTTTTCCCTTGATGATACAAAGCAAGAGATCATCCCTCGCTTAATAGCGATGCACGAACAGATCCCGATCTCAGTCGGCTCGAAGCCACAGCGCTACCAGGAAGCGATCGATCAAGGTCTTGAAGGATCTTCCATGTATGAAGAGTATATGGAGAAGCGTCAGCATGGTATCGAATACCTGAGAAGCTTGAATCAGCAGTTCAAAATTGAAGACAGCAACAAGATCACGTGCGGTGAACAGATCCTCGACTATCTGCGCAAGTTGAAAGTCTATCTAGATACCAATGCGCCGGGCAAGAAGATCATCGCTGCCATTGACTCGATCTCTGATATCCAGTTTGCTGATCCAATCTTTGCAAAGATGAACGACAAGCAGAAAGGCGATTATATCGCTATTAACGTAAAGAAGTGGACCGTGGAGCTCGATATCCCGATCCTCGGTTCCATCCATCTGCGCAAGATTGAGCAGAACCGTCGCCCGACAATCGCGGATCTTAAGGACTCTGGACGTTATGTCTATGAAGCATCTTGGGTTGGCCTGGTCTATAATGACGTGAGCCGCAACAAGCAGTCGGCTACGATTTACAGCACCAGCGACAATGGAGAGAAGATGCCGATCATCGAATTAGACTGGGCAAAGAACAAGAAATCCAGTTTCAAGGGGAAGACCTACCACTACTTTGAACCAAACTACTCTCTTGTTACAGAGTGTTCACAGGAAGCATGCAAGCGCTTTGACGCTTTAATCTATACCAACTAATCAGTAAAGAGGAGAATATAAATGATCACGACCAATCTTAATGCAATGAATGAACATCATGTCGGCTATGGCAATGCAGACGATGTCTGTCTGCTCTGCGCCTATGAATACGCACTCAAGACAAAAGGCACGCTGACGCAGGCTGATCGTGCACTACGTGGCCAGTTCGAGGGCAAGAAGATGCTGCGTATGCCCCTGAGCGGCATCCGTGCTACGATCTGCATGGATCACATTCATCGCATTGCCGACGCAAATCCGGCAGATGTAGAAGAGGAAGAGGAGAGCATGGAGGACAACGCTGAATGATGCATCCATCTAAAGTCAACGTCTTTACGAACAAGAACTTTGGTGATATCCGTACTATCATGATCGAGCAAGAACCTTGGTTCGCTGGTGTCGATATCGCCAATGCCCTCGGTTATGCAAAAGCGCGCAACGCCATCCACACACATGTCGATGAAGAAGATCTCCGCAAAGAGACGATCCAGACGAATGGTGGCCCGCAGGAGATGACGGTCATCAATGAATCTGGCATGTACAGCATGATCCTGGGTTCCCGTATCCCTGCTGCCAAACAGTTCAAACGCTGGGTCACTTCTGAGGTGCTTCCGAAGATCCGTCAGAACGGCATCTATTCTTCTCTTCCTGACTTCAGCAATCCTGTCATCGCCGCCCGCGCATGGGCCGATGAACTGGAGAATCGCCAGAAGGCAGAAGCAGAAGCAAAGCGCCTTGCTGAGAGCAATGCAAAGAAAACGGCTCTCTTAAAAGAGCAGGAGCCGAAAGTCGAATATTACGACACAATCGCAAAAGGCAATCATGAGAACCTTGTTTCCATCCGTGATGCTTGCAAGCTTATCGGAGCGAGAGAAAAAGATACGATCTTACTTCTCCTCGCAAGGAGGTATCTTTATCACAAGAAAACTAAGAGCGGTAAAAAAGGCCCTCTCATGCCTTATGCGAAACATGCAGAGAATGGCGATGGCATGTTCGCTGTCAAAGAATATTGCTACGACGAATACGTCAACAAGTACGGACACGTCAAAAAACTCGTGACACCATCTCTGAGAGTCACGGTAGAAGGTCGTGCCAAACTTGCAAAGTTTTGCAGAAACAATGGTTTGATGAAAGAGACTGTATGACCCTTACAGAGTATCTGACGGAGCTCGGGCTCTATACGCCTCCTCCGAAACCAGAACCTGCATTACCTTCATTCCTGCGCGACTGTTCTTATCCAGGAGCAGAGATCAAGCTCATCATCAATGGAGAAGCCTGCATCGAAGTGACTGGCACGCTGAATGCTGTTGATGTCACGCAGAGCTGCAACATGTTTTCCCTGAACTCATGTCACTCATTCGATTCGTTTGATAACCAGATGAATCAGCCGCCAATCGTAGATATGAATTTCTTGCTGAAAGAGGTGCGAGTCGTAGGCCGATGAAACAGAAAAGTCCGCATGATGTATATGGATGGCAGCATGACTGCCCGAATTTCCAGCAGTGCCCAGTCTGTTATGGCTGCCGCAATTATGACCCGAGTGTCGTGAAATGCTATGAACGCTGTGGTGGCAGCATGAAGAAGAACGTCTGCAATACGCAGCGCCACAAAGATAATCTGATCGCCAAGCTATTAACCAAAGAGACGATTCGCATATAAGGAGAGACGAATTTGTTTATCACAGAAGAACTTTTAAATGATGAGATGGGGCATAATATCGTAGCGATCCATACGCCGGAGCTTCAGGACTTCGTGAAGAAGGCGCTGGATGCATACAGTGATACGAACAAACTGAACATCGCAAATCAGGTTGCCGACATCCTGCTCGCCATGCTGAAGAAACGTAAACAGATTACTGACGGTGAGAATTATAAACCGTGGGTAGAGGTCATGATCGCTGCAGCACTTCTTCATAATCTGTTCTATGACGCAACACTCACGAGTCTCTTCATGGCACGTGAGAAGCTGCAGCCGTTTGCTGACGAGTGCAATGTCCCTCAGAATGCATCGTACTCTATCTTCCAGGCAATCGAGTGCCAGCTTGGCGATGATACGCCGATTGAGAGCTGCCGCCCGATTCCGTCTACGCCGAACGAGCTCTTTGCTTGGTCCTGCTGGTTCGTCGAAGAACTACATGGCTGGAAGGAAGTGCTGTGATGCAGGTTATCTACAACTGGGAACGCAATATGATGGCTCTGCAATATGCTCTGCGTGTCAACTCTATACTCTCTGGTATGTTTGCCGCCATGCATGTGCCTTGTCCGAAAGAATGTCTTTGTGGCTGGTATCCCGCAGGAGAACGTGGCACAGATCATTTCAGCCGTGTTCTCTCTCTGGATGGTGGTGAGATCACATTCCTGATCCCCGATGATTTCCATGTCGGCAATCTGCCGAAGATCGAACCGAATGGTCAGGACCGTACTGATTATGAGCAATGGAATCAGATTGCAGAGAACGCAGGCTTCAAGATTGATTGGAGGGAATTTGCATGATCGATGGCATCATCAAGAAATATCAGCGTGACGGCTATATCATTGAGGCAATACCTTACGCAGATGACATGGCTGGTCTTGCAGCGGCACAGGAATTCTACAGATCAAAGTTTATCTCAGTAACATTTCGCAAAGACTGCCGCCCGATGCTTGTCATCCTTGCGTCAAATGACGAGGTCTACGAGATCCCTGTCGGTAGCTATATCGTTCGCTTCAAAGCTTACGAAGGCTATGAGGATGAATACGAGTATGGTGTCAACACTATTCTTTATTTTGGGAGAGAGAATTTCCACAAGCTCTTTGAGCCGGTGTTGAACGAATCAAAGTTTGACCAATATGTGCCGAAAGAAGTGGTAGAGTCATGGGAGATCTAAGCAGCGAACAGACCCAGATCATGTTCATCTTCGCTGCTATTGGCGTATTCATCATCGCATTTCCACTGTATGACTATTATACGACGAAAAAACAGTGTGAGCAGGCGCACAGAGAATGGATTCGTGAACAGGAAGAACGAAAAAGAGAACGCATGGAAGACAAGATATTGCGCAGTAAAACCATAATCCCTAAACGCATAAGAATCATTTCTTGCAACAAATTGAACTACACACCAAAGAAGAAGACAAAGGAAGAGTACATACAGAGTGTGCCGTCGATGGATTATCCATCTGTCTCTTTCGTAGGAGCATCATACTCCGACACAGACTCATCGTCAAGCTCCAGCAGTTTTGGCGGCAGCTTTGATGGAGGCGGCAGTGACAGTTCTTTTTGAGATACTGGTTGTGCTGATCCTTATCCTGATCCTGCTTTACCTTATCGGTGGCGGGATTCTTTGGTTTCACAACCGTTACACGATCACATTCAGAATACAGAAACGACATGAGTTCTCAGACTGGTCCAGGCTCCCGGGCGGCGGCATGAACGATCTCTCACAGGATGACCTCTATCTTATGATGGATAATCCAGTCGAAGAAGATAAATCAGCATCTGTCCGTGAGACGATCAATCAGATTCCAGATATATTTCGCAACAGGAGACAATCCAGATGATCTACAGCTTATTCGAATCCATACTTAATTTCTGCTACGCCATCTTCTTTATCACGTATCTTACGTGCGGCACGCTTGGCGTCGTGCTTCTTGGCTTTCTTGCGATCACGTTGTTAGGAGCAACAGCTTTCGCATTCTGCTTTTTTACAGCGCCATATGTTCATATTCTTTTTAAAAAGATAAGAGGACAAAGACGATATGAGTGGTAAGCTTCGCTGCACCGAAGAAGAATTCTTCCATTATATCAGATGCCCCATCCATTACGACACCATCTACCGAAGACGATTCTCTCCAACTGCTCAGATTACGCTGGCCTCATGCCTACAGAGAGTAGAACGTCGTTTCTATGCCTCGATTATCGATCTGAACCTCATGACAACAGGCCAGATCAAGAAATGCTGGGACGGCATCTGCGAGAAGAACCAAGATATTCTGACGCCGCAGAAATGCATCGACGGGTTCGGACAGCTCATGAAGATGTACCGTTGGGCAGAGAAGGAAGAGCTCATCGTCATCGACCAGAGTGTTCCATATACGATCGGCATCCCTGCAAAAAACGGGCGGCGCATCGAGTTCTCTGGCCATATCGATACGATCGCGGTAGACAAGAAGAAGCAGCCGTACCTTCTCTGGATGGATTTCTCGAACCGATATCCTTTGCAAAGTTTTCTCGATATGAAATTGAAAATAACGCTTGACATCATGGGTATGTATGAGGTATATAATAGACAGGTGGGTGCTAAAATCCACCATGTCAAACATGATAAAGACTTCTTCACTTTTCGAAAAGAAGAAGATTTCAATCGTGTAAAGACTTCTATCGCGAACGTAGTCTTTGCCATTGAGAATAACGTATTCTATCCAAGAGAATCGACTTTCTGCACATCATGCGATATGCTGAACTACTGCAGGGCATGGCCTTGATACTTGCATAAGAAATATGCAAAAGAAGGATGATTCCCATGAGAAGAATCAAAAATTTCTTTATCGGCGTCGCATTCTGGCTGATGCCGAAGCGCCATCTACGAGAGGGGTTATACATCTAAATGGCAATCGAGATCAACGAGTATGTTGGCAACGACAACATCAAACATGTCAAAGAAGACCGCACAGTAAAGAAGGGTACGAAGAAAGTAGAGAAAGCTTCTGCTCTTAATAGCAAGAAAGGCGGCAAGAAGAAATGATCCAGCCAGTCGGCAGTAGAATCCTTGTAGAACCGAAACTGGTAGAAGATAAGACGGCGGAAGGTATCCTGCTCCCTACCGTGAAGAATCAGACGCAGCAGGTCGGCACGGTCACGGCACTTGGTACAGGCCGTATCCTCGAGAACGGCGAGCATCTTGCTCCTGTCGTACAGGTGGGCGATGAAATCATCTTCGCGAAGTTCGCCGGTACACCTGTCCAGTACGAAGGCCAGAATTACTTCATCCTGGATGAGCGCGACATCCTTGCGAGAGTTCCGCGATGATGGTCAAGAGCGGCGACATTCTTTGGCGCGAAGATGATGAGCCTAACACCTGCTGGATTGTCGAGAATGCAGATGAGAAGTTCTTTGTCGCGGCAAAGTACCGCCCGCGGGATGAGAAGAGCCTTGAACGCATCTCGATTTCGAGGGTCGGGATCAACCGAGAAGATGTCGAACCCCTGCAGGAGCAGGGGTTTCATAGAGCAAATTGAGGAGTGACAGATATGGCATTTGCAAGATGCAGAAGATTCGGTGGCAACAAGACTGCCACGGTGAAACAGCCGAAAGTCCATACGGTAGACGGCATCACATACAAATCAAAAGCACTTGCAGTGCTCCATGAAGCGCTGAAGGGGGATGCGCTTGTCACTTCTTTCCATCTGCCAAGCGTGCAGGAAGAAAAGGAGAACAAGAACCGGAAGTACGGAGCTAAGAAATGCATGATCAATGATATCATCTTCGACTCCATCATGGAGGGCCGGTTCTATGTCTACCTCCTGCACTTGAAGCAGGATGGCCAGGTCAAGTCCTTCACCATGCAGACGCCCTACGTCCTGCAGGACAAGTATAGAGACAAGTTCACGGGGAAGGCCGTACCGGCCATCAAATACATTGCAGATTTCGTCATGACGATGCCAGATGACATAGAGGTTGTCATTGACGTGAAAGGCAAGGAAACCGCCGATTTCAAGCTCAAGAAGAAGATGTTCGGCTATCGCTACAGGGATATCCAGTTCATGTGTGTCCAGTGGTCCGAGAGCAAGAAAGAATGGCGTGACCTCTCTGACATCGAGAAAGAGAGACGGGAGAAACGTAAGACTAAAAAGGAAAAAGCTGCATAGTCTCATTACCGAAAAGGAGATACGCTGACAGTTGCGCAGTAATAACGCACCATCAGCACATGCAGAAAAGATAAAGATTGAGAAGGGTTTCTTTACCCGTCTCGAAGAGTGGAATGCGATTGAAGAACTGGTCATGCGGTACAAGCGTCAATTCGACGCTGACTGTACACCGGCAGAGAAGCAGGATGCGCAGCAGGCGGTCACAGAGCTTCTTCATAGCTTCAATCCGTTATTCAAGAAATATTTGCTGCTCATTAAGAGCGCACAAGTTGATTTCAATGACAAAGAAATGAAGCGCTTCGTCCTGAGCTTCATCGGAGATCCGAGCCTGAAAGCCGCTCTTAAGAGAGACAGGCAGTCGGCAGAGTTCCGTCATCTGATCATGAGCCGCTTCAATTTCGTCAAAGAGACGTATGGCGCGCAGCCGGAGGAATCGATCCTCATCGACCTGCAGATGCTCATGCTGACGCTTGCGAAGCGTTACAAGCAGATGGGCCGCAATTTCTGTGCGTATGTCTACAATGCATACTCGCATGAAGTAAGCCGGCACATTAAGAAGTTCATCAAGAATCCGTCGAATATCCATTATAAGAGCTGCGAGTATGAAGACTACATGCAGAGCTGTACGGACCAGCTTGTGGATGACGGTCTGCTTGATAAGACGTATGAGAACAACATTGGTATCCCAGACTCCAGTTGGATCAGTGGATCGAACTGCTCGGATATTTTCTCGGAGCTGAAGCCGCTGGAACGTAAGATCTTGATCAAATACTACATGGAAGACTACAACGACCGCCAGATTGGTGAGCTCCTGGGGCTCCATATCAATACAGTCAACCAGAAACGTCGCCATGCCGTGTCGGTTCTGGCCCGCATTCTTGACGTAGACGAAAGCCAGATCAAAAGAAGCCGCAACAGTGGCAAGAAAGCATTATTTGGACTTTAAGAAATACAAGGGAGAACAACAGCAATATGATACACATTCGCCTGATCGCAATGATCGATGGAAGCACTTACGAGAATGTTTATTTTGACGGCTCTATCAATGAGCTGAACGGCTGCCTTGAGGAAGACATATTCCTGCCAATCGAATATGAAGGAGAAGACGGCGACGAATATGATACGTATCTCAACTGCGGAAATATTATCTCACTCTCAGCACCGCGCCATGTAAAGCACAAGAACGCTATTAAGCGCGAGAAGGAGAAGCTGGAACTCAAAGAAGACGACAGCCTCGCAAAGCTCTTCGATCTTGATTCGTTCCGCAACGCAGTGAAAGAAGCAGATACTGCGGATACTACTGAGGAAAAGATGGATGGCGTAAAGAAGGCGGCACCGAAGTATACGTTCAATATCTTTGACCATCTCGAAGATATCCAGAACGAGCTCAACAAGCTGGCACTCAATAACGATCTCGATAAGGTAATGGCAAAGAAAGATGTCGATCCTGATGTGAAAGGCATCACGTATTCCAAGTATTGCGCCTTCGACAACGGCTGCTACCTCTGCCTGAACCGCAATGGGCTGAGCCGTTTCATGGAGCTACTGAATAAGAATAGTGCTTTCCATAACGCAAAGATCACGCTCACAGACGTATATCCTTACCTGTCCCGCTTCGATGAAGAATGCATCCTAGAACTCTTTGAAGCATATCATGAAGATGGCATCCTTGATACCAGAAAACCGTTCCCGTACGATCAGATTGTCGAGCTGGTATTTGATTATCTGGTAGACTACCTTGCCGCCTGCTATCTTGAGGACCTTGAGCTCCCAGAAAATAAAGTCGAGATGGATGAGTCGTATTACTTCATGCACAGGAGCATCCTCGAAGATCGCACCGATCTTCTGAAGGACTGTAAAGAAGCAGAAGTAAAATAAGAATAGTAGATACAGACACCTCTCCTAATAGCAGGAGAGGTTTTTCTTTTACAAGTTTGCATTGCTCTTTTACAAGTTATAGTGTATAATGTAGACATAACAAAGAGAAGAGGTACAGACATGAAATGGAATATCAAGAGGGTCAACCCATTGAAGGTTGTCGCCTATAAGAAGCGTCTTGGCGTCACTGAGCTCATGGCGAAGGTGCTGATCAACCGCAATATCGATATCGACACGGCAGCAAAAGAGCTGCATGACCCGATTGCTCTCATCGAAGACCCTTGTGAGATCAAGGGCGCAATAGAAACTGCTACGGCTATTTCAAATGAGTTTGACAAATCAAAGAAGTTCTTCGTCTTTGCTGACTATGATGTAGACGGTATCGCAAGTGGTTACATTATGACCGATTTCCTCCGTTCCATCGGAGAGAACGCAGAAGTCTATTATCCGCAGCGCAGCGAGGGTTATGGTCTCAGCATGGATTTCGTAAACCTTGCCGTCATGAATCCCGATATCGTCGTCATCACGGTAGATAATGGCATCACGAAGATCAAGGAAGTTGCTGCTCTGAAAGAAGCTGGCATCCCTGTCATCGTGACAGACCATCATGAGCCGCAGGAAGAGCTTCCTGACTGCTCGCTCTGCGATGCATGGGTAGAAGGGAATACGGCAGGCCGTCATCTCTGTGGTGCAGGGATTGCCTGGAAGATCTGCATGATCTTAGAAGACATGCAGTCGAAGGAAGGACTCATAGAGAAGTATCTTCCACATGTCGCTCTAGCTACTGTCACGGATGTTATGCCGATGACGCCAGAGAATATCGCTCTCGTGAATCTTGGCCTGCAGGCTATTAATGACAAAGAGTCACGCGTCTTTAATCTCTTGATGGAACTCTTGGATATCAAGAAGATGACGGCAGAAGATTTTGGTTGGAAGATCGGCCCGAAAATCAATGCATGTGGCCGCATGGAGCGCATCGACCTTGCCGGAGAGCTTTTCTTCATGGAAGAAGCTGGCAAGGACGCCATAAAAGATCAGATCCGTGACATCATCGAGACGGATGATGAACGCGTCAAATATACGAAGCATGCGCAGAAAGCGATCGAGAAGCTGGATTACAGCAACGACAGCATCTGCCTGTTCAATGCAACAGAATATCCACACGGCATTGCAGGTATTATCGCAGGCAAGATTGCAAATCGATTCAATAAGCCAGCCTTTGTCTATACGGAGCATGACGGGGTCTGTATTGCATCCGCAAGAAGTGTTGGCAGCATTGATCTTGGTGTACTTCTTTCCAATGAATCACAGGCTGGTCATATTCTTTCATGGGGTGGCCATGCAGAAGCATGTGGATGCGCATGGAACTATGAGAAGATGCCGGATTTTCTTCATAGTATGAATCAGCAGATCACTTCTTTAATAGAGAATGGCAGCATCAATGTCGCAGAGCCAGAGCTTACGATCGATACAGAGATTTCTTTTGTAGACCTTTCAGACAAGGCTATGGATGATATTCAATCGATTGCTTACGACAAGTCATCCTGCATAGAGCCGATATTCTGCTTAAAGGATGTCAAAGTAAAAGCCATGCAGCCATACTCCAATAAAGATCATATTGTCCTGCAGTGTACAGATAAGCATCAGAAGGAGCTCACCTTGGTTCTTTGGGGCGGCTATCCACAATATGAATCGATTGGCAAACCTGCTGTCATGGATATCGCTGGTACGATTGGCACAGTAGGATTCCCTGATCGTACGACGAAGAGACGAGCAACAGACATCACCATCAAAATTATAGACATGAAGCCGGCGGCCTGATCCGCTGGCTATCTTATTCAAAGAAAGAAGGAATCGTATGTTCACGCACCTGCACTTCCATACTTCATACAGTTTCCTTGATGGATTCAACTCCATACAGAAAGCTGTAGCACGTGTGAAGGAGCTCGGCATGACAGCCTGCGCTATCACAGACCATAATGTCTTGTGCGGCTGTCCAGAGTTTCAGGAAGAGTGCGAAGCAAACGGCGTGAAGCCTATCCTTGGCTATGAAGGCTATTTCACACCAAGCATAACAGAAGCATCCAAGCCTGTAGAAGAACGAAACCAAGACGCTATTAATAGAGCGATTGAGGCGGGCGTCATCGATGATCCGGCCCATCCAGAGAATATCCGTGTTGAGGTGGCTCAAAAATATATCGAAGACCATCACCTAAATAGTCAGGCATGCCATGATTTCGCGAAAGAGGATCCCTTCTATGATTACGTGCCGAGCAGCAAGAAGACCTTGCAGAAGCTCCACAAGCTGTTCGGCTACGATATGCGGCAGTACCACATCCTGTTCCTGGCTAAGAACCAGAGAGGATGGGAGAACCTTGTGAAGCTGCAGAGTGAATCCGCCCGCCTGTGTACGTATAATGGCCGCTTCTTATGTGACATGGAACTTATCGATAAATACCATGAAGGCATCATCTGTACGAATGCCTGCATCGGTTCTTACTCCGCTAAATGCATCGAGCGCGGCGATGAGAAGAGTGCTGAGAATTATATCCTTGCCATGCAGGAGATCTTCGGAGATGACTTCTATCTAGAGATCCAGCCGCTCAATATCAAGAAGCAGCACAAAGTGAACCTCTTCTATATGGAGATGGCTAAGAAGCATGGCATCAAGACCGTCGCCACCAATGACGTGCATTATACACGTAAGGAGGACTATGATGACCATGATACGCTCCTCTGCATCGGAACAGGCAAGAAGAAGAGCGATGTCGATCGCATGCGTTATTCCCATGATTTCTGGATCAAGTCAGAAGAAGAGATGTACGAGAGCTTCGTGCAGCAGCAGATCTCGATGGAAGAAAAGAGCAAAATTGACCTGAAAGAATATCAACTGTTCTATACAGAGGCACTACGGAATACTTCTTTAATAGCGGACAAGGTAGAGACTGGTATCCGGCTTGGAAGCGAGAAGCCGCTCTTCTCCAATGTGAGAGTCCCGCACGGCCTGACGCCAGAGAAATGGCTCACGATCCTTGCTTACAAGGGTATGTACAAGTACCTTGCCAAGCATCCAGAGTATAATGTACATGAATATGAGAATCGCATGGTAGAAGAGCTTGCTATCATCAACGGCAAGGGGTTTGCTCCTTACATGCTTGCCGTTAAGGAATATGTAACATGGGCAAACGAGAACAACTGCCCGACAGGTCCTGGCCGTGGATCAGCAGCCGGCAGCTTAGCGCTCTTCTCGATCGGCGTCACGAAGAATATCGACCCGATACAGAATCAGTTGCTGTTCTCACGCTTCCTTACAGCTGATCGTAAGGACCCACCAGATTGGAAGCAGATCGATATCTGCCTTAACAGTCGTGTTACGCCGAAAGGCGTAGCTTAAAGAGCTCTAAATTGCTGAGAAATCCTAAAGCTTATCTTGCTACAACGCAGTCAGTAAAGACAAACGTGAAGGCGGACGAAAGTCAGAAAGAAATAGATAAGATGATCTATGCTGAGAGAAAAGCCATCCACAATGGTGCTAAAGATCAATGCAATGGATAATCAGCAGCCAAGCTTCCGTCAGGAAGAAGGTTCAACGACTAGTGCAAAGGCACGTAGCCTAGCTTTATAGTGATGGCGAAATGGAGCAGCCCTACCTCGGCTCATTTGTCGGGCGGGTGAAGATATAGTCTATGCCCCCAATAAATATCTCGAAAGAGAGGGTATAACAGATCGATATCGACTTCGAGTATACGCATCGAGATGATGTCATTGAACACTTAAAAGATTACTACGGTGAATCGAACGTTGCTCATATCGGCACATATACGCTCATGGGCGTCAAGAGCGGTATCAAGGATGTGGGCCGTGTACTGGAAGTCGATTATAAGATTGTGGACAGCATCACGAAGAAGATTGATGAAATTAATGATGCGCCAGGAGCGAAATTCAAGGACTTCGATGCGATGAAAGAAGGAGACGAGAATGAGAGAAAAGCTTGGGAGACTTTTCATGAGCTTGAAGAGAATCATCAGGAACTGTTTCGACTTGCTCGAACTTTTGAAGGCACTCCGCGAGGTATGGGTGTTCATGCATCCGGCATCTTGGTTACGCCGATGCCTGTCTCCGATATTTTCCCAGTACGTTATAAAGATGGTGTTGCCGTAACGCTTTATACAGGCCCACAGCTTGAGCATTATAACTCAATTAAGTACGATTTCTTGGGGCTTAAAACGATAAGTGTTATCACTAAAGCTATCGCTCATATTGACGACATCAAAGATATTAATGATCTTTATGAAAAAGCAGATATTGGTGATAAGAATATCTGGAAATACGTCTCAGAAAAACAAACGGAGGGTGTCTTCCAGGTTGAGTCCGATATGATGAAAGGCATCATTGAGATGATTCAGCCGACTAGTTTCGATGACTTAGGCGCTATTAATGCGCTCGGAAGACCTGGACCTTTGGCTGCCAATATGCCGCAGGATTACGGTGGACGCAAGAATGGCGATGATGTCATCACATATCCGATTCGTGGATGCGAAGATATCCTTGATAATACATTCGGTACGATCCCTTATCAGGAACAACTTATGATGATCTCTAAGCGCATTGCTGGCTTTGATGATATGCAGGCAGATTCATTGACGCGCAAGACGATTGCGAAGAAAAAACAATCGATGATGCCTATGCTGATTCGTTGTCATATCTTCGGAAAAAAGAATTGTGAAGGACCTGCTGGTTGGGAAGACGATATGCATGCTCCTTGGTACGATCCAAAAGAGAAATATGGCGGCGAAATTGAAGGCGCTATTTCTCGTGGGTACACAGAAGAAGAAGTCTTAGATTACTTCCATACGATCGAGAAGTTCAGTAGCTATTGCTTCAACAAGTCGCACAGTGCTTGCTATGCATATATTGGATTCTTGACTGCTTGGCTCAAATATTATTATCCTGCTGAATTCATGGCGGCAGTCCTTTCTATGCAGGATACGCCGGAGAAGATTGCAAAATATGTAGACGTATGCGAGAGCAAGCTGAAGATCGCAATCAAGACGCCAGATATCAATATCTCTGGTATCGACTTTACGCCAGATGGCAACAGCATCCTCTATGGTCTTGGCAGTGTCAAGAGTGTCGGTACTGCAGCTGTGCCAGTTATTATCGAGCATCGTCCTTATGCAAATGTAGCAGATGCAGTAGCGCGTCTGCCAAAGAAAGCTTTTAATAAGCGAATTGGCGAGAATCTTATCAAGGCAGGCGCTTTTGACTTTGAGGATGAGAACAGATTCTTTCTCCTTAACAGCTTTTATGATGCCCGTAAAGACAAAAAAGTACAGCGTTATGCTGTTGATGCTTATACAAAAGATGACGTAATAGAGATGGAGAAAGAAGCTCTTGGCAGTCCGATCACTTATAAACCGTGGTGGGATGGTGTCGCTCCGAACAGTAGAGTTGTTGTACGTGGTTCGATTCGCGAGACGCACGAACGGACAGACCGTCGCGGGCGGCTCATGGCTTTCCCGAACCTCGTCATCAACAAATGCGAAGTCAGCGGCTTGATCTTTGCCAGCAACTACGCAAAATGCGCACTGGAGATCGATGCACATTATCTGCAGCAGTATGATTATGAATTTGAATTCGTCGGCAAGAAGGACGACAAGGGGAAATTTATCATTAACAGTGTACAGGCTGTCCGCAAAGAAAAAGATGCCGCTTAATACAGAAAGGAATTGACGAACACAACATGATCTGGTTACTCTATATGCCACTCAACATCGTGTGCATGATCCTTGGATACCTGACCAACCCAATTGTCTGCCTGTTTGCCGATGAAAAGGGGGAGCTTCCTGGCTTCCTCCACTATTGGCAGACGTGGGACGATTCTTTGAACCCGAGATTCTATGTCTTGGAACACGCACCCAAGATCTTCCGTTATGACTACGACAAGCATTATAAGGAGTACTGGGGAACGACACCGAAGCTCGCAGCACTTGGTCGCAAGAGATGCTTCGTTCACATCATAGACCCCAATTTCACAATGAAAGAACGTATCCAGCGTTATTTCTGCCGTGTACTCTGGCTCTACCGCAACTGCGCTTATGGCTTCGCTTTCTATGCGTTCGGGCGTTTTGCCAACGGTACAACTTGCAAGGGTTTCGACAAGAGAGATAACGCCGGCCATCGATTCTATGCAATCTGGGATACTTACGAGTCAATCCTTACGCGAGCATGGTCTGTGAAGAGCAGCATGCCGATCACGAAGCATATTCGCTGGGAAGTATATCTTGGTTGGAAGATCGACCCGTCTGTCGATGAAGACCGTCAGTGCATGATCGCGAACCGCATTGCCTTCCGTTTCATGGAGTAAGGCCGTAGTGTGGATAATAACCAACCTGCTTATTGCTGATTAAGCAAGCACAGCCTTACTCTAATAGTTTCTTTCTCAAAGTAAAAATATTATGTGCACATGGCTAAGAAGACGGGGTTTAAAGCCTACATTATCATAAAAGGGAGAATATAACATGAGACAACTCGCAACTATCCAGAAGATCAAGAAGATTGAGCCGATCGAAGGCGCAGACCGTATCGTGAAAGCGACTGTCCTCGGCTGGCATGTCGTAGTAGGAAAGAACGAATTCTGTGAAGGAGAGTTCGTTGTCTACTGCGAGATTGACTCGGTATTCCCAGACTGGTTGAAAAAGAAGATCGGATTCACGGATAAGTTCCTCAAGACGCGCCGCTTCAAGGGCGTCTATTCACAGGGCTTCTGCCTGCCGCTCTCTATCCTTCAGGATGTCAACGTCAAGAAGCCGGTTGCTATGGAAGAGGGCAAAGATGTCACGGAGAATCTTGGCATCACAAAATACGAGCCGGATATGCGCAATAGCAATGAGTGGTGGAAGTGTCGTGACAAAGTCCAGTACCCGAAGAACTGGTTTATGCGCTTTAAGATCTGCCGCCACATCTGGAAAAAACTCTTCTATAAACCGGCCTACGGAATATTCCCGACTGATTTGATCCCTAAAACAGATGAGACCCGTGTTCAGGTCCTTACGGATGTACTGGGTGAATATAAGGATACAAAATGCCAGTATACGGAGAAAATTGACGGAAGCAGCATCACGTTCTGGAAGGACAAGAAACTGCATGTCTGCAGTCGCAACCGTGAGATCTACATACATGATGATTTCATGTATGCAACTGCTGCTGAATTAGAAGATAAATTGGAGAAGGGGTACATCTACCAGGGCGAGATCATCGGCCCCAATATCCAGGGCAACAAATATGGTGTCGATGATTATCATATCCTCGTCTATCAGATGTTTGATCCGAAGAAGAAAGAGTATCTTGCTCCAAAAGATCTCCAGCATCATCTCAGCATGGCTGGCATCGAGCAAGTACCAGTCCTCGGTGAGCTCTCGATTGTCGATAATGTCGATACGCTCGTAGAGATTGCAGAAGGTCCTTCTGTGCTGTCTATCCGTCAGAAGGATACGCAGCGCGAAGGCATCGTAATCCGTCCGCTGGAGAATATTGATGGCCTCCATGACCAACGATTCGTTGGCGGCCGCCTCTCCTTCAAAGTAATCAATCCGAAATTCTTGGTGAAATACAACCTCTAATAGTAAAGGACGCCTTTTCAAGGGGCGTCCTTTTTGGTATAATCGTAGAAAGAAGCGTTACTCGTTTTCCAGAAAGGACGATGTAGTTATGGCAAGAACAGCTAATTATGAAGCAAAGATTGCAACCCTTACGGAGAAGGTCGAGAAGAAGACGGCTGAGCTCAAGAAGTTGAAAGAAGAGTTAAGCGAAATTAAATCTAAGAAAGCAAAGGAAGACTACAAAGTCCTGTTCGATTACATGCAGGAAAATGATATTTCTGCTGATGATGTACTTGGAGTTATTAAAGAATGAGCATCTACTTGAAGTGTAATAACGTAATCCGTACTTCATTCGACCCATCAAAACACACCTTCAAGTATTTCATGGATAGAATGAAAGAAATACTTGAAGATATGGATGAGCAACTTGACTATGCAACATTCTTTAACAACCGTTATCTGGAAATTCGTTACAATGTATACGATCACGAAATGCGTGTCGGCAATTACATAACACGCGCCGCCGTCATCTTGGAAAAAGAGTGCACAGATGAAGAACTGATCTATGCCGCGGCTGATGCAATGAATGAAATGTTCGCGAATCCAAATGAGGAAGCATCAAAGCTAAAAAAGTATCGGTTCGTATTTTCTGGCGATGTAAAAGCAATTGGACACTCAAAAGGAAATTCCTCCATCTTGAGTGCGATGGATAAGCCTACCTTTGGTTTATTTAACGATCTGGATGCGGTCAGAAGACTCTTGTTAGACCAAGAGAAACAGTCGAATAAACTGAAGAAAACGTTCCACGCTCTAGAAGAGGAAGCCAAAAATAAAGACAAAGAAGAATAGAGATTAGAGTAAACCGCCTTGGTAATTTGTACACTGACGATGCAATTCCGCATCAGACAGTTATGAGGTGGTTTTATGGCACAGACAGCTGAAACCAAGTTTGACGCAATCGAGTCTTCTCTTACGGCCCTTAAGGCAATCAATGATCCTGCTGTACAGGCAGAAGCAGAGAAGCTTGAGAAGAACGTCAAGGAGATCATTTCTATCAACAAACCGATGGTCGTAAGCTATGCGGAGCAGATGAAGGCATTCGACGCCGGCATCGTTGTGAAGTATGGCGTACCAGTCGCCCGTCTTATCGAGTTCGGTCTTGTCGTTGCCGTGGCAGCTAAGATCTACTTCCTCGGCTGACACATTCTCCCTTTCCCTTAATAGCCAGACATCACGTCTGGCTTATTTTTTTACGTTCTGTATAAAACGGGGACCTGTTTCCGTAATATGACAATAGACTGAATCACGGAAAGGGGATATTTTCCATGAAGTACATCACGATTCACGACGACGCTATGCCGGGTCTCCTGAAGGATGCCTCATTCCATATCGACGGCATGCGCATTGAAGAGATTCTGGAAGAAGTGAGACAGATGCTCCTGTTCCAGGAGAGCTGTATCAAGGATCCCAGCAAAGTAGAAGAATTGTATGGAGACGGAGAGTAAGAGTTGGAACTGACAACAAAAGAAAAACTGAACTTCATCAAGAACGCTATCATCAAGACGATCAAGACGCCGGTCAATGCCTATAAAGAGCAAGTCGCTCTTAAGAAGTTCAATATGTGCGACGTAGAGAAAGATTATCTCAACACCAATACAGGTTTTGATCTACCCGATCGCGAGCATACGATAACGATCGGGCCTTCGTCTGACAGCAAGGCTGATACTTCTGAAATTAAGGCCTATACGTTCCGCGAAGCACTCGTCCCGCCGTTCAAGACGTATAACTCTTTTAATACGATCATTACAGCAGATGGTATAGAACTCCTGGATGTCGAGCATATTTCCTATTCAACCTCGCGAGATAAAGAAGGCCAATATCATCATGATGTCTCAATGACTCGATGCCTTCTTTCAAATAATGATATTCCAAGAGACCTTTCGGGGCAAACGGTACTCATCATCTTCTCCAATAAATACGGAGACATGGCGTATTATGCATTCCCAGATCTCGTACTCGATTACATCATCGGAGACTCTCGCGCCAATAAAATCAGTGCGTTAGATGAGGATTACCTCTACAAGACTTCGATGAGCATTATGAACGCTAGACCTGATAAACGTGCTTTCGATATCAGCATGAAACATTTGCACGGCATCCTGGATCTCAGCGGTCTCGATAATAACTTCATCAAGAATCTCAGAGAGCAGCTTGATACGCCGATGCTTCGTTGTCATATCGACTATATCGTCAAGCAATACCTTGGAGGCTGGGAGAATGTCAAAATCGAAGGAGAAGAAGAATAAGAGATATGAGCAAAGAAACCGGCAGGAAGCGCGGAAGGCCAAGGAAGCTCAATCTCTACGAGAAGAACGATGGATGGTATACCGGACAATTACTGCACGGTAAGGCCTTCCAGATTGACGAGGAGGACTACGAGAAAGTTCGCCTTTATACTTGGCGGTGTGATCGCAAAGGATATGTCTATACGATCATCACGAAGAATAGAGTACGCAGAAGAATCGATCTGCACCGCCTGCTGATGCACATTGCTTCTGTTGTTGACTGGAAGACGATGCAGATCGACCATATCGACAGCAATCCGCTGAATAACCGCAGGGAAAATCTACGATATGCCAGTGCCGCCGAGAACCAGATCAACAAGAAGAAGCCGCGCATTGACAGTACGACGCATGTGACGGGCGTGACGTATGACAAATCGAAAAAGAAATATATTGCTTCTATCGGGTATGGCCGCCATAGAGAATATCTTGGTGCTTTTAATAGCCTGAAAGAAGCCATGAAGATACGACAGGAGGCAGAAGAATTGCTGTATGGAGAGTTCAGTAACCGAGAAGCAAGAGAAGATCATTGAAAAAGAGCGCGTCTACATCTATCCGCACGATGTACGCCCGGGAGAAGTAATACTTACGCCATTCGTTGATGTCGTACGCGTAGATGTGCAGGAAGACGGTTCGCATATCGTCTATACTGCTAATGGCCATAGCCAATATGTCGGCAGAGGATTTATCAATATCCAGGCAATCCCTGCTGATGACAAAGAGGAGAAATAAATGCTGAAACTACTTTTAAAATATCGTAAGCACTATATGTTCCTGATCCTATTTCTCGGCTTCACGGTAACAACACTAGTGAACGTGATCTATATTCCGAATAGCATGCCGATGGAAAAGATCAGCCTGTTCATCACGTCGTTCATATGGCTCTGGGCGATGGGATTCATGATCATCACAGAGATGCTAGAGAAACTGCAGAATACAATCGAGGGGATAAAAAATGATCAAAGAAATGATGACAAAGGAAGTACTGGCGAAAATCATCCTGTCTGACCGTCGTGAATGGTTCACGGTAAAAGACTTGGAGAATCTGTATCTCCTGTATGCTGACAAATACGATACCGAGACGAAAGAGCTGACGATCAATAAACGTATGGATGAAGAGTCGATTGCGACAAGCAATGATAAGCGCATCCCGCTCCGCTCGTTCGGCATTGACTTTGTCTATAAGAAAGAGCCGTTCACTGTGCCGTTCTCAGATGACCCATATAAAAACCTCAAGAACGTATAAAAAGAGAGCCGCCAATATACTTGGCGGCTTTTACAGTATGCATGATGATGATGCTAAATTTATCAGGGTAGTCGCCCGCGCAGTGTGCCTTAGAAGGAATCTTGACAAGGTTGGATAGCTGGGCGACCGATATCATTATACCACATATACCAGATGAGAGCAATTTCCTTATGTGCGAGCAGAGCGAGCAAGGGGGAGAAGAAGTGGAATAAGTGGAAGCTGCTAGTAATATGGGGATAGGGACCTGATGGTGGTTCTAATAGCGAAAAAATAAAAAAGTGTTTGGAAGGGGAATTTATATTGGTAGAAGCTGCTGAGTATAACCAGCTGCCAGAGGAGAGCCTTGCAGATTGGAAGTATCGTATCATCCTTGGCAAGGCACGGAAACAAGTAAAAATGAGTTGGCAGGAGATCAGTGATATGCTCTGCCTCGGCTGCAGCAATGAATATCTGCGCAAGCTGGCCTATGGCGTTCTGGAATACGACAACTACCTGAAAGCACGTCGGGAAGAAGCTATCGCGAATGACCGCGAAGACAACGCTTTCACAGAGCTTGAGAATAAAGAATTTGAACTGCGCCGTGAGAAGATGCGCATGCAGGACCAGAAGAGAGAGCTCAACAAGAAGCTGCGTGAGTGGGCAAGAGCAGAACATCTTCAGGAAGAGATCCTGAAAGCTATTAGAGAGACAGCCTCTGTAGAGCGGGCGCGTAAAAAGCCTGTCTTTAATAGCGGCTCTGAAAAAGAAGCAGCTCTTCTCCTTTCAGACTGGCATGTCGGCATGCGCACAGCGAACATGGTCAATACCTTCAATGACAGTGTGCTTGAACAGCGTATCCAGGAACTCCTTTCAAAAGCCATTCAGCACGGCCATGAGCAGGATATCCGCTGCGTCCATGTCTTTGCCCTGGGAGATCTCGTAAACGGTCTCATCCATGTGACGACGCGCATCAACAACGAAGAGAATGTCATCAAGCAGAGCATGAAGGCTGCTGAGATCCTTGCTCATATCATCAATGAGCTCTCGGAAGAATTCCCGGAAGTGAAAGTCTACTTCAGCCGCGGCAATCATGACCGCGTAACCGCTAATAAAAAAGAAAGCATCTGCGGCGAATCCTTCTCTGATATCATCTGGTGGTATCTCAAAGCCCGTACAGAAGGCATCGACAACATCGTGTTCGTCGACAACGAGATCGACGATGAAATTGTAATGGCAGACATCTGCGGTAATAAGATTTTTGCAGTACATGGACACAAGGACAAAATCAATCATGTTGTCCCGAATCTTTCCCTGCTGCTCAAAACTTTCCCCGATTATATCTTCATGGGGCATTACCATAGCAATGCAGAGTCCGAAATCCATGGAGCTGAGGTTATCGTGAACAGCGCACTTTGCGGTACGGATGACTATGCCGTATCCTTGCGCCGCAGTTCACATCCAGCTCAGAAATTCATTGTATTTGACAAGAAAGGACGTGTCTGCACCTATGATATCCACTTGGATTGATATTGCCCGTAATACGATCTGCGAATTTGTCTTGAAGCGTATCGTGCTTTTTGTCATCAGTAAAAGATTGAAACTCAAAGGTTATCCTGTTAAGAGCACGCATGTCATCTGCATGAATGATTATGTGATGCTTCGCATTGATTTTGCAGACGGTATCACGGAACTGCCCTTGTCGCTTAAAGGATGGTCTGAATTCCGTTACGACAAAGGCATACATCTTTGCTGGTGGCTGAAAGAAGATACCGAGAAAAAAGACCCATTCAAAGAAGCATTCGATGATCCTATCAGGAGTGCATTGGAATCCTTATTCCGTTATGTTGACGAACTTCCAAAGAAAGATAGTCTCGTATACCGTATGCTTATGAAGAGAGCCGAAGGGAAGGCCGAGGTGGTGTAAATGCTGAACAAGATGCAACAGTATATGATTGAAGCCCTGATGATGAGTTTCCTGATCCTGTTCCTGCTCTGGGCAATCGGATATGTCTGTAATGCCGTTTATGGTATGCATTTCGAATTGCAGAGCTGCTGGGGAGGATTTCAGGCAATCGGTGGCGCCGGCACATTGGCTGCAATCAAATACATCATGGATTCCTGGAAGAACAGTCCGAATGGCGAAAGTCCGATGACAACGATCGTCAGTGCCGTCACCCCGAACGGCGAAAGAAAAGCTTAACGAAATACGAAATCCTGACAAGGGGAGAGATACAAAAATGGAACGCAGTCTGAAACACGAATTATGATTACTTCAGAACAAATTACCGAAGGCTTGGAAATACATCAAAGAAAAGAACGGATGTTGCCCGCCTACTGTTGCGTCTCTGACAGACGATGAGATGGACGTAGTCTGCTTCAATGGCTGTAATCTCTGTTGGGAAGAATATTTCAAGAATGATTTTGCTGAAATCAAAGGAGCATGTGAAGAATGAAAGTTTATCTAAATCCTGGCCATGACCAGCTGCATGATTCTGGAGCAGTCAATCCGAACAACGGTCTTCGTGAAGCCGATGTCGTTGCTCAGGTGGGCGAGCTCGTCAAAGGGTATCTCGAGGCAGCTGGCTGCGAGGTCATGATGCGTCAGAGTGACAACCTCTGTTGGGACAGCAGCTATGCAGACCGTCAGGATGCTGCTGTATGCCCGGAAGCAAATGACTGGGGCGCAGACATCTTTGTCTCGCTGCACTGCAATGCCGCCAATACCTATGCGCAGGGTACGGAAGTCGAGATCTATAGCGCTGGTACGAAATCCGAGCAGCTTGCTACGTGCATCCAGAACCAAATCATTAATAGCCTTGGCACAGTAGACCGTGGTGTTAAAGAGATGCCGTACCTTCTCGTCCTCAAACATACGGCTATGCCTGCAGCTCTCGTAGAGCTTGCCTTTATTGACAATGATGAAGACTGCACTCTTTTACAGACTCACATGGATGAGTTTGCTGCGGCTGTTGCACGCGGCATTACGGATTATGAACTGCTCTGAAAGGATGCTGTTAAGATGAGTGTCTATGATCTTTCGAAGTATCAACCGGCAGGACGCATCGAAGCGCTCGTGAATAGCGGTAAGTGCGATGGCGTCATTCTCAAGCTTGGTGAACGGAAAGAAACAACAGGCGAGATCGAACTTGATCCGATGTTCATCACGCATGTCAACGAAGCGGTTCGATTCAATCTACCGTATGGCATCTACATCATGAGCCGTGCGAATAATGCAGAAGAGATGCTACAAGAAGCGCAGTGGGTCAATGACCGCATCTACGAACTCCTGAATTCCCGACTGCCTGCACTCGGCGCCTGGATTGACCTGGAGCGTCCAGAGGTCCAGCGTGATGATGTATGGGAAGACACGCATTATGTAATCCAGCAGATGCGCTCCTGGTGGACAACGGACCGCGTCGGCATCTATGCAAGCCGGAGTTATTTCACGGGCCGTCTGGATCTTGATGCGATAGCCGTCGAAAAGATTCCTGTTTGGACAGCAGATTATCATAGCGATTATGATATCCTGAAGACAGATTATCCAGATCTTCGAGTTGTCCTATGGCAGTTCACGACGAACGGCAACACGCAGGACGAGAACGTCTGGTACGGTTTCTAATAGCAAAGCACCCGTTCGGGTGCTTTCTTTCTATAAATAAATAAAAGAGGTGATTCTTATGTATATTGAAATTAAGAAATTCTATGCAGTATGCGTGCTTATTCTTGTTCTTATTATCGGTGGCATCTGGTATTATCTGCATCAAGAAAAAGCCCCGGAAATCGTGTCTGTCCCGAATACAACAACACAAGATATCCGTCCAGTATTCCCGAAAGAATCTGAGAGTACTGTAAAGGACATCAGCCATCAAATTACGCGCGTAAAAGAAATAGAAGTACCAAAATATAAATATTATACGATCACGCAGGAAGCTGCTGATGCGCAGGCTGAGACTATCGCAAAAAAGCAGAAAGCCGATAAGGTTATCAAAGAGACAAACGTTGTTGCTGTAAAAGATGCAGCAGGAAAGGACACGGAACAATCTGCCATCGAGAATGCATACTATGGTATTAATCTTGACCGTAAACACAAGATCAAGATTGGCGGCGCAAGCATTGATGGTATAACATATTTGAGTGCCGGCTATCAAAACCGTGATATTGATTATAAAGCATATTATTCTCCTGAAAAGAAAGTTGCTGGACTCGGCGTTGACGTGACTATCGCTAAATGGTAAAAATAAAAAGGGTAGCTATTACAGCTACCCTTTTTATACTAATCCTGACTGAAGTGAGAAGATTCCTGACCGTATTTTAATTGAAAATAATCAATAACTTCCGATAATCATAATTTATCGGAAGTATTAATTTTATTTATATTTTAGAGTACGCACGCAAAAAACGACCTCTCAGATTGCGCTGTAAGGCCCTTCCATTTATCACGCGATAGATTTATTGCGCAGGAAACAGGCGCTCTCAGAGAGGCTCCTGCGGCTTCTGACGGCATATCTCTGATATTGACCTATTATAAGATCATTTTGTGAATTTTAGATAGGCCCGCAGATCTTTTTTGATGCAGGCATTCCTTTGTCAAGTTGCAAAAGACATTATTGAACGACGAGATTGTAGCTATGGCGTAATCGTCATCTTCTCAGTGATTTGCTAGTTAGCTGTTGCCTTCGTTTTTAGCTGTGGATAAATTTCTTCTTTTTAGTTTCCATAATTCCCCTTATCTGCTATAAAGAATCCAACAAAAATAGCCGCCCTTGCCGGAGCGGCTATTCATAAATTCTGATCAAATTTCAGAATATCGAACGATTTGTTGAATGGCATGCAGCAGGATCAAGAGCATTTGTATATCGCTTGGACATGCGCTGCTGAACATGCGCATAACGGGCGGCCATCTTCGGGTCTCTCTGCCGAAGCGTCTCCTGTACGATGCGGAGATCTTTTGTTACAGCATACAGATTCGTGCCGCAGCTGTGCCGGAAAACGTGGCAGCTGATTCCCTTCGCTTTATAGTTTGTCAAGCGCAGCGCCTTGTTCATGACGGTACGGATACCGTTACGCGTGATCCTCTTATGATATTTGCGGTGTGAGTTCGAAATGAATGTCGGCGTCAGCAGCCCCTCTTTTTTCGGCTCAGGACGGCAGACAATATATTCCTTCATTATATTCATTGTAGACTCAGACGGATAAATGACGCCATCGTGTCCTTTGCCTCGGATATGGATCGTCTGCATGGTCCAGTCGATATCCTCATCGTTCATACGCATCAGCTCTACGTTACGCAGGCCCTCTACACTCATCAAATAGAGCATAGCCCGGTTACGCGTTCGTATGAAATCGTTTTTTTCATTATCGAATGTCTTCAGGATCTCTTGCACCTGATCAACAGTAAAGAACTTGAACTCCTCATCCAGTCGGTATGGCTGTGACACATGGATATAAGCACAAGGATTCTCCTTTATCAGTCCAATCCGTTTTGCCACCATGAAGAAAGCGCGAATCGCTATTAGAGACAGGGCTACTGTTGAGTCCTTGTGCGAGTTGATCAAGCTATCCATATAGATACGCATCTGATAGTCGTGCATCGTAAGCGGATGACGTTGATTCTCTCTACACCAGTCGATGAACAAACTGATCCTGCGGTGATACGTATGAAGTGTATCTGGGCGCGGCCTCCCCTTCGAGATATAACGAGGAAGGAATTCCATATAGTGCTGAACATAGTAGTCTGGCGTGATCGCTTCCGTATCCATGATCTTAATAGCGCCTTGTGCTGGAACGATATTGTTTTCCATACAATTTCCCTCCTCTACCAGTAGACATCTTTATCTTTCATTATAGCACGGATGGATTCTCTTGTCGAAATCTTGCAAGAGGAAAATATTCGTGCTATGATAAACATGTAGCGCTACAGGATACAGTTCAAACGACACATGAAAAAGGAGAGTGCATTATTATGTTATGCCCAAAATGCAGTTCTAATCATGTGGCACGTACATTTGATGATGACACGACGATTGATATTGCTTTTCGTTGCCACGATTGCGGATTCGAGTATTTTATTCTAGCTATTCCAGATCTAAAGATGGAGAGTCGCTATGACCGAGAACGTAATGATGAACCGGCTCCTGACTGCATCACAAGTCATACTTGAGATGACAGATAACCGAGACGGCGAAATGCTGTTCTTGTATAAGCTCCGTATCCAGAGATACCAGTATGGGCTGCGTGGTCTCCCCGTCACTGAGATTGAGATGGCCTTGAAGCGAGAGAATGATAATTGGCTTCGTTGGGCCGTCCCTGCAGGAAGAGATAGTTATGACCGCAAAGCCTGGGATCGTATCTTCAAGAGCCGTAGTGAGGAAGATATTCTCTACTATTTGAAGCACATATACGAGAAGCTTACAATGATAGCAGAACTGCGTGGCCTAACCCGTTTCAGGGGGCAGGTATTTCAGCTGCCAACGGGTACGCATTAGCACAAAAAATAAAGGAGATTACTTTTAAGTAATCTCCTTTTGCTTATGCAATACCGTCCCACTTGAATGTCTGATGAACTGCTGCTGTTGATACTTCATTGAATAATGTCAATGCATTTGTATCCGATATAACATCAGCTTCGGGATTATCTCCATGCCCGAATTCGAGATGCAGGTGAACCGGGTATGTATCTGGGCCATTGGCGCCCGTACCACCTGTAAGCGCGATGATGTCGCCCTTATTGACCTGTTGTCCTTTCTGCACTTTGACTTCACTGCAATGCAAATATCTTGCATAAGTGCCATCGCCATGCGCGATATTAACAGCATTGCAGGCGCTGCCCCATCCATCACCGGCAGCTGTAACTGTGCCGGAATGGATTGCATGGATTGGCACAAAGTTACCAGCACCTGTCGCCAAGTCGACACCACGATGAATATGAGTGCTTCGAGGCTCTCCATATGCGCCAGAATATTCAACGCCATCACAGGACTTCAGATCCTCTTCTGTGTACGGGAATGCATAGTCCGCTGTATCGTAACGGCTGCCACGAATATATTTCTCCAATGACTTATAGAGATATACAACGCGAGCAAACAGCGCTGCATCTTCCTCGCTCTTACCATTCTCTTTTGCATTGTAGATAAGAGCTGGAGCATATTCTACCCAGAGCCATTCTTCCATCTTAGAAGTATCCAGCTTCGGCAGATCCTTTGCACTAGCATCATAGTGTGAAGAAGCAGAAGAGTTACTGCTATTATCACTTCCGCTGGAAGAAGCCGCGCACTTGCCGACCTCCTCGATCTTATGGATCTTGTCGCCTTCACCACGGATTGCATTGTTGCCGCAGGCAATACCGGAGACAATCAGGCCGACGTTCTTGACGCCAAGACCGCCAAGCATATCAGCGTACTTGGTTACAACTTCTGCAATATCCATCTTCGTAAGGAAATGGATGCAGGCAACCACAAGTGTATCAATAGATTGACTTCCTACTGCCTGGCGCGCCTGATCGATAATGCCGCTCTTAATAGCGGAGATGGCTTCGTCTGCATTCTGAGCACTCTGTGTAGCAGTCTGCAGCAATCCCTTGAGATCTTCTCTAGAATTGCTTTGCATGGCCTGGTACTCTTTGTCAATGATAGACTGCGAAGAGTTTGTTGCTGCAGTAAGGATTGAACCAGATTCAATCTCGTCTTTCGGGAAAGAAGCAAGACGCTGTAGATTCGAACCGTCGTCATTAATTGATTGACGCCAGTTGATATGGCATTTCTGATCTTCCTTTGCAACTGGCTGCCAATTCATCTTGATGCCTTCGCCCCATACTTCTTCGAAGCCGACATCATCAGCCGCCCGCGTCAGCACTTCTGAAAGATCGTATTCGCCGCGTTCTTTCGCCTTAATGAAACGTTCGGTTCTAGCAAGATCAACATAATCATCCATATCGGCATAGCCCATCTGGTTATCATCAAGGATTGCTGCGACATTTGCGCCAAGATCATTCATAATTTCATAAACTTGCAATTTGTTATCGATAGGCTGTTTATCCTATCTTCTGGAGCATTACGCTCATTTTAACGGTTGGTCAATTCCAACCCAGTTCAGAGTAGCTTTTTACGTGATTCTTTAAAGAATTTCTTTCACAACGTAGGGCGGCCTCTTGGAGGATTATTTCACCTCTACTCGTTGCCCCTGGCCAAGCGAGTTCGCTTGCGATTCATGTCACCACAAACCGTCTAGTTTAGTCTCTAGAGCCTTCGGTTCTGGTTGCCTGCTTTATAGCTTTACGGTTTCCCAGCTTAATTCCACCCTCATTATCTTAAGACTTCTGTGAACTTGTCTTAAGACGGCCATTTATCATTTCAAATTTTTCCTTTTTACGATTGAGATAAATTGTAGCATTTTTGTATAAAAACTTATATATTTTATTCAATTGAGAATTCCCTCCTAGAGCAAGCGTTTTTATTTTTTGCGAGGAAGTATTTTCGAATAAAACATTATTTTTCTTATCGATATTATCAAATAAAATGTTTTTATACTCAGTGATAAAATTAATATTTCCAACTACAGTAAAGCGGTTGACACCATTGATGTTGTTTCTAAGATATACACACCCGTCTCCATCAAAATACCCACGCATAAAATGATGTTGCATTTTTTTAGGTACTTGATTAACTGTAGGAAATCTTAATGTAAAAGTCTTTTTAGCTGTGCAGCCTAATCTTTGTAAATCATTCACCATTTTTACGGAATTTACATATGCTTGATAAGAATTTACATCTTTTCTATATCGTAATTTTTTATCATACGCTTCAATTGCCGTTAAAAATTTATTGATATGTTCTTTATCGTTAGCCTGTAACTCTATTTTTACACATTTAGACGTTATACATCCATCTGCATACAAAAAACCAAGCCAATAAGCTTTTTCTTCTGTATCAATAACTTCAAAGAATTTCTCATTAAGATTATATTTCCTATGACGAATTAAATTATCTTTTTCAATATCAATAGAATATTGTGTTGGAGTATTATCAATATAATTGTGAACAGTATACTCTACCGTTGTATGTCCTATATTGATCTCTTTTGCAATATCTCTAAAAGACATTCCAGCTTTATATAGCTTTATAATTTTTTCGTTTCTATTAATTTTATCCTGATTAAGTCTGTTTTTAGCTTTTCTTTCATCATAGATTTCATATTTTTTCAAAACTCTTGTGACAGTATGCCTATCTATGGAAAGTTCTTTTGCAATTTCACCTACCAATTTATTCTGTTTATACATAGAACAAATTTGTTTATCTCGAATCTCTTTATTGTTAGCCATATCTTGCACCTCAAATAAAATTATACTTAAAAACTTTATTACTGGCAAGATATACTTGTACAATCTTTGGTCAAAAAATTAAAATGATAAGTTTACCATATACAGGTTCGTATCTTGTGCAGTTCATGCACTGATCAATCTGTACCAATTCACCATCAGAAATACGGTCGTCATGCATGCATCTAATGCATTTATATTTTTGAAAAGGAGTAGTACCGCCCCAATACTGACAATTTATGTGTACGCGAGAACCGAGACGGAAGATATAACGCATCAATGTCGCCGTGATATTCTCCAGATGGATCAATCGCTTTTCTGCCGTATCGCTGCAGATCATAGCAGCTGCTGCAGCTGCCTCTGCGTGTATGTGCGTCGTAACCTGATGAATCTTGACATCCGGCTTATGCGCCTCGAGCTCCTCAATCTTCAAGTCGACTGGGTATGGGTCTTTGTTGTTCGGGAACTTGCCAGGATTTGGCTTTTTGACATCTTCTTCATAATCCGTCGGATCGAGAAGATGCTGACGCTGCTGCACGAGTTCTGCGTTACCGAGGATTGCATCCATCTCGATGCCGCCCACGGTCATGCGCATCTGGTCTGCCGTGACATCATTGCCAGGACCGTACAGCGCCTCGTTGATTCGATTTGCCGCTTCCTGACGTTTCTCCTCTTTCTCCTTGACCTCGATGCGCGCCTGTTTCAGTGCTTCTTCTTTCTTTTTCTCGTAAGCTTTCTTGGCTTCTTCCAGAGCCTTATCATCTTCATAGTATTTACCATCGACGACACGCTCTGGATGTTCTTTCATCTTGGACTCATTGTACTGATCGACAACATTGGACTGGGCCTGTCCGTCCTTTTTCTCCTCTTGCTTTGCCGTATCAATCTTAGTCTCTTCTTGCTTCTGTTCCTCTGCCAATTATGATTCCCCTTGCTGCTTGGCTTCTGTTTCGGAAGAAGACGTAGTCTCTTCTTTCTTCGCCTCAGAACTGCCGGCTTCTTTACTAGCCGTTTCATCCTTCTTATCAGTAGACTTCTTCTCGACCTTAGTCTTACGCTTCTTCTCTTTCTCCAGGTGATCCTGGAGTGTCTTCTTGAGTGTTGCATCACCAGCATAATAGATGCCTTCGAGGAATTTTGAGCCGTCATCTTCCTTGGCGGCTTGTTCATAAAGCGCAAGGCACTGTTTGTATGTTTCTTCAGTTCCATCAAAGCCATGGCCATTATCGACAAGCCATTTTGCGAACTGTTCGTCTTTGAATTTTGCGAAATCCTCTGCGTCTTTTTTGTCTCGAGAGATTTCAAGGCTATTAATACCGGCCTGCTTATTACGATACTCTTCCTCAGCCTGCTTATTCGCCGCAACAATCGTAGCGTCAAGAACCCATTCTGGAACAGTATCCGACACAGTAATGAGATCTGGATATACTGGTTCGCATGGCATTGTCTTATCAAGAGGCAATTTTGTCAAAGTAACCATATCGCCCATCTGATTTCGTTTGAATCCAAGACCAGCGATGCCGAGTGTGCTTCCACCGCCGCCGCCCGAGACGTGGCTGGATGTCATGACACCCTTTCCCTGCTTTTCGAAGATCTCACGAGAATCTGAAATGCGGTTACCGCTTACACCACAGCCTTCAAAATCATCAGACCAAATCTGTGCGGCTTCTTCTGGCGTATTGGCAGCAGCTACCTTTGTCCAGCAACCACGTTCCTGCGCCTCTTTTTCCATGAATTCAAGCTGTGTCTCAAGATCACCAGAATGCTTTCCCTTTGCAGCTGCAAAAGCAACAAGATTCTTAGAGCGAGATCCTGTCCATTGGCAAAGACCATAACCAACTGCACCTTCTGGACCGTCATAACTTGACGCAGGGCAGTCATCAGCAAGCTCGCCGCCCTGGATGATACGTGGTTCAAAACCAGACTCCTGTTTCATGTTGCCCATGATACCAGCAGCAGCCTGATTTGACATACCTTGTCCTACCAGCCAGTTCCATATCTGTTCAGCATTATCCGAACCTTTTAATGGCATCAGGAATTCACCTCTCTCTCATAGTTCTGGGAATCCTGTCCGAACACCTTGCGATCAAGAATCGATGATTCGAACAATTCCTGTTCAGCCTTCTTCAGCTCATCCTGATACTCTTTCTGACTCGTAGCATTATTGAGCGTCGTATAATCGAAGCTGTCTTCCTTTCTTTTCTTCTTCAAGTCATGATAGTATTTTGCGCTGACAATAAGGCCATCCTCATCGTCCTCGTAGTAGAAGTCACCGTACATCATGATCTCGTCCGACACTTGACAGCGGATAAACTCATTGAAATGCGTGATACGTTTTAGATACAGCATTATTCTGGAAGCTTGCGGACATCCTGCAGATAGAAATGATATCGCCACTTAGAATTCGACGGGTCGTTCGGATCCGTGAAGAACAGATTGTATACAAAAATATGATTATCACGACTCAGGAGATATGCACTGGGGAACCAATCGCGCCCTTGCGCATGGATGATCTTCTCAACACTGGCATGGTATTTATTCTTGATACGCTTCCTTACGGCCTCCGTATCTCTCCAGTACTGGAAGTCAATCAGTTTGTCTTCCAGCGACAACATTTCAATAAAATGGGAAACTCGCACAAGCACCCTCCTTTCTATTGTACTCATTTACCATATTACGAACTGGGACCTGTTTTATCACGTTAATCATTTATTTAACTAACTTCTCTTCTTGATCTTTCTTCTGTTCAAAGTAGAAAAGCTCATATTTCCTATCAAAATCGCAACTACGATCTTTTCTGCATTTGACGAATCGATATTCTTCTTCGTCTGATTCTTCAAATACAATATTGAGGTCTTCTCCACAATCTCTACAATTGCATGCAAAATCCTCAACACCAAGCTCATCGACATTTTTGATAATCATTTGTCTATCATCAAGAATGTCTGAGCAATGTCCATTATCATCTAATCTTATGCTGACAATAGGAGAAGCAAAAACTGCAATATTGCTACTTCCACAATACGGGCAACAATGATTTTTATTCGTAATATTATTCTTTGTCGTAAAATCCATTTTATTTTCCTTCTTCCAATTTTTTATATTTTACAAGTCGATCAGAGTTCTGTAAAATCCTGATAAAAAACATCAGGATTCTGAGAGCTCTGATCAGAGTACTTTTAAAAGGAGCATTGGGTTTTTATGAATCGCTACAGTTGTTACATCGGCATCAAAAAGATGCTTTCCGCGCTTCTTACTCTCCATATAATGTTTACGATAATTGAGATGTCGATACGGCTGCATCTTTTCTACCATCGTCGGACCGATATGCACAGCTTCGGATTTACGGCTGGCAACCGAAGTTTTCTCGAATACCTGAACATCAACAGTTTCTTTGATGCCGTCCGTGACAGAGGAAGCGATCTTCGTCAGTATATCCGTGCTGTCACTCATCGCATTGAGACCTTCTTCGCTGAACTTACCCTCGATCGCCATCGAAGCCTTCTGCTTGCTTGCCATCAGGGAGAGCGTCTGTTCCTGCACGGTATCCTTGTAGAACATGAAATAGACTTCAACATCATGCTCCTGCGAGAGTCGCCAGGAACGACGACTGGACTGACGCATCGTGAAGAGATTGTATCCAATCTGATAATAGATGATCGTCGTGAAATCCAGAAGATCCAGACCCGTTTCGACAAGCGTCGGATTGCAGATCAAGACATCGATTTTATCGCGTTCCAACTTCTGGCGGATCCACTCCTCACGATCTTTTGCCTTAATAGCCGCCGTCATGGTTGTCGCTTTGATGTCATTTTCTTTCAGCATATCTCTGATACGCTTCATAACCACAGTACGGTTTGTCCAGTGGCAATAGATCAGGACTTTCTCACCGGCTTCTTTCTTTGCCTTAACAATCTCCAGTAGTTTCTCCTCTTTCGGGAAGACCTGATCTGAATCCATATCCATTGGCATAGCAATCGTATCTCCAGTCTTTGGATCGATGACTGCTGGCTGATCGAATGGCTGATCTGGATAAACGGCAAGCGCCTGTACCATCTGCGCCATATAACGCATGCCACCCTTATAGGCATTGCACTTATCCGAGTGGAATGTATTTGCCAGCATGTTGTATTTATTGCGCATTTCGAATGTCATATCGACTGGTACAGGGATTTCCTTGTATCCTGGGAGCCCCGATGCGATATCTTCCTGTGAGATGAATGCGGCATTCTCAAGCAGGAATTTCGTGAAGACAATCGGCGACACGCCCGGCAGGAACTTCGTTTTAGAAGCACCACGCTTCTTGCCCTGTGTCCCATCTTCCCATTCAAAGGAAGACTCTGTCTTAACTACACCGTACTCACGGGCAAACGTGTCTGGGCTATTATAATCGTAGCCTTCGCGCTTCATCTGACCGGCAAAGAGTCGATACAAGATATAGTAGATGCCAGAAGCATAACCATTCAGGAGTGTACCCGTAAGACCAAGCGTCTTCTTGGCGGCAGAAGCAATATCACCGAGTGCTTCACCCTGTGCCGTATCGCCGCCCTTCATGAGATGAATTTCATCACAGATGAAGTAGTCAAGATACGGCTTCAGATAACGATGGATATATTTAGCGATCGGATACTTGCGCGGTGCGCGGACGATATTCTTTTCGTCTTCATCTGTTGCCACGAGCATAGCTTCGAGCCAGTTCTTGTCTTCCTTCTCAACGTCAACGCCAATATCGAGCTTGTTCTGGATGCGTTCGATCTCTTCTGGGACGCGAGCTTTCTCGATCCAGCCCATCGAAGTCTTGATCCATTCTTTAGCGTCATTACCGTTCTTATAGTCAACATCTTTCGTGAAGGCTTCCCAGAGCTTCGTATTGCAAGGGACTTCCTCATACATCATCGTATCAGGGTTCCATTTCCGTACGGTATTCATGCATACGGCATTGCGCGCATTCTTCTTCGCGAAGTCAAGCGCTTTTAAGCGATGCGATACCGGGAACTTATTTTTTCCGTGCCCCTCATATGTGGTATAGAAGAGCGGCTTGCCGCAATGCGGGCAGGTATAAGCAGCATCATGATGATAATGCGATATCTTGCTCTCATTCCATACAGCAGCCGGACGTTCTTCATAACCGAACTTTGCCGTCTCTTTCGAAAGGATCAGCCAGAGGTTGCGCTTACGCTTCTTGTCTGTAATGCGATCCTTGATCTTTAACAACGACGAGAAGTCATCGATGATGACCGCATCAGAGAGCGGAGCAAGACGCTCAATCTCGCTCTTCCATTTCAGGACGATATGCGCCGGACACATGACGACGATTGTCAGGCCGCGTTTGCCCTTCGCCTGCGTCAAGATCGTCTCGATACCCATAGCGGTCTTACCAGAACCGCATTCACCGACGATGAACGCAGATTTCTTTTTATCAAGGGCGTTACTTACAGCCTGGCAGACTGCTTTCTGCGCGTCATAGAGCTTCAGATGTCCATGATAGGCAGCATAGTCGCAGAGATCATTGAGTGTCTGACTGTAGGAATCCTGGCCCGGAATGAAATATGGGCGGAAGGCATTATGGATACGGTGTGCAAGCGTCTCCGAGAATTCATTCAGGTAGCCATCAATACCACTCATCTCATCCATACGAATCGACGTGGCGTTGCTGCCATTGATATTGACACTACCGCTCTGAAGACCTTCTGTGATCGTAGAGGTTAGAGCATTCACGGATACGCTGACATGGAATGCAGACATCTTGTGTGGTAGATCCTCGCTCTGCGTGCAGCGCAGCAGATGGACGCTGTACTGACGGCAAAGCGAACGGAAGAGATACGGGATCCATTCTTTCAAGACAGGAGCCGGTGACATCTTATAGAACTTGTCGTACAATGCATCCTGCAGAGCCTGCGGGACCTCCACGGCATCATCATTAGCACTGAGTCTTACATTCTCTTCATCTATATCATAGACGTAGACGAAGAACGACATCATCTCGATTTCTGTATCCGTCTTATATAGACGGTCTTTCTTACTGATAATAATATGAGAGAAATCGGAATTCGGGATCTTCGAAGTGAAGATGTCATAGAGTCCCGGCTCCAGCGTATAATAGCGGCTCCAAAACGATACGTTACACTTCTTATGCATATCCCGTTCGGCCTGCTTGATATTGCTCGAATAGCCGAATGCCGAAGTGAAAACAAATCCTTCTCCATATGAATTATCTGTAACCGTGATATTCGCAGAGAGCGCTCTGCCATTCGCAATAGTCAATCTATCAGCCATAAATATCCTTATCTCCTTTTTCTATTAAGCAAGGCGTTTATACGTCCCGTCAGCCAAGAACACATTGATCTCGACACGGTTGGATTCCACCTTCGTTACATCGACTCGCCCCCTTTCTGCAGAAACATCGTGCGATACATCGTTCTTCTTGACGACGCGCCCTTTTACGACGTGGTAATAACCATCACCTTCATCGATCACACCATCCAGGCAGCCTGATGTCAGGATCAAGCCAAGCTGGCCAACGTTGAACGGCAAGAGAGGGGTTTTTGTATTCTCAGAAAGCTTCTCTACTTTCTGACTGTCCAGGAAGCTCTGCGTTGCATTGGACTCAGCATACATCTTCGGGAATTCGCTCTCATCGATCTTGCTACCACGGAACATCTTGACTTCCATCGCAGCAAGCGGCAGTGTGAGTGCCTTGAGAGGGGTTTTGTTATAATCATATTTCTCATCATCCAGATTCAGGATCAGCGTGCGAAGCGCAAGATGAGCCGCGCGGTCTACCGTGCGTTCTTTATCCATATTACGATAGCCGCAAATGAAGGCAATCTTCTTATCGAGAAGACGGATTTGGATATCCTTGAGATTCTTCGCAAGATACTGGCACATCTCTTTGTAGAGATGCGTCACAGGAATAGCGAAAGCAAATACGCCGTCATCCCTCACATAGCTCAAAGAACGCTGCAGATAGTCTCGTTCGATCTTCTCGATATAGCTCTTGCCTTTGCGGTCCAAAGACATGGGGGGCGCAGTTAGGACGACATCGAATACATCATGCGAGATTGTCGCTCCTTTAAGATCTCCGATAACCAACCTATGGAACTCCTGCTTCTCTGTATTTCTGAGAGCCTGCTTCACATCTACCGCATACAAGTTCATCGGCTCGCAATAGGCATCCTTGATGACAAGCGCAGAATCGTAAGTACCAATATACGGATTCAGCACAGTGATCGGGCGGGTCATCCCCTTGAATCCTTCTGTCAGCTGTCTCAGATATTCATATGAGAAGCTTGTCGGGAATTCATCGCGGTTCGAACGTGCCGAGATCTTGCAGTTCCATAGCTCATAAAAGCTATATCTATCATATTCACTGAACAGAGAGATGATCGATGCCATCGCCTGCTTCATCTCATCGAAGTCTTTTGCTTTCATCAAGCTGGATTCAACGAGATCCATCATGGTCTTCGCTGTTAAGAGCGTAGGATCTGGCTCCGCAATCAGGAAAGTTGCCTCAAGGACGGCACTCTTGTAGTCAATGAACGCCTGCAGCGTATTGCCGCGCACCGTCGTAAAATCCAGAGTGCTTTTCTCTTTCTTCTTGTCTTCCTCAATCGTCTTCGCGATGTTTCCAAGTCTCCGCACGGAGTCGTTCAAGTAATACATTGACATCAACATGCTGCTGATTCCCCTCCTCAATCATCTGCTTCTGCTTTCGGTTTGCACATGCCATTGCGATATCATGCCAGCAGTTTAGCATACCGCTGAATGAGTTGGCAAAGAAACCGACAATGACAAAACCAAGCCCGACCATAAGACATCCATCGTATCGCTGGATGAACGGCTTATGGACCGGGCCTATCTGAAATAATATAGAAAACACGTAATTCTTCTCCTTATGCTGCATCACCATCTTCAAGCGCTATTAAGACGCAGCTTTCTTCATTCTCTTTCCTGGCCTGAAAGGCACAGAACTGTTTCTTCTTTAATAGTTTCTTCAATATCTGCTTATACGTATTCGGGAAGACCGTGCATTCAATCATGCCATCCCCTGTGGTCATCTGAACAAATGCCATCTGGTCACCCTTCTTCGTCTTGATCTTCTTGACTTTCTTAATATAGCCAAAAGTCTCAAAGACAGCTTTTGGCTTTACGTCCTGCCAGCCGAAGCTTTCCAGCTCATTAGCAGGATCTGCCGTATAGTCGCCGCCCAAGATTTCTTCTTCAAAATCTGAGATCGTGCCAAGCGTATTGATGCAGAATCCCTTACTGATCTTGAGCTCTTCTTCTGGTTCTTCATCACGAAGCTCCATGAAGTGCTCATACGTCTCGCGACGTTCCTGCTCTGTAAGAGAGTCGAACAAGCCGGCAAAGATACCTACATTCGTAACTTTCTTATTGAATGAACGTTTCTCAACACGATCCAGAAGATCCTCCATCGATACGAAGGGACGGTTCTCAATGACTTGTTGAGCAGCCTTCTCGCCAAACCCCTTAATGGCGCACATGCCGACTCGGATGCATCCATCTTCCATTGTGAACCCCCAGTCCGATTTATTGACATCGGGCGGCAAGAACTTGATGCCGAGACGCCGGCAGTCTTCCAGTACGGATTCATACAGTTCTTTCTCGCCACGCTCATATGTGTTGGTCAGGAGATTTTTCATGAATGCCAATGGATAATGAACCTTGAGATAAGCTGATACATACGTGATCAGAGCATAACTGGTGGCATGCGCCCGATTGACAATTGTTATGATGAGCTCTTTATCTCATCCTCGGCCATTGCAGCCGAGTATCGGACTATATCTTCACCCTCGTTTTTACGTTAGGCAGCTGATTAGCAAAGTCAGCCGAATATCCTATAGATATCGTGCGGGATGTTCGTGTCAGGTTTATTGATGTGGAATCTCACCTGTTAGTCTCTACACCTTCTAAAGTCCTCTAATCCACAACTTTAGCTTGGCACGGTATTAGCTGCTATCCCTTGCGGGACCGTAGCATCTCTTACGAAGCGCATTCGCCTATGGACACACTTATTAAAGCGTGAGTTGTGATTGTCACACAACTAGTCTTATATAACTTCTACCGTTAGCTTACTTTTTCAAGTAAACCCTCTTGCGAGTTTATCCCGTTTTCAATTGGCGCTTTTACGCCAATGTCCCCCAATATTTGTAACATCTTATTGTATTTTCTAAGAGAACAGAACGTCGCATTATCATATAAGTAATGCGCTAAGGGCTCCATACTTGCATTATGCCATATATAAAGATATTTCATTTCTTCTGTATGAGAGTCTACAAATACCGTCTTACACAGTAAAAGCTCGGCTATTTTTTTTAAGAACGGTTTTGTTCCTATCATAGAAACGCGATGTGCATATTTTTTTTTACCATTAGCATATACGTGTCTTACGCTTCTAGATATTGATCCATCTCCATCAAGATATCCTCTGACAAAATGCCTCATTAAGTCTTCTTTGATTGGAGGTAGATCTTTCATGGTTGTTGATTTGCATGTTTCCATCTTTAATGCTTTTAAATCGTTAGCCATTTGTTTACTAGAAAAATTAATAACTAATTGATGCTGCCCTTCAAAACCGCCAGAACTCTTAGTTCTTCTTAACTCTCCAGTAAAATTGATATCATTAGCAAATTGTTTAACGATATAGCCATCAGACTCTTTTTGAGCGAATACAATATTATTGTAATGCTCATCACCAACAAATCCGTCTGCATATAAATAGCCTAACCAGTATGCTTTCCTTTCGGTGTCAACATTTGAAAAATATTTTTCATTTAAAGTATATCTGTTTTTTCGAAAAGAGTTGATGCCTCTCTCTTTAAAAATTAATGGCATTGTCCTTTTTGTTAAATTAAAATACTTTCTAATTTCTTCTACAGACATGCTTCTTTCAAAATATTTTTCGATAATTATATCTTTTTCTTGTTCTGTTAACTCTTTAAAATTTTTTGCACCTTCAGCCTTTTTTGCCATAATGAATGCTCCTTATTAAAAGTTGTCACAACCATTCATTACGTAAGAGGTAAAAGGCTTTTAACAATAACCATTACAATTTTTCGTTAAGGAATATTTGCCAGCATCAACTACCATGTTGAAGATCTTATTTGCTGCATCTTCATCGCAGTCATTCTTTGATGCCTGTTCTATGAACTTCGAACGAAAATCTTTCAACTTCTCGACTTTCTTCTTTTGCGCCCATTTCATAACGGTATATCCTGTCGGTAAGTCAAAACCGAACGCTACGATCAGCTTGATGATCTGCTCCTGGAAGATCATGATACCATTCGTCTGAGCCATAACCTTATCATAGATCGGATGAATTCTACGAGGTTCTTGCTTCCCCTCAATAATCTGCATATACAGTTCATCCATTTTATTGGAAATACAGGGGCCTCGAACTAGTGCTAAGCATGCCGCAAGTTCATTGATACTATGCGGCCTGAGTCTTGGCATGCGATCCTTGTATGTCTTACTGGACACCTGAAAAACGCCAGTTGTATTTCTTGAACTGATCAGATCCCATACGGCATCGTCTTCCAAAAGCGTGTCGTCCTGATAGTCAAAATCCCATCCAACATCATTCTCGGTATTCTTCAATACACTAATGCAAGCAAGGCCGAGATAATCGAATTTGACAAAATTCTTTTCTGCATCATCAAGATTCAGCGACGTTGCAAGAACACCTTCCTTATTCGGCTTGATCAGCGGCGCGCGATCTGTTAATGGAATCGGACTGATCAGGATGCCGGCTGCATGGATGCCAGAAGAAGAAGGAAGACCTTCTAACTTCTCGGCAAGATCGATAATATCTCCATACTTCTTTTCCAACTCCTGCAGTTCGGGTACAACGCTGATTGCTTCTTTAATAGCAAGATCCGTCATTTTATCGCCATCGTCACCATAGACAACCTGTGGGATGAGCTTTGCAATCTCATCGCCGATGGCGGGCTCATAGCCAAGGACGCGAGTGGCATCGCGAATTGCTCCTTTTGCTTTACGTATATGAAGTGTCGATACGAGTGCACAATGATCGTATCCATATCGTTTGACAGCATACAGGAACATATCATCTCGCTTGCTGCAGTCAAAATCTACATCGATGTCGGGAATGGCTGCACGGCATGGATCCAGGAATCGTTCGAACATCAACTCATACTTGATAGGATCTGGCTGTGAGATACCTAGCACATTTGATACTAGACTACCTGCAGCAGATCCTCTTCCTGGTCCTACTGGGATGCCATGATCTCTTGCCCAGTTGATATAATCCTGGACAACTAAGAAGTACCCACAGAACCCTTTCTGCTTAATGACTTCCAGTTCTCGGAGCAACCTGTCTACATACACCTCTGGATTCGGCTTGTTCTGGATAATCTTATTGAGACGTTCGAAACACATCTCATACAGGGTCTCTTCTTCACTCTTACCGTCTTTTGTCGGATAAGCAGGCATATGCATTTCAGAAGACAACTCTGTCTTACAAGATTCAGCCACAACAATTGTATTGTCTAGTGCCTTCTCTACAACATCTTGCGTTACAATATCGGTATAAATAAAGTTCATACGCATAGCATGACGATCCATAAACCAATAACAGGTATCTGGATAGATGAGTTTGTCTGTAATCTCTTTCTTGCTATCGTTGCTGCGTCCGAGCTTCACATGATAGTCGTGTACGCGATAATCTTCTGGATTTAGATAATGGATGTCGTTTGTCGCTATTAGAGGAGTATTGGTCTCCTGCCCTAACAGCACAAGGCCGTCATTCACGATGATCTGCTCTTTGAAGCGCCCCGGCTGGATCTCCAGATAGAACGAATCAAAGAACTCTTTATATTGCTGGACTAGTGAAATCGCCTTGTTCAAGTCATCGTGCAGGATAGCCTGCGGGATCGTGCCAGCAATACAGGCTGACATGCCAATTAATCCTCTACCGTATTTTTCCAAATCCTTTTTATCCGTACGAGGCTTGTAATAGAATCCTTCTATGGCAGCGTGATTATGAATCTGGAACAAATTCTGCATACCTTCCCAGTTCTTCGCCAATAAGATCAGATGATTATACTCTCTATGGTCTTTATCTTTTAAAGACTTGTCTTCGCATTCGTATGCCTCCATGCCGACTATCGGCTCTATGCCTTGCTTCTGGCATTCATCACAGAAAGCGTACATCGCCGATAAGCTGCCATGGTCGGTCATAGTCAAATGTTTCAGACCATACTCTTTTGCGCGCCTCACATAATCCGGGATTCGTAGAATGGAATCTCCTATGCTTCCCGACGCAAGATGCGCATGATGCGGATAATATAGTCTAGACTCCATTCATCGAGTCCCCTTTCTTTATTTTGTTTTCTTTTCTTCGAGCTGGATCACATTGCACTCAAAGTGCCTATTGTTAATCGTGATCGTATCAAGTACTCTTGGGATGTAGACACGATTCTCTTGAGCGTTTGCAGCCTTTTCAATCTCATTCAGCACGCGTTTCACACTGCTGCGCAGGTTGCGGTTGTTCCTTGCGAAATCACGGAGCGGAGCCAGAAGCTCGATCGTGTTCTTTGCCGCCCGCCGTTCCTGACGGATAGCCTGCATATGACGTGCTTTACGGTGTCCTTCTGTACGATAGAATTTGTCAAATTCCAGATCATGCAGCATATCATTAGTCTCTTTGTCTAACTCCCCTACACGGTCATAGAGCTGTTTATACATCTTTTCTGCATTCTCTAACAGCGTGACAAATTCCATAAGTGGCTTAAAGTTCTCCATATAATTCTTGTCATACTTGCATTTTTTCATCTAAATGTGGGCGAGGATGCCCCGACCTCTTAGGTCGAGGAGGAACGCCCATTCCCTCCTTTTAAAAGTAAAACAATAGATTTTCAATACAAAATATGTTATAATTTTTGTAGTGAAGTAATATATATTTAGAAAGGCAGGTGGAAAAGTGTTCAACCTAACCAAAACAATAAAACTTCGTATACATGTTACTCCTGAACAAGAGATATTGTTCAGCCGAATGACCGAACAATATCGTCAAGCTTGTAACTTTATATCTCAGTACATTTTTGATAATGGCTTTGAACTAAATTCAAACGCCATACAAAAAGCCCTGTATAAAGATGTTCGTTCGTTGTTCGGATTAAAATCCCAGTTAACAACTTCTTCCTTTAAAACAGTTACGGCCAAATATAAGGCTGTCAAAACACAAATATCTCAGAATCCTTATAGATACAAGGATGAAAATGGTGACTGGCAGTGTATTGCCAGAACTTTAGAATGGCTTTGGAAGCCTGTGTTCTTTAGCCGCCCACAAGCGGACTTGGTCCGTAACCGAGATTACAGTTTCGTTGATGATGGTCAAATCCTATCGATCAATACACTCGGAAAAAGAACCAAATGCACTTTTGAGGGCGAACATTTTGCTGAATACCTTGATGGCACTTATGACCTTGGAACAGCAAAGCTGGTCGAGCTCAAAGGTTTATGGTATCTCCACATTCCCGTAACCAAAGTTGTCGAAGATTTTCGGAAAGAAAACGTCCGTCACGTTGTCGGTATTGACCGTGGATTACGTTTTTTGACCGTTAGCTATGACGAGCAGGGCAAAACTGAATTCATCTCTGGTAGAAAGATTGCCACTAAGCGTCATAAGTTCCAGGAGGTCTGCCGCCAGCTCCAGTCTAAAGGTACAAAATCAGCAAAGCGTAAACTCAAAGCCATTTCTGGACGAGAGAACCGTTGGATGTCTGATGTAAACCATCAGATTTCTAAGACACTTGTACAGAAATACGGCAATGATACGCTTTTCGTGCTGGAAGATTTGACCGGCGTCAGCTTCGAGGAAAGTAACCTTTCCAGAACCGCGAAACAAAACTACGATTTGCGGAGCTGGGCATTCTATCAGTTGGAACAATTCTTGACTTACAAAGCTCATGAGAACCGCTCAGAAGTGCTGAAGGTGTCTGCCAGGTATACGTCGCAACGCTGCCCAAAGTGTGGTACTATCCACAAAGAAAACCGTAACCATCACAAACACTTATATCGTTGCCAGTGTGGTTACAGATCTAACGATGACCGTATCGGAGCTATGAATATCCAACTCCTCGGAACTATGTGGATTTCCGGAGATAACCATCCTCGTTACAAAAGAATAACAACTGCTTCGGAGTAAACTCCTTAGCAAAGCGGGTGTTGTCAGCCACCCGATGATGTAGGCGGATTTAGGAAGACATCTTTTAAATGCCATTAGCACCTATGCAATTCCGACTTACAAGCCGCCACTTCTATAAGTGGCGGTAGTTGACTCGTGTTTTCTCCTTTTGTCAGATAAGTCCAGTTTTGGACTTTTTCGTTTTTTATTGTGCATTCTTTCTGCAAGTGCTATAATTTTGGTATGAAGGTTTTGTGCTAAAGCATCTAGAAGGTACGAAACCATCACACGCATGTAGAAGAGGAGGATTTGCTTTTCATGTCCAGAAACAATCCTCGTACCAGATTCTCATCGACGGTATCCAAGGTCCTCTACGACAAGATGTGCGTCATATCTGACGTGCTGGATGTCCCGCGGACTACCTTGCTTGATGCCGCGCTGCAGCTTCTGGTTCAAAAGTACAGGAACCGCGTCTTAGAGAGCGGGAAAGAAGGAGTGTCTGTATTTATGGCTAAGACAATCGCATTCTGTTCACACAAAGGCGGCGTCGGCAAGACAACATCTGCTGCTGCTTTTGCCGATCTCCTGGGCAAACGCGAATACCGCGTACTGCTCATTGACACTGACCCTCAGGGAAATCTTTCGAAACGCTTTGGCTACAACCCGAAGACGTATCGTGGAGATATTCAACTGAGTTCGGCTGTCCTCAATGTCCTCTCGGATAATCCGAAGCCCATGAAAGACTTCACACTGCCAACACAGAATTCCAACGTCGATATCATCCCGAACGATGATCGCTATACGGCCACGACAAAAGCATTGCTGGATGCAGTCATGCTCGGCATCAACGCTTACAAGGTCATTGTCCAGGAGCTTTCCGGCATCTATGACTACATTATCTTCGACTGCCGCCCGGCTGTCGACAATGAGACCTCTCAGGTCATGCAGGCAGTCCAATACCTCATGATCCCTGTAAATGCAGCAGATGACTCTGTTGATGGCGTTGATACCGTGCTCAACTATGCAATGAAGATTCGTAATGCTAATCCAGAACTCTCGATTGCAGGCATCTTCTTTGAAGCTATTAATATGAGGACTGCTGTCGCACATGACTATGTGCCGCAGATCCGCAAGAAATACGAGCCATTAATTCTTGATACTATAATCCCTCATTCAGAAGATGCTCATAAAGCAGAGAGTCGTCATCTTCCTGTTACGGAAGCATATTCTTCCGGCAAGGCAACCCGCGCTTATGTAAAGCTTTTAGAGGAGGTATTGAATCGAATTGGCTAAGCGAAAATCTTTCTTCATATCGGCGCAAGAGACGCCGCAGTTCGAAGATGTCGGTGCGATGTCTTCGATCTCTGCCCCGAATGCAACGGGCAGTATGTCAGCAGAACGCATTGCGCAGCTCAAAGCTCTTATGGCAAAACCCGTATCTGCTGCAGCAAAAGAATCACAGAACAATGAAGATGACCGTGTCGATACGCTTCTCCCCGCTCATCATGAAGAGCTCATCGCTCTCGACAAACTACAGGCAGCTCCAGATCAGTGGAATTTCTTCCCGATGCCGAAGCCGGAACAGTACGCGTTGATCTTTCAGTCCATCTACAAATATGGTCTTTGGCATCCTTGCACCGTCTGGGAACAGGAGGACGGCAGCTACATGATCCTCGGTGGTCATACTCGTGCAAATGTCTTCCGCGAACTCTACGAGATCACGAAGGACAAAAAGTATCGTGCGATACCATGCAAGGTCTATAAGTATGACCAGATCACAGAGCCAACCGCCCGCCGTATCGTTATCCTAACGAACATCGCACAGCGGGCAAAAGAGAGCTCTGCTGTACGCATCCGCTGCTACAGCGAGATGGCCCGCCTTGAGAAAGAGGAATCCTTCTACGGATCCGGCGTCGATGTCAATACGGCAGTCGCTAAGATCTTCGGCGTCAGCCGTTCAGCAGTATTCTTCTTCCGCAAACTTGAGAAGCTGATTCCAGAACTCCTGGATGCCTATGATGAGCGCAAGATTACGCAGGCCATGGCAGGGCTCCTTGCAGATATCCGCCCAGATCTGCAGAAGTACATCTATGAGCAAAACCTGCATCTCACTCTAACAGCTCCTGTCGCCAAGAAACTGGCATTTGCCGAAACGATCGACGAACTCAAGAGCATTATCGAGACGCAGAAAAAACCAGCGGAGAAATACGAGTATGTCTTCTCTACAAAGGTACGTAAGCCAAGCGACTTTGATTTTGTACCGATTGCAGTTAGTCACAAGGATGTACAAGCATTCAAAGATTTCCTGATTCAGTCTCTTGATCTTGCAGATGGATTATCTGACGAAAGCAAGCGCTTCATCCGTGAGATGTTCCAGGTCAAAAAATGATATCGTCGACTTGATTGCATTTCCGCATATAAATCTTCGCTAACGAAAGCAAGACATCCCCTAGTTTCTCTGGATCTTGTACTTTCACACGGCACACTTTTACTAATGCCTCATCCAGAGCCTTCACGGCGAATGTCTTGTAGTTTTCTTCAAATTTATCCAATTGTAGTCACTCCTTCAAGTATATGGGAGCCCCACCACGGGGCTCCCCTTTTTATTTTCTTTTACCAACTGCTGTCTGAACCGCCGCCATCAAAGAAGCCGCCGCTGCTGCCTCCGTCGAATCCACCACCGGATACACAGTCAATAGCTCCATCAGCGAAATTTAGATGCCAGTCAATCAACTTAATGAGCGCTGATGTGATGACATCAATACATAACAGCGAGAATAGGAAGTTTGCCCCCGTATCATCGTGATATTTCTTTGCTTGAATACTCCAAGAAACAAGCAGGGCAAGAAGCTCGAGTGTGAGCAAGATTAGCAGAGCGACCTTGGCGTTCTTCATCGTATTTGCTTCCTTCTGCGCTTCCCTTGCCTTCATGGCAGAATCAATTGCTTCAGAATGCTGGATGCGTGCGCCTGTAGCATCCACGATTTTGACAAAGCCAGCACCATATTCATTCTTGCGGAATGCTGGTTGTGCATTATCAAGGATCTCGCCGGCAGCACCATCAGTGATAACTCCTTCTAGTCCGCGGCCTACTTCTATGCGCATCTTATGGTCCTGTTTCGCTATTAAGACGATAAGGCCATTATCAACATCTTTCTTGCCTGGCTTCCATTTCTCAGCGATCTGCATGGTGTACTCTGATATCGGGATATCTCCTACGGAGTCAACCATGACCAGATACATCTCGGCTTCTCCACTACTGTGGAATGCCTGCAGTTTTTCTTCCAGTACAGATTTCTCGTCCTTCGTCAGCGTATTCGTGGTATCCACGACATAACTGTTTGGCTGATCTGGGATCTCTGTAGCAGTCTTCTTGCCGCCGCAGCCTGTCATCGCAATCAGCGTGACAAGAGCCATCAGGAGGACGACCCATTTCTTCTTCAAAAATGACTCTCCCCAGAAATTCATTGATGGACGCCTGTGTTCATCTGTTTGCCAGACTCATCAAGCCTTGGATAGATCACACTAGTGATAGAAGCAGAATCGCAATTATTTCCATAATATTGGAGAATATAGACATATTCTGCACCACTCAGGCGATCTGCCAAGATCATCAGCGTACCATCTTCCATGTCTTCTTTTGAAAGTACAACGAAGCTGCTTGGTACTTCTGCCTTAACCTGCTTGGCCTGGCCGCCTATCGTGTAGACAGCCATTCCAATCAGGACGGCGACGAAGAAAGCAGTAAGAGCTTTTTCTATCGCCTTATTCATCAGAACTTCACTTCCGGGTTCTTCTTCTCATCAGCAGTAGCCTCTAAGAGGTCCTTCTGCTGAAAACCGCAGATACCAGCGACAACGTTCGTCGGGAATCGCTTCGTAGAAGCATTGTAGTCCGCAACGGCATTGTTGTAACGTGTACGTGCTACCGTCACACGGTTCTCCGTACCAGAAAGCTCACGCATGAGCTCCGTGAAATGCTGGTCTGCCTTGAGCTGCGGATAATTCTCCTGTACCATCATCAGACGGTTAAGAGCGCTTGTCAGTTCACCATCAGCAGCTGCTTTGTCTTTCAGCGTAGCATTCGGATCTTGCAGCTTTGCGCGGGCCTCCGTAATCTTCGTCAGTGTCTCTTTCTCGTGGCTGGCATAGCCCTTGACGGTGTTGACGAGATTTGGGATCAGCTCTGCACGACGCTGCAGCTGTACATCAATCTGACTAGATGCCTGATCGACAACGACTTCTTTATTCGTGAGAGAGTTGTATGTACCGATACCCATCAGCGCAAAGACTGCGATAACCGCAACAACAATCCATTTCGTATACTGCTTCATAAAATTCATTTAGATTTGCCCCTCCAATAATTTAGGTGTTATCAAGCCTTATACATGCTTGACGCGATCTGCTTCTTCAGCGCGCTTTGCATCATTCCAGCGATCAACTGTGCCGACGAGATACACTCGTTAAAGTGGACTATTTCTTGCCCCGTAAGGCGAGCGTGTATAGTCTCTGCATCCCATGAATTCATTTTATGAATATTGAATATCGAATTCATAAATATGTGATCTCCGTTTCTTTAATTTGTAACGAAAATGCTCAACTTTTTTGTGATATCGTTCTGTCATCCATCTAGCACATGCTGCTATTGATTCAAAAGTCTCTGAAACCGGTCCAGATACTATAACAGGCTTTTTTATAGACTCTATCCATTTTAAACAGTTTTGTGTACCTTGAATAGAAATACTGCTATGGTCACGATTTTTCATCTGCTGACTTTTTGTGACATACCGCAAATTTCTATAATCATTATTGTGACTATCGCGATCGATATGATCGATTTCATATCCATCTGGCTTATCTCCAAGCCAACATTCTGCAACTAAACTATGAACAGATTTACGATACAGTTTTCCTTTTACATGTGGCCAAACAAAATAATATCCTTTTTTAGAATGATGAAAATCAAGTGCTATTTTCAATTGCTTCTTTGATTTCACATTCCTAAAGATAGTTCCGTTTTGGTTGATCTCATATAAGAATTCGAGTGATTTTATCTTTCTGAATTCATCTGACTCAAGATTTGAATGAGTAACTGGCACATTTTCACTCTTCATCCCTTGATGCCTCCTTAGTTATTATTTTACTTCTGCACCTTATTCAGGTATCTGGCTAAGGAAACTCTTGTATAAAACAAGATTTACGCTACTTTGCGGGCATCTCTACCCGTGATACGGCGAATACGCTCAAACTTCTGCTCATGAAGGACGTAATCAAGCGTCACGGAATCATTGGACTTAAGCGTGAGTCGAAGCGTCTCGATATCGCTCTCTTTGCAATCATGCTTCTTCATGATGTACGCAACATACTTCGCAATCTCATCTTCTGTCGGCTGGAAACCTTTGGTGATAACTTTGATATCTTTATAGATCATAATCGTTCCTCTTTCTAATAGCTATTAATGGAGACGTGCAATCGTCTCTACGCAATGCTCGACTTCCTTGCGATGGCAATGCGGACATTCATTCTCGATGACACCTGTATAGCCGCAGATTGGATCGCGGTCAACTGGGTGGTTGATGGAGAAATAGCCCATATTCGCATCATGCATCGCACGGACGATCCGTTCAAACGCTTTAACGTTCTTCGACGGATTGCCATCCATCTCGATATAAGCAATATGTCCTGCATTCTCCAGCGCGTGGTACGGCGCCTCAATGCGGATCTTATCGAATGCCTTAATCGGATAGTAGACCGGCACATGGCTGGAATTCGTCATGTACTCGCGGTCCGTCACGCCTTCTATGATGCCAAACTCTTTCTGGTTCGCACGCTGGAAGCTGCCTGCTGTTGACTCAGCCGGTGTTCCGAACGTCGACCAATTCATATGCGTCTCTTCCGTGTACTTATCTGTCATTTCACGTAAGTGACCAACGATTTTGAGGCCCAGTTTCTGAGCGTCTTCTGACTCTCCGTGATGATGACCGGTAAGAGCAACAAGACACTCCGCAAGGCCGCAAAAGCCAATCGAAATACTCGCATGTTTCAACACCTCTCGAATCTCATCATCTTTTTTCAGCTTCTCACTGTCCATCCATACGCCCTGCCCCATAAGGAACGGGAAATTGTAGACATGCTTCTTGGCGATGACTTCATAACGATGCTCCAGATAACTTTTAGAGAGAGCAATATAATGATCATACAGATTCCAGAACTCTTCCATACGTTTCTTCTGGTCATCTGGATACTTATTGCGTGCTACAAGAGCAAGCTTCGGAAGATTAATCGTCGTAAACGAAAAGTTGCCGCGGCTGCCCGACTCCTCCGGGCCGTTGACATTGCTCATGACTCTTGTTCTACACATTCTGTTTTTTCGCATACCGTTTCCGTATGCGACCTGCATTTCTGCAGGTGTCGGACTATATCATTGCGACAAGGATTTTTTCTTATCGCACTCCCTTTTTGGGCCGCACTTGCGGCCTACTCTACTTTTGCTTCTTCAACAATTTTGATAGTCTCTGAACCTTCTTTAAGGAGTTCATCGAATTGTTTTTATGCAATTCGAAGAACTTCTTAAGCTTGGCTGCTGATTGCCTTGCAATGTATTTTCATCGAATAAATTACGTTCAAATATCATCTGTTGATAAAAATATTGTTTAGGTTTCCAGCAATTTAAGGAGTTTTACATGGGCTGTAGAAAATCGTGTAACTTTTTCAGTTAACCCATCGTCGCGACAACGCTGTTGTAGTCGCCCGGCTTGTAGTACTGCAGGTTGTACGGCGCATCGATGTTGACGAAGTTCGGGAATAAACGTTTAGCGCTTACTTCGCATGCTCGATGAAAAAGATCATAATTCGGATCTTCTTCATTGTAATTGATACCCTCTTTTAACTGGAACACAGAAATTGGAAAAATCGGAGTTTCGCCATTTCCAAGGCCGTTCCAAATTGCGTCAAGAACCTTGCTGATGATAAGTCTTCCTGCAGGAGTCGTATCCAGTCCATAATTAATGGATGAAAACGGAACCTGAGCCAAATATGTTATCGCATCAGCTTTTTATCTGATGCATCTGGAGGTTTCCCTCATGAAAGATGCTTCCGTTACACATCTTTTACGACCAGTCATTTCTGATCCAGTTCAGCGTACATTTTCACCCTCGTTTTACGTTAGGCCCTACCATAGATTGGCTCTCTATTCGGGGTATGACTATATCATACGTGTCGAAGTCTCTTGGAGGTATTTTTGCTACCATAATGCTCAACCTCTACGCGTTACACAGACAGATGGTTCTCTGCCCGCTCGATATTAGCTTGGAAGAATTGTTCAAACTCGTTTTTTGCGTTCTAAACAAGTTCATCTTATTCTTCTTTAGCCTTCATCGATTTACCTCGATTCTCTTACTTGTATTTCTACAAGCTCAGGCACACATTTTACCTGCTCGGCTATGAAGCGTGTTGAAATTATGAATCAGCGCTTCCATTGCCTGCATCGTCTCATCATCAACATTTTTCTTTGCGATGAGATAAATACGATCTGCGTCGATGCTCTTAGCCTTGAGATCATCTACATTGATATTTTCAAAGATGATCTTACGCGCCTCTTCAATCGGCATACCATATTTCATCTTGGAGAAATCCATCGGATGACTTGCGTATCCGTTGAACTCCATCCATTCTTCCGTTGTGTTTTTAATAGCTTTTACGAAGCTCTTATCTACATACGGAGCAAGGCATACGTCAAGCGCATTAATACTCTGACCGCCCAGCCATGAATTTCTTCATGACCCGAATACATCTCAGTCTGTACGCGTTCAAGCGCAAGACCCCACATTTTCTAACGCCGTATCAATAGGCGCTATACTCTACTTGGTTACTCCTGGTTAATCGGTGATAAACCCGAACCCCTTTAGCGGCCAGTATCCGTTCGATACTCTGTTGACTTCTTTGCTGTTAATAGCAAAGGTAGCACAGGATTTTCTGATGCGCGGCATTATTTTATGCATCAGCGTTCCCTGTTAGCCGAAATATTAATCGTCATTTCCTACGATTCCTAACCGTTATTTCGACACCCTGCGATAACAGGTCTACGTGGAGTTTGTTCTAGTATGTCACCATACTAGTGTTCAGTAGCTCTGATTGAGCTTAAACATATCATTCTGGTTCGATTGGATTGCAATGCATGCTAAAGACGCAGCAGCGCGGATACTGTTTGGCTCACGGAGGAACCCGTGGCCAGTAGAAAAGCCGCCCTTAAACAACTTGCCCAGGTCAATCTGGCAGCAATTGAACGTAATAAGCGAAAAATCCTTATCGTGGATGTGGATATAATTTTCTTTATCCGCCTTAGCATACTCTTCAGGAATTGCATAGTGATCCGCATATGTTTTTGCCCCTTCCGCTCCGAGCTTGAGCATGATGCCCATCGGCGCGTCCGAGTCGATATTTGCGTTATCACGTTTGAGATCCATATCGCCCGCATCCGTGAACAGGAGATTCGTATATTCCTTCATGAGCTTCATCGAAGCTTCACGCTGTTCGTGATGACGTTGCCGATACAGGATATACGCTTTAGCGGTATGGTGGAATCCATTTTCTGCCAGTTTCATTTCTACCGTATCCTGGACAGTCTCAATCTGGACATTATCCAGGGGCGAGAGATCTGCAACGACTTCCAGCACTACCTGGTTCACGTCATTTGTCGTCATCTCTCCGGTTTCTTTTGCGGCGGCCTCAATCGCTGCATAGATCTTTTTCGCGTTGAATGGGACAGTCTGCCCAGATCGTTTCGTAATTGTTCTTGCCATAGAATCCTCTTAGATAAAAATCTTGTCGAACGCGTGCGTCACGTAAAGATGATCGATAATGTGGCGCGCCCAGCTTTCGAAACGGCTATATTCTGCGATAAGCTCTTCCAGCTTCATCCACTGCCCTCTCAGATTCTCTGTCTCTTTTACAGAGACAGAGTCTGCTACAGCTACGAAGACCAGACCGAGATGATCATTCGTCTCGCTTGCCATATCACGAATATAGCCTGTGAAATAGGGAGCTTTACCATGATGCAGTTTGATGTCGAGCTCTTCATTCATCTCACGCATCGCTGCATTCATGATAACATTCCCTGTATCCACCGGGTTGATATGTCCGCCACATCCAAGAGCAAGGCTTCCGCGGAGACGTTCTTCTCCTGCGATGCGTTCTGTTACATAGACAGAATCGTTCTTGGCATTTACGACAACGATATAAGGGATCAGCTGCTGCAGAGTCGCATTATACTCTGCATCATAACGGAACACGAATGTTCCGTCTGATTCCCAACGGTTTGTCGGGATCTTCAAGTTCTCTGCCGGCGTGAACTTATCTGGAATCCGCTTCGTCTTGTTGTAAGGGACGACAAATACTTGTTCGTCCCCATACTTTTTTACCAGTTCTGCTTTTGCTTTCGTGCTCAACAAGTACTTTTACCTGTCTTATGCGTTAACAGCGTCTTTCAGTGCCTTGCCTGCCTTGAAGGACGGGTTCTTCGATGCCGGGATCGTGATCTCCTCGCCCGTCTTCGGATTGCGCCCCTTACGTGCAGCGCGGTCCTTTACCTCAAACGTGCCAAAGCCAACGAGCTGAACCTTCTCCTGCTTCTCCAGCGCATGCGTAATGGTCTCGAACGTAGCCGTAATGGCCTTCTCTGCTTCGACCTTCTTGATGCCTGCGTTCTCTGCTACTGCTGCAATAAGTTCCTGTTTCGTCATAATGATTTTGTCTCCTTTTTTACTTACGTTTGATTGTTCCTGACTTTGCATCTATATAAGCCATGCACATGAGATGACATTGTATGCATTCCATACGCGATAAACGGTTTGTGCCTAATGCTTTCCTCGCTGCATTGCAGCGGATGAGCGGGCTCTTGCTCCCGCATCGCACGATGTCCTCTTCATTTGCTGGTTTGTAGTAATGGTCTACACATTTGATGATCTTATTGTTGGACAGGATGATGGAACCATTATCCATTTCCCTAGCTGTCACATCGGTGTTGCCCAATAAGATCTGTTTCAGCCTGTCCGGCTCTATGCCGGCGATCAGCCTCTTCTTGTAATAATCAATGAATCGCATGTCCTCACCTCTTTCGTGATGTCGGCAGCGATGCATATTCAGTTATACATGTGCCGGTGTCAGCTTATCATAGCAAGCTTCGCAATACTCTTTCCCAGTTGAGAGGTCAGTCGTTGCACAGGCCCCGCAAACAGGAGCTCCGCACGAAGCGCATGTCTTATTCGTCGGCTCACCGCATATGCTGCAGACTCTCGTTGCTTCATGGGTTTCTTTCTTTGCCATGAGATTCCGTATCTTGTCTGCAGTCCCAGCAATATCGCTTGCCGATCGAATGCGGGCTGCTTCCTGTTTAACAGCGAGCGGCTGAATCTCTCCAACTTGAATATAATGTTTGCATTTCTGGACGTAAGACTCTACGCCTTCCACGTCCATAAGCTTTTTCAGATAACACATCTCTTTGCAGCCACAAGAGCTGCAGATATTGACATACATCATAAGAGGATGCCTGTCTTCTCCTTCAGATAGCTCTTAAGGAGCAGATTCTCTTCATCAGATTTCACGCCAGCGCATGCTTCCTGTATAGAGGGAAGCATCTTGGCTCGCATATCATTCACTCTTGCATCGAATTCTGCTACCTTATCTTGTAACACATATTGCCAATATGGAAGTGAGTTGGCCTCGATATACGCTTCCAGCCCATCCTTGTACTTGTTGGCCATGTCAGCCATGTCCATACCATCTGGCAGGATTAGGACTTTGGAATAGATGCCCATCTCAGCCAGCATCGTGACTTTCTTCTTCGTTGCCTTCTGGCCGGCAGCATCGCCGTCTAGGCAGAAGCATGGTATCTTTTGCTCTCTCTTGATGAACTTTGCATGCTCTTCCCCAAAAGAAGTCCCGAGCGGAGCCATCAGATTATGGACGCCATACTTATGGCCGAGGATCACATCCATCTGTCCTTCCGTGATACGGATCTCATCAAAGGATGGATCATAGCGATGAATCCCATACAGATACTCCCTCTTATGGAAGTAATCGCTGTTCGATGAGTTCCAGTACTTCGGGATCGACTTGTCATCCGCATATCCAAACTTCCTACGGGATGACCCAAGGATATCACCATAGCGTCCAATCAACGGGAATACGATGCGTTCGATCGTCTCCTTACTTTTCTTGCCGTCGACATAGCGAGTCTCCTCGAATGTGCCAAAGCCGATCATCCATTCATTGATGTCTTTGTCGTTGAGTCCTCGACTATAGAGATAATCTTTGACAAAGGGAAACAGATTCTTATGATATCCGATTGCTCGATGCATCATGATTTGACGGATCTCTCGATACCGATCTGTTTCCATGGGAATGTTGGCACGCTTCGCGAGCAGATAGACTGCTTCTGGCCAAGAGACTTTGTGCTTAGACCCTTTATAGTCCGACATCCACATCAAGAAGGCAAAACAATCTGAGCCATATGCTCCATGCTTCACGTTCTTCTTCTCGGCATTGCAGCCGAAGCAGCACCAGGACCATGTCTTATCCTTGTTGTAGAACACAGTAAACGACGATGTAGAGTCATCATGATCTGGATGCGGGCATCTTCCTTGCCAGACATTGTGTCCAGCCGGCTGCAGGTCTGTATACTCTCCAGCGAGTTCTTTCAGATCTGTAGCTGCTTTCACTTTTGCCTTAAAAGCATCAGATATCATATTCTATTTTCCTTTTTCAAGTTTATCAACTTGCCTTCTTCAAGTAAGTATTCTCTTTGAAACATTTGCAAGATTCCATCTTGGGCTTCTTCCGTCTTGCGACATACGTATCTGCCTTGCAGTATACGGACATCTCACTACGGATCTCGCTGCAATGGTAGCATCTTGCACAAAGGCAATTTTCCATATTACGCAATCTTGAAGGTATCCGGCATATGCTCTACCTCAATACCTTCTACTTCCATGCCATTCAGATACATATGGCCTTCCTGCTCCTGGCACGCCTTCTTCAGACCGGCTTTGTCGATCTTCGGCTGCTGCGCTTTCAAGAACTTCGGCTCCGTCCTCTCAAGGAAAGTACGTAGTGTATCCTCATCATAATGCGTCACGCTCTTCTTCGAGAACTTCAGCGAACCATTCGGAAGGCTCAGCGACTTGCGCTTGCTCCCCTCAAGCTGCTGCTCTGCATATGCTCTTAAACGGGCAGCGAGCCAGTTCATCGAAGATTCACGGCGGCGGATCTCTGCCTCACGCCATGCATTGATCTTATCCGTATAGCTCTTGAGAGCTTCGGCACAGGTCTTGTCGATCTCATCGATCTCATTCTGAAGCTTGAGATACTGGCCTGTCAGATAATCTGCCTGGCGTCGGTCATGAATAGAGAAAGTATCTTCCGTACTGATCTCAAGTTCTTCGACTTCTTGATTGTCGATGAATGCAAGGAGATCGTCCAGCATGTCTGCCTTCTCTGCAGTTTTCTGTTCCATGAGTGCTTCTTCTGCCATAGATATACCCCTTTCTTCTTTTGTCTTTGTCACGATTAATATAGTAACATAATTCGTTAAAGAATGTCAACGTATCTTTTATAACTTTGCAAAGAAAAACCGTCCGAGAAATCGGACGGTTTTTGTGTGGCCTTGTCAGTCGTTCAAATCTTTATAGAGCGACAAGACCAGCAGGATAATGCCGAGTGGCGGCACGATCCCGATCAGCCAGATGATGAACAGATACCAAAGCAGATTTGCAACTCCCAGCATATATTCACCTTCTTTCTTCTTATTCCTGTGCTAACAGCGTCTCTAGTTCTTCTGGACTGATGAGCTTCGTCCCGAGCTTCCTCGCTTTCTCTGCCTTCGTGCTCGTGCTATTAACGTCAGCAATGACCAGGTAGTCCGTATTCTTGGATACAGAACCGGCAACTGTGCCGCCCGCCTGTCTGATCATCGTTTCATACTCCGAACGCTTTTTCGGCATCTTGCCGGTCAGGACAAAGCTTTTATCGGTAAATCGAAACATTTTACCGATTCCTGTTTCGGCTCCTTCAATGAAGAAGATACTCTCCATCATCATCCAGCGATCTTTAAATTCGTCTGACAAGAGCTTGTCAACAATATTGTCACCGAATCCAGAGATCGAAGAGAGTGCTGTTTTATCCTTATTGAAGATAGTTTCCTTGATTGCATCGATCGTATGGAACTTCTGCAGCAGCTTGTCTGCCACCGTGTGTCCGATACCATCAATACAGAGGGCTGGCAGCCAGTTTCGGAACGGATGCGGCGTGTCTACTGCATATTGCATTGCGTCTGCGAGTTTCTTCGCCGTCTTCTCTCCAAAATAATCCACGAATTCTGCCTCCATATGCCAGAAGAGATCTTCGAACTTGAAATCCTTGAAACTCGGATCCGTCACTTTGACGATCTTCCGGCAGGTCTCGATTGCCCAACCAGGGAGATCAAGCACATTCTTCTTTGCGATGAATACAAGCATCTGTGCAAGCTTCTCTGGGCATTTCTGATTCACGCAACGAAGAAGTGGCCCTTCTCTCTTAAGAGTTTCTCCGCAGGATGGGCATGTCTCTGGAACTGCGATCTCTTCTGAGCCGCCGCCGTAGTTTACGACAATCTTCGGAATAATCTCCTTTGCCTTAATGACTGCGACCTTATCGTCGATATGGAGATTCAAGCGTTTGATCTCATCTGGATTCGAAAGAGAAGCCTGCGACACCGTGCTGCCGAGGATTTCAATAGGATCAAAATCTGCTACTGGCGTCACAGCGCCAGTCTTGCCGATTTGCCAATGGATGCCACGTAACACCGTGACAGCTGCCGTTTGCTCGCTCTTAATAGCGACAGCATTGCGCGGATGATGCGCTGTACTGCCCCAACGCTCATGAGAACGTTCTTGATCTGTCTTCAGAACCATACCATCGATTGGAACTCCGTCTTCCTGGATCTTATCGTGCATCGCCTTAATATAGTCATGAGCATCATTGAGGTCTGACGGAAGATAGTAAGCAGGTGCTGCCATAAATGGTGTATGCTCGCTGATAAACTTAAGTTTTTCTGACTCCGGCGCGTCCATTCCTATGACATCATAGCAGACATAAGAAATGCTTCCCATGAATGGGCTCATTGTCTTACGTGCCGGGTTCAAGATACCAGCTGCTGCATTGCGAGGATTCGCTTTTGGCTTCTTTCCCATGCTGATAAGCATCTTGTTCATATGCTCGAAAGCATTCTTTCGCATGAATGCTTCTCCGCGAATCGCATATTTCGTATTATCATAATTGAAGACTGCTTCTGGAGCAGTGATCTTGCTCATCGGGCGGAAGTTCGGCAGGATATCTCCCTCTATGCCAGAACCACGTGTTACGAAGAAGTAGCTGCCGCGACCATCTGGATAAGCAACAACGGTAAGGCCATCATACTTTGGCTCAAGGACAACTGGAGAAAGACGTTTGATTTCAGCATCAAGTTTCTCCGTGTCATTTTCATCTACTTTTGCAAGTGACGTAACCTCGATCGGATGCCTGAAACGCCGCGTTGTGACAGGCTTGCCCGGTACATAATCAAGATCCTCCGTACCATAGCGTGCAATATAAGTCGCTCGGAGAATATCATATTCTTGATCGCTCATAATAGGTGCAGCGCCGTCATAATAAGCAATATCTGCCTCTATGATTTTCTTGAGATGTTCATCTTTCTTCATATTTTTATTTCCTTGCGTCTTTATCCTCGCAGATATAATAGTCGGGATTTCCAAAATGATTGTCGATGACAATCTGATAAACTGTTTTGTCACCGTCGTACTCGTCGTAAATCACTGCCACAATACGTCCTCCGCCGTCAGGATAGGCAATTCATAGAACGTGATGTAGTCGTCCTCGTCTGTCTCCCATCCACCATAATCACTTTTTACTTCATCCATGAGCTGTTCTTCTGAGCTTATCTCTGGGTTAAAGTAATTCTCGCGGACAACTTTCTCGAACAGCATCTTGACTGCATCTTTGCTATCGCAGAGCTTATACTGCGTTGCCTCCCGATGATCGTCGATAACCAAAAGCCACATTGTCTTATCCATACATAAACACCTCTTTCTAATAGCTAACATTATTTGTACTCATCTTCCATACCGTATTCGTCATGATCAACAACGATTCCTGCCTTGATCTTATAATGACCGTGCATGCCCCACGATGTTCCTCGATACTCCAAATTGATCTCTGTGGATGGAAATTTCTTCGATAACGCTATTAAGACAAGAGAGGGCGGCCAGAATACTGTCTCAAAGTAATAATCTACCCTATGCATATACCGATAATGCCTGACTCTTGCCGCTGGATACACAGTACCCCAATTAGCTTTACGCCATAAATATTTATCCTTAATATCTTCCGGCGTCTTAATGATATTATCGAAATTGAAATCAGAGCCTACATATTTTTCAATCATCTTAAGTACTTCGCTAGAATGTGTCGAGATAACAAGATTGTTTGCTACAGCATTTTCAAAATCAAACATATCGATATCACTTTCCTTATTTAGCACTATAGACTGCTTCTGCAATCTTTGAGATCAAGTCAATGACATGATTTTCTACGCCGATGATGTTATCTGGCGTAATCATAGATGCTGCAATCATAGCGTACATTGTCTTTTTATCTGGGATCAAAATCAACAGGATAATACATGTTACCGCAACAACAGCGCAAACCTTTATGATCTTAAGTGTGACTTTTTTCTCTTCTTCCTCATTCCCAGAAACAATAGCAGAATCTGCGATTAACGGCGACATAGCCATCATAAATACGGACGCAAGAAGAATAAAGATTGATGCGCCATAGACAGTATTGAACATATGGATCAGATAGATCCATACTGGAGAAATAATTGGCTCCATCAAGCTACCTCATCTTTCTTCGCCTGAGATTTGACTACCTTGGCGATACGCATATTTCGGATAACGTGGGCACACATCATGCACGGTTCTGCATCAATGGTTGTCCCATTTTCTGCTCCATACAGATAAAGCGTTGCATCTTTCGCTTCATCTGCGTCACACTGCAGGAGCGCGTTCTGCTCTGCATGGACGGATACACATAATTCATAGCGTTCTCCGTGCTTGCAGCCCATTTCTTCACGTTTACATATGCCAGTATCGCAGCAGTTAACAGCACCACGATAAGAACCGTTATATCCTGTAGCAACAATGCGGTCGTCTTTCACGATAACAGCACCGTATTGACGACGGATGCAAGTACTCCGAAGAGATACTGCCTTGGCGATATTCAGGTAGTACTCATCTTTTGATAATCTCATTCTTCAATTTTACACCTTTCAAAACGATACTTTTGCTTGGCTTCAGGATATTTTTCATGATCTACTTCGCTCATGAACATCTTGATAGGGCGCACATAAACCTTATATGCGTTATAGAGCGCACGATAGCAGACCAATTGTTCCCGTGTTTCTGTATGAGTTACTGGGCATTCAATAATCTCATAAAGATTTTCTTTGAAGTGCTTCCAGATCTCGCCATGCTGCGGAATGTCTCTCATATCTTTTATCTTTACTCCTTTTTTCAATACCACTCAGTCCAGAATGCTGCATTATCTTTATACCAATCCAGATATTCTTCTTCGGAATAATGACGATGCATGCATTCATCGGAACAATAGTATGCCATGCCATCATCAAAAACATAACCTGAATTCATAAGCTTGCCACAATGTGAACAAACTCTTGAATCCTCGCTGTCTTCGATATTGTTACTACCGCAACGAGGGCATTTTTCTGGTTCATTCTTCATCTTAAAGTCAGAACCGCAATCGTTGCAATGATAAACATCCCAGTTTTTATAGCGACCAATATCACTCATCTTTATTCCTCTTTCGCTTGTCACCACTGATTCTTCTTTTCGATTTCTTTGGCTTTTGCGAGGAGCATGTGAGCCCCTCTTTCAAAAAATATACTGAATCTCAAATTTTTTCGCTGGAAAAATATAAAATCGAATGATAAAGGGCGTAATAATCTGAACCATCGTCCAGTCTATTACACACATAGACGATTATGATTCGTATTCTACATCTTCACCTTTTACGATTGTCGCATCATAACGCTCTTTCTTGTTGACAATCTTCATTCCAATATCATCCCAGCTGTTCTCACAGAGAAGCTGGATGACATATACGGTATCATGAACGCTGTCGGCTCTTTCGAGACGACCATGACGCTGCGTCTGTATCGCATACGACTCAGCCATCTCCATCTCGATGAGGTATTTACAGCGATTCAGGTTGATACCTTCTGCGCCAGCATCAGACATCAAGAGGATCCTGCAGTTCGGGTCATCGCGGAATCGATCGTATACTTCATGATACCGCTGTTCTCCATTCATGCTGCCATTGACATATGCAATCTCGATGCCCTTAAATATCGCATTCTTCTTTGCCGCCTTTTCAATATGTTTCGTGATGATATCCTGCATCTTCGCAAACTTACTAAAGACGCAAGCTTTCTCGCCAGAGTCCAGGATCTCTTCCAGCGTATCCATAAGCAGAGATACCTTATTGTCTGCCTTACCAGTAACATATCGCTTAGCCGATTCAGACTCGCTATTAAGAAGCAAATCTTCAGAGTCGGCCAGCTCCTGCGCAAAAGTCTGCCGCATCATGATGCCGGCCTCGATCTTTGCAAGTTCTGGATTCGTTTTTGCTTCTGCATCACTCAGCTTCGCGTTCAACGCTTTCTCCTGCTCATGCAGTTCATCCAGCTCTTCCATCAGGCGATTACTCATCTCCTGCTGTGCCGGCTCGAATTCACAATAGCGCTGTGACACGACAAGCGACGGCAGCTGCTTGGCAACCTCTTCTTTCGTCAGGATCATCATGTATGGCGATATCTTGTCATTCAGCTGTTTCTCATTACGGCTGCCAGCAACTCTGCCTCGGCCAGCCCAACGGATATACATACGTTCAAATGCGCCCTTTTTTGGGAATATCGTCGGATTGATAAACTTGAAGATACCAAAGAGATCACGCGGATCGCGCTGCAACGGTGTTGCCGTTGCGCCGATCTTCATCTTAACGCCATTGAACTCGCAGAGTGCCTTAGCACGTTCTGTTGTATCTCCTTTAGCATAATGGATCTCATCAGCAAAGAAGAAATCAACATGCAGCTTATGGAGCTGCTGCCTTACATTTGCATCCCGCAGCGTCTCATAATTCAGGACAAGCAGATCTGCACCCTGAAACTGTCCAGCGAATGTCTCCTCTGCTTCTTCCTTCAAGCGCAATACTTCTTTTGCGCACTTCTGTTGCTCTGCAAGATTCTTGGCGCTATCGAACTTCTTCTCAGCACGCTTGATTTGTCCTTGAATCTTCCTCGTCGCATCTTTCGATGTTTTGATGATCTTCGGCGTAAGGTCAGAGAATTTCCGTATCTCTGCCGCCCACTGCGTCTTGAGCGATGCCTTCACGACAATGACGCCAGGCCCATGGATTTTCTTTGCCTTTAAGGCTTCCAAATAGGTCCCGATACCCATCGGCGTTTTACCTGATCCGCAAGGTGAAACAATCAGAGCTGTCTCAGCATCGACGGCGAACTTGATGACACGCTTCTGATAATCATACGGCTGCAGCTTCATGTCTGCGCCCATGCTATCATAATCGTGTACTACCTTCACTTCTCCCTTAACAGCTTCTTGCATTCTTGCTTTCATAGATTTTTTATGCTGTTTTTTCTTATCTGGAAAAAGAGTCTCATCTAATTCAGATAAGCGATTGAATGTATAAGCTGATACCAGCCAGCAATTGTTATCTAAATCGAACTTCACGGGATTTGCCGCGCCAATGATCGACATAAAATCATCAAAATGACGAAATGTCTTCATTGTTCGATTAAACTTAATTGCATAATCGAATCTTGGATCAGCTACAAGTCCTTTATACGTAAATAGCTCCAACAAGCACCCCTACTCTCATTAATAAACGCAGAGGACATGTCCTCTGCGTTTATTATACTTGATTTACTGCGGATTTTCTAGGCATTAGCACAGAACGCCCCTCCCCCGCGAGACAAGTGCTTCTTCTGAGCGTATGCTTTCCCAGAAGAGTTTCAACTCGTTTGACGGAAGGATTCGAGAAATTACTTCCACAGATGGCGGCATAACCAGTAAGAACGCCCGGAATGTCTGAATATTGATGACATAATCACCGAACTCTGTAAGAATCGGGATATCGTTCATCTCATTCATACAAGCAGAAATGAATTCGCATAGATTTTCTACATCATATTCGATATTATATTGGAGCATGGTTTCATACGTCTCGAAGAAACCACGGAAGAACATGATGAGATTTTCTTCTTCTTCATTTGGTACATAACCAAGTCTAACATAATACTGATACGCTTTCTTTGCATCTGTATCATTCGACAAGATTAAATATCTACGAATTAGTGCAAGTATCTTGATCTGACACTCAGACGAAAGTTCTGCAATCTTCTGTGGATGACGAAGTACATTAAACATGAGATCACGGATTTGTTTACTGTCTACAACTTTTTTCAAACGTCTTTGCATACGAACGGCTGGAACCTCCTCCTAGAACTTCAACTTACTTACTTTAGACTTGGCGGAAATTTACTTTCTGGAACATAGTTTGTAATCCCTTTAGAAGTAGATTGAACAATGTCATTCAACGTCTTCGTGAATTTTGCTAATGTCATCTCGTTGTTTTTTTCGTATCGTTGTAGTTCCGCAAAAGACTCACCAGCTTGCAGTACCTTATGAAGCAATAAAGTCAGCTGATCCTGTGCATTCATGGTAAAACCATCCGAAAAATCCTTGTAGGCGTTACATTTTGACTGAATTTTTCCAATTCTTTCTTTCAGCTTTCTATTCTCAGCTTCCAAACGAGAAAGTTTTTCAACTAAGCCCTTGTGCTCCCCTTTTAATACTTCCAGGGCTCGATCCGCTTTGTTTCGCTCAAAAAGAGCTTCATCGCGAGACTGTGTTGCACTCATTGTCTTGCTGTTAATATAGCTTAAGATGTCCGCGCTTATTATTTTAACAAAATCTGTATCATTGTCAAATGATTTTTTATATTTTTGATCAATATTATCATATTTTGCCCCATTGTTCTTTTCCTTGCTATTAGGAGAAAGAATAATGGAATCAGCTACGACCGGATTCTGCTCAATATTTTGAATCCTTTGTTCTATTTTCTTCTTCTTTTCTTCATCAATATCTGGATAGATAATTTGCTCCTGCATCTTATCAAGAAGATTATTTGTTCTTTTTCTTTGTCGATGGACCATGAGACGACTTTTTTGATTTTCTGCATAGATTGCTTCGCAGAGAGCCTTCGGATCCTTTGACATCTTGGCATAGCTTTCTGCCATTTCTGCATCGTAAGCAATCACAACGGCAAATTCACGTTTCTGTGACTTTCTACTCAATGGGTCTTCATATTCGCCTATTATGAGCGCTTGGTTGTCAACCAGATCCTGTATAGCGTGTATACAGCTTTCTAACGGAATTGCCGCTTGCCCTGTCAGCTTCATAATGTCCAACTTTATCCAATGCTTATCGGCATTAGCTTTGACTAATTGAGCAAAGGTATGCAAAATATCTGCATACCTTGAGCGAATCTTCTTGATCTTTGATTCAAGATAGACAAGCTGTTCCTCATTGATACCCTTTACTGCAAATGCACGAAATCCCATCTTTTTCTTGATGTTGGCATCTACCCACTTGAATGCATAAGGCTGCATCTTGATTGCAAGTGTATGGCCGCTGATTTCTGTCTCAAGTTTTGAGATGATATTCGGATTTTCTTGCAGTTTATTGATAATCGCATTTCGAGCTAAAGCATTCTCGCGAGGAGTATCCGATACATTCATCTCTTTTGCAATAAAAGTAGTAAAATCCTCGGTACTCTTCGCTTTTTCTCTCAGCTTATTCACTAAATTATCATAACTAGTCTGAATCAGCTTCTCTATTTTTACTTCTTGAATCTTACGAGCATTTGCTCTCTTTTCAGAGAGTTGCAGTTTCAAATTATTCATGTGCTTTCCCCTAATAGATTAAGTTCTCTTAATGTATTTAGGGTCTACTTCGGCGATGAAACGTGACTGCTGGCAAAATACAGGTGCACCCTGGCGCATCATCATCTTTGGTCTCGTGATAAATAGGAATTTCTCTGCACGTGTCATGGCAACATAGAACAAACGACGCTCTTCCGATACATCTCCCTCAATGATAGACTTGAAATGCGGAATAACACCTTCGTTTGCACCAATCATGATTACGACTGGAAATTCCAATCCTTTCGATGCGTGCATTGTCATCATGTTAACACCATCGAAGTTTTCGCCATCTTCCTCAACTTTCTGTGCATTCAGTATCATGCTGTTAAGGAAGTCCTGCATGTCCGTATAGTTGGCGGCGATCTCCTGGAGTTCCATCAGGTTGTTGATACGCTCTTCGGCATCTTCTTTCTCGGCGTCGAGGAGATAAGCATCATAGCGTGTCAGCTTAACAATTTCGTCAAGCACTTTACTAGGTTTGTTTACCTCGGCAAACTCCATGAGCTGTTCCATGATCGCAACGAACTTTTCCATCGACTTCTTTGCCTTGCCCTGCAGCTTTACGGTCTTACATGCAGTAAGTAGACCATCTACAGGTATTGTATCACAGCAAAGAGCGTCATAGCAAGAGAAAATTCTTTCCAAAGTTTTCTCACCTATGCCACGTTTCGGTGTATTGATGACGCGGCGGAAGGCTTCCTGGTCGCAAGGATTCTGTAAAAGACGCGCATACGAGACGACATCTTTGATCTCTTTACGAGAGTAAAACGGGCAGCCGCCCACGATCTGGTATGGGATACCATTGCGGAGAAGTGCCTCCTCGACATTGCGAGAAAGGAACTGCATGCGATACAGCACAGCAATATCCTGATACTTATGCCCTTTAGCATGCATAGCCTTGACGATGCGCACAACCTGGGCCGACTCATCATCTGTGTCAGCAAGGGTAGAGTAGACAATCTGCGTGCCGACTTCATTCTTAGAATAGACATTCTTCTGGAACGGTTCAACGTTATTCACGATCATGCTGCGTGCCGCATTGACGATCGTCTGCGTTGAACGATAGTTACGCTCCAGCATGAACTGACGGAAATTATGGTCTTCCATGAACTCATAGACAGCGCCCATGTCTGCCCCACGGAAGCGGTAGATGCTCTGATCGCAATCCAGGATCATGCATACGTTGAATGCTTCGCCGCCTAACAGCTCGATCAGGCGAAGGTCTTCGATACTGGAATCATGTGCTTCATCACAAGTGATATAGGTATACTTACTATTAACCTGATGCTTGACTTCCGGGAACTGCTCTAAAAGACGGATAGTAAAATAGATGAGGTCATCAAAGTCAAAAGCATTTGCTTCCTTCATCTTCTGTGCATACGTCTGATAGATGCTGGCGGCCATGCGCTCATAGTTGTTCTCGGCGATCTGCATTGCTTCAGTCGGCGTCAGGAGATGCTGCTTGTAATTCGAGATCGTGCCGGCAACCGTACGGCGATCCATATCGAACTCTTTGCAGATCGGCTTCAGCATATTGTCCTTGTCATTCTCATCATAAATCGAGAAGTTCTTCGTCCAGCCCAGATATTCTGCATATTGGCGCAGCAAACGCATGCAGAAACTATGATATGTGCCAACGGTAACACCTTTAGCTTTTTCACCGATCTGCGCATGGACGCGATCTTTGATCTCTTTTGCAGCTTTGCGCGTAAACGTAAAAAGAAGAATGTTGCTGGCAGATACTCCATCTTCGATCATATAGGCTGCTCTCGCAATGAGTGTTGCGGTTTTCCATTGTTATTAACCGTAGGCTCTTTATCCTACGCTCTGGAGGTCGCCCTCATTTTCATCGGTTGGTTGTTTCCAACCCAGTGTAGAGTACCTTTTGCATATAGTCTTTAAAAGATATAGCTGTAAATATGGATCGGCCTCGTGGAGGATTATATCTTTTCACCTCTACTCGTTGCGCCTGACTGGCAAGATTTTTCCTACCATTAGCTATGTCGCCATAGCCTAGCTGCAATAGCAGCGCCTTCGGACTCTGATCAAGTCATAGACTCTTCCAGCTTAATTCCGACCTTATAATCCAGAGTCTTCATACAGCCTTTAACTCTGGACGGCAATTATTACATGCTTTTACCAGCACCAGGAGCCGCATTTACTGCACATGCGCCCTGATAGTTAATCGCAGCCGCTCTCTGCTGTTCGTTCAATCTAGAGAGGATCATCTCTTTATTATTTGGTGCAATATTTAAACTATTCATATTTTCCTCTCCTCTTATCATTCTTTTACACTGCGCTCTACTACTATTGCATTATCCATGTTCTTCATTATGGCTTCTACCTCATTTCTTAATCCGGGGCAGAAGCCCCTCCTTACTCTTTATTAAAAGTTCAGATACTGCGTCGGATCATCCGGCAGCGACTCACGGTCCTCATCAGCGTCGCACTGTCCATTAATACACTGCGAGATTGCCTCTACCGTTGAACGACACTGATCACCAGCAAAGCCCTCCGTCTCTACCTCGAAAGAACCACCCTTATGAATACGAATCTTTACTCTAGCCATACTAATACCCTCCATGCTATTAATAGCGAGGGGCATTGGCGCCCCTCACCACATAATTTACTTCTTATCTATCAAAGGTTCTTCACTGCATAGTCTGCTTCTTCTGCTGCGAACTTCTCACCGTGCTCTGACATGAGCTGTTCACGGATCGCTTCGCGGCTCATGTTCATATTCTTCTGGTAAGACTTCGCTTTTTCGAGAGCGGCCTTGTTCCAGTCGATGTCCGACATGTGATCGACCGCCCACCTTGCCGCTTCAGGACTGAACTTCTCACCATGCTCAGAGACAAGCTGGTCATATACACCGGCTTTGCTCATATGCATGCTCTCTACATAGAGGATGCCTTTCTTAAGAGCATTGACTCCGTCAGCCGGAGCATCTTTATCCTCGTTCTTGAGCGCACGCTGCTGTGCAGTCATAGGCTTTGCTGTCTTTGCCGGCTTCTCCGATACTGCACTTGCGGTCTCTACCTTGATAGTTTCCTGCTTAGGCTGTGTACTATCGTTGCTATTGCCGAAGATACCAGCCAGGCCGATGCAAGCGACTGCAATGACAATATATTTCTTTTTCATGCATATTTCTCCATTTGACGATTATTCTTTATCTGCTATTAAGCGCTGTATGCTTCGATGATAAGATCTTCGCCCTCCATCTGCTCAACATCGACAGACATGCCGAACTGCATCTGCAGCTGAAACTTCAAGTTGATGGCAGCATAGATCTGGCCAAGATCTCCCATGAACGTACGCTCATCGAGACCTGTTCCCCAGAAGTCACCCTCTACTGTCAGATGACCTTTGCCATCACCGTCAAACAAGAAGCCGAGAGACAGAGCCTCGCCGTCTCTTGTCAGGACAGCATCAACTGTAGCGGAACGGCGCTCGTAGCTTGCATGAACCGTCTTACGGGATTCATCAAAATCAAATCCCATCTGTGCGCAAGCCTCGCGCAGCTTATCCTTATCTACATTCTTCATGACATCGGCAGTGTACTTTCTCCAGCAGCTCATAATTCTTACCTCTTTCTTTCTATAACTTATTAATGATGTTCCTTGTAGCTCTTGATGAGCATATCGAGCGTCGGCGCCCTGCCGCAGCTCATGGAACCTTCTGGACAATATCCTTTTACGCAAGTCGGACCGGCGTGCTTAAACAATATGGGCGATACCTTCTTGCATTCCTTCAGCATAGCATAAGCCATATCGCGAATCTCCTGCTGTGCTCTCTGGCAGCAGCGAAGCTGGAAGAAATGCAGAAGAGCGCGAATGTTCATCGTAACCATCATGCGCGTGCAGCAGGCATTCGGCAGGATCATGCGGGCATCCTCATTTGCTACGCCGAGATCGAGAAGCAGCTTGTAAAGTTCCTGCACCTGCTCCATGTACTCATCATAAATCTTGTTGACTTCTTCATCCTTCTTAATAGCATCAGGCGTGACGTAAGAGAAGCCTTCCTCTGAACAGTAGCGCTGACTGCGAACACTCAGCGATGCGATACGATGGCGGGAGTGCTGTGCCAGGAGTGCCCGAGAAACACCTTCTATGACAAACGTAAAAGATACGTGTTCCATCGGCGACTCATGGCCGAGACTTTCCAGCTTCTCGACAAATGCATTTACCTTCTCTTCATCATCTAACGACTCCAAGAGGGATTCAACATCTGCATGCTTGCTATAGCAGAGTCTTGCTGCAGCAGCGATTACTTTTTCAGGTTCAGGTGTGTGCTCTAACAGAATAACGTTCAACTAGAAATTCCTTTCTGCTATTAAAGATGGAACATGCCGGCGCCAAACAGCGGCTCATTCGAAAAAGACTCTTTCCCCTCATCACGGTCTGTCCTGCGCGCGCGTCCCGCACACCAGCTTTCCAGTGCCATGATCTTCTCTTTCGAAGACTCTGATACAGGAATGACTTCATTAATAGCCATCATGATATCCGTTTCCGTGAAATGCAGCTCATCGCCGCTCTCTTCCTTATAGCGCACATAAGCTTTGCGCATGCAGTTCTTGACGACATCTTTGAGTTCTGCGCCAGTATAGCCATCCGTATTCGCGACAGCGTGATCCAAGACGTTTTCTGGCAGTTCCTTGTTATACTTCTGGAAACCAAGGCGCAGAATCTCTTTTCTGGCATTAGCCTGTGGAAGACCAAAATACCATTGGGCATCAATGCGACCAGAACGCGTAAGTTCTGGCGGCAGAGATGAGACATCATTGGAAGTCATGATAACATAGACACCAGAATCGTTATCGTTCATGAACTTCAGGATAGAAGCAAAGACTCGATTCGTCACGCCGCCGTCGGTTCTATTTGAAGAGCCTCCAGCTCCAGCACCGCCGAGCAGTTTCTCACATTCGTCAAGTAGAAAGACACAAGGTGCGCATGTTTTTGCTGTATTTAGAGCGGCCTCAATCTTGCGTTCGGACTCGCCGACATGCTTCGACATGATCTTCGACATATTGAGCGACAGGAGCGGCATATGCATCATACCGGCAAATGCTTCTGCCAGCATCGTCTTCGCTGTACCTGGTACGCCAGTAGCCATATACCCTTTCGGCATCGGAAGGCCAAATTCTCGCGCCTGTGGGTCAAAGAGTTCTTTCTGTTCATACAACCATTCCTTGATGACATCATTGCCGCCCACATCATCAAGCGTGATAGACGGAATGATATAATCGAGGACGCCACTCTTCTTGACTTCCTGGATCTTGTTCTCCATGAGGAAGTCAAGATCGATCTTCTTCTTGCAGGCGATTGACTCAGCAAGATTCATGCTTGCTTCCTTCATGGTCATACCGATGCATGCATTAGCAGCTGCTTCGATATCGCTATTAGAAGGAATAACATAGTCTTCTTTGCCGCTGTTATGCAGCTCCGAAAGCTTATGGGCGGCAGCATCAATGAGCTTCTTCATTTCGTCACGATTCGGAAGCTCATAGGTCACGATGCGAAATAGCTTTGCGATATCGTCCGGCAGCTCGACCATCGGCGATACGCAAAGAAGGATATTCTGGAACGGAGTGCGATATTCCTTGATGTCGCGGATATAACGGCGTACTGCTGGTGCAGCCTGCCCTTCCAGGAACTCCTGGAGATCCTTGAGGATATAGACGCAATTCTCACCGTGCTTTGCATCGCGCGCACCAGACGATGAGGCAATCACTTCAAAGGCAGCAAGCGGTTGACGAGTATTGAGATTGGCCGGAGTTGCCTTCTCGCCAGGGATAGTCGGCAGCTTCTTGATACCTTCTGCTACCGACCAGCTGTAGAGTGGCATCGATACGTGGCGCGTAGCCACGAGTTCACGGATGTCGTTCACGACAGCCTCTTCTTCATAGGTCTTGATCCAGATACAGGTGATTCCTGCCTTGATCAGGGTATCGACCTCTTTCATACATTTTCTCATGTGTTCTTTTTCCTCTTAAAGCTGGAACAGTGATCCAAACATGTCGTCTGCTGCCCCGAAATCCATCTTTGTTAGATATCTATCACGATCCTGGATAAATGCTTCTACATCATGGAATGACTTCCTTGGCTTCACATTTTCAGGAACTGGCTCGTGATCATTGCAGCGAATTGCGCCAACTTCTATGGTATGATTCGTTAAAACCGGCTCATTCTCATTCGGAGCAGCAGAGTCCTCTTTTAAGATAGGAGCTGTGATTGTCTTTCCGTCAAAGTAGAATTCGATGCTGCAATCATCAAACTGCTTGAGCTCTGTGCAGAGTGTTGCTTCAATCAAGTCTACTTGACTATTTCCAAAGAACATGATACTCTCGAATGTCGAAATGATGGCATCTCCTGATTTGATATAACCAAAGCCAGGCAGAACTTTATGAATCATCAAGATTTCACGTTCTTCGAGCATGTATTTAGCAACTTTTACCTTCAAAGCATCAACCAGTTCGTTGAGTGCAGGAGCATCACGCATATACAATTTTCTGTTCGTGACCAGCATATCCATCAGTTCCATACAGAATTCTTCTGCTGGCACTTCGACATAGCCATAGTCTCCTGCATGAAGGACAGCCATATTATTCTTCTCATCATAAGTCATGGTGATTCGATAGGAAACTGCCGTACTGTCGTCTCCTTCACCGTTGCTTGTGAGGAAGTAGTCTGTTTCCTCCGGGAAATGGAATTTATCGAAATCATCACTATAGAATTCTAAGTCAGGGTCTTTCCTCTGACAGATCAACTTGCCTATTGTTCTCACCTACCTTGTCAACATGTTTTCATGACAGACAGTTTCTTGAATTCATTGTCTTCTTCTTTCGTCCAGTATGTAAGATCATCATCCTGAAAAAGAGTAAGACCAGCAAGGTCGCCCGCCTTCATTCCGATGATGTCATAGTCAATCATGCCGCACTTGCTTTTTTCGCGCCAATCCTTGAAATCCCATATCACTTGATTCGCACTTCCTACGGCGTCATGCAGGCCGTCTTCAGTGGATTCATCGTAGATACGCTGTGTCTCGTCATATTCGCCGTCGATTAATACGTCGATGTTGTGGAGCAGTTTTACCACGACATTATCTTCACTAGGGATCTCCTCATCGTCGGGGAGGAGCAGATCCTCAAGTGTATAGTGCGTAAACAAGATGATATGGTATCCTGCCTCTTTTAACAGCCTACAGGTCTCAGCGAGAGGCACAATCTGGTCAATTGGTTCGCCGCCCACGATCGTGATGTAGTGGTTCGGCGCGAACTTTTTAACACCTTCCAGGATTTCCTGCGGTGTAAGAGCATGCGCATGAGAATTCGGATTCCAGATCTTTGGATTGAAGCAGCCTTTGCAAGGGTTGCCAAAATATGCTTTGTTGCAACCGGCCAAGAAAAGCTCGGTGCGCTTGTTGTCATCAAGAGACGGGCCTGCTGTAACGCTGGTCCATTTCACATCATATAAAAGAATCTTGTCTGTCATGTATTTTCCTCACTTACTTCTTTACATGTTTGTAATTGCGGGGCAGCTTCTTCACGACTGCTCCACAGCGGGCGCAGCGTAATTGTGAGCCGACCTGCTCTTCTTCAAGTACAATACCTTCTTTGGTATCGGCAAGCTGATAGAGAGCGACTGGCTCTACTATCAACTCCGTACCAGCACATTTAGCGCAGTGAAGGTGATGATCATCCATAAAAAGTGGCATCAGCTGCTTGCTTCCTCCGATTCAGCGGCTTGCTCTTTCAGATACTTCACGAATTCCGTGAGCTCTGCGGGCGGCAGATCTCCCATATCGTTGAACGTCTTGTTCGACCAGGACATAAGGACCTCATTGAGTTCTTCTCGTGCATACCCCTGGCTCATGAGTTCCTTGAGATAATCGAAATCTGCTTTATGTGCATCAAGTTCCTCATCCGTCCAAGGATCTTCGTAACAGAGCATATCGAAATACTCCTGCTCATCCTCATCACGATAGAGCTGTGCGCCAATGCCGACAAGTGACGCAGCTTTCTTCAGCGCATCCGTGCCGGCAGACTTGAAGATATCCTTCTGCTCATTCTGGCCGCCGATGATTGGCTTTGCGCCTGCGGCAGATTTCGAGATCTTGAAGATATTGCCGTTCTCGTCGCGAAGATAAATCGTCAGCGTGCCGATGACATGTGCCACCGGATTTTGCGGCTTCGGTTCTTTATCGTACTTCGGGTTGAACTTATCGATCGAATTCTGTACCCAGTGCTCTTCAATCTTCCAGTCCCACATATAGTTGGTCAGTTTATTCAGCATATCAATGACAGTGCTGCCAGAGATATAATGAAGATCTCCTTGACCGGGTTTCTTCTTGATCAGCTGCGATGGGATCTCGGTAGCCAGGAATTCCTTGAATTTCTGGTCAATATCAATCTTCTGTAACAATTAGATTCTCCTTTCGCTATTAGTGTGCAGACGATGCCATGGCGTCCATGCTGTTCTCGACTTTCATCGCACCAAGGAACGTGATGCAGAGATCCGACATAAATTTAATGCGCTGACGGATGCTGTCAAGGAAGATGTACTTCATGCGCGTGCCAGCAATCAGATTGACGAAATTGAACGGCTCGCCATTACGGACACCGTTCGTCAGAGCATTATAGCCATTGGCACGGCGCTCACTCTCATTCGCGCCGATCGCTGCAGCCTGATAGCGGATGCAAGTGCAGATGCCATCTTCCTTATTAGTCAGCGCCTCGAGAAGTGCCTTGAAGTTAGCATGCTCTACAGCGATACGGCCATACAGGTCATTCAGCTGCGTCAGCGTGATGCGGAGCATGCCAGGATTCATATCGGCAGCAACCTTGATCTGCTCAAGCTCCGTGACAACGCCATTGCGGAATTCAACCCAGCCTTCGTCCTCGAAAGTACTCTGGAACTTCGCAACCATCTCTTCATAGCTCATCTTCGAATCAAGGATATCCTGGATCTCGAACTCACGAGCACTGAGAAGGACCTTCTCTCCTTTCGGCTCCGCTTTCTTTACCGTCTTCTGCGGCTTCTCAGTCTTTTCTTCCTTCTCTGCCTTTACAGCCTTGTCTTCAGTCTTCTTCGGGCGACCGCGACGTTTCTTCGGCTTTTCTTCTACTGCAGGAGCTTCTTCTTTGACTTCTGTTTTAGCCTCAGTCTTCTCAAGTGTCTCTTTTACTTCTTCTTTGTCTGCGACAGATTCGTCGATGACAGCAGGCTTGAACGTTTTCTCTTCTTTCTTCGGAGCTTCATCAGCCGGCTTCTTCTCTGGCTTCTTATCGACAAGTTTCTCAACCGTCTTCTCGGCCTTTGCCGCCTCAGCAGCACGACGTTTTGCCAAGATACCAGCAAGCGGAGACTTCTTTGGCTTCTCTTCAGCTGGCTTCGCTGCAGTTTTCTCAACGATATCATTTGCCGCTTTAACAGCCGAAGTCTGTGCCTTCTTATTCTCAGCAGCATGTTTTGCTCTAATCTTCTCAAGGATCGACATAGTACATTTCTCCTTTTCAGTCATGTGTTTACTTAATCACTTATTCATTTATGCTAGAAGGATATCGCTTTCTGGATATTCCTCCTGCGCCTCTTTGAAAACTTTGGAAAGATCCTCTTGGAATTCTTTCCGATAGTCCTCGACAAATTCATCGCCGATCTCTTCCATCTGACGGATATACGTCGGAGAATAGGTCGGCATTGCTTTGATAGAATCTCGAATATAAAACCATTTACCGCGTTCCTGCTTCACAACGCCCTTCTTGAAGACATTCATTGCAATATTGCCCAACAGGACAATGTAGAGCGGCTTGAAGGAATTGATTGCATAGTCGATATATAATTGGCAAGTCTCCTGCTCTGACGTTTTTGGCGCCCGCTTCAGAGACTTCCCATTTATAACCTTATGCGTATAGCAGTTCACGACATTCATCCATATCAGCTGTTCTTCATTGACATGGAGGCTATTAAGAACAGAATGAATCATCTGCCCCTCCGGTGTCCCTTCGAAAGGGATCACTGCTTTTGATCCGTTCTGCTCTTCCAGGACATATTCACCGATCATCAGGATAGACCCATGCGGATTGCCGCCCACAATACTTTTCGTACCATGACAGCATTCTTCACAGCAGTCGCAAGTCCTGATGATTTCGTTGACCTTGTCCTTTGCCAGTTCCTCCACCGCATAGTCCACATAATGAACAGGGTCTGGAACATTGGCCTTTCTTGCGAGTTCTAAGATCTGCTTCTGAATATCATCCATTGTTCCCTTTCCCTTCTTTATGTGTTCTATGCCTTCAATGATCTTAAGGCATCTTCAAATGGATCTTTCTCATACTCTCCCTGCACTTGTTTCAACTGCGCTTTCAGAAGAGCAATTTCTGCTTGTGCTTCTAAAAGCTTTGTTTCAGCAAGCTCTCGTCGTTTGTTCTCGACATCGGCACGACTACGTTCACGCTGGATATTCCGACGGTCGTCGACCATCGTCTTTACCATACTCATGACCGTATCCTGTTCGACAATCGCATAGACATCTTGATCTGCTTCGAAAAAAGAGAATTTCAGATACCAGAATTCCATGTTCTCAACCAGAGCTTCCTGGTGGAGCTTGTCGAGCCATTTCTTCTGAATCGTGAAAGTCTTCTTTCCTGGAGCCTGTACCGCTGTCTTGGTCTTAAGCTCTTCCATGATACGGATACTGCCTAAGATCTGCTCATCGCCTTTTGCCAGGACAGTTGCACCGCTATTAAGCGTCATACCAGATACGGCATCACTCAGCACTTTGTTGTTGCGTTTATGATTCGCATATTCAAAGTTGCTGCCTTGGCGGCCATCTGCGCGCTGTGCATGTTTGGCCATGCCCCATTTCCTCTGGGGCTTTGCCTTGTAGCATTGATCCGGCGTGAAGCAGAGGTCGCACTTCTGATCCTCAAATTGACAATCATCATGCCCCCATTCACAAGACATCAGCCAACGACCTCCTCCGAAGATGCATCTTTCACTTCTTCTGCGCCGACAATCTCTTCTTTTGCCGACTTCTTCTTAGACTTCTTTGACTTCTTAGACTTGGTAGCACCAATGGCTTTGTTAATAGCGTCATTCTCTTCCTTGAGCTCTTCCAGCTCAGAATAAGAGAGACGCGTACCACCATAGACAAGATTCGAGAATTCCTCGAACTCTTCCGGGTTCTCACGCATGTAAGTACGGAAAGCTGCCTTGCCGCACCACTTATTGCGCTCTACCTTATCCGGTGTGTACCAACGGATCCAAGCACCTGCAGCTGTGCAGATTCCCTTCTCTATGGCGGCATTCAACGCGCTGAGAATCGTCTCAACGCCTTCACCGAAGACAGCATAGTATTCCAGCTTGCGATACGGGAACTTGTCCGGCATGACGTGATTCTTGCGGATCGTCACGCCGATCTTAACGCCTTCCTCTTTCGTGATGAGCTCACCTGGACCGATGCTGCGCTTGCGCATATCGAGCGTCAGAGAACTCCAATACTGGATGGCATGACCTCCTGCAACGACCAGCGGATCTCTACTCATTGAACCGATCTGTGTTGTAAGATGACATATCATGATGAACGCCGTATCGAACTCTGCAACAACTGCATTGAATTTCTTTGTCAGGCGGCTGTTCATACGTGCTTGCGTACCGACAACAGCCTGTCCGAGCGACGCGTCCATCTCCTGAGTCGGAACTAACGCTTTCAATGAGTTAATACAGCAGAGATCAATCGTGCCTGTCTTCATCGTCTCGTAGAGGATATCCAAGATCTCTTCTGCCGAGATGCCAGAATCTACGGGGATAAAGACAAAACGCTCTGGGTCAATATGAAACGTCTCGCAGATATAGTCTTTATCGAGAGAGTTCTCGGACTCAACCCAGCAAGCAATGAAATCAGGGTCGCGATTCATCTCTTTACCGATAGATTCAAGCACAATACTGGTTTTCTGTTTTACCCTCCCTTTCAGGATATTTTTCAACCTCAGGGCATAGACTATATCACCGCCATATTCATATATTAATACGAACTTAGGCGCTCTCGCACTTCGATTTAATGGCTTTTCTCCAACCTTTTACAGGCCCTACTCCTGTTGCCGAATTTCACGGCCCTTCACGGGGATAGTCGTTGAACCTTCCTCTTTCGAGGCTTGGCTGCTGATTACCATGTAATAGTACGCTTACTATTTAGGCTTCCCAGCAATTCACGAGAGATACAACCTTATGCGTTTCCGCATAAGGGGGGCTATTGCTTAAACTTCAAGAAAACGTTGATATTTTCTTTCCAAAAAGATTGTCGCATCTTTATAAAGATAATCAAATATTTTTTTCATATCTTGCGCTGATGCGTGTTGCCAACGGTAAGCTTTACCATCCATATACCATCTTTCAGCTGGAGATATGTTGGTATTTACTCGAATGATATCCACGCACTTCTGAAGGAAATTCTTTGTTCCATTTAGCATAATCTTACTTCCAGATATGCATCCATCTCCATCAAAATATCCTCTAATAAAATGATTTTGTAAATTAATAGGGATGATATCTTCTGCTGGAAACTTAAGTACCAAAGACTTGTTTTGAATACATCCTGTTTTATTAAGATCTTCTGACATTTTTTTAGAATATAACGTCAGCCTACTTTCATGAAACAATTTTCCATTACAATAGACATTTTTATCAAATATATCGTATGTAGACTTTGTATCGTCTTTTAAACATTTTAAGATATATTCATCTTCTTTTTTCAAAGTTATTTCAATTTGATAAAATTTTTCATTGTTATAACCATCGGCAAAAAGAAGTCCAAGCCAATAAGCTTTTCGCTCTGTGTCTATTGTTTCAAAAAAGTTATGGTCTATTTTGTCTTCAGCAGTTTACAGCTTTTGAGACATAATAAAATCACGTAGCCCCTGCTGGTGTATAATAGATTCACCACAAACCAAACACGAGAGGTGCTACGTGATGTCTCAATTATACACCAGTCAGCCGACAGTTAACAGACTCCTGACGATTTTTTCTTCTTTGTTCCACTCTGCGACGAGGCCGACGCGCCATCTGTTGGCGTGGCTCCT